TCAAGGCAATCAAGGCAATCAAGGCAATGCAGGCGCTCAAGGTGTTCAAGGCTCTCAAGGCAATCAAGGCAATCAAGGCAATCAAGGCAATGCAGGCGCTCAAGGTGTTCAAGGCTCTCAAGGCAATCAAGGCAATCAAGGCAATCAAGGCAATGTAGGCGCTCAAGGTGTTCAAGGCTCTCAAGGCAATCAAGGCAATCAAGGCAATCAAGGCAATCAAGGCAATCAAGGTTTTCAGGGAAATGCAGGCTCACAGGGATCTCAAGGTAACCAGGGTAATCAGGGCGTTCAGGGTGCTCAACCAAGCACAACAAATCTTGTCGCCAATGTGTCAGGTACATATCAAGTTCAAACAATTTCAGTGGTGACTTCATTACCAGGATCACCTAACGCAAATACTTTATACTTTATATTGGCTTAATATGGCGGCACTAACAAACATAAAAATGACAGGATTTTCTCAGTGTAATGAGATTAAGATCGGATCTGTTGATATTGCTAAGGCGTATCTAGGTAGTACATTAATATGGGAAAAGGCTACATCCGAAAGTTATTATTCAATTACGCCTGTAAATGGAGTTATTGCATTTTCCTTCACCCCAACATCAAATGTAAATTTAACTTCAATTACACAATATCTCAATATAACAGTAAACTGGGGTATTGTATTGTGTGTATATACACTAAGTGGATCTGTTGCAACAAACATATATTCTGAAACAGGAAGTTCAAATACCACAATCGACACCGCAAATCCCATAGTAGTTAGTAGCACTAATTATTACAAGTATACAAAAACATTGGCAACGCCATTAGCTTTGACGGCGGGAACAACATATTATCTCCTATTATGGCAAAGATATATTTCAGCTAAGACAATAGGAATTACTGGAAATACAAGTGGTTCATATATAGATATGTATGAATGGGAATGTACAAACGCAACAGTAAATACAGCAACTAAGACTACGGGAGCTACTATTAAAGCAGGAGAAACAACGTCATGATATATCTATACAATAACTTAACATCTCAAGTGGTTGGGATATTTGGGGAACATTCTCAGGTTGATGATTACTATACGAGTCATTTAATAGTTGATAAATCTAGTTACATTGAACTAGTGGAGGTAAGTGAAATGTCATACATCAGTAGAATATGCTACGTCGATGGTTCCATTATATACAATAATAAAAACTTCTGGACTAATGTGGCTCCAGGAATTTATTCTGATTTTTCAAATCATGTTGTATTAGATTGGATGGAAAATCAAATAACCGAGTTGGAATTTAAGAATGAATTTAAGGCTAATTATCGTAGGATTAGTAATATCATAACTAGAGCTGACGAAGTTGCGTATAATATCAAAGTTGGTGGAGAGTTCATTGCATTATTCAGGGAAGAATGTATTTCTGTCGATATTGGTAGTCAAAGTGGAATGAGTATTGCAACCTCACTAGCAAGTGTAATTCCATTAATTCAGACAGGTTCATTTCAAGAAGCGGCGACAGTAATATCAAACATGACTCGAAATGATTATTTAACTGATGCTAGATTAAGTAGATACAAATCAATGTTGCAGACTGCTGATATTATTACATATATGTAAGATATGTATTTTATTTTGTTACAATGCTTCATAAGGAGCATATGTTACATGAAAGTTTCAATTTTTACACCAACACACCAATCATCACGAATTCTTGAGGCATATAATAGCATTAAAGATCAAGATTTCTATGAATGGATCATTGGATATAATAATGGGGCAGAAATAATAGACCTATCACATGATCCTAGAGTTAAATCGATAAATTTAGGTAATCCAGACAAATATGTAGGTTTATTAAAAGGATTACTATGTGAACTGGCAACTGGAGATATCCTGCTAGAGTTAGACCATGATGATTTACTCACCCCTGATGCAATTGAAGAAGTAAAGAACGCCTTTGAAGACCCTGAAGTTGGATTTGCTTACTCAAATACAATACACTCCACCGGGGATTTTAAGAAAATTCAAAGATTCGATGAGGCGTTTGGATGGAAATATCGGGAGGTTAAATTCACAGATCCTTCTAGTGGATGTGTTTATGATTTAGATGAGCATTTACATTTCGATGCAATTCCTACAGTAATTTCTAGAATTTGGTTTGCTCCAAATCATTTAAGAGCATTTAGACGCACTGAATATGAAAAAGTAGGTGGATATAATAGAGGTATGCGCATTCTAGATGATCTTGATTTAATGTGTAAATTATACGCAACTACAAAGTTCAAGCATATTGATAAAGGGCTTTATGTTTATCGAGTTCATGGTGATAATACATTCTTAGATCCTGACATTAATCCTGAAATCCAGAATAACGTATATCGAATTCATGACATGTACTTTCAACAGTTGGTTGATTCGTGGGCTGATAGAAAAGATTTAATGAAAGTAGAATTAGGCGGGAGGATGAATGCCAGACAAGGATATACTACCGTTGATTTGAAGGATGCCCACATTAACAGAGATCTGAACAAACGATGGCCATTTGAGGATAGTTCTGTTGGGGTTATTAGAGCATTTGATGTACTCGAACATTTGAAAGATCCAATACATACGATGGAAGAACTCTATAGAGTTTTAGTTCCAGGAGGATATGCAATTATCCAAGTACCCTCAACTGATGGACGAGGCGCATTTCAAGATCCAACCCATGTTAGTTTTTGGAATGAAAATAGCTTCAAATACTACACTGACAGGTTTTTTAATCAATACATTGATTGTGATGTTAGATTTCAAGCAGTTAGATTATATACTACCGATAAAAATCAAGATCAGGTGTGCTGGGTAATTGCACATTTGATTAAATTAGATAATAATCTTAGATTACCTGGATTAATTCATATATAAACACTAGTTGACAGTCTGAGAGCACTGTCGTATCTTATCGAAATGGAGGTGTCATCTTGAAGTTTATGTACAAAAATACGACATACGAGGCAACTGAGTCGCCTTCAACTGAGAAGAAAATTCTTTCAGCTATTAAGAATGCTAAGAAGTACGATTCTAGTAAGGAAAATAAGTTATATCGAGTTGGTGGAGTTGTTCGAGATGAAATTTTCGGAGCAAAGTCCAAGGATATTGATTATTTGGTTACAAATGTTGCATTTGATGATCTTAAGAAGGCATTATCTACAATTTCAGATAAGATCGTATCTACTGGAGTTGGAGAATCGATGCAGGTCATTAAGGCCATCATTGATGGTTCTGAAGAACCCTATGATTTTGCGATTCCTCGTACCGAAGTATACGGCGGATCTGGGAAACACGATGATGTTCAGACTTTTGGAGATCCTTCGCTATCAGTCGAAGCTGATTTGAGCCGTCGTGATCTTTCCTTCAATGCAATTGCGAAGGATGTTGAAACCGGTGAATACATAGATCCGTTTGGCGGTATTGAAGACATCAAAAAGGGCAGAATTAAGGCAGTTAGAGATGCAAAGGAGCGTTTCTCTGAAGATCCTTTGAGAATGCTTAGAGCAATTCAGTTCGCAAATCGATTTGGATTTGAAATTGAACCTGAAACCTTGAAAGCTATCAAGGAAAATGTTGGACTAATCGATAATATCACGGGCGAGAGAATTCTTGAGGAATTCAAGAAGGCTTTCACTAAGGGAAAATTTCATTCTAATGAAAAAATCATTGATTTACTCAATGAAACTGGTCTTGGAAAGCATATTTTCGGTCAAAATTTCATTCCAGTGAAAGTTTCGCTAGTGAAGGGAGATAAGTTCGTAGTTAATCTGATATTGTTGTTTCTGAACGGTGGAGATTATACCAAGCTGAAATTACCAACTGAAGTATCTCATGCAATTACTTTGGCTCGCATGTTGAAGACAATGGATGCTTTGAATGTAATGTTCAAAAATAGACATTATCTCCAATATATGCAAGATGCGGCTGATTCGATGAATGATTCTGAACTGCTTAATAAATTGAAATCTCTGAATGGAGTTCCATTGAGCAATAAAGAATTGGCCATTGATTCTCAGTGGCTGATGGATAAAGGCTACATGGGTAAGGCACTTGGAGATGCTCAGAGAATGCTAATTGTGGCAATTTACACTAAGAAGGTAGTAAACGAGAAGCTCGCTCTGGAAAAATATATGGAAGAGGTGGAGAAGCGTACTAAGGCGCTATAATGACCTACATAGGAGGTCATGATGAACGCAGGTAAGTTAATTCACAATCTACAATGTATGATGGGGATGGTTCCTAATACAATTCGAGTTTTATCTGGACTTGAATTTGGATGGGAGACTATCCCTTTTTCATTTACTAAGAAAAAGCATAAGTCAGACGAAGCTCCGTATAAAATTAGATCTGATGAATTACATTACAAGTTAATGAATGGGCTTCCTCATACTAATTTAATGTTAAAAGAAAGCAAAACAAAGCAAGAATTTTATGTATACAATAAGGCATTGAAGGCTTTTCTCGGAAAAGACGGATTAATGTATCCTATTAGTCTATTAAACGGCGACTGTAAATTTGAATCACTCAAATCTGCGAATATTGCAGTTTCTAAGACCTTTGACACTTCGGTATTTCCTAGTTTTGTTATATACGAGCGAATGCAAGCTGAATATTTCAATGGATATGCAGTTACTGTTGGGATGATGCCTGACCGCGAAGACGAGCCTGAAGTTATTCAGTATGGTGAAGAACACACTGTATTTAAGTGGCTAACTATTATTAGAGATTTAATGGATGAAGGATATATTCCAAACTATTCTAAAATTCAGTTCACGCAAAATCCAATTTGGGATAAGATTAAAGACCTAGATAATCGTGGATGTTGGAGTTCAATTCCTGAACCCGAAGTTACTGAAATTACGGATTTTTTAAGGAATATTACAGTACAATCAGCACCTGAATGTAAAGCGATGACTGCGCAAGAATATATAAGTGGGAGCTTGTGATGCTAGAAAATAGAACTTTTTCGATAGAAGCTCATGGAGATAAGAATTTCGCCATTTATTCTGGCCGTGATATTTCGCATCATGGATATAGATTATGTAACGTCAATGATTTTGATATGAACGGAGATAGAACAATTGAAATTATTGATGCGTCTCTCCATGCATTTGAATTGATTATTAACTATTCTGCACGTAAGCAGATAAACACTGCTGAGTCTGAAGAAATTGAACTAGCTGAGATAGTTAGACAAGTAATGAATACGTTTTCTAAGAAAGCCAATAAACAATGAAAATGAATACTTTTGAATTAGAACAGAAATTACATGCACTGAATAAGTCTTTACTGGAAAAGAACTCTGAAGTATGTATTGAGTTTAGAGAAACTCCTGAACGATGTTATGAATCTAGATTTACTTTTGAGTTTGCCGAAGACGTTAAACAATTAATAGATGAATCAAAAGACATTGTAATTGCAATAGAATATGAACATTCATGGAGAGGGTCATTGCAGTCTGATTACATAATCACTAATTATGATCAGGACTGGGATCTCTTGTGGAAGCAATTAACCTTTGACGGTGCTAGACCAACGGTATACTATGTATTTTACGCAAGTGATAATCCACTAGATCATGAGATCTTGTATAAGATGATAAAAGCGGCTGGAACTGTTGGCGAGACGGATAGCATGTTGCCTCATAATCGACTCGCTAGACCAATTGAGCACTTCCCGTTCTTTCCAAAAAATAGTTGACCTTGCACTGTTATTGTAGTATCTTGTCCGTGCGATGATGGGTAAGGTACCCTATATCAAGTCACTTTTTGTGAGGTGAAATAATGATCCCGTTTAAGCAGTTTAATGCTCGGTTGCAGGCGCATGTCAAGCAGTTGACCAAGAACATCAATACTCTTTTTACCATTGCTCTCGATAAGGATGAGCTTTGGAATGTTTATCTTGATTCGTTCCCTGAGGGTACGAATCCGATGTATCGCAAGCGTAGGGAGTTCGATTGTTCTTGTTGCAGGCATTTCGTCAAGGCATTCGGAAATGTGGTTTCCCTCGATGGTGGCGTCGTTACTACCATTTGGGATTTTGATGCTGGCGATTCTGATATGCAGGCCGTCGTGGATGCACTCGCAAAGTTCGTTAAGGTCAAGCGAATTGAGAATGTATTCGTCACTCGTGATTTGAGCTTTGGCACCGACAAGTCCTATGAAATGGGCGAAGATGGAAAGACCAAGGAATGGAATCACTTCCATTGCACCATTGATGGCAAGTTCAAGTACACTGGACGCGAGACTATCGGAAGTGCAATGAGTGAATACAATTCAACTCGTCAGGTTTTCGAGCGTTCTCTTAAGGAACTCAGCATCGATTCAGTTGAGACTGTATTGGATCTCATTCGCCAGAAGTCCCTTTACAAGGGAGAGGAGTGGAAGGCTAATCTTGAGAAGTTCTTGATGCTTCAGAAGAAGTATAATTCTTCTAAGCATAAGGATTTGTTCTGCTGGGTTGAGTCCGTTGCAGTTGGACCTGTAATTGGTAAGATTCGCAATCATTCGATTGGAACCCTTTTGATTGATCTTTCCGAGGGAATGGATCTTGACAAGGCTCTTACTCGCTATGAGAAGGTTGTTGCTCCTAGCAATTACATGCGACCTAAGGAAGTATTTACCAAGAAGATGATCGAAGATGCGGAAAAGATGTTGACTGAAGAGGGTCTAATTGATTCTCTGGGTCGTCGTCACGCAACGCTGGACGACATTACCATCCAGAACATTCTATTCGCAGATCGAAAGGTTAGTCGTAAGCTCACCAAGGGTTCGATTTTCGATGAAATGAAGGAAGACCAGGGAGTTAGTCAGAAGTCGCTTGGTCGAGTTGAGGAAATCTCAATTGATGATTTCTTGAAGGGCGTTCTACCCACTGCAACTTCGCTAGAAGTGTATTTGGAGAATCGTCATTCTCAGAATATGGTTTCTCTGATTGCACCTGAGAATAAGGAGAGTCAGACCCTATTCAAGTGGAACAATGGATTCTCCTGGGCTTACAATGGAAACATGACGGATTCCATGAAGGAGCGGGTCAAGTCCGCTGGTGGTAAGGTGGATGGAGTTTTGAGGTTCTCTATTCAGTGGAACGATAAGGGCGACAATAACATCGATTTCGATGCACATGCTCACGAGCCTAATCACAATCACATTTACTTTGGACAGCGCAATGGTCATCGATCTGGAGGTAATCTGGATGTAGACATTCGAGTCCCTGGTAAGGCAATTGCAGTAGAGAATATCACTTGGCCTGATCGTAATCGATTGCAGGAAGGTGTATATGAATTCAAGGTTCATAATTTCGCTGGTCGCACTAGTCAGGGTGGATTCACTGCAGAGATCGAATTTGATGGAGAAATTCATCAGTTCGAATGTGCTAGGAATCTAAGGGGTAACGAATACGTCGATGTGGCTAAGGTTGAGTATTCTCGTGCAAACGGATTCAAGCTCATCCCGGTCATTAATTCGACAATGACCCCTCGAAAGACCTGGAATCTCATGACTCAGCAGTTCCATCCAGTGCATGTCTGCATGTACTCGCCCAATTACTGGGACGAACAGGACGGAATTGGACATCGCCACTACTTCTTCATGTTGAAGGGCGCTGTCAACGAGGAAAGCCCAAATGGATTCTTCAATGAATACCTTCGAGATGAATTCATGAAGCACAAGCGAGTATTCTCGGCTCTTGGCGGCAAGATGAAGGTGGAACCCACTGATTCTCAGTTGTCTGGAGTTGGTTTCTCGGCAACCAAGCGAGACGAACTCACCGTGCGAGTTGGCGGTCGAGTGAATCGCACTCTTAAGATCAAGTTCTAATCACACATAAACAAAGGACAATAGAAATGTCAATTGACAATCTTTTTGAAAAGGCTCTCCGTTCCAAGATCACCTTCACCTACAAGGGAACAATCTCCCTCTATGATCTGTGGGAGTTGAAGCTGGAGCAGTTGGACGAAATCTACCGCGCTCTGAGCAAGGAAGCTAAGACTTCTGATTCTGAGGGAGAGGGCTTGATTGCTTCCAGGGCAACAAAGGCTTCTGCAATCGTCAAGCTAAAGCTGGACATTGTCAAGTATGTCTTTGAGACTCTTGCCGCTGAGAAGGACAAGAAGGCAAAGGCCGCTGAGCGTAAGCAGAAGGCACAGGAGCTTCTGGCTCTTATCTCCGAGAAGGAAGGAGACGCACTCAAGGGCAAGTCGCTCGAAGAGCTTCGCGCTCAGTTTGCCTCCTTGCAGGGAGAGGACGAGGAGTAATTCTCGAAAGAGATTTTCTTCACTAAGAAGGAAGGGGCTACAATTGCCTCTTCCTTTTTTACATTTGGGGGATTAATCAATGCAAACTGAACTGCACATTGGGTTTCGATGGGAACTAACTAAAGACAATCTCAGTGAACTTGAGCGAAGAGTAATAGAATTACATGGATATGAAGACATTAAAACAAAAACGTGTATTAATGGACATATTCAAGAAGATGGGAAATTTTGTAAAATATGCGGAAGTGAACTAAAAACTAATACTAGTAAGAAAATAATTGATGATTTCGAATGGTGGATTGTATTTGATGAAAATTGTTTCTATAATACAGGAACTACAATTTATTTGAGTATTGATAGTGGTTATATAGTATTAGATGCCGACGATTTAACTTGTTTAGATAAACCTAATGACGAACTAAGTGAGTTATTGAATTCATTTGCAACTCCAATAGCATGCGCTTTTGTATTTCCGTGGATATACAACTGTGATCAGGACGGGGAAGACGATGAATAATTTTTATTTTTGAAAATTTTCTTCTAAATACTTCTATCGCAGACGTGATGTTAATATTCCTGTACCTTTTTGATTTTTGATGATATAATAAAAATTAGAAGAGATACTAGGAAGGGACATCCAACTTCCTCAGCCAAAAAATGGTTGACTGCCCCGGTGGGACATAGTATCTTAGGATTACCAGGGTAATGAGAAATCAAAAACTTGGTAATCCGAGCTTCTCTCCAAAATCAACGAAGAAAAAAGTTGACTCGAAAGAAAAGCTCTAGTATCTTAAAATCCTCGGCAAGCTAATCGCTCCGGGGTTCGCCTCAAAAAGGGGACGAAATCTTTGACATCTTTGGTCGCATTCTCCTTCCGAATGGTTCGGAGATGCATACAGCAAAAAATCGTCTCGAAACCCCTGAAAAGGAAATCGAGACATACGCTGTATTGGGTAGGGACAACGCAATCCTGAGTTCGAAAGAATGAGGGTAAGCTGTTGGTTTCAAGGACGAAAGTAGTGGCGAACGAAATCACTTGAGTTTATCCGGACGGTTCGATTCCGTCATATAGCAATTAATGCGTTAGTAGCTCAGTTGGATAGAGCGGGAGCCTTCTAAGCTCTAGGTCGGGGGTTCAATTCCCTCCTAACGCACTGTGATAGTCAATGCACTGGTCATATAACGGCTATTATCTCAGATTTCCAATCTGAAGACGTGGGTTCGACTCCCACTCAGTGCTCTGCTTCTTCCGAGGATGATTCGAAAGAATCTGATAAAGAACGTGCAATAGATAATCGGTAGATGTTGCAAGGTGAGATGTGCATCACATATGGCGAAGAGTCAGCCAAATACACATCAAGACTCAATGCCCCGGTAGCTCATACGAGGTCAGAGCGTTGGACTGAAAATCCAAAGGTGGTCGGTTCGAGTCCGACCTGGGGCACTTCAGAGACGAATTCAATGTTCGTGAATAATTCCAAGATAGCTAGTTGGATAGGAGGTAGTCCTCCCTCTGGAACCGTTAATGTGCGAGTAGTTCAGTTGGTTAGAACGTCTCTCTGATACGGAGAAGGTCGGTGGTTCGAGTCCACCCTTGCACACTTTGTCGATGACTAGGAAGATTCTTTTTTTGGCTATAGAATCTAGCAGAAATGCAATCCGAAAAACATGAGGTACTGTTAGGAACCAAACAAAACAGCGAAAGACACTACTCATAGCCCCTCGAAAGGTATTTTGGTGTAGTGGTCATCGACAATTAGTTGCTGGGGTCGTAGCTCAATGGTAGAGCGCCTGCTTTGCAAGCAGATTGTTGTGGGTTCAAGTCCCATCTTCTCCACTTCGGAGTTTCTAGAGTTAAGGTCGTTCGGGGGAAATTTCCGGCATCTTTGTATAGAAACTCGAAAAAGTCTTTGAAGTCCACTAATCCCTCGGACTATTAGACGAAAACTGCACTAACAGGAATCAACGATATTGCAATGTCTAGATTCTAAAAAGATTGCAGGAAACTCCGAACATTTGAAATGGGCCATTAGTTCAGTTGGTAGAACGCTTGCCTTGCACGCAGGATGTCGTGGGTTCGAATCCCACATGTGTCCACTTGTACTTCTAGAATGTAGTGCTTTGTCGATTTTAGGCACGGATATGGATCCACATTCGAAAAAGTAAGTCGGGTAGGCTCTGGCAGTCGGTTTACGATCTGCAAATACCTCATCAAATCGAACGAAAACGACTTTCGAAAACTAAATGAATAAAGGCATCGAACCCTCTAACTTCATTTAGGAAGTACATTAATTTGGCCTCTGGAAACAGGGGTTGTGACTAAATTGGGGATTAGCTCAGTAGGTAGAGCAGTTGGCTGTTAACCAACCCGTCGCAGGTTCGATCCCTGCATCCCCAGCTTCCTGAAATCCTAGACTAGTGGTTGTTTTCAGTCTTTGTTTTTCAATCCTCTTATTTGAATAATAGGAAAGTCGAAAAACTCATTTTGCAACAAGAAAGATTGTCAGAATGAGAAATGCTAGAAAGGTGTTTTAATCTTTAGTCGTTATCTAGAAACGGCACTTTCTGGTAGGATTTCAGGAAAATGGGGGAGTAGCTTAGAGGCTTAAAGCTAAGAGGCAGTGCCAGTCAATGCGTCAGCAGACAATGGTCCGACTTCTTGATCGTTGGTTCGAATCCGGCCTCCCCCACTCGGAGTTTCGTCTAAAGTAAGATCAAGCCCATTGGGGGCTACAATCCGGCTTAACGAACCGGAATTCCGTCCAAATAGTCAGTTGTCTAGATGAGGCCGTTTGAGTGAATTTCAGCTATGGGCCTTGTCGTGAGACTAAATCGAAAAAGTGGAAATGGATCGGTAGGAAATTCACTCCATTCTGCGAAAACATCCAGAAGATAACAGAACTCTAACGCGATTGAGGCGTTCTGGATGGACAACTGATGATTTAATAGACAGTTAGCTGAGTAGGTACAGCACTTGGCCGTTAACCAAGAGATCGCAGGTTCGAAGCCTGCACTGTCTGCTTGCGGGGTAGAGCAGTGGTAGCTTGTCAGGCTCATAACCTGAAGGTCGCTGGTTCAAATCCAGCCCCCGCTACTTTTTGAGAATCTAGAGGGAGGGTACTTGTTGAATTCTTGAAACCCTAGACGAAAGTCACCTCGAAAAAGTCGCAATCCATTTTGAATTCAACGGCTCTGCGGCGAAAACATTGGCAAATTTACCCAATGGATTCTCAATTATTGGTTGACGTTAACACCAACGTATCGTATCTTTAGAATATCTTCCAGAAGGGGTCTAATATGCTTCAGATTCTAGGAAAATTTCCTAAAGAACCCTTTGCAGTGGCTTGTTCTGGTGGCGTTGACAGTATGGTTTTGGTTGATTTTCTTAGAAGATTCCCAAAATACGATTTCAAGATTCTTTATTTCAATCATGGCACTGAGCACGGGCAGGAAGCTCAAGAATTCCTTGAGAAATTCGCAAATCAGACCGGAATTTCTCTTGAAATTGGTAAAATTTCCCAGAAAATGCCCGAAAAGGGATCGCATGAGGAGTTTTGGCGAAATGAACGCTATAAATTCCTCGAACAGTTTAATCTTCCGATTGCAACTGCACATAATTTGAATGATTGCGTAGAGACTTGGGTTTTTTCTAGCCTTAGAGGATTCCCTAAGGTCATTCCGTATGCGAGAAATCATGTCTTTAGACCATTTTTGATGGTTTCAAAGTCTGAAATCAATGAATGGGCGTCTAGAAACAATGTTGAATACATTCAAGATCCTTCTAATTCATCTACCGAATATACTAGGAATTTGATTCGACATGAATTGATGCCAAATATACTAAAAGTCAATCCAGGTATTGAAAATATGCTTAGAAAGATGATTAGGATTCGCGGAATTTGAGTTTAGGGTGCGTAGCTCAACGGTTAGAGCAGGCGACTCATAATCGCTTGGTTGGGGGTTCGAATCCCTCCGTACCCACTTAGAGATCACATCGGGGTGTAGGCCAGCGGTAGGTCACCTGCTTTGGGAGCAGGGCATCGGGGGTTCGAATCCCTCCACTCCGACTTTGCATTAGAGATTTGAAAACTCTAGAGAATGTCCAGATGCGATATTCTCCGTTCGACTGGGAATGTTGCAATTTAATCAATCTGGATATAGCTCAACTGGTAGAGTGCTTGGTTAGGGACCAAGAGGTTATGGGTTCGAATCCCATTTTCTAGACTTCATTGTCGGTGTAGCGCAATGGTAGAGCGGCTCCTTCATACGGAGTAGGTTACAGGTTCGAATCCTGTCTCCGGCACTTTGCTTAGATGGTATAGAGGACACCAATAGTCCAATCTAGTCTTTCGGATATAATAGGGAGAATAACCCCGGCCTGATAGATACTAAGCAAAAATTACTGTCGAGATCATCTAGTGGTAAACGCCCAAGGACATCTGATCAATGCCTATCTCCGGAGAGGGTAAGGATACCGCCAGAAAGGCGGAAACCGAGGTTCGATTCCTCGTCTCGGCTTTGCAGAGTAGTGGTAATGACAGGCTGACGAAAAACTCAGTATATGAATCGCGCCCTCGGATCCATTGAGGGAGATTTCCGTTGGATTCGGAACTCTGCGACCACGATAGGAGATTAGTTTCAACTGGATAAAACGGTCGGCTCCAACCCGATTCTTGTGGGTTCGAATCCTACATCTCCTGTACCCGTAGCTTATTGGATAAAGCACCTAGAGCCTAGGACAATTTAGGGAGAAGGGTAAAGGCCGCTAGTTATGCATGACGAATGGCTTGGTTCGATTCCACCCACGGGAGCTTTCCAAAAACAACTCGAAACGTCAAACAGAAAGACAGAAAATGGCTAAGTATTCTCTTCGCAAGGCACTTCAGGTCAAGAAGAATTTGACTGGAGACATTGCAAAGCTCCGTAGCAAGATTACTCAGTTTAATTGTCAGCGCAATCCCAACAAGCATATTAACGTGCTTGACTTGGTTGCTGAGTTGGATAAGCTAACTCATAGACTCATAGCAATTAAGACTGAACTCGCCAAGGCGAATGTGGAAATTTACGAGGACATCCTTGTTTCTGATGAATTGAAGGGATTGATTGCATTCTACGAGGCACTCAACACCGAAGAAGACGGACAGGATTACAAGGCTGGTGAATTCATTGCCTACAAGAATGTGGTGGCAATTGACTATTCCCGTAAGGAATCCGAGATCAAGACTCTCAAGGCTGAACTCGAAAGTCGTCTAGAGAAGATTGATGACTTCAACGCATCTCATTACATCGAGATTGCGGATTGATTTAGTGGGCTGAGTAAACATGAGAGGAATGAGGTTTTTGCCTTACGGCGAAAACAAAATTAACACGGACTGATAATGATAAAGGGTATCCCTTCGGGGGTCTTAACTCTTCAATCTGTCAGTAATTCGTAATAAGGCTTTTGTCTTTCCTCTTCAATCTTGTTACTCATTTCTTGATTGTCGAAAAGCCCATGTTTTTGTACACCATTGCAAGGTGAGAGATTGTAATGGCGACATAGGACAGTGGTTAGTCCGGAAGATTCTCAATCTTCACACCGGGGTTCAATTCCCCGTGTCGCTACTAATGGGGGCGTCGTCCAAGGGTTAGTGACCTCGGGTTTTCAGTCCGATGATCAGGGTTCGAGTCCCTGCGTCCCTATTTTTTGTTGTTAATGGTGGCGTCGGCTAATTGGTATAGGCTCCTTGGACTTCACCCAAGTTTGTGTGGGTTCGACTCCCATCGCCACTACTACATGTGCTCAGCCAGTATCGAAACTGGTAGAGGAGCGCCTCTGCGAATGACTGTCGCACGACCGTAATAGCCAGAGTAATCAACTGGTGAGATTATGGATAGTAAATCGAATTTGATGGTGGGTGATCCCCAACCTTGGCTAATAAATTCGACATTCTAGACGCGACCGAGGTCTAGGTTGAGATATGTTGAAACTGGTAGACAAGCTGGACTAGGTATGCGGATAGTCGCTGTGACCGAAGTTGGTGTCGAGGGTATTATCACCTACAGACGTGTGAGTTCAAATCTCACTATCTCATCTACATGCACTTGAGCGAATCCGAAAGGATAGTGGAGAAGTGCCTCTGCGACGGGCTATCGCATATTTGGTGGGTAGGGAGGTAACTGTCCCGAGAGTCCGAAATAGTCAAGCGAGTTAATCTGGGGGTGGTAACCAACAGTTGGCTGAAAAACTCGTAATGTAAACCAAAACCGACAAAACGGAAGCCAAGTTTACATAAAATGGGATATGGCGGAAATGGATTGTCTCGTAAGAGGCATATTCTGCAAGGAAGACGTTAATTTGACGGCTAGTTAGTAGCAACATACCCGTCAATGAGCCTGAAGCGAGTTACTTCGTGGGGGCATCTGGATTCGAGTTCCAGTATCTCATCTATATGCCAGCTTAGTATAACGGCTATTACTCCTGTTTTGTACTCAGGAAATGGGGGTTCGATTCCTCTAGCTGGCTTATATCATCATGAATACCTTTCGAGCAAGCAGTTCATTGGCATTGCCAATGTTAGGTCGGGTCAAAGTCCCGGATTAGCTCCCACTAGGCTCAATAAGGTGCTTAAGGTAGTGGCATGGTGTGTTACTAATCTGCCAATGTAGCTTAATTGGTAGAGCACCCGTTTCGTAATCGGGAGATTGCAGGTTCGATGCCTGTCATTGGCTTAATGTCGCTATAGTTTAGGGGTAGAACAACTCTTTGGTATAGAGTAAACACTGGTTCGATTCCAGTTAGCGGCTTTCGATTCATTAGGACGTAGGATTAGAAGCATCCATCGTATAATGAGTAGGGCGAAAGGCCGAAGTGCTACGGAGCGATTAGAATTGCAAGGACATGCTATAATTCTAATTGAGGGAGCGCGGATGTCACTAGGAAGTAAAAGATCACCCCGTAATTGGTAAGGATCGATTTCCTTTTAGCGTAATAGCACACTAATGAGTCGAGCAATCACCAAATCAAGGATAAATGAGATGGCAAATAGTAGAAGTGGTAATGTAGGAACTGTAATTAAAAGATCAAATTCTAACTGTTCACCTGGAACTGAACCAGTTCAGGCAAGTCAGGAAACAGAAGCAGGAATGATGTATAATCATATTGCATATAAGTCAAATAGAGTAAATGAATTGGCTAATATTTTGTTTGATCGACTTGAATACTACATGACTGAGCCAAGACCTACAGCATGTGAAAATGATGTCAAGGAAGCATTCAGTAGTGGCTATTTCAGTTCATTGGCTGTTGCAAGTAGACCAGTTGATGATGCAATATCTAGACTGGAAGAAATTTTAATAAGACTCGCGGTTTAATGTATTGAGAGGTGGCAGAGTCCGGCTTATTGCACCTGTCTCGAAAACAGGAGACGTTCATAGCGTCCGTGGGTTCAAATCCCACTCTCTCAGTTTGCTAGGTAGATATATTGGAGGGTTAAAGCGTAATTGGTAGCGTAACGGTCTTGAAAACCGTGGGTTCACGCCCTTGGGGGTTCGAGTCCCTCACCCTCCGCTTAGAGAATTAACCACAGCGGCCTGTGGCCTTCATTGGAAATGAAGTGGCTCTCAAAAGGAGTACGGATCGACACCGTAGTTCTCTGTATAGATCAGCATGGCAGGCGCGAATCCTGCGCCGAGATTAGTCCTCGGCGTCCGAATCAGAATAGTCGAATAGAATGCAAGGCTTACCTTCGACTCAAGTAATACTTGATGGGTGGTGGATATGAATGCTGAATCTAATTGTCCCGGTAGCAAAGTTGGCTAATGCACTGGACTGCAACTCCAGCATCGCCTGTTCGAGTCAGGCTCGGGACTCTTTATCAAGGAGGAAATCATGAGAAAAGGAATAGTCGGACACTTCTATTGAATTCGCTGACCGCGAATTGATAGGAGGAGCTAATGAGAACGAACAGAAAGCACCCCAGGCATAAGAATCCTTCTGACATGGATTTTCACGGGCCTGATAGAGCGAGAACCAAAAGATTGATGGCCATTGAGAATTATGATGCATTGCCTATTAGAGAATCAATGCGAAAGGCTGTATATCGTGGTCCTAATGGTTTTGGAGATAGCACTTCTTTTGGGAATTACTACTCTGGACAAGTTACTTGGAAATATTTGGATAAGTTGCTTAGAAAGTATATCGGAAAGGAATTTGCGATGTATTATCAGGCAATGACGATTCTTTTCCCTGGTGAAAAAGACAGAATGTATCTTGACTGGTTTATTCGCATTACTTTCCACAGAATTCCAAAATATGGAAGAACTAAGTGGGATTTTAGTGTGGTTGATGGTAAGATCGTTAATTGAATGGAGAAATAATGGCAAACGGTAAACCGGAAGAATGGGAAATTAAGGCACTTTGCCCTGAATGTAATCAAATCGTTAGGATGTTGGTTCATTGTGACGGGCATGAGCGAGATTCTTCGGGTGATTACCATAGATGTCTTTCGTGTGGGGAGCATTTCCCCACTGGTTTGACAGGACAACATATCGAGGAAATAGATTAATTGGAGACATGGCAGAGTCCGGTTTAATGCGGCACAGTGCTAATGTGTTGGGCGTCAAAAGCGTCCCGTAGGTTCAAATCCTACTGTCTCCGCTTCCATATTCTGCAGGATATGGTCGCCTTTCCTACCTAGTGCAGGAAAGGCATCCGAGGCGCTTCAGGGTGCTTCAGACTAGCTCACCTGCCTCGGCGTAGGAGGAGTTACGGGGTCGTCTTGCGGCCCTTGCTACGGGCGAGTAGCTCAATTGGTTAGTAGCACCTGCCTCTTAAGCAGGGGGTTGAGGGTTCGAGTCCCTCCTTGCCCATAAATCTCCTTGCAGGGAGATTCAAGTAGAATAGGTTCTGCAAGACCAAGTTCTACAAGACCTCACTAATGAAGAGGCACTGGCCCTTGACGCGAAGTAATTCATTAGTAACGGTCACCTGAAGATCCTCCTTTCAGAAGAAGGAACCGCTTCAACGTGATATGAGGCACTCAGGAATTACGTTTCTGTCCTGAAAATGCGCGAGTAGCTCAGTTGGTAGAGCGATAGCCCGACATGCTGTAGGTCACTGGTTCGATCCCAGTCTTGCGCACTTGTGAGAATAGGCGAAGTTATACACCCCAGTTAACTTTGTCGATTCTAGATTCTCGGTAAGCAAACACACATAGCAACGGGCCATGCTCCCTTCGATTGAAAATGACATGGATGTGTTAAGTTTGTTGTTTATTCTCACAAACGTACAATGGGCTGGTCGCCTAGAGGATGGGCAACTCCCTCCTAAGGAGTTTTACGTTGGTTCGAATCCAATCTAGCCTACTTAGAGATAATGCACTGGTAATTCAGGGGTAGAATGCCTCCTTGCCAAGGAGAACGTCGCGGGTTCGAATCCCGCTCAGTGCTTTTGTGCTATAATTGATATGGGAGAATTAAGAGTATGGCAAGACCTAAGAAAGAAAAGAAGATAGAAGTACCTGAAGAATCGTTGGATGCTGTTTTATCTCCAAAATACACACTTGAAGTGACTCAAGAGATACTATCAAATACCGAAGCTGAAGTTGCTAAAGAGGTTTTTCCGTTAAAATTGGAAGAAAATCTGAAAACTGGATTAATTGGATTCAATGTTGTTCAAGATTTGGAGTCTTTTTCTCCATATGTGCAGATGATTCTGAGAATTGAAGAAGTTGGAACTAGAAAATTAGAAGCGAAATATAAACTTGAAGATTTGATGGATTCTTTAGCATTCAGAGTTAAGATTGATGCATATGTTCAAGTGAAAAATGCGCAGGGTGAGTTTGGATTTGACCTCAATATTGATGAAATTAAATCCTTGAGCACAAAATTGACTAGAGATTTTAATAAATTCTACTCTGAACTTGAAAAAAATGGAATTTATCTCAAAAATGAGTTAAATGTTCAGCAGGTTTCAGTTGGAATTCATACTCATGATCCAATTACTGCTTTGTTTGAACTAAAATAATGGTTGACTGGCTTAAATTTCTCTAGTATCTTGTTGGTACTGGAGAAATTCAGATTCTTTGACATCAAGTTGCATTTAATGGGTTAGCTGGTGGGATGGTGATCACCATCGGACTGTAAATCCGACGCCTCACGGCTTTGTAGGTTCGAATCCTACCTAACCCACTGATTTTTTTGAGATATGGGGCCGCTCACAGGTGGCGATTGTAGAGGGGCGCGTACATCCCTCGTCATGTTGATATGGCTGAACGTGGTTCGAATCCCGTCGTCCCCATTTTGAGGTAAAACTCAAAAAAATACCTATCTGGGCCTACGCCGGAACTGGTATTCTTTACGTTCAGTAGGAAGTTTTGTTACTTTTCCCTTAGTAGTGGAATTCCGGAAAAAAGTAACACACGGGGCCTTAGCTCAGCTTTGGTTAGAGCGCAAGATTGTCAATCTTGAGGTCGCGGGTTCGATCCCCGTAGGCCCCGCTTGGTCGAGAAACTAGAGGTGTAACCCCTCTATAAGCCTAGGCCGCTGTACGGGATACTAGTCACTCTGCGTACATGCCGATGTCGAATATAAGGCCGGAGTAATTAACCGGATACCGAAAGTTCGATGGATAGATGATAATATTCTATCGGAAACTTCTAAAGAATGGCGAAGATAATCGATCAAAATCTGTCACATCGAGGAGTAGGCTAATGGTAGGCCACTGGAAAAACGGAGCCAGATCGTAAAAGACATGTTGAGCCTGAAAGGGTAATCGGCAAAGGTTGCGGATGCACCTATAGCGGCCTGGAATCGGTAATCATTCCCTCTAGGCGTGGTAAACAAGCAAGGGAAGCGCGTTTCCTAATTCGCTCGATGAATTAACATGATACGGGTTCGACTCCCGTCTCCTCGTCTAATTGAAAGGATAGAAAATGGCATATATTTACGATGATAGAGCTAAATCTAAGGACATCGTCAACATTAAAGAAGTTTTGAAGGTTCATGGTAATATAGCATTTGTGTTACTTGAAGATCATAGTCATGGAATGATTAATTTAAGTACTCGTGAAGTAATTGCATTTGATTATGACTTCTATCTTGTTTCGGATGATTTCAATCCCCCTCGATTTTGATTTAATGCGTTCGTAACTCAGTTGGTAGAGTAGCGGCCTTTTAAGCCGCGAGTCGTGGGTTCGAGCCCCACCGGACGCACTTTTTAATTGCCTCTTTAGCTCAGTTGGATTAGAGCGCCTCGCTACGGACGAGGAGGTCGGGGGTTCGAGTCCCTCAGGAGGCACTTTGGCTGAATGCCGTCGTGGTGGAATTGGTAGACACAGCGGACTTAAAATCCGCCGCCTTCGGGCATGTGGGTTCGAGTCCCACCGTCGGTACTTTTGAGATGTTAATGCGCTAGTGGCGGAATTGGTAGACGCGCCAGACTTAGGATCTGGTGCCCGTAAGGGCGTGTGGGTTCGAGTCCCACCTTGCGCACTCTGGAGGGTATATTGATGAGCGACATTGACGAAAATGATGGAATGTCAGAAATTGATCGAATCTTGAAAAGACATGAAGAAAATTCTAGATATTCAAATGGATTAATAAGATCTGAATCTGTTAGAGAAACTCCAATAACTGAAGAAGAAATTAGACGTAGTCGTCAAATTTCGAGAGAATTCTTGAAAGAATTGAATTTGTGAATATGCGCAGGTGGGGGAATTGGTAGACCCGCTACTTTGAGGTGGTAGTGCCCTTTCGGGCGTGAGGGTTCGAGTCCCTCCTTGCGCACTTCTCTTAAATCGTGACTTGACGCTTTAAGGGATTAAGGGGTTGTAAAGGTTTCGACTGAATAGGGTAGAATGAGAATGCAAGTCGAGGGTCAGGTGGCCTCGTAAAAACCTGAAAACAATAAATGCAGAAGAGTCCTACTCTTACGCTCTCGCCGCTTAAGTAACGGCGAGGCGCTACGACGAAATTCCATAATAGTCGCAAGCGTTCAACATATTGGATAGGTTGCAAAGTAGTTCATGCATGTAACCGAGATTAATGGACTGGCAGAATCTCTAGTTTGTTTTTAGACGATTGATTCTGTGAGATTAAAATAGAAACTAAACTTGTAGATGTCTTTTTTGAAGCTGTTTAGGACAGGGATTCGATTTCCCTCAACTCCATGATGCCGGGGTGGCGGAATTGGTAGACGCGACGGACTCAAAATCCGTTGCCCGAAAGGGCGTGAGGGTTCGAGTCCCTCCTCCGGTACTAAGTAAAGGAAGTTAATATGAAAAGAAATAAGCCAACAAGACACGCTCCACCTAAAATGAAACCATATGGTGCTAACGATGATCCATATGACCCAAGGGAACGAGATACTGGATCGACTCGTATTCGAATGAAAAAAGAATTAGAGGAATTGTTGAATGAATCGGAAGCCTAGAACAACTGGAAAAGAGACGGATCTCGATGGAACATCTCATATTAACGGCAGACCGTTTCGATTCGATACGATTGCAGAATGTAAGATACATAAGAGACTAAGAGAGGGTTTATGCCCTGGATGTGGAAAAGAACCATGTGAATGCGGGAAGTAGGAAATAATGAAGTGTCCAATGTGCGGAGAAGAAATCAGTACGTTGAATTCGTATGATCCATATGAGTCTACTGGATACTGTTCTGAATGTGACGTTAAGTTAAAACTCACTAGAACATCTCCATATCGACTCGGAGTTATTAGAAACTGTAGTAATGGAGGTCAGTTAATATATAGATCATCGACCAGTATGACGGAACAATTAACAGTAAGTTGAAGGTGCGTGTCAGCGGGAACACGAATTCGAAACCGCCTATGAAGGAGTATTCAGATTAATCGGGGGCGAATACCGAGACTGAAGATGAGATAATAGGAATTCCGCGCAGTTTACTTGGGATGTCTTCTAGTGGCAGGAAGGCCGACTCTGACTCGGTTAACAGAGGTTCGAATCCTCTCGTCCCAACTTCAATTAGATAGGCGGTGGAGCATTCTGGGCAATGCTTAGGTGGACACTCCTAGATGACAGGTTCGAGTCCTGTGCGGTCTATTTTAATTGAACATCCCCATTCTTGTGAGGTGGGTTCTTGGTGGATGCACTGCAACCTCTCAAAAAATAGATGAGCTATACCGTATAACGGCTCAACTTACGACATGGAATTTCGGTTTAGCCATGTCACCATGCACGATTAGCTTAGCGGCTAAAGCATCTGCCCTACACGCAGAACACCGTGGGTTCGAGTCCCTCATCGTGCATTTGTCCATACGCAAAAATGACCTGTTTAGGGTGAATATGATAGCGGCCTCGGCTTAGAGGTGTCAGGATGACGATTCTGCAGTGTAGGTGAAATCCCTACTGGACATGCCAATCCTAACTTCCCTTTCGTCCAATTGGCAGGACAGCGGGTTTTGGTCCCGCGAATACAGGTTCGAATCCTGTGGGGGAAATTTGATTTTCTGTAATTAGCTGTGTGTAATGCGATCAAAGAACGTCAACATAGCGTGAAAATGCTATAATAGATTCAGGGGCGAAAATGGTACTTGAAACTGCAACATTAACCTTGACCAATATTTCAGGAAACAATAATAAGTTCTGGAAATACACCGTTCACGATGATGGAAATGTTGTTTTTGAATGGGGTCGGATTGGATACGCAGGTGATTCGACCACCAAGAATTTTGGATCGCATGATAAAGGTCTTCAAGCGGCTCACTCAAAAATGAGATCCAAGGAAGCAAAGGGATATGTTAAGCAGGATGTGATCGAAACAGGTAAATCTGTTTCTGTTGCCCCAAGCACAACATTGGAGAGCGTTGCGGTATCTCAGATTGGTTCGAATTCCTCGGTAGTCGGGGATTTGATTAAGCAACTGGCGAAGATGAACGTCCATGAAATTCTGTCATCTACTACGATGACGTATAACGTGGATACTGGACTTTTCAGTACTCCGATTGGAATAGTATCCTCGAATTCTATCACTTCTGCGCGAAAACTCCTAATTTCTATGTCTGACTTCATTCTTGCAAAGAAGTTTGAAGATTCGAAGTATCATGAGATGCTTCAGAAGTATTTGACATTCATTCCTCAGAATGTTGGGATGCGCATCCGTCCCGATCAACTATACACTTCAGATGCAGATATTCTCCAGCAGAATTCGATTCTTGATTCGCTCGAAGCGTCTCTCCTAATGGTCAATTCTCAGGTGGATACTGTTGTTGAAGTGGAGAATATAGAGACTCCTAAGATTTTTAACGTATCTCTCAATTTGGTCGCTGATAAGAAGGTGATTGATAGAATCGAGAAAAAGTTCAAGAGTACCTTGAATCGTTCTCACTCTTCATCTGCGTATAAGCTGTTTAGAGTGTTTGAAGTTCAGATGCCAGAAACTACTATTCGATTTGAGCCAGTGGCGAAGAAACTTGGTAATGTCAATGAGTATTGGCATGGAACTCAGATTTCTAATGTGCTTTCGATTCTGAAACAAGGTCTAGTAATCCCTCGATCAAATGCGCCTCATGTATGTGGTAGAATGTTTGGAGATGGATTGTATTTCAGTGATCAATCCACAAAGTCGCTTAACTATGCTACAGGTTATTGGCATAGTGGTAAAGGGCGCAATAATAATTGTTTCATGTTCTTGGCAGATGTTGCAATGGGTAAGGCATATACTCCTAGCAGATCATCTTCTAATCTTCCAATGAAGGGCTATGATTCCACTTACGCAGTAGGCGGTAAGTCTGGAGTTCAGAATAATGAAATGATTGTATATAATGTGAATCAAGCTAACCTAACGTACTTGGTGGAGTTTGAGCATGCGTAATAATGGAAAGAGTACGAATGTCATACTTAGTCTTTTATATCACATCAAATCAATTGGTGTCGAAATGTGGGTCGAGAATGATATTGTGATGTTTAAGCCTCCACCTCCAGTGGACTTAATGATGATCATCGGCTCTATGACGAAAAGTCAAAAAAAGCAGATGACTGAACTAGTGAGAGAAATAAACAAGGAGAAAACTGAGAATGAGTAATTTGATTTTAACTAATGAGGACATCGTCCAGAATATTGCGACCGTTGTTGAGATGTTGGTTGATGCAGGAAAGTCTTTTACTGCATATAACGTCACTCAGATTGTTCGTACTAGTGGAGTGTTTGTAAAACATAACACCGTTCGTGAATACTTTCAGGAATTTGAGATGCCTGAGGGATATAATCGCCAGCCAATTCTAGTTGGAGAACAAGCGCAGGAAGCTATCCTATATACTAATTTCTCACTCAAATTAGACCCAGAAACTGTTATTTACTCTGAATTGTCTGATTTTGAGGATATTGTTGATGAGTATCTTGAGTGGTTTGAAGGCGCATATCACTTCGAGCTTCCTGGAACTAAGGCGGAGGACTCCGAAGAATCCGTAGAGGAAGCGGCAGAAGAGGCTCCAGGCGACGATTTAGAGGCTATCGTGTCAATCAACATCCCAGGGGCAGGCGTCATTGACATCCCCATGAGCAAGCGTGAATTGGCTAATCTGATCTCGAATGGAGCATCGTTTCTAGCCAAAGATGCATGTAAGTGTAAGACGGAGCAGTGAGGCGGTTGACATTTTAAGGCTCTCGTAGTATCTTTCTAGTACACTAAAATCTAGGAGGATACGATGGGATATTCTTGTTACGTTCACAATGGACCTATGATTATCGTTCCAGATATGCGAGTACCTGGAGAAGATAAGTTCGAAGTTCGACTTAAGTGTAATGTTCATGGAGATAAGAAGTCCGGAGATGGAGCTTTCTGTTCCATGTGTGGTGCCCCTAAGGTGGAGTATACTACAAAAACTAAGATTGAGCGTACCTGCTACGATGAGGTGGATGAGTTTCTCCATGAATTTGGATCTGAAGACGAGTTTTTCGACACGTATACCAACATTACGACCGAATTTCGAGGTCATCGATATGTGAAGCATGATCACATTTACATCTGTGAAGAAGAATGCGAATCCATCGAAGTACATTCCATGTGCGATACGTTTGGGGTGTATGATTCTCCTGTTTTGGACATTCACAATACTGCGAAGATTCGTCATCTGCAGAATGTATTGGAGAAGTTTGAAATTCCGCACGAGTTCAAAATTGGAATTTTGATTTATAGAATGTGAAAAGGTGGTTGACGTACAAGGTCATACATAGTATCTTACATACACGATGATTGATGCCATAGAGAATGAGTTGAAGTTGGGTGGTAGAACCAATAAGTGGATCTATCTTCCTGAGTATCATCTTAATCTCTACTATCGTATAACTCAGAGGTTAATCGAAGGCCAAATGAGGAATACAATAGATCTTGCAACTATTGAAATTGTTGAGGAATTTCGCGGAGAGGGATACTTCTCTTCATTTCTAGATGAAATCGAGAAGCTCGCAGATAAATATTCGAGAGTTGTATTTGTTGAGAGTATATTGAACGACAACCTGTATTCATTTCTTTGCCGTAGAGGTTATCGAAATGGAGATCATGGGTGTCATATGTGCCTCTACAGATGACCTAATGGTGTAGGTGATGGAATTGGTAAACATTCCAGACTGTGACTCTGGTGCCGAGAGGCTTGCGGGTTCGAGTCCCGTCTTACACCCTAAAGCCCTCTAGGAATAGAGGGCTTTTTTGTTGACTATTCAGATAATATATAGTATTTTGATGGCATGAACATACAGATGAATTTAGTCGCAATGCTTAGTCGAGTTATTGAATATACTAGAAATGGTAAATTAAAGTGGGAATTAAAACCTGCAACTGATGAATTAATATGTAATCCAAATAGCGATTCTCGCATTTCAATTAATATTGAAGGATTGGCTATAACTTATACTGGTTCATTGACTAATTGGATCGAACAGAAAATGTATTACGATTGCGCTGGCATTGAATTATATTCTGAACTAAAATCCATTGCCTACGAAAATTCAATTATCAATGATTATGAAGCTATTAAGGATTTAGATATACTGGACGACATGATACGTGAGGTGTAATAAATGATTTCTGAATTGAACAAAGTTGAATATAATGCGAGATATTTGTTTGGTTCCCGAGTATATGGAACTGCAAGTATTGATTCAGATTACGATATTATCGAGATCCTGCCGGAAAATGTAATTAAAGATACGTCTCTTCGCATGGAGGGTGATTTCCACTATCAAATATACACTCATGCAGAATGGTTGAGTAAGATAGAAAATCACGACATTTCGGCCCTCGAATGTATATTTCTGCCAACGGATGATCCTAAGTATCCAAACATTTATGATTACCGTAAGCATTTTAGATTAAATCTCAATAGACTAAGAGAATCAATTTCAACTATAGCTAATAATTCATGGGTTAAAGGGAAAAAGAAACTAATAATCTCTGGTGATTACGATAAGAAAGCCGCACTGAAATCGATTTTTCATTCAATTAGAATTCTTAAGTTTGGAAGCCAAATTGCTAGAACTGGTATGATACATGACTATCATGAAAGCAATTGGCTATGGGTTGAACTATGTAAACTAGGTGAACAGTATGACGCTGATATTCTTTGGGATAAAATAAATGCCAGATACAAAGAAGTATTTAACAAAACTTCTAGTGAATTTAAGGCGCTCGCCCCTAAAGACATGAAAACTAGAGATAAAGTTAGATCTCTTAGGCTAATTCTAGAGAAATATAACTGTTTTAGCCAAGAACTAGCGGATGAAATTAAGGAGATTTACGAATGACTGGAAAACCTAGAAAAGTTAAGGCTAAAATTACAAGAATCGTCACTGAAATTGCAACAGTGTATCTCAATCGTGATGGTACTGTCGATGAATATGAAGAATGTCATGAAGAATTAGAGTCTGAAGTGACGGAAGTTCATCATATTCTTTCGGTTTTGAGCGTTCACCCATAAAAAAGGACAATAGAATGAAGAATCTAACCATTTTCATCCTCATGGGCATAGTATATGTCTGCATTGAGGTATTTTTCTCGGCATTTACAAGTCTGCATTGGAGGTTAACTGGCTCTAGCTCTGTTTGGATGTTTATTGTTGGCGGTTATCTTGGAATGGCGGTTGGTGCTTGGAGTAATTACAAGCATAAGTTGAAATATCCACTCGATATCATAGCAGGTGCCGGATTGATTACTCTAATTGAATTAGTCAGTGGCATCATTCTTAATATTTGGCTAAAGTTCAATATTTGGGATTATAGTAGCTCTAAATTTAACTTCCTAGGTCAAATTGATTATATTCATTCAACTTGCTGGCTACTTTTAACTCCTATTATTTTCTGGTTGACTGATGTGATTCGACATTACCTTTTCGGAGAACCTAGACCTCAACCATTTTTCAATTATTACATAGGAAGATATTGATTTGCAATTTGCAAATTGAAAATAGGAGACTATTGCAATGAAATTGGATAAGTTTTCATATAAAAATTTGATGAAGGTTCAGAACGAGCAGATTGAAGCTCGAAAGAATCCTGCGGTGTACGCATACGATGAACTTGTTAGACGGGCGTGTGCAATTGCGTTATGGCATAATATATTGGAACCTTCTGATTCACGAGACGTGAAGAGAATTGAAGACGGTGAATATGATCTAATATGTCAAGTATCGTATGCATGTATCTGCGAGTTCAATGACGTAGGCCAAGTGTTATTAGTGAATGGATTTACTGCATATGGTGGATCACTGCATGATTTATTTGCGCCATTAGATAAGATTCAAGAGTTAGATGCGGTGACTCCTGAAGACGCCCCATGTCCGCAAACGATTGATCCGGACTTATGTGAATTACTAATGAGAATTGACTAACTTGAAGAAGGTGGTTAAGAATGTGTAAGAAATGCGCACGATGCAACACAGAATTGTATGGATACGATACAACTTCAATCAAAATTCCTGGAACTAAGAACACCATATCAATCGCAATTGATGAATATATGGTTGGAGTTAGGGGTGCTAGATTATGCCTCCGGTGCGCAATATGGGTATTAGTAGAAGCAAGAAATAAAGGTAATGAGGTAATAATCAATCTTTCTCATTTTTGCGGATGTACTTCAATAGATACTGCTGTTTTGAAAATTAAAGGGAAAGATTCTCGCTTGGATATTATAGATCAAGGTATTCGAGAATTGAAGCGTTGGCCATCCGCCTGAGATGATTGTTACAATAACAACATGACTCTAGATCGCAGAAGGGCCGATGAGGCCCGAGAAAAGGCTAAGGCCGCAAGGGTATTGAAGAGTAGAGGGTACGGTCAGGAAACGTCTCCTAAGGCTGTAGGGAAGCACTATAGCACACATGGAAGCGATTGTAGCTGTGTATTCTGTGGAAATCCTCGTAAATACTTTGGAGAGAAAACCATAGGTGAACAAAGAAAGGAAATAGATGATGAGTATTAGAAGATTCTACATAATACATAGACGCTCAAATGATGAATTTATTTCACTTAATGCTACAGGTCCAGATCTAGATTTAGAGACTAAATGCAGTAGTGTATCTGAATATTATCACACTCTTTATTCGATTAAGGAAATGTTACTGAATAATCCAAAAATATTAAGATCTGAACTAAACGAAAGAATTGGTGCATTGGTTGATATTGATAAGATTTCAAAAGACGACGGAGCACACGTAGTAAAGGTAACAGAATTAGATTGAGTATTGATGGAAAATGAAATGTTAACATGTAGAGTAACTTTTTCTGAATTTAAGTGTAGAATAGAAGTTGAGTATCACTGCTTCGGCAAAAAATCAATTAATATACTGTATCGCCAAATTTCAAAGAGAACACCTATTGATGTATTTTCGAATTTCCAGAATGCTTCAGAGATATTAAAGCAATGGAAAGCCAACGAATATGAAATAGAACATTTCAGAGAAGAGCTTTTCAATCCAGATAAACTAAATGAAGTGAACTGCGGAATTCAATGCGCATTCACAATTTATCCATGAGAATGCAAATGAAGATTAAAACATCCCATGCACATCCAGATGCAATGCTAAATCATTTAGTTACAAGTTCAATTGTTAAACGCGAATTGTTTTTCCTAGAATGTGAATTGAATTATTTGTACTCGTTATTGGTAAAAAATGAAGATATTAGTGAGTTTATTGAGAAATATAATAAAGACTATGGAGATCGTAGATATGTACTATGGGATGTTACTAGGGCAGAATTAGGTGTTCGAGGGTTTCTGTGGGAATATATCGTTGATTGTGAATGGGATATTGAAGAATTCATTTACATGCACCGTAAAAGATTGGGTAAGGTTTAATTCATGAAATACTCAGATAGAAAAGTACTTGCTGAACGCAAGTTAAAACGAGCTATTCAAATTAGCAAATTAAAAAGAAATCAAGGGGCTAAGAGGATAGTCCCAAGTGCATATTCGTCCGATCCGGAAGAAAAGGCTCTTGGATCATTTATCGGTGGACTCAAGCAATCAAAATGGCATAACTCTTCTAATGGCCGAGTGTTTTATCCGTCCCTTGAAGAAATTGCAATTGATAGAAATGTTCCAAATATTTTCGAGCCTGTTCGGACTAAAGAAACTGCAATTAGTAAATTAAAAGAAACGGTTGACTGGATTATTTCCAATGGTCGATTGCCTGGATATACTATTAAAGATTTAGTTGAGAGAAAACATAGAATTAGGTTGAATAATCTAACTAGCATTAAAATTGGAAAACTACAGGGTATTTGGTATCCTGAATACGATAATATGATGGCTGAAATTGGATTTCCTGATTTTTTTGGAACTGCGATTCAAGGACAGATTGCTTCATCTGAAGTCAGCGATCTTTTTAGATTTTACAAGAGACATGGAAGAGTTCCAAGTCAATTGTCAGAGGATTCTGTAGAGCGGCAGTTATATCGCAAGTTAGTAAGATATAGGCAGATTAAACAGGGTAAAACTCCGATGAAATGGAACCCTGAAATAGACGATCAAATTAAAATTAAGAAAATCAAAAACTTCTTTGAGGCATAAAATTCAAATAAAGTTAGAGTTTGAAGAAATGAAAGAAAAGGGAGTGGAATAATGAAAGCATACTTGGCGAGTGTATTGATAGTGGATCATGAAAATTACGGAATGGAAGATGCTAAGGTTTGCCTATCTAGTCTAAGAGGATGGTATCCTTCGGTTATAGACTGTAAGGAAGCTGATATTGGAGAGTGGGACGATGACCATCCACTCAACAAACTCGATACCATAAAAGCAGAATGCGATAGACTATTTGGTGCAGAGAAATTGACCGAAATATTTGTATGGGTTGATTATTCGGCGATGGATAAGTATCCTAGGGAATCGTATTTAACCATCGAAGCGGCTAGAAAAAGAGCAACCTCATTGTTACATTTCGACATTAATGATGGATCTGAAATTGCAGAGGAATGGAATGCTTTTGAGCGAGGGGGATCTAGTTTCACATTCGAAGATTGTGAAACTGAATTTCATCGAGTGAAAGTGAGAATCTGAACATGAATCCATTCAAATGGATAGTTAAGTATTTTTTCTACCCTAGGATTATCATTGCCGATCCTAAGTGGAATCTAATGTGTTTTATGATATTCATCCTGTCATTTGCACTAATACCTGAACCGTATTGCATGTATTACATTAGTATCTCCTTGATCTATTTGATCGTGGGTCAGAATTTACCCAAGAAGTGGCTTCGTGAATTCTACGACATTGAGGGTATTGGATAATGCTATGTAACGATTTCAGACAAATGGCAATTAATAGTAGATCATTGAGTGTGGATGAAACAAATCAATTAACACTTGAAGATTTATATCAAAGATTATTGGCCGATATGAAAGGAATGGCACATATAGGTTCAACATCTTTTCGTATTTTTATTGACCAATATAGACAATATGGATTGGACGATGATACTCCTAAAATTAAGGCTAGTATCATAAGAAAACTTGAAGATGATGGATTTACTGTGGATTCTGGAAAAACAGGTGGATGGGTTTTTGGATTGTCTTATATTGAGGTGAGATGGTGAAACTTTACACTTCATGGTATGGATTTGCGGGCCATTTACCTAAAGCAGTCTCCATATCCGGATGGCCTCCCGATGGGTGGGATAAAAAGCATTGTCTTAAATTAGCCCCCCGAAAGGAAGTATATGATCGATACATGGAGACTCATGATTCTGACATATATTCCATGTATTTTGGAATGAAAATGGCATTTCTTGAGCCAGACGGATTGTATAAGTTAGCTAAATGGTTAGGCGATGGTGCTATTCTTTGTTGCTATGAACCACCAGGACAATTCTGTCATCGGAAATTGGTATCTGAATGGTTTAATTTCAATGGAATAGAATGTTCTGAATTAACACTAGACGAGAAAATCGCAATGGAGAGTTCACTTAGTTCTGAAATAATATGAGGTTGATATTCCAATAATAATTAATAATATTGCGAACAATATATAACCCCAGAATCCACCTAATCCAGCATATGCGACAAATGTGCTCCATTCAGACATTCCACCCATTCCAGCTAACAAGTTTAATGGGGTGAATATTAAAGTATATTTTGTTAGTTTTTTCATTAAGTTATTTGTATCATTTTCATTCAAATGAGATACCATTTCCACTGTATCAGTTACCATTTCAGCTAGAATTTCAAATTCGGATTGAATTTCAGTAACGTCAATAAAATATTCATTCAATTTCGTTGAATTATATTCTTTTATTATTTTTTCAAGACCTGCAGAGAATTCAATTGAATGTGCTCTACCTTGCTTAACAATTCTCAATAGTGTGAATAAGTTATGTATTAGATCATTGCTATATTCTGTAGATTCTGTATTGTATTTTTCTATTAGTTCATTTAATTCTGATAGTTTTGCCCTATAGTTAGAACATAACATTTCGAAGAAATTAATCATGCTTTGAATATCTGAATCAGGATCGATTACGAACGGAAGATCTACATCTGAGTAAAATTCTAAAGAATCACATATATTTAATTTGATTGTGTTAGAACATGGTAGATGAAAAACGTGCAATTTACATTTATTACTATCATTGCTTTCTATTATTGGTCTGATTTTAATTGAAGTGCTCATTAATTTGTATTTAGTTGTTGACGATGGGTGCCACTCATAGTATCTTACTAAGAAACTGGAGGTGTGTCTATGAATAGCAAGGATTCTCTCGGAGATCGGATGAAGATGCACGAAGATCGTACTCGGTACTATCTTCCTCGTCGCACTTACACGATTATTCGACTCGACGGAAAGTCATTTCACACTTTCACTCGTGGATGTGAGAAGCCATTTGATCGAAGTTTGATGGATTGCATGCAGGCGACTACCTTGGCGCTCTGTGAGAATATCCAGAATGTCAAGATTGGATATACTCAGAGCGATGAGATCACTTTGATCCTCACCGACTTTGATGAGCGAGGAACCGCTCAATGGTTCGACGGAAATCTTCAGAAGATGGTTTCTGTTTCTGCGGCAATTGCAACTGCTGAATTCAACAAACGGTGGTTATTGAAGTGCATTCATGATAGTTTTGAGTTTGATCTTGATTACCGTCGAGATGAAATTAACGATTTCATTTCCAAGATGAAGTTGGCGCACTTTGATTCTCGGGCATACACTGTTTCGGAATGCTGGGAAGCCTACAACGCAGTTCTTTGGCGTCAGAACGATGCTTCTAAGAACTCGGTTCAGATGGTTGCTCGCGCTCTATATAGTCACGGAAAGCTACAGTCGAAGAAAATCCCACAACTACACGACATGATTGTGGAAGCTGGTCAGAATTGGAATGATTATCCGACCGATTGTAAGCGTGGAGCATTCGTGGTTCGTGATGAGAGTGGCTGGAAGATCGATAAGGAAGGTCCGATTCTCTCACAAGATAAAGGATATTTCTTTAAGTTTGTTCCGCAAATGGACGGATATGCAATGCCTCCTGAAGTGGTTTCGTAATGGGCCAGTATCGATTTTCAATGTATTTTAAGCGAGGCATTGGATTGTGGATTGAATATGATCCACAGCCAAAAATGCTTAATATTCGCATTCCGTTGCTGTCCATTAACATTGGATTGACTAGCTATGCACACGGGTATCACTTCCCTTGGAATCAGGAGTAATAATGGCTGGCGCTGAAATGAAAAAGGTATGTAAAATTTTCGGAAAGAGCATTTATTATTCTGGCACTGGATTCGTGTATCACGGATTCTGGTATTACAATGGAACTCGAAACGTCAGACTCTTTGCGCTTAATAAATTTAGCGATTGGTCTGCAAAACGAATGAACTACGAGGACTAAAATATGAACTGGTATGAAAAATCACGAGTTGGATTGATTAAGATTGTATCTTGCGAAGGATATAGTGTTCGAGTTTATGCAGATCGAATTGCGATTCAATCCTCTACTCAGGATCCTATTTCGTGGGAAACTCTTCAGAGAATTAAGACGTTGGTGATTGGAGAAGTGTTTGCAGTCGAAGTATTTCCTGCGGAAGAATCTGAAGTTGTGAATCTTCGGAACACTCGTCATCTTTGGTATGGATCTGAAGTAGATAAACTGAAGGATGTGATCAGGCATCCTGAGTTTTCGAGGGACTAATACATGGAAACAACCGAGCAAATGCTAGAGAGATGGAAGCAAGAATTCCCACCTCACATTTACAACGAAGTTGAATATCAGATTAAGTCATATGTTTTTCAACTTCGTTGTAGAAACGAAGAAATAGATAGACTTTCGGCCAAAATTAAGGATATAACCAAGGAGTAAATCATGGAACTTCAATTTGTCGGCTGTGGTAGTGCATTTACTACCAAGGAATACTATCAATCCAATCTTCTTGTGAAGAAGAATGGTAAGAATTTCCTAATCGATATTGGTGGAGATGCTCGATTCGGTCTTGCTGAATTGGGTCTGTCTGCCAAGGACATTGACGCATTTACTCTTACTCATGCACATGCAGATCATTGTGGTGGTGTTGAGTGGTTGGCGTTCTCTCGATACTTTGTTCCTGGTCGTAAACCTGAATTGTATGGAGTTGGTAGTCTTCTCCATGATATTTGGAATAAGTCCCTTGCAGGTGGCCTTGAATCGGTCGAAGGTAAGATGCTAAAGTTGGAAGATTATTTTCCACTTAATCTTGTCAGCCCTAATGAGACTTTTGAATGGGAAGGAATTCAATTCCGTCCGGTTCAGACGGTTCATGTCATGAATGGATTTAAGATCGTTGAGTCTTACGGCTACATGATTCAAGATATGGTGGTCGGAGCGCCAACTATTTTCTTCACCGGAGATACTCAGTTTGCTCCAAATCAATTGACTAAGTTTTATGATATGGCAGATGTCATTTTCCATGATAGTGAAACTGCACCATTCAAGAGCGGAGTGCATGCACATTATTCTGATTTGAAGAATCTCCCTGAGAATACCAAATCTAAGATGTGGCTTTACCATTATCAGCCGGGAGATAAGCCGGATGCAATCGCAGATGGATTTAATGGATTTGTCACAAAGGGTCAGAGTTTCACATTCTAATGTAATTTGACGCATTACATTGGCATAGTTTCAAAAAGACAGCGTCATCATGTGAAAGGTGGTTAATGAAGAAGGTAATATTTACTGTGAAGGTAGAAGAGGCTCAAACCTTTAATACCTTTGGAGCCGCAACTATTGCGGGTAATGAAGCACTCGGAGAAGGAATGTTCCGAGTTGGTTCTAAAGGTGGCATTTACTTGATCGTGGAGCATCCTGCGATCAAGGAAGTTACCTATGTCAAGCAAATCATCGGTTAAACAGAAAGGTCGTATCTAAATGAGTCTTCTCATGATTGGAATCATTGCACTTGTCGCTATTGTAGGAATTGCATTCCTTGGATGGGCGATTGGACTCGTTATCATTAACGAGGATAAGGTGGGTATTGTTTCGAAGAACTTCGGTAAGAGTCTTCAGAACGGTAGAATTGTTGCGCTTGAAGGTGAGGCAGGTATTCAGGTTGATACTCTCGCTCCGGGATGGCACTTTTTCTACTGGCCGTGGCAGTATAGCGTTGATAAGGTTAATCTAGTCGCAGTCCCTAAGGGTGAAATTGCATTGGTGATTGCCAATGACGGTAGAGAGGTTCCCAAGGGGCGTCGATTTGGTGATAGTGTGTTTTCTAATTCCTACCAGGATGGACGCACATTCATTACCAATAATGGATGTAAGGGTCAGCAACTTGATGTTTTGACCACTGGTGTATATCGCATTAATACTGCGCTATTCACTGTCATTACTTCCCAGAATTGCAAGAATTTTGGACTTGAGCCGCATCAGCTTCGAATTATTGAAGTTCCGGCTAATAACATTGGCGTTGTCACTACATTTGATGGTATTGAACTACCTGAAGGCGAAGTTGCCGCTCCTAATGTTGATGGACACTCATCGTTCCAGAATCCTCAGGCATTCATTATCAATAAGGGATGCAGAGGTCTTCAGCAAGAGGTTCTTCGATCTGGCGCATGGATTATTAATCCTTGGTTTGCCTCTGTCAAGATTGAGGATGTGATCACCGTTCCAATGGCCCATGTTGGAGTTGTATTTTCGGCGGTTGGACCTCGCGGAGAAGATGTTTCCGGGGATACTTTCAAGAATGGTGAATTGGTTGCCGAAGGATGCCGAGGCGTCTGGAATGTAATCAAGAATCCAGGTATTTACCCCTACAATCCTGCGGTTATTCGGGTTGAGAATGTTCAGACTTCGTCTATTGTTCTTAACTGGAGCAATAACAAGCATGAGGATCACGGCCTAGATAATAACCTCGGAACTATTGTTGTGCAGTCCAAGGACGGATTCACATTCCCCCTTGAGGTTCAGCAGGTTATTCACATTCCTTACGGCGAGGCACCCAAGATCATCGCTCAGTTCGGAAATGTCAAGCAGTTGGTTTCTCAGGTTCTTGAGCCTATGATCGGAAACTATTTCCGAAATGCGGTTCAGTCTATTGACGCTAAGGAGTTTTTTAATTCCCGTAAGGAGCGTCAGCAGGCCGCACAGGAATATATTTCCAAGGCTCTTGCGGAATACAATGTGGTTGGAGTCGGAACCTTTATTGGTGAAATGAAGCCGCCTGCGGAGTTGATGAAGACTCTTCAGGATCGTAAGTTGGCCGAAGAAGGTGCAATTACGGTTGAACAGCAGATGAAGCTGGAAGAGAAGCGTCAGGAGAAGGAGCGTCAGACTGCACTTGCCGATTCCCAGCGAGAGGTGGTTCAGTCTGAGCAGGCGGTTAAGATTGCAGGTCAGAGAGCCGCCGCTTCGATTGCCGAAGCTGAAGGTAATAAGAAGGTTTCGATTGCAAGGGCTGAGGCGGAGGCTGAGACTCGAAAGATCGCGGCTGATTCCGAAGGTCAGGCCCTCAAGCTCCGTTCTACCAATGAAGCCGATTCGATCAAGCTAATTGCTGAGGCGAATGCCGCAAAGATTACGCTTGAAGGTGAGGCACAGGCAGAAGTCACCAGAAAGCAGACTGATGCGATGGGTCAGTCTAACTATGCCGCCATTCAGGTAGCCGAAAAGCTATCTAAGGGTAATCTCAAGCTCGTGCCTGATATTGTCATGGGTGGAGGCAATGGAAGTACCAGTGTGGCGGAGTCGTTCCTTGGTTTGCTGGCATCTCAGCAGGCCACTGGAAAGACCGTTCCTGAGATCCTGGAGGACTCCGCCAAGGTCCAAGACCCCAGGGTTGCGGCTAAGGGCGCTAAGGTCGCCTAAGGCGCTGGTAGACAGGTTATAATGAGGGAGAGGGTAACCTCTCCCTTTTTTTGTTCATGGAGTGTTTTGATGAAATGTAAAATCTGTAATGGAAGTGGATTTGAAAAAATATATCTTGACATGGCTGGATTAGAATATGAAAATCGTACTTGTAGAGGTTGTTCAGGTAAGGGAGAATCTAAACCTAGAGTGTTGAATAAACATGTGCATGGAGTTCCTAAAGATGCAGTCTATATTGGGCGTGGGTCGTATTGGGGCAATCCATTTCATATTGGGCAGGATGGTACCAGGGATGAAGTGATAGAAAAATACATTAAATGGTTCCTAGAAGACCCCTCCAGGATTAAACGCGCTAAAATAGAATTAAGAGATAAGAACCTTGTCTGTTATTGCTCACCGAGTAGATGTCATGGAGATTTTCTCTTGGAACTTGCTAACATGGAGTGTGATCAATGAAGTGTCCTGATTGTAAAGGTAATGGAGAACTTTACTTATATGACTTGGAAGGGGAGCCTTACTTGTGCCCTACTTGTCGAGGCGAAGGTGTAGTATTTTCTGTTTCAGATCCTCAGCCTTGGGATATTGATCATTCTAGATGGGGTCGATTTGACTCGCACGAAACTAGCAAATGGAAAAGCCGTTTTGTTGTTAGTGGATGCGATTGCTACGGAGCCGTTATTAAGTTTTTATTCGAGAAATATCACATTGAATATTCGGGCGTTCATTTTTATGAGGAAAAAGTTTTCCCTGGAGAAAATGAATCATATATGTATCCATGCATATATTTTTTCCCAACACACGAACGAGATCCAAAGGCAGATGTAACAAAAGCAGAGCTAACTGAGCTATATTGGTACTGATATTTTCTAAATACCCACATAATGAGACTAAATGTTTTAACAGAAGCGGCAACCCTTGAAGAATCTCCATTTGACATTAAATCTCAATTCACCGTAATTTCAAAAGAGAATTCTCTTAATCCTGAGTTCAATTCAGACATTACCAAAGAATATATTCGAGGGTTGAATGTAGATAAAGTCGCAGATATAGTATCTGCGACTCGTCCATATGTAGTCACTTTTTTCAGGGCAGTGTTAGATAGAAAATACGAAGATGTTTTGGATGTGTTATACCCTATCGCCGCTATGTTGGTAGGTCCGTTTTCCAATAAATCCTCCATAGTTGATGAGTTTACTCCAGTGCTATCACTCGGGAAAACATATTTCGAAGCAGTAAATAAATTCTTGGAATTTTATCGATTGATTGAAAGTGATAGTTCGATTGTACTTCACAAGGTTAAAGCAATATATGATAGATTCAAAGATAATAGGGCAAAAGTATTAGATGGCTTGTTTAGTGTATACGAAGAATATCTTAATACATTAGACAATGGCAAGGAAAATGCAAGGAGTAGAAAACTTAAGCAAAAGTTATACTCCACGTATGTAATGAATCAGACATTAATTGAAAACGTATTAGATGAAGTCGCATCACTATCATCAAAAAAGACTGAAGATTCTCCCCTAAAAACTATTACTGGTCAGAATTATGATGTGGTAAGTCATTACTTTGAAGAGAATCGAGGAGACTTGAAGAAGATTTCTTCTAAACTTTTATATTTGGCGTATTTCGATGAATTATTAAAAAAAGAGCAAGGTTCAAATTATACAACTACATCGTATTCTAAATTTACTAATAAGAAAGACAAAAATCAAATAGTTTCAAACTTGAAATTGGAATTGGGTAATGAAATTGATGCCGAGTTTCAGATAACCTTAAACAATCAAGGATTTACTGTTGTAATTCCGACTATTTCATCTATAGATTTTGAGACAGCCGCTAATGCAATAAAGGCATTAGGTGAATCTGGGTCTGTTAAATTAACTTTTATTGACATGTATAGTGAAATTAAGAATATTCCTCAGTATGGATTTTATTATGCATATGATTCAATATTCGGAACTAAGAACTTATTATTGCATGCATCTAAGTTGCTTGACATAGAATCGATAAAGAACGCATCGAGCATATTAACAAATCAGCCAATGCCAGAAAATTTCGATTTAGGAGAATATTCTTTCAGCGTTGAAGGTAATTCAATAGTTTCATCCTCAATATCACTTAATGAATTGGAATTGGCTAAGAAATACATTAAGGTTTTTGCGATACTAAAAGATTTCAGCCTTACTGAATATGAAGAGGAAGTTTTTTCACTAGTTAAGAGACTTGCGAAGCATCCAGAAACTACATTCCCTATAGAAGACATATTGAAAGTTGTTAGAAAACATAAAGGCGATGCGATTAATATTTTAACCTATAATGCTCTAAAGACAGCAATGAAAAATCCAGAATTATTCAATGATGTTTCTTATGTACTATCTCACGTTGCATATGATGTTGCATTAAATGGAATCGAATTGAATAAATTGTTTGAGCAGTTATTTAAGAAAGTATTGATTAAAGATCAAGATGATATTATTACATGGATGATGAGAAAAACCAAGGGCGACCCTAACAAAATCGAAAAAGTTCAGTCATTCTTATTAGACTATAGAAGTTTACTAACTACGGAAAATCAAAATAGACTAGGAGTTGTAGAAAATGTTGAGTAATTACTTAATCACGCTAAAAAACGAGATTACTTCGAATTTTGGAGTGTATGACGGAATTAATGAGTTTAAGGTGTTGCTATCCATCAAACTAGATAAGCCAATTGAAGTTAATTATTCTGAAATATATGAGAAATTATTTGGTAGCAGGGATGAGCACGCCAAGTATGCAATTCCGGCGCTTTCTAGATTCTACGGGTCAGTAAATAATGAAGTAAAGGTTGCATTACAAGACATATTGAATGGTAGTTTTGATGGAGTTAAATCTAGAGATCCAAATTCTATTAAGGTTATCAGAATTTTATCTGAACTTGTAGACATAATTGAAACGAGCCAGAATTTAGAAATTATCTCAAGTGTTAGAAATTCGGAAAGTGAATTTAATGACCTTAGAATGGTATTATCAAAATTAACCGGAGAATTCAAGAAAGAAGATTCAGATAGATTTAAGATTATATCTTTACTATTTGATAAATTCAAAGAAAATCCTGTAAGCATCTTCAAACCGTTGATTAATCTGTATAATCAATTATCATCAGATCGATCAATGTCATACGACGAAGCGATGAAATCAAATAAAAAGATTGTACGGAAACTTCTAGACATGTTTTCTGAAAACGAATCTACATACGTAGAAACCATTAATGAAATACATTCCATAAGTCCTAAATTATTTGGCAAGGTCATGAATCAAATTGAAGATTTACTCACTGATAGAGTTTCTGATGAAGAGATTGATAACTATAGGCCATTAATAACATTCTATCTTCAGCGATTGGATTCACTAGTCGAATTGGCTAAGAATACTATGTCTGAGATTGTCAATTCATATCTGGGCATTGAAGATAATAGGATAGCTGAATTAAAAACTAGAATTAACTCTGTATTTGGTGCAGATTCAATTGTTCATGAGAGACTATTAAATTCAAAGGAATATTTGATAGCTATTTCATTCATTGGTCGATATGAGCCAATAATAAAGTTTATCGAGGATGAAGATATTAAGGTATTCAGTGTATTAATGATATTACCGGAAATAGAACATCCAGTCCAATCTAACCCATCTCTTAGATTTTTAATTACTTCACTTAGTGGAGATGTTGATGATGCAATAGATGAATTCGGAAGAAAGCCTAATTTAGATATTAAAAAGGTTGGATCGTCTAAGGCAATTCAACTAATTGGAACGGGATCTAATACGCAAGAAGGAAAAGATCACGCTATGATGCTATACTTGTCAATACTGGCTACAATACATGGGTTTGACGCCAATAAACTACCATTTGTTCAGAAGTTCGCATCTTAGTCGAAATAGTTGGTTGACGAGTCGATAATCATGTAGTATCTTCTTATGGACATACTATGTTCATATGGAGGATCGCTATATGATAGTTGAGAAAATTGAACGCCCAGTATTCACTTCTATTGAGGGCGAACGTCGTCGTTTTCGTATCGATGACGAAGGATTAGTCAACATTCTTGCAATTCTTCGTAAGAATATGTACGCAAATCCAACTAGGATCATTGTGCAAGAATACGCCAATAATGCGCGAGATGCGCACATGGATGCAAAGATCCCTGAACGGCCAATTCAAATTACATGCCCCACAACCATTTCCCCGTATCTAAAGATTAGAGATTATGGAAAGGGTATTTCCCCTGAACTAATTGATAGCGTATTTGTAGCATATGGTGCATCCACTAAGAGACATACCAATGATCAAATTGGTGGTTTTGGAATTGGAGCTAAGAGTGCATTTTCGTACTGCGATGCATTTGAAGTGACTACAATCTGCGAGGGTATTAAATACACTTACGCCCCGCATATTGATTCATCGGATGTTGGCGAGATGCCACTTATTGCTAAAGAGCTGACCGAAGAAGAATCCGGAACCCTTATTTCAATACATATTCTAGAAGATGACATTTATAGGGTCTGTAATGCAATTTCAATGATTACGGAATACTGGGATATTCGACCTGACATTATTGGGAATGTTAGCTACTCGAATCGCAAGGTTTATTTTACCGAAGATAATTGGGCGCTTATGGAAAAGAGCTACACTTATCAGACTAATGAGATTTTGTATTGTGTTGAAGGGATTCCATATACTTTCAATCTCCCGGCAGAAGATTCGAGATTTGATGGCGACTTGAAGGAATTGGCTCGATGCCCATTTGTCGTTAAGTTGCGTACAGGCGACGTTACCATTGCATCAAACCGTGAAGCTCTAGTGTCAGATGATAAGACGTTGAATAAAATACATGAAATTCTAAGCGAGATCAATACTCACTTCAGAAATCATGTTATGGAATCCATTTCTAAATGCGAGAAGCTAGATGAAATGTTTGAGCTTCGAACAATGTACAATAGACTACGACTTGATCACATGGTTAAGAGTTTCAAGTGGAACAATTTGGAGATTAATGGAAATTATCTGTCGATCCCCACTGAAATCGGATGTGTTCACCGAATTGATATTACTAAAAGAGGAAATGAAGAAGGGATAGGATACGGAGTAAAGAGTAAGAGTGTTGGTAGTGATATTGATTTTGGCGAACGAACGATGAATAATTATCATCGCATATTTGTGGTTCAAGTTGAAGAGGGAAAGACTTTTAGTAAGAATCAGCTTCTTAATGCGATGCTCGGTTCTAACACTATCTTGCATTGCCAGTTAATTGTTCTTAAAGTTCCTACCACTGATCCTATTCTAGATCAATATGGATTTCAGTATTTTCAATGGACCGATTTGTCTGAATATCCAACTAAGAATATGTGGAGAGCTAGACGTTTTGGTGTGAATTCAGCCAAGGTTGAATACTATACGTTTACTAGCCCATATAGCACTCCTCGTGATTCATGGGATCGTGAATTTGGTGAAGTTGCTGATCTAGATGAAGGCGTATATTTTCCGATTTCTAGAGGGAAATTTGACGTTCAGGATAGTAGAACGTATTTCATTCATTTTCGTGAATTTTGTAAACTCCCTATATACGGAATGCCTTCTCGTTCAATGAAGGAAGCCAAGGCAAATCCAAATCTAATTTCACATGAAGTATACTTATGGGCATATCTGAGGAAATTGGTTTCCTATTTGAACGATAATAAAGAAATTGCAAATACCGTAATTATTAACGAATCTTCTACGTTTCGTCGTAATTTGCCGAGCATTTGTGATTTTACTGATAATTTACCAGATGATCACATTATTAATTACTGGAAGAAAATTAGCAAGCCTGAGAAGAATGAACTCACTGAGAATGTGAAGACCGCTTTGCTTAGGTATAACTATTTGAAGCAGTATGTCCAACTAGATGAAACCTTCGAAGCTGTTGATGTTGTAACTAATACTTACAATTTGATTCATGCTTCATATCCAATGCTATGGGTTTTCGAGGATGGATACAATAGGGACATTCAGGTAAATGCTCTACATAAGGCGATTTGTGAATATGTGTATTCTATTGATCGCGACTTTGCAAACGAAGACAACAACTAAGGAGAAATAAAAATGCTCACATCAATCATCACACCCGCAGGCGCGAATATTCATATTCCAGGAAAGGGATTGAAGAGTATTCCAGCGTCATCTCCGATCTATAATGACGTTGTCGCTGTCATCATGGATGGAATGGGACTTCCCGATGATCAGCAGTTGGAAGATTCTGAGAAGATCCATCGAATTCTTCGGCTTATTGATAGAGAATCTGATCTAAGAAATGCCGCCAATGGACATTTTGAAGTCATTGAAGGAAACATCAAGATCGACGGTGAGTTTGTGCCGCCGATTATTGCCAAGCGCATTCTTGATTTCATGGATAAGAAATACGATTTTGAGCCGATGGTGAAGTTTTGGGAAAATCTCAGAAACAATCCGTCTGAGCGTTCTAGAATTGAACTTCTTTCGTTTCTTGAACACAATGGAATACCCATTACGAATGATGGATATTTTGTTGCATATAAGTATGTAAATTCTGATTTCTCCGCATGCCATGATTCTAAGTACAAGAATCATCCTGGTAATACATTGTCTATGAATCGAGATGATGTTGATGCCGATTCCTCTCAGACCTGTTCCAGAGGTCTTCATGTGGCGGCGTGGAATTATGTTAAGAATAGTTCCACTATTGTATCGGTTAAAGTGAATCCTGCAGATGTAGTGTCTATTCCATATGACTATAATGGAATGAAGATGCGTGTGTGCCGTTATCAAGTCATTGATACTATTAGTGGCGAATTCAATGAACCTCGATTCAATGATGAGCCTGAGATTGAACTGGATCGAGAGCGATTTGAGCATTTTGGGATTATTGGAACCCATAAGGAAATGGGGACTGGTAATTGGATGGGTATTATTTCGCATAAGCATCGTTTGCTTGATGGAGTTACCTATCGAGCCGATAGTCTTAAACTTCTACACGATGAATTCATTAGAACTGTTGATGAAATCATCAAGGATACTCGATTTAATTACCTTCGTCAGAAGCGAGACGGTAAGGGTGGATTTGCGAAGGGTGGTAAGTAATGTCTGAGCATACTTGGAATGCAGATTTTGAAAATAACAGCGACCGCGAACAGGTCTTAAGGGAGAGAGCAACTGTATGGCCTAAAACTCTTCAGGAACTCAATAATTTGATTCATGAAGTTACAAGCGGAACACATACATATGGATCCGTTGTTGAGGCAATGGGCCTTGTTGCATCTGCTACTTTGAATTATATGGGATCTGAATTAGGATGCTCTGGATTTCAGGCATCCTGCGCCGATTTGGTGACCCTTCGTAGGCAACGGTGCATTAAATCCCCTTATACTATTCTTAAATTAGATGATGTATTATATCCTCAGCATAATCCACATGATAGACTGGATGAATTTATTGGAGATTCAGCCGAATGGATTTCAAATGAAGCTAAATCAAATCTTGAAAATAAGCAACATGCACATCCAAATGTGATTGCTCATTGGGAGCGATTAGCGAAGTGTAATGGAGTTGGTGAGTTGGTTATTAGGGTTTTGAATGGTGAAGATCCTTTTAAGACTATTATCGATGAACCTGAAACTACTGATTGTGAAATTGATAATGATCCGGCAATCACCACCTTAGAAATAGAGAATTGACATGGTACTTTTGAGTACTATTGTTCGTAAAAGATGCAAGCCAGATGCTTTTGTTAGAATGGCTCGAATCATATTAGGTGATTCTGACAAATACGAAGATGACCTAATTGAGATTCGCTGGTTTCCTAGAAGAGACGATAAGTATCTTGAAATTACTCGCAAGCCAATTAAGAGTGATGATGGGTATGATAGTTTTAGTGGTGATAATCCCACCACAATGGAAGTCAATGGCAAGATCATTCGCCATCATGGAGAGCACACCCTAATCACTACTCACATGGAAAAGCTGGTAGAAGCTAAGGGAGAACTCCCGTATCTTAATGATACGACTAACGAGGAGGACGACGATGAATAAGTTGGCAGACTCTCAAAGTATCTATTTCCAGGCATTGATTTTTGCCACGGAGAATCACGGATCACAGTTCTACGATAAGGACAAGCCGTATATTTTCCATCTGGCTAACGTATGCCAGACTTTGAATAGATTTGGATTTACCGTTGAGTCGCACCCTCACCTGCAAGTTTCTGGAATCTTGCATGATGTGGTTGAGGATACTGACGTAAAGATCAAGGAAGTTCGGTCCCGTTTTGGTGATCAAGTGGCTGACATCGTGAAGCTGGTTACAGATCAGCCCGGTGAGACTCGTGAAGAGCGGCATCGAGCCACATATCCTCTACTTGCTACCAATGCCGATGCTATTCTAGTGAAGCTCGCAGATCGAATCACTAATATCGAATACAGTGAATTCACGTCGAATTTGAAACAGTGGCGGAAATATCGTAGGGAATATCCGTATTTCAGAGAAACTCTTTATAGAGTTGATCACCTCGAAGCCGCTAAGATGTGGTCTACTCTCGATAAGCTCTTTGATTGGGAATGAATTTGCTATAATGGAAGAGGGGGCACTGGCCTCCTCTTTTTTTGGAGACAACGTGAAGCCTAAAATAATTCGAGGGCGACTGTTAGATAATTTGAATATGCAAATACATGCATCAACTGCAGGTCTTTTTGCAGACATGCTCAATCCGAAGATCAGAGGATCTAATTTTAGATTTACCCCGCAGGAATTTTCTGAAATGTCTTTTTCATTTGGGTTTTATCCAGGTGGATATTCAACTCGCGACATGGTTAAGCGATATGAACACGAAAATCCAATTCCAATTGAAACATATTGGAAAGACATGGCTTTTGCTTTAGCTAAAAGATTAATTGATGGCGCTGGAATCAATGAAATGGGAAATTGGAATGATTAAGGCAGTTAAAATTTTACCTAGAATGGCAATTCAAACTTTAGTAAATCCAGGATATGAATATTATATTCCTAGTGTATTGGCTAGTTTACCCCCAAATGATGGAATTAGATTGGTTTCTATCAATGGTTGTGATGAACCATTTCTAACCGACGATGAGAAAAAAACACTGCGGGAAAAATATAATTTTACTTATATTGAATCGTATCGATTCGATGACATTGGTGGCGAAATATGGGAATCTATTGTTAAACGTAAGAATTTAGATAGATCAAAATTCATTTATTTTAATGAAGAGATTGCTAAAAATATTTGTAATTTCTGTTTATCTCCATATGAGCCAATTACTCACTACGAAGAATCAAATGAACTTCTAATTGTGCATTGTCATGCGGGAATTTCTAGATCATCTGCAGTAGGTTCTGCTATTGCATATCATTTGGGATTAGATTCTGATGAATTTACTACCATGAATCCAAACATTGACCCAAATAAGTTCATTCTAAGCGGGATGCTCAGTGAACTAGGATATTCAATTTTTGGATTTAATTATTGGCGGAATCGTAGGAATCGTTTTGACTAAATATAGACATGACTAAGATTGCATTCCAAGGATATATTTACGAATCACTTAATGAAAAAGAGTTGAAATTTATTCACGGTAAAATGCAACAGGCTGTTGAAAATTTTGATGCAGTATTAAATATCGTACATGACGGTAATCAGAAAAAGGCAATGTCTTCGCTGATGAATAAGACATTGGATACCTTTAATGAAAAGATTAAAGGAACTGATTATGCACCTAAGAGTTTGGACGACATGGAACAGCAATCTAAAGAAATTGATGGTGCTCTGAAGGAACAACAATTGGCTGATGAGAATTCATCATCCGAGACGGCACCTGAGCAAAGAGACTCTTCCGAAGAACAATACGCATGAGAACGGTTGACGATTTGACGCCATAGTAGTATCTTTTTGATACACCTTAGCTTGGAGGATCAAATGGCCGGAAATACCTTTAAGGACGAACTTGTAAAAGAGTTCAAGAGTTCGACTCAGTCATTTGTCGATGCGCAGGTTCGAATTCAAATGCCATTGATTAAGAAGGCATGTATTGATGCGGCAAAGGCCCGTCAAGGATCTGTCGATTATCAATTAACCAATGATGCGGCGTGTACGGTCGTTGGTTTGGCCCTGCAAATTAGAATTCAGCAGGAGCTTAATCTTCACGCAAAGCATATGGTTGACAATGATCGCGATTACTGCAATCATTACATTCGGATTAATGGTTGGGTTGATTAAAAATGGTTGACAGTGTACGATGGCCATCGTATCTTATGAATGAGATGGAAAGCTGAATGTCGGCTATCTACTACACACAAGGAGAATCAAATGCGTATTGAAATTGGAAATTCCGCTTACGTCCTCAAGATGCGTACCGAGGAGGTCGGCCATTCGATGGAGGCTCACCCTGTTGATGTTGCTTCCAAGCCGCTGAGCGATCTGTCGGTAAAGGAGCTTTCTTCCGCTCTTTCTCGCATGCGGCGCAACAAGGCTAAGGCGACTCATCGCAAGTGCCGTACCACTGCGACCCTCATGCGGCTCGAAGAGGGATCCGAGGTCCAGGTTGCGACTGTCAGTGTCTCGAATTGCCTGGATGACCAGTTCAACGCTCCTCGTGGTCGGCGTGAGGCGCTGGAGAAGCTGAAGCTGGTGCTTGCTGAGAATCCCGAGTGGACTCTTGCCATGAGCCGAGTATTGACTACCGCTTTCTATAAGAGGTATCCCAACTCCAAGCCCTGTCACGGCAACTAAAGTCAAGAGGGAGTTTTCCCGGAGACTCTCCTCTAAAAATGAGGGGAGTCTTTTTTATGTTTAGATATTCAATATATTGTACTGAATATGGATACCCATTTACTAGCCCATATGATGAAGATAAATCAATAGACACTGCAATTGAAGTATGTAAAATCATGGGTGAAGTCACAAAATGTAGATGGTATGTTTACGACACACACAAAGGAATGGATGTTTATCTGTTCAAGGGGGATATATGCTAAGATTGAATCAAGCAGTTCTTGAAAAAATGAATGATTCTCGACTTTTGAATCACTTCAAAAAGTGTCGTGACTATGTTAGGCATAAGTCGTGCCAAATATGGTATTATGGCTATTCACCTGCCGACGACGATGCGATAATTGCTCTGGCGTTCGATGAGGCATATGTGAATCATCTGAGGCGCATGCTTTCAACTAGAGGCCATGTAAAAAGGAACAGATAATGAATCATGATGATGTAATGAGACTAATTAAAACTAGGCTTTCTGTTCGTATTGATTCAAAATGGGGACAGTACAAGAAAGAAATCAAGGTTTCCTTATTGCTTGATAATGAGGAAATTTCTAGTGATTCTATTCCAGTTGATGAGGTCCGAGAGGACTTTGGTTGATTTTTTGACTTAACTGTAGTATCTTAGTACCGGGAGGTATATATGTCATTCATCAAAAATTCATTATTTCTAGATTTAGAAGGAACTATCATAGAATCCATTGATAATCCGGTATTCCTTTCAAATTTCATTGAAAGTCAGTGGTTCATTAGAAATTTATCCGAGGCCGATGAATTTCATTTATTTTCCTGGGCGATTACTTCTAGTTCAGATTTAGATTCAAAGAAGTGGCTAATCACTCAAGTAGAACATCGACTAGGAATTAAATTCAGTAGCGTTATATTTCGCGATGATTTTTTCTCATTCTTTAGATCCAAATTCGGAAATATTGATTTCATTGAGTTTGAAGAAATATGTAGATCATTAGGTAAAGAATGTGTATTTCAAATGTTCATTCGAAACGTATTTGATAATGCTGGAAAATGTGATCGATTCATATTAATTGATGACATGGTTGACGATACAACGCTCTCTGGAATTTTCGGCAGAATTGACACGTTTGGCGTTCGTGATTAAAATTGGTTGACGATCTATCATTTCAATAGTATCTTGTTCTTATGTCTAAACAAGATCACATTGATGCTCTAGTTCGCAAAGCCTTGTGGTTTGATCGCTTGCGAGAAATGGGGATGATCGGACCCACAGGTAAAAAAGCAAATGCCGAAGCATGCCGCCGAAATGCATGGATTCGGAATAAGCAGAAAGAACTAGGTATTACATCAACGGAACTTGCACACCTAAAAATAGAAGCCATTCAAAATGGAGAACTGTATTGAAATATCTTTGCTTTACCCCTATACTATTACTAGTCTTCCCAATCATTTCTATATTTCAGAATGAATCTCATGAGGTGATGGTTACTCCTAATCCTGTCAGCCATGCTACAGTGATTAAGGAGAATACGCCTAATGCGGTTGAAGAAGATACTTCATATTTGACTCAAATGCCAGATATTCCTCCATTTGACTTTTCGACGTTTGAAATAGAACAACATGAAGGATGCACTGATTCTTTGGTATATCCGGGTGGAGCATCTGGACCTACTATTTCATGTGGCTTAGATTTGGGTAATGCCGGATATAAAACAGTGGCCGAAATATTGAAGTATAATGTATCTGATAGCATTTATCAGATTCTAATCAAGGCTACTTCAATTAGAGGTTCGGGTAGTCAAGAATGGATTCGTCGCAATCAAGTGCATATTGGAGATAAAGTTGCAGGCCATATCTGCAATACATTGAAGGTGTATATTTGGAGACAGTTGACATTTAAGTATCCTAATTTGGAGAATGCGCCTGCACAGGTAAAAACTGCAATGCTTGATATTACATTTCAAGCCGGAATTGGATCAAAGAGGATGTCCGGGTTCGGAAAGGTCATTAGCGAAAAAAAATGGATGAAACTAGGAAGGATGATTGAGATTTCTTATTCTGATTTTGCAGGTGGTCGATACCATTCGATTCATCAGCGAAGAGTTGATCATGGTAAGCAAATCCAATTTATTTACGACCCTCCTAAGAATGTAACGATTGACTATGATTAATCCGTTGACGGGCGTCATTCTCTTCCGTATCTTATTGATAGGAGGTGCCATATGATATATTTGATCTTGTCTTTGATTTTTGGTCAGATGGTCGATTTTTCTGAAGTGTGTGATTCCACGCCATGCGTCATTGATCATATTCCGTTTGGCGTTGGAGTTGAGACTGTCGATTGGCAGATGCATTACATGGCACCGCTTGCTACGAGAAAGGTATATGACGGTGGAACCGTTTATCACTACGAAGGTTACAAGTTCCAGGGTATTCAGCAGACTAGATTTGTCGAATTTATCTTCTCTAGTAAGGGTAATTTGCGTGAAATTGGAATGTTCCTGACTCCCTCTGAAGAAATGGCAGATCAGTATCCTGAAGTATTGAATTTGTATTTTACTCTTCGAGATCGAATTGTTGAATCTGGATTATATGATTCCGTTGAATATGTATATTCGTTTAGGAATCCTTACGAGGCAACCACTGAGAAAGAAGCGATGAATGGAAATTTCACGCTTCAGGAAGAATATGCACTTAGGCAAGATAGGAACGGGAATCTATCCAAGTATAGATTTGGAAAGGTGTGGTCGATTCTAAGGAATCGTAAGCATCCTACGCTTGAAGTTATACTTTCAGTTGCAATTCAAGATGGGGCAACTAGCCCTTCCGTTAACATGCAATACATTGACACTAGATATACTCGAAAGGGTTATGTCGATGGAATTGAAAACCCAAAGGGGAGGCCGTAAATGTACTATGCTCATGTTCCAGATGGCGACTGGCAAGACTACCATATTGGGGATAGACTTGACCTTGATCGCGAGGATGATAAAATCCCTTCAATCGAATACGTACAGGCAGATGGTCATGAACTTTCTTTGATCGTGGAGATGTTCGGAGACACCATTCCAATGCCTAGAGGTCCAAGGGTGATTCGCTGGTATGGCGATATTGCCAAGACTATTCATTTTGCTCTCATCACTCATCGCGGATTTGGAGTGTTTCAATGAATGACATTAATGATTTTCTCAAGGGTATCATCACTGAATGTACTATGGTCGTAAATGGCGGTCGGATTATTTTCAATGGAATTTCATTCTATTGTGAATCTCCGAGACTTGGAAGAAAGATTGATATTTCTAATGAGGATATTCAATCTCTCGTTGATAATGGATATGCCAATTATCTATTCAATGGGGCGATTAAGTTGAACTCGAAGAAAATGGATGAAATTTACTATGATCTTTTTCAAATTGAAAAGATCCCACATCCAAAACATGAAAGGATGACTCTGGATGTCGTCAAAATGCATTACTTACTTCATTGAGGATTGCATGAATCAAGCCTTGACTGATGAATGGTCTATCAAGGCTTGGATTGGCACACTCATTTATCTGATGGCATTTGTATGGTTTTTGATTTCGTCATTGGCTTCATTTATTGATGAATGCACATCTCTTGCTACGATTCCAGGAGAATCTTCAATTAAATCGAAAATTGGAATTGTTTTGTGGATCGTAGGTGGGAGTGTTATGTTTATTGTTGGGGTGTTGCCGTCAAGATTCTTTAGGTGGTTGTCAAAGTAACACTTACGTAGTATCTTATTCGTAGAAGATGCGTCCAATCAAAGGAGTTTATCATGGAAAAGACGATTTCTGAACAGATTAAGGATTATGCAAAGGCGAATCCTTTGGCGAGCGAAAGTGAAGTGAGGGCGCATTTCAATGTGTCTCGTCAGCTAGTATCGCAGATGTTTCATCAGCTTTATACTTCTGAGGAACTTGCCTCTCGAAAGCATATGCGCCTAAATGAATCTGCGGATACAATTAAGGGAATGTTGATTGCAAAGAAGACACACGTCGAGATTTGCAAAGAACTTGGAATCTGTAAGAGTAAACTTAAGAGAATCATTGATTCTAATCCCGAGTTGATTGAAATTTCCAAGAAAAATGATCAGTCTGATTATGATCGAGTTGTTAACATTAGTTATGATTGGAATGCTGGAATGTCTTTGGCTGAATTGACTGAAAAGTACAATATCGGCAAGACTCCGACTAGCGCCGCTTCGTATATTTCGAAGCTCCGTACTCGGCATGGGGTTGATTTGTTCCCTCTTCGGTTGGATAATCAAGTGAGTCTAGAAGAGAAATTCAACAAGTACAAAGAACTACACTCGAATGGTATGAGTCCTGAGGAAATTTCTAAGATCCTTGGATATAAGACTCTACTTTCAATGAAGTCGGCATTTGTCGCATTTAATAGGAAAGTAAAGGAAGATGACGCTAGAACCTGAAAACACGTTTTTCACATCAGACACTCACTTGAAGCACAAGTCAATCTTGCGCTATCAACCAAATCGAGTATATTCTGATGTGAATGAGATGAACGAGGCAATTATCAACAACTGGAACTCTTTAGTTCCAGTTGATGGTGTTGTAATTCATCATGGCGATTTTGCATTTGCTTCAAAATCTAAGATCCGTGAATATCGAAATCGTCTAAATGGCAGAATTATCTTGATACTTGGAAATCACGATTATTATTCTGAAGTGGTTGACGCTTTTGGTCGGGAGAATATATTCGATTCGAAAATTTATCGAGTTGGAAATAGATTGATTCATTCATGTCACTTTCCAATGGCTTCATGGAAAGACGCCGAAGATGGTAGTTGGCAGTTGCATGGTCATTACCACGGGCATAAAGTTGACGATACTCAGTATAAGCGAATGGACGTTGGAATCGATACTCACCCGGAGCAACGCCCATATACATTTGCAGAAATTGAGAAATACATGAATGCTAGAACTCTAACACCAGTACGGCATCCGGAGTGAATAATGGGATATAGATTGTACCTTGGATCGATTCCTCGTAAGGGGATGAGGAAATATCGGAAAGCCTCTTCTGAGGCTCTTGCCGCTGAATTCAAAGACCCAGATGAGGAGGAGTCCAAATACTTTTGGCCTCCTTCTTTCCCACATTTGAAAGAACTTATTTGCCTTGGTAAGTATGTTGATTTCACTCGCGGCGGAAAATATAAGAATTTCTTTAGCTTCGAACACCCAGATGGTGAATTCGTTGTGGTTGATAAGGAATTCCTTGCAAAGGTTATCGAGGAATATAGAAGTGCAATTCATGCGAACTATGTGAAAATGCATGATATTATGAAGCGACTGACTGATAAGAAGAAACTGGAAGAAGTCTATGAGGAATTCAAGAATATTGATGCACTACAAGATTATGAAAGCAAAGACGCTGAAGCATTTCACTGCATTAAGGAGCGTTTGCGTCGAGGTGTATTTGAATGGGAAATTTTGGATGGTGGTTGGGTTCCGGCGTATAAGCTAGATAATCCTGGACCCGACGAATTCATTTCCACTTCATGGTCATATGAATATGCAATTTTCAATTTGATTCATTTATACAAGACCTTCAACTTCAAAAATAACTACTTAATTTACTATGGTCACTAAGATACTCACATCCACAATGTACGGGGTATTTGGGACAGGAAGCCTTCCTAGCTATGTCCAGACACCAAAGCCCCAGCCACACCAACAAGCATATGATCGCCTCCTGAAGGGGCTAGGAGACGGTCGTGAAGGGGGTCTGACGTATGAATCTCGATAAGACTATTCATAATGCGTATGTATACAATAAAAAGGTTGGACGTAAGAGTGTGTATATCGCAATCGACATACATGACACTATCGCAATGGCCAATTACGCAGATGAAATGCCCGATGTAATTGAAACTGCGATGGATGCTCTACGGAAATTAAACGAGTTTCCTGAGATTGTTTTAATTCTGTTTTCCTCCTCATATCATCACGATGAATACATTGAACATTTTAGGAAATATGGAGTCAATTTCACGTACTTCAATGAAAATCCAGAAATATGTGATAGCAAGACTGGAGATTTCTCTAAGAAGTTTTTCTATAATGTACTATTAGATGATAAAGCTGGATTTGAACTTAGGGATTGGGAAGTTGTAGTCAATGCTGTTATCAAGTATCGTAAAATATTCGAGCAATCTGAAGAAACGAATCCTCTATTAGAAGATTATGTGATTGGCTATCAATTCACCAAGACTTCTAAGGGTCGAGTTGAGCAAATTGGACCTTTTATGAATCGAGATAAGATTGTTAATATTCGAGATCATATGATTGGCGAGAATATGCGTAAAAACTCGATATATCGAGAATACGTACAACTGATTCAATATAAAGAATCCGAAATTAGATTAGAATGTGTAGGGGATATTGGTAGACATGATTCTATAATGCGACAGTGGAGAGAGTTTTTACTGTCGAGCCGACCTGAATTCAAGTCGATGGATTCTGAACTCGATGAGTTTAGTGAAATATCTGAAATTAAGGTTTATCTATAGAACAAATATAGTGCAGATAAATATATCTGCGCTAATTTAATAGGACACATATGCACGAACATGATAATCAAGACGATACTCCAATTGTAACACAATACACCAATGTATCTGAATGTGTTGATTACATCGTTCCGTTTATATTGCACGACCATGTGGTATTAGTTCATTTGGATCAAGCAACTACAGATAAGGGTATTGTAATAACAGATATGCCTAATTTTAGATTTCATATCGAGATTGATATTGACGATAAAGATAAGAGAACCTTGAATTTGCTTGAGTTTAGAGACGGAAAAGATTATGCGTCAATCAACATTAGTAAATTATTTGGCTGGGTCACATCTTTTAATGAAGGACTTGGTACACTCACTTCAATTAATTTGACAGTCACAGTATACCCATGTAAGAGTCCATTTGATGTACATAGAAGTCCATATCTAGAAAAAGGAGGGGAGTATGAATTACAGCCGTTCCTCTTTTAACCAATGTTCATTTTTCTTTAAGAAGGCTTGAACAGTCTTCATTCGACTAATTAGCATGTTTACTTCACCAAGTGCGCTATTTACTGAAGTCGGTATCATTCTACAATTTGCTTCACAATAATTCCCATTTGAATATATTCTGTCTATTGATGGGGTTTCACCTGCAGATTTGATCTCTTCAAATAATCGCCATCTAAGATTAAACCAATTAGAAAATTCTTCAAATGTCCATTCAACCTTAATGCCTTTTTCTAGATAACAGCCTTTTTTGATTCTTGAATTCATTGAATGCCAATAAGATTTTATTATTTGTTCTTTAGTTTTTTCTTTTTTTGGATGCTGTAATCTGTGTAGTGATCTGGCTAATAGTATGTCGTCGTCAAATCTAGAATTGATATGTGGTCCACCCATAAGAATTATTCTAGCATGTAATTAAATTACTGGAGAATTTGGTTGACGATCTTTAAGATTAGTAGTACCTTAGTAATAATACCTTGGAGGAGATAGATGGAGCCACGTAGCTGGGATATACCGCACCTCGCGCTATCCGAAACAAAAACAATTGTCTTTATTGACTTTGAAACCACTGGATTCGTTCCGTGGAAAGCCGCTAGAATTATTGAATATGCCGCTATTAAGGTGACTCCGACAGGGAATGAAATTTTCCATACTCTCGCCAAGCCATTTGCATTTTCCCCAAAGTCTCCAATTAGGATCCCGTATAAAATCACGGAATTGACTAAGATTAGTAATGAAATGGTGGAAGATTCACCGGATACGTTTACAGCTTTCAAAGAATTTTACGAATTCGTAAAAGGCCATATTTGTATTGCACATAATGCAAAGTTCGAGAAAACATTCGTACAGTGGTATTGTGATTTCTTGGGACTTGAGAATAATTGCATATTCAGAGATACTCTTCCAATGTTCAAGAAGCATTATGGGGTTGGAAAACTATCAGCTATTACAAGTTCTGAGAATGCTCACATGGCATTTGATGATTGTGTTAGTATGATTCGACTGATGAAGGAATGTCAAGAGGCTGATCCTAAACTACTTACGTTGTGTAATGTAGTAACACTCTCAAAAGACACTCAAAAGTATATTTCTGAGAGTATTCGACCTACTCAGAACGTGAGGCTGGGATGAGATTTAAGCACAGTGTTGATCGCGGCGATAGATTTCAAAATGCATACACTGACATTAATGTTGAACTGACTATTATTGATTTACTGAATTTGATGAGGCAACTGAATAAAGATAGTTTATATGAAGTATTGGATGAAATATTGAAGATGTGTAAGGATGATGATTTTGGAGATAGTTCTACTATTACGATTGAAGGTGATGGTGATGTTGAAATTAATATGGACCAATTAACCGACATGATGGATTTTAACGCATATATGTATGCTCATCATAAGGAAATGAATCATGTGATTTTAACTAAGCCTTCATATGTTGCAGGTGAAATTGCATTTATGGATGGATTGAATACCTTGCGAGACAAGATTCAACATGATTTTTGCGAGGATATTTTTGATGGGAATATCTAAAGAACAATATGAAGCTGAATGCCTTAGATTATTGGCAATGGATAAGTCGAAATGGCCTTTTGAGGCTCGGGTGGCATATCAACTTGGCCTGCAAGAAGGTAAAAAAGAAGTATTTGAAAAAATGAATCCAAAACTGGAAGCTCTAAGAAAAAAAGCATCTGAAAATGAATGGGAACTTGATTTACATCGGATCGCAGTTGGTGAACGAGAAGCAATTGAGCGTGGAAGGTGGGGTATATATGGATAATCAAATTGATAAGCAAGATCTAATAGAAAAATCGATTAAAGTTTTTGGACTATCAAGCCAATTCAGGCAATTTCATGAGGAAATGGGTGAACTTCTAGTTGCAGTTAGTCATTATGATCGAGGTCGTTGTACGCTAGAAGATGTAGCAGTTGAAATGGCTGATGTTCTTCAAATGATTGACGCATTGCGAGCCGTTTATGGAATTCCCGACGATTATTTTGAGAATATTCAGAAGCGGCAATGGCTTAAACTAAAAAGTCAAATTGAAGCAAGAGAAAATGCGCCACGCAATGATGGATCACTCTGATGAATATCATCAAGCGATTAGATGTTTGGTTCAAAGACGTAGTCGATAAAGGAATTCTAGACGATATTTGTAATAGGATCAAAGTATTTAACGAGGTTCCTAGAAATTATAGTTTGGGTTGTATTTCAGATGGTCATCATACATTTGATGAATTGTATGAATATCGAATGGTATATAATGCCATGCTATTCAATGAATTTGCCGCTCAAGGGAAATACGGAGTACATAAATCAAAACGCCATTTTACTGGAGAAGAATGCTTCGGAGGTGGATGGTTTATTGTGATGGCTAATCTACCAACGGGGCAGGTTAGTAATCACTATAAACTGAACTATTGGAATATGTTTGACATTCCCGAAAAAGAAAAAGCTGATGAATGGGATGGACACAACCCGGAAATTGCTAAAAATCGAATGTTGATTTTTGCAAGTCACAGAAAAATGTACGAAGGAGATAAGTAAAATGATTACACAGGACTACGTAGTGTTTTGCAGTCCAGGTTCATTTGTGCATGAAACTAGCACAAAGGAAATTGATAGTTGGGATGTTCGAAAGGCAATCGAACTATCTAAGGACATTAATGAAAGGTATAATAGCAAACCTTTTGGTTTCTATTTCCGTACTCGTGGTCGGCATGATCATGAAATGGATAGTAAGGTGATCGATGAAAGCAAGATGTATTATCTTGGTGGATTGGTTGAAAGTTATGAAGAAGTTTGTGCCAGGAATGACCCTAAAGAAGAAATCTTGCGTTCCAACATGCGTAATAATGACTGGAGCCATATCATAGTCAATACGAATAGTTGGAAAATTACTCAGCCTCTACGTAAAGGCGATGTTGTTCTTAACGTCGTAGACGGTGCGCTGGTATCTCAGACTGAGTATTGATATGCTTGGAATGATTCTTAGTTTATTGTTCGCAGGTCAATTTGATATTGGTTATGTATATTTCGAGTTAAGTATGGATACATACAAACATGGGATGGATGCATCTCCACTAGTAAAAACTGTGAACAATAAATACCCGAGAATTGATTCGTTGTCAGGCTCTCGACTATATGGTCATTTGGGTAATCGTTTCATGACGTGGGATAGCCTAGGTGTCTGCATAACTCCCAATTGCAAACGCAATGATAATCTAACATGGTCGGATGTTTGGTTAGATAAACCTTAGATGTTTAGATACAAATGACCATTTTCTATAAACCCTAGTTTAGTGGTCGTTTGTGTATTTGTTAATTCGCCAAGTGAATTTAGATATAATGCACCCTTCAAAGTGAAATTCTTAATCTTAAATTCCCCTATGTTCGCGGCTTCGATCCAAGTCCCATATCTATCTACTCTCAATACTAATAAGTCGCATTTACCCTCAACCGCAGATAGATATTTCAATTCAGTTGAATCCCAGTAAATGAAATCTCCTGGAAGAAATTGAAAATCTTCACCATATATTCTATGCTCACGACCACATTCAACTCTAAAATGATGATCGCCGTCACATCCGCAGTGATGATGTTCTTCTTTTAGCAATTCAAATACGGGTTCAGTGTGATGCATACGATTTATTTAGAAAATATTGACGGTTGCCATGAGCTAAATTAGAATAAAGATATGATTGACGATTTTCACACGCCGGGTAATAGGTTTTTGTCTAATTTCTATAAATGTGAAATACCATATGGACATTTTGTATACAGTTCATCTGAATGTGCATATATGTCAGAAAAAAGAGAAGACCTTAAATGGAAAGAATTCTGTGCGACAAATAGTTCAGCCGATGTGAAGAAGAAATCAAGATCTATTAAACTACGATCTGATTGGGATCGAATTAAAATTCGTGTAATGTTTGAAGTACTCAGAATTAAATTCTCAATTCCGGAATTACAAAGTAAATTATTAGCGACTGGAAATCAGGAATTAATAGAAGGTAATGATTGGGGGGATGAGTTCTGGGGTGTGAATAAACATACTGGAGTTGGTCGAAATTTCTTAGGTAGAATTCTAATGCATATTCGACAAGAAATCCGTGACGGGTTGCAATAGGTAAAGTATTTTAAGTTTGAAGGAGACAATCATGTACGCGATTTGTGCCAAAGTTGATGGTGAACTTAAGTATCTCAATCGATTTGAGACTGATAAGTATAACAATTCCGCATTAGAACCTAAAATGCAGGTTTATGAATTTGGCGAGTTGTGTGATCACACTCTATTGGCTGATTCAGAAGATTGGCAGTATTTCGTAAATCATTATTTGCCAGAAATAACTAAATTCATGACTGAAATTGAATTTAAGAATTTCCGTGCGGCTTTTGTAAAAGTTCGTCGCATTGTATCATATGATACTATGATATGCAATCCCTTCTACATCAATGAAGTTCCGGACGAAAACGGAAATTCTAAATTTTCGGTTGACGGAGTGAGGTGGGATAGTTTCTGCTAGGTTGACGACGACCCCTTTCTTGTAGTATCTTGTTGGCGTGGGGTGTCTATTCACCCCAGAAACCACTAGATAATTGGACATTATAGTTTTTCTATTTTGTTCAATTAGAAGAGAGGAGGAACGTATGCTTAAGATCGTAGATCGAACCAAGCCTAAGATCATTGATCCAACCGAGCCGATTGATGTTGTTATTGAAATTCCGTTGAGTAAAACTGAAGAATATAAGCGAATCACTGAAAGTATTTTGGCTCGTAAGATCAAGCCATCTATCGCAAAGTCGAAAAAGCAGAATCCCACTCAAAAGAAGCCAGAAAAGACGTTGGCTGAAGTTGCCGAGGAGATTAAGAATAATCGTCAAATTCGAACGCCGATTGTAGTTCCCGGAGTTTCGATTGAGCAGTACAATGAATTTCATTGCATGAAGAAGAATGGGGAATCAATGACGGTGACTCCTACTACTCATGCAAAGAATCAATTCATTTGGCGATATTATATCATTGACAAGAATTTCAAGCCTGCAAGCGATGAAGAGCTTATCGCAAAAATGCTTGAAGTTTTTAATTCTGGTAAGCGCATTGCATACGATGGATATCTGTATCGAAATCAGCGCCGAAAGGATTCGACTTCGGCTATGGTGTGGGGCACTAAGAAGATTTGTTTCCTAATTGACACGGTGACAAATACTATCATTACCTGCGAATTGAATGGGAAATATCGGAAGTATAACACTGCTGGGTTTAAGGCAATGATCAATCAAGGGACGTTTGATCATAAGAAATTGCAGTTGACTTAGGATACTCGCGGTAGTATCTTCATGTCATCACAGTGGAGGTATTACCATGCGAATTTTGATTTTTGGGGATAGTCATATGAATCTATATAATCTTGACAATGTTCTTGATTATGCAGAGTCGCGTGGATGTAAAATTCTCCTGTCGGTTGGTGATTTTGGATATTGGCCTCATGACATTGACGGGAGGGCATTTCTCTATTACCTGTCTACTGAGTTAGTTCGCCGTGACATGGAGATTCACTTTGTCAAGGGAAACCATGACAATCATGAATATTTGGCGCAGTATACTGCACCTGTTTCTGAAGTTTCCCCCAGAATCTACTATCACCCTAATATGACAACGTGGCAGTGGGGCGAATATACTTTTTGTGCAGTTGGAGGCGCTTACTCTATTGATGGCTGGAAACGAACATTTGGAGTAGACAAGTGGCCTAATGAGGAGATTTCTAATTCGGACATTTATTCCTCTGTCGATGTGAAAGCCGACATTATTATCTCTCATGATTGTCCTGAAAGTGTAGACATCGAGGACTATCTGGATAACAAGAGGGATCCCCTTACATATAGTCATCGCCTTAAACTTCAGTCAATTGTTGATGAAATCAAGCCGAAGTATGTAATTCATGGACACTATCATGAAAGATTCGTGGCCCGTGGAATTCATCCAGATGGAAAATTCATTAATGTTGGACTTGGTCGAGATGGGGATGAATTAGATCGACAGTGTCTTGTTTTCGACTGTGATGCAATGGTACATGACTTTTCAGTGAATTCAGGGAGGCGCTGGATTGAAATGTGAAAAGAGGCTCTAGGGATACCTAGAGCTTTTTTTCTGATAAATACGATACATGAAACGCTTCATATACAAAAATCATTTATACGAAAACATAGACCTTTCTAATCCAATTAATGGTGGGGTTGGAGATGGTCAGAGTTTTGACATAGGATTATTGGCCCAGGGTGCGGCAATTGAAAAAGAGCATGTTGGAGATTTGAATGATCCTGCAAAACTTGCATTGGCTTTGGATATTGCGCGAGATCATTTAGCCGAGTCCCCTCGATATTATGAAGAATTAGCTAAGATGGAAAAGAAGCTAGAAGGAGAGTCTAATAATGTTGAAGATGGCACTGTTATCGACAACACTATATCTAACTCCAATAGCTAAAAGCGGCGGAGAATTTGGTACTTTTGGATTAAAATATACCCAGAAATTATCTGAGAATGTATATTTCAAAATCAGATATTCTGATTATGGATTGTTAGAAGAGAAGCGTGACCCCAAAATTAAAGTATATTTTGACTTTGATTTTTGATTTTAGTTGACGCCTTCGGTTTCTCATAGTATGTTACTTTTAACTACTAATGAGGTTATAGATGGCGCACTGGTTAATACAGCGAGGGTTCGATTCAGATCGTCAATATCTGAAACTTATCGAATCGGTAGAGCGAATGGGGATACCTCATTCGTTTTGCACTGTAATTCCATTTTCCGATAGTGATGATGGTATTAAGTTAGAATCTCCCGTTCCTTCAAATGGGAATATTTACTGTTATGGTTCATATAGTCTAAGCAAACATGCAGTACGGCGCGGATATTTTCCGGGGGCATTCATTAGCAATAATAGTGCAATTGATAATTTGATGAAGTATTATGGCGAGAATATGTTGAATTATGATTCAATAGTGGTCAATTTTGGATGCTCAGACGAGTTAATTCCTAATATCTCTGAATTTTTCATCAAACCTAATGAAGATACTAAGGCTTTTACTGCTGAGATAATAAGTCGAGATGATTTTTTGATTTTTAAGAATAAGATCATGGCAATGGGTGATCAATATTCAACTGTTACTCCAGATACTAAAGTAGTAATTGCAAGTCCTAAAGAGATTTTTTCCGAATATCGTTTTTTTGTTGTTGATGGGAAAGTAATTACACAATCTCTATATAAGAGCGGAGGAACTGTATATTATTCATCTGCAGTTGATGAATATATAATTGAATTTGCTCAGAAAATGGTTGATTGTTATCAACCTGATAGAGCGTTTGTGTTAGATGTGGCCATTACACCTGACGGGTTAAAAGTGATTGAAGTAAATTCAATTAACTCATCTGGTCTATATGCTATCGATGTTCAGAAAATGATTTTTGCAATCGAGGAGATGCTTCCATAATGAGTGACGGACTAATTCAAGAGCTAGAGGCAGTCAGCAAAGACAACACTGACACTAAGGTAGAATTGAAGTACACTGCGTCTAAAGATTATGTATATCTAAAGATTCAGCGCAATGAAGAATTGCTAAAGGATCTCTTTGAAAATATAATTCATGAAGATGGATTTATTTGCGGTGGATTTGCTAGACTCAGCGTTTCGACGGTGAAGAATCCAGTCGAATGTGGAGATATTGACATTTATTGTAGAGGTGATGAACAATATCAAGCGATTCTTTTACGACTAAAGAAAGCTGGATACTATGAGAAGAGAACCTCAGAAGCCGCAAATACAATGCTTTCGTCTTTTGGTGGTTCTTTGCCCATTCAATTGATTAAACCTCTAAATGAAGGTCATGTACTATTATCTTCTGAGAATGTCGAGGACATTCTCAATAATTTTGACTTTACAATCGCAAGAGCCGCGATAACAAATGAAACATTGAAGAATCTTGAAGGAATTGCAGATAAGGATTTCCCTAGAGACGATTCTAAGAAAATACTAACAGTGAAAAATATTCACTGCCCGATTGCACAAATCTATCGAATCTCGAAATACATGGAAAAGGGATATTGGTGCAATATCAAGACGATTATCCAAGTATTTGAAGATTGGATCGGGAGAGACGATAGCTATAAGTCAAAGATCCTTACGGCTATAATGAAGACTGAACCAAGTAAAGAAGACATTCGCGAACTTGAAGCATTGTTGCACATCGACTAAGGAATAACTAAAATGCCTAAGACATACGTTTTACACCACAATGACCCGGATGGTTTTGGAGCCGCATATGCCGCATATAAGGCATTGGGTTCTGAGAATGTTGAATATATTCCAGTAGATTACGGAAGACCTAGACCTGAATTGGATGATGGATCTCACGTTTACATCCTCGACTTTAGTTATCCTCGATCTGACCTAGATAAGCTCGTACAGCGGATGCAGAGTGTTCTGGTGATCGACCATCATAAGAGCGCGATGCTCGACCTAGAAGGGCATCCTAACGCCATTTTTGACATGAACAAATCAGGGGCCGGATTGGCATGGGATCATTTTCACCCAAATATTCCGCGACCTGATTATATCAATTATATTGAAGACGCTGACCTCTGGAGATTTGCACTTCCCGATTCTAAATCGGTGAAGAATAGTCTTTACCAGGAAGACCTGACACTTGAAGCATTCATTAAGGGTGCCGAAAAGTCAATAGCTGATCGAATTGCAGAAGGTATTGTGATTCAGAAGGTTATTGACCATAATCTCCAGATGGGATTTGAAGTAATGCATACCCTGGCGATTGATGAATTTACTATGCTGGCGGTAAATTCATGCTTGCATATGTCTGAATTCGGAAACGCACTTTTCACTAAATTCATTAAAGAAAAGAAAGCCCAATTTGCGGGAACGTATTACAGATATACTCCAAACACTTACAAATTCTCATTAAGGTCTGTTGGTGATTTTGACGTGTCGGTGATTTGTAAGAGATTTGGCGGTGGCGGACATAAGAATGCCGCAGGATTTGAATTACCTGTCGATAAGTTTAATGGAACATTCATTCTTTCTGGTAAGGTTCCATTGATTATGTGCTTGAGGGCTTAATGTCAGATTTAATGTCTAAAATCGCGGATGACATTTATGAATATGAGTCTGCTTGTATTGTATTTGGTGTTGAATTTGACGATAATGACGTGTATACTAAAAAAGCAGATAATATACTTAGAAAATATCATAAGAGTAAATATAATAATAGAACACATGAATATTTGAGGGGTTTAATTTATTCAGGTGAACTTCCAATAAAAAATAAAGAGGTGAGGTGATGGGAGTATCTATTAAAGTTGATCTTAAGATACCTGTATATTCTGATGTTGGTGATTCCGCTCTAATGAATGATTTGACATTGAAGGGCGACGCTCAGACTTTTGAGGCACTAAAGAATTTTCTCCAGAAAGAAATGCCTTATACTTTTAAGAATGTAATTACAAATCTAGGTGAAGCTCTTGAACAGCATCGAGTCGATCTTGAATTTGAACCAATTGGGCGAATTCTTCGATTGGAATTTAATGATGACTATAATTCTAAGAGGCAAATTTATGTGGATGGGGTAATTGACAGTCACATTGGGCACTTCACCGATGGATTCGGGGGTGGTCATTGTACTCATATTCCTAATATGGTGATCGAAATCATTAAAAAGCTGAATCTCAGTGAAACTGACGTACATGTATGTGAAACTTTTGTAATGGATGCGATGGATGAAAGTGAACCCGTGATGGCGATGGTAATTCATGCGGGTCAATATGCAGGAACTCTTGTTCGATTTAATCATCATAAAAATTCTTGGGTAATGCCAGACGAATTTATTTTTTCTCTCGGTGGTATTCCGTGGAAGAGGTATAAAGAATTTAATACGGTGGATGAATTCATCTGCCAAATTAATGCATTTCTTAACGTAGCATGAATGAAATTACTGGTGTTGCAATTAAGCGAGATGGGGTGATATATGCACTTGGTGCTCCAAATAGACATGGCGATGTAATTGTCGAAATGGTTAAGTTTGGTGTTCCTAAGCCAGTCACAAAGGATGCAATTCAAGGATTCATTGGAAAAGATGGAAAATTTCTTGATCGATTAGAAGCTCTTGAACTGGTGAAGAAAAATGGACAGAATATTCGGCCTCTTGAAAGACCTCAGTTATATAGTGAAGATATTTGGTAGTTGACTTTTTCACGCGCCTCACGTATCTTTAATGAACAGGAGGTGTACTATGATCAGTTCTGGAATCGATGAAGAAATCTATCGAGAATTTAGCGGAGTTGATGAGAATTGCCTGACCGATGAGGAAAAGGCTTTTCTTATTCGTCAGTACGGTGATCGTGACTGGAAGGCTTGCGCGGGAATCCGAACTACACCAGAACCTCTCTATTTGAATCGAGGTGTTTCATGAAATGCTATGCAATTTACCATCACAGTTCTTGTTCGTGTAGATCCTGTGATGAAGATAACGAATTTAATTCTAACCTCTTTTTCAACGATGACGATATTATCGAAGCCATTGAAGAAAATCCACACCCCTCTCAATTTTCTGATAAGGGTCGTCATACAATTCACGCCTTCGAATGTGAAAAGAGCAATGATGGTAATCGACTGATTTTCAGGGAAGATCAGATCACCATCGAAATCGACATTTCCGGTCGTGAGCCTGATGATACTTCGCGCCTTTATATTTCACAATACAAGTTCATCGATCTTTTATGCGCAACTATATCTAACAAGACATATACCATCAACGCCGACGAAAAACCTATTAAGGGGTGGTTCAAATATGAGTAACATTAAATCAAGGATTCTTGCAAATCAGATTTCTTTAGGCGTGTCTACCTTTGATCGGCTTAACATTATGGTCGATCTTAGTATGGCAATTCCAGTATTCAATCACGCGAAATGCTTCAGTGATAGTGGATTTTTCTTTTCTGAGTCGGCAGTTTTTCCTAAGTGGGATTTTGTTGAGTATTCTGATGAACGAGTTACTCTTGAAGTTCTCACTGTGATATGGAGAAATGTTGAAAGTAAGTTGCAAATGGTATTTTCCAAAATCATAGAAGATGAAGAAATACTTAGAAAGAAGAAAGAACTGAATGATCGAGTTCACCTCGAACTTCATAACACGTTCAAGCATCGTGGCTGAAAAAGTGAACTCGTAAGTCACGTAGTCTGGTTGACATCTGGGGAAATCTCAAGTATCTTATGCAATATCAAAGGAGTATCCAATGTCCAAAAATATGATTCCTCTTTTTGCATTTGATGGAGCTATGAGCACTCTTGAAAGTCTTGTCGAGGCCCATCGAGGTAAGAACAAGACTTATGATATTACGGCAACAATGTCACTCAATGCAAGATACTATAACGATAATGATGATCCTGATAATTCTGAGGAGATGCGAGTTCAATTTCAGATCAGGTTTCATATTAAGGCTGGCAGTTCATATGTAATGGTGGATTGGAATCGGTTGGCTGTTTACAAGAAGGATTTCAGAGATCTTCCGACCCCAAACTGGCAAATTCTGGCAGATCATGATACTTGCTGGCGGGATGCAGATGCCAATATCAAAGATTGGATTCGATCTGAAATGACCAGTTCAAAGAAATGGGATAACGCATTCCCATTCTTTTCTTGCAGTGAAATACAAATTCATGAATATTGGTAAAGGGAGGAAATAATGGGAACTAGAAATCTAACTGCGGTCGTCAAGAACGGCGAATTTAAGGTTGCACAGTATGGCCAGTGGGATGGATATATCTCAGGCTCTGGATCTAACATTCTCGAATATCTTCATAATTGGGATCGCCAGAAGTTTGAAGATAATTTGAATAGGGTTGTTTTCGTTGATGCGGCTAGAGGCGATGCCATGTTGAATGGGTCGATTCATGAGCGTGAATTGATGACTCGGGATACTGGGTGTAAGATTTTGTCTATTATCGAAAATTCTTCGCTCCCTCTAATTGAACTGTATGATCAAAGCTCATTTGCTGAAGATTCTCTATTCTGCGAATATGCGTATGTGATTGACCTCGATGCGAATGTATTTGAGGTATATGTCGGATTTCAGAAGGCTCCTCATGATAAGGGGCGATTTGCTGATATGCATAGTGTGGAACGAACTGAAATCAACGATACCACTTATTATCCGGTTCGATTGGTTCTTAGCTATTCTCTAAATGAGCTACCAACAATGGAGAAGTTCATGTCTGATGCACGCAAAATTGAAGGAGATGAATAATGGATATTTTTACCTACATGGATAAGAATAGTACTGTAACCTTCTTCATTGCTCTTTTTATTTGCATTTCGACCTGCGTTGCATTTGTTCAGGTCGGAGAAGCATTGAAGGTTCTTTTTAGTCGAATCAATGCTGGCAAGGAAAATAAGACAGATAATACTGAGGCACAATAATGTATAAAATCACCTCAGGTGAAATTAATGAGGGATGGGGCTATGTTTGGGATTGCCTAGTCGAGGCATGCCATCACAATAATGAATTGAATGCAATTCTAGACAATGCATGTAAAGTTCCACTGGCCAATCAAATTGCGCTAATCACTGAACTAATTAATGAGATTCTTGACGACAATGCAATTCGTCTGGTTTCGATTTGGGGTTTTTCTGATACACCTGCACGCGACGAAATGTATCTTAGTTTCGAAGCTAAGATTGATCAACTGAAGCCTTACCTGCAGAAACACCTGGGAGGATAAAATGCCATTTAACGAACCTTTTGTTAATGGTGCTATCATTGCAACACTTGCATTGTATTTCATTCTCGGGTATCTAATTATTCATTCCAACTTGGTAGTATTGGCACGAAAAATTAAAATCACGTTGAAATATCATAGGATTGATTATCATACATTTTTTAGCGGTTTAATGGAAGCATTTCTGATCTTGTTCGTATATATTGGATGGCTGGGTATAATCATAGGTCATTTGATTTGCCAAACACCTAAACTATTCAAGCGTAAAGGTAATACTAATGAGCATGTATGATACAGCAGAATTAGATATTGATCTTCCTGATGGCACAAAGCTCACTATGCGGGAGTACGAACTCCAATGTAGTATAGAATGCATGATGGCTAGATATACTATTAAGAATTATGGAAATCTTGGCAGAACAAAGCATATTCCATTTGATGCATTCGCTATCCTTAGAAATAGGAAATTATACCTCAGTGCGGGTAATTCTTGGGGTTCGGTGTATAATGGATCTATTGTATTACATTTCAATCGACTCGGTGTTTTAACTCGATTTGAAATCACAAAATACGATCAAGAATTGAAGAAGGAAGTTGTTGTACCTAATCAATGGGTTGAATGGCCCGCTGATCAAATCAAGGAATACAATCGAAAAGCATTGAAGGATATACTTCTATTCATGCCTTCTCGATTTAAGGAAGGAGTCCCCCTTGGACGTAGAATGTGGTATTTCATACGGCAATACACGTATTGCTGGATCCGAGGTTGTTACTCTGATTGGAAGTGGGAACGAGGGCGTGAAGCTCGAATGGCAAACTACACCAAAAAAGGTTGACGATTCTGAATGGAGGAAGTATCTTCCTTACTGCGAACAAGATATTCGAGTTTATTTGAAGTTTTCAGAGAAATTAGAGGAAGACATGGGCTGTGACATTCACGGAGTAATGCAGGCAAAGGTTGATGGTAAGTGGGTAACCATTCAATCAACGTATGACTGGGAACGTGATTATGAGCTATTTGGTTTTATTGCTGGAGTTCGTAGTACTTTCAGTCTTTATGTAATTGAAGAGCCTAAAGGACTACCTGAAGATTTCGAAACTTTTGAAGATTTTGACGGCTCATGTATGCATCTAATTCCATCTGGAATTCATTATCGAAAACAATATGGTGAAGATAACATCAATATGGGTGATCATTCATATAGTTGGCAGACCTTCGATACTTTGTTTGCGCATCGTGACAGATATTTACTGTCGCTGGAAAAGTATAAAAATGAAAATCCTAGATTTGCCAATTTGTACGGTGATTTGAGCTATTTTTTCAACAATCTCGAAGACACAATGATTTTACACGGAGATGGATCAAAAGAAAACTATCGAATGGTTTTCGGATTCGATAACTGAAAGGAATATCTATAATATGTGCCTCGGAAATCAGTCCAAGTCAATGCGATATGGTAATAGTAATGGAGATGAAATTGGGGTTAAATTCAATAGGCATGGTGAAGTCATCATTGTCATTGAAAGCTCCAGAGGTGCTTGCAAATCATTTACATTCGGAAGCGACGATGATCAGACGCTGAATTACTTTGAAAATATTCTGACGAACTTGATTTCGTATTACAATACGTTTGATGTGAATTATGGCCGGAAAGTAAACGGGTCTAAGAAGGGTATGGCATATAAGGTAATTGGACTTGATGGCTGTTCCTTAGAAGTAGGAACAAATAGCGAGATTGGAATTAGATTTGAGATTCAGGGCATTGACGCGACGTGCGTAAATTTCATTTTCTTACCTGAAGATAAGCCGATTTTGGAAATGTTTAAGACCGATCTAGCAAACGTGATTAAGCGAAATATTTCCAAGCTACCTCCAGTAAATATGAACTCGGCAACACCATCAAAAAATTAAAGCGATAAAGGGAATTACATGAAATTTGAATACTACTCAGTTGTTCTTGATGAAAAGTCCCATAATCTCCTATTGGAGAAGACCGCTCATCTTCGCCCGGAAGGCTGGAAGGTTTTCGCCCATCACATGACGATTACTCATCGAAATGATCGAGATTCTGACATGCAAGAATGGGCTGAAAATCACCTGGGGGCGCGTGGTCCTCTTCAGGTAGTGCGAGTGGGCCTTAGCAATAAGGCGCTTGCCGTGGAAGTTTATACTGACGTTCCGAGTACCAAGAGAATTAAGCACGTCACTGTTGCAACATCCCCCATCGGAAAGCCGGTTGATAGTAATTTCATTGAGGATTGGCATGACGTTGATCCCTTTGAATTGACCGGAGTTATCACTCGAATTTAATTGGAGTCGGAAATGAGTCGATATTGCTTTTCTAATCCTGCCGATTTAACTCAAACTGTTTCCTTTGGGTGGGATCATGCGCTTGGATATTTTTACGACATTTGTGATTCGGATGATGAAGTAATTGAAGAAAAGTGTAGTCGATTTGATCATTTGAGTGGAGTTGATTTGCATAATCGGCTAATGCAACTTCTAGGCGAGAATGCAGATAATCATGAACGATTTACTCGCCAATTGAAATCAATGCTAATGGATGTGGAGTTTTAATGGGGTTTCTGAATAAAATCCGAAGCATTTGGATTAGACTTACTCGCGGAATACTAAATCTAATTAAGTGGTTCCCTATTATCTGGAGTGATAGGGATTTCGATGGATTGTATTTTTACTATCTCATGCAGTTTAAGCTAAAATGCATAGATGAAACTTTTTCTGACCGCACTAAAGTATATCAAATAGATGAATCTAGATTGAACATTGTTAAGTATGTTCGAATTGCTCGCATTTTATTGGATCGATTAATAAAGGATGACTTTAATACGGAAGAAGAAAATGCCATACTATCAAGTATTAAGCATGAATGGATTCCATGTGAAGATAATCCAGAGTTGATAGAAATGCGAACGATAAATTCCCCCCCTATTGAAGTATTAAGAGATATATGGACTAATGAAGCTCGTAGAAAAGCTAAGACCCGAAGATTGTTCTTTCTAGTTCTAGAGAAACGGATTGAAAGGTGGTGGGATTAATATGAGCATTAAAATACCCGCAGATCGCATATGTGAAGCTAGTGATTGGGAAACTTGGACATTTTCATTGTTTGGGAATCCTAAGATGAAAATGATTTGCGGAAAATGCTATCGTCCATTTTCATCGAGAGATTATCACCGATACCACGGAGATCGCGGATTGGCGATGTGCTGTCCTCATTGTGGCATGTGGAATGTTGCTAGAGGAATTACCTTTTCGTAAGGATTTAACATGCCAATGGATATAGAAAAGCTAGATGATGGATCCATTAAGTATTCGGTGTGGTGGAAAAATGGAAGCATGCTCGTTAATAGAGAATATTTGTCTCCAGATCATCCAGAATCCTTATATCAGCAATTGACACTACAGGGATATGTTCCTGAAAATTACGGAATTAAGTCATTTTCTGAAAAAATGGCATTTGAATTCAAAGACTGGAATCGGGATCGATTAATTGCTGAAGTTATTGAACTCAGGAAAACTGTTGCAAATTATGAAAGATTCATATGAGACGAGTTAAGCCTAAATCGTCTGATATGAAAGATGTTCTTTCTGCATTATTTGAATCACTTGATCCAAAATGCATCGCAATGAGAGAATTTGCATCTGCAGTAAAGCGTAGAGATAAAATCACGCCTGCCGAATTTAGAAAACATGGATTAATTGAAACTGCTAATTTGCTGGAAGAATCTAATCGATTTTTCAATTTAGCTTACCTACAGGCGCAGAAGGAATTGAACTTGTGGGCATGAGTGTGTAAAGTTTACGGTTTTAGTTGACTGATGGCTTTCCGCTTAGTATCTTAACACTACATCAATGAGGAGTTCAAATGAGTCTACTAGATAATCTCAAGGATCTTGGCATGAAAGCAGGTATTCTTGAGGATGTTCCTGATGCGGCAGTTCCAGGTGCGCCTGCTAAGAAGGCTGAAATTCAAAAGGCCGTTATGCCGTCGCCAACCCAAACGAGTCCTGTAACGCCAACAACTCCAATTGTTCTAACCACGAATGATTCGGAGTATGGCGCAATTATTCAAGATGCACTCAAGACGGCATCCACTGACGTAATTGACTTTTTCAAGTTCAAGTTGGCCGTCGATGCACTGTCTAAGTTCGTCCCCGATGAGGCTTCTCGATATGCAACTGCGTTTGCAACTTCAGCGGCAACTGCGGGGATTACGGCTGAACAGATTCTTGCATCTGCATCTAAGTTTGATGCTGTGATTGCAGATGTGAAGGACGATTTCACCAAGAACTATCTTGGTTCTCTGAATGGCGAAAAGGAAAAGACTTCAGCCGAAGCCGAATCGATTAAGACCGAAATTGATTCGATTGCCGCTCAGATTGCATCTCTGACTGAGAAGCAGAATGAACTGGTGACCCAGAGAATCTCTAAACTGAATGATGCCAATGTCATTCAGGAGCGAATTGAAACCTCTTCACAGAATTTCGAATCCGCTCTCTATAGAGAAACAGCTAAGTTGGCGGCTCATAAGTCCAACATTGAAAAGTTCCTTTTGGGTAAGGTATAATACATGGAAAATCGCACTCCCATCTCCTTCTGGAAGAAACCCGAAGGAAAAACCGGAATTGTAGTCATCATCGCAACAATTGCGGCTGTGATTTGGTTCGGTGGCACTATTGGGCCATTTATACTGGCTTCCATTCATACGCTAACGGGAATAGTACTAAGTGGTGTGGCTCTAGTTGCACTTCTATATTTGATTCTCAATCCAATGATTGGAATGAGGATTTTCCAAGTCTTTTGTCGCTTGCTGATTTGTAAGATTGTTGAACTGGATCCAGTGAAGAATGTTCAGATTGACATGGCTAACATGGAAACTGAACAGCGAAAAATGGATTCCGAAATCACCAAGCTCGCATCTGCCGAGGAAGAGATTATTGCTGAAATTGAAAGCAATACTCGACAAATGTCTGACGCTCAGAAGGAATATCGATCTGGTCAAAAGGCTGGCGTTGACGAACAGGATCTCCAATATCTTCTGGTTCGCATTGCAGGACTTGACGAAGCCAATCAGGAATATCGAGCCTTTCAACAGCAGACTGTTGCAATTAAGACCCATTTGATGCGAGTTTCGAAAGCTACCTCTTCGTATCTTCGCGCTCAGCGTGAACAGGTTGATATTGCGATTAAGAAGTTCAATATCACCAATAAGGCAACTGGCGCAATTCGATCTGCAATGAGAATCATTCAGAAGGATGGTGACAGCTACATGCAGTTCAACATGGCGATGGAATACATGTCTTCAGATGTGAACGCTAAGATGGGTGAAATCAAGATGGCTATTAATGCCTCCTCTGAATTCCTGACTTCGGCTGACATCAAGAATGGTGTTAAGCTGGAAACTGGAGCAAAGCTCATGGACACATTTGACCCGTCCAAATACACAATTCTCACTTCAGAGAACATTGAAGCTGAACGCAAGAGCAATCTCGCTAAGGGAATGTCTCAAGCAGATGCCTCGATTGCAACCCTAACCACATCTCGTTTTAAGATCTAACAAAAGGAGTTACATATCATGGCTACTCACATGAAGAAGGGACCGCAGTACGTGTTTCTCGGTCTGGTCGGACTGGCGGCAATTTCCGGTCTGTATTACATGAAGGAGAAGGGCATTGGCCCGTTCAAGCCCTCGGTTGGAAAGACACAGATCGTCGGGAATATCGACCTCCCCACTGCCCCTGCGAATGCCAAGGAAACGGTTCCTGAGCTTGCAATTCCCTCGACCAAGGCGGCTGACATTGCAGGCCCTAAGATGCGCCTGAATGTCTGGGAATGGAATGCTCAGATGGGCCTGATGTACGCAACCGGAGACACGGTCCCTACCAAGGGATCTCTCATGGAGAAGTACAAGGTGAATCTGGAACTGCATCGTCAGGACATGGTCGATCAGATGCAGAACAACATGCTGAAGTTCGCCACCGAGTATTCCAAGAATCCAAATACCACTGAAGGAGTGCAAGGCGTGATTGTCATGGGAGATGGCGCTCCTGCATTCTTGGCGGGACTCAATCCTCAGTTGGCGAAGCTGGGGCCTGAGTATCGAGCGGTGATCGTGTCTTCGGTTGGTTATTCCTATGGCGAAGATGCCTTTATGGGTCTGCCTGAGTGGAGGGCTAATCCTCAGAAGGCTAAGGGTTCTCTCGTTGCCGCTTACATTCGTGATGGTGACTGGAATATCGCAGTCAAGTGGGCCGGAGATAATGGCATCGCAGTTAATCCGGATGAGAAGACATACGATGAGGATGCGATTAATTTCGTGAACCCGTCTGACTATATCGACGCCGCAAATAAGTACAACGCCAATTACTGTGAGGATCGTAAGGTCGTGAAGAATGGTGTTGCCCTTGGAACCACTAAGCACGTTTGCGTGAATGGCGTGGCTACTTGGACCCCTGGCGATGTCATTGTGGCGGAGGGCCGTGGTGGATTGGTTAAGATTGCCTCCACCAAGGAATACTCTGCACAGATGCCTTCTGTGGTCATTTTGATCAAGAAGTGGGCCGATGACAATAAGACCACGGTCGAGAACTTTATTCGCGCAACCACCGAGGGTTCCGATCAGGTCAAGTGCTATTCTACTGCGCTGGAATTTGCAGGAGCCGCATCGTCCAGGGTTTACAAGGATAAGGATGGCGCATATTGGGTGAAGTATTACCGTGGAGAAACCAAGTCTGATAAGCAGGGCTTGAACGTCGAACTCGGCGGATCTAAGGTGAATAACCTTTCGGATAATATCGCACTCTTTGGACTTAAGGGTGCTACCAATATCATGAAGACTGTGTATAACACCTTCGGAAATATTGACGTGAAGCTCTATCCGTCTCTCATGCCTACCTTCCCTTCGGCTGATAGTGTGATTGTCACTTCCTTCCTTGAGGCAGTTGTCAATTCGGCCCCTGCATCTAAGTTGGCTGATGCAGATGTTCAGCGATACGATAGTAAGGCAATTACTCAGACTGTCTCTGAGAAGGGCTGGGCAATTGAATTTGAGAGTGGCAAGGCAACTCTTACTGGAAAGGCACAACGCACACTGGATTCCATTGCAAGTTCGGCAATCATCTCTTCGGGATTGAGCATTCGTCTTACGGGTCATACTGATAATCTTGGAGATCCCGAGGCGAATCAGACTCTTTCTGAGCAACGTGCAATGGCTGTGAAGAATTGGCTCCAGCAGAACAATGGATCCTCTTTCCCTGACAGCCGAGTTGAGGTTCGTGGAATGGGCGACAAGTCTCCGGTGGCCGATAACTCGACTTATGCGGGACGCGCCAAGAACCGTCGAGTTGTTGTTCTGATGGGTAAGTAATAAATTTAGTCAGAATTTCGAGTCATGGGGGAAGGTAAAACTTCCCCCTTTTTGTAAGCAATAAAGGAGACAAAAATGGAAATCTTGAATATTTTCAAACCTAATGCAAAAATCAGCAAGCACAATTTCATCATAATGTGTATTATTCAGTTGGTGGTTGTATTTGGATATTGGACCTTAGGGCATTCCACCTTCATTCCATCTCCGATGGAAATTTTCAGAGCCTTTGGTGATATGACTAATAAGTTCAACCTGTGGAGTGAACTTTTTGAAAGTACATTCCTGGCGTTGAAGGCGGTTGTAATAACCACTGTAATTTCGATGGGAATCGCCTACTTGACTGTCATTCCATTCTTTCGCCCGTTGGCGTATATTGTTTCAAAGATGAGATTTTTGAGTCTCGTCGGATTATCTTTTATTTTCACCATGATGACCCATAGTGGATCTCAATTGAAGATTAGCATCCTTGTATTTGGAATGTCGGTATTCTTTGTTACTTCTCTTTGTGATGTAATTGCATCGATTAATAAGAACGAATTCATTCATGCCAGAACACTTAGAATGTCTGAATGGCAGGTGGTGTGGGAGGTGATCATTCGAGGAAAAATGGATCAGGTATTTGAAGTAATTAGACAGAATTTTGCAATTGCTTGGATGATGCTTACTATGGTTGAGGGTATTTGTAGGTCCGAAGGTGGTGTTGGAACACTACTACTCAATGAAAGTAAATATATGAAAATCGATTCTATATTTGCGATACAAATTACAATTCTGCTCGTCGGTGTATTCTTTGATTTTCTATTTGGTTATCTAAGAAATGTATTGTTTCCTTATGCAACCATGACCAAGGAGAAGAACTAATGTCCGAATTCAAATATCAGAAAAATGAAACTCTTCTTAAAATCGATAATGTATCATTGAATTTAGGCGGGTTCCAGATTCTTAAGAATGTAAATGCGGAAATTAAGGATATTGTACGTCCTGATACTATTCAGGGCCAGATTGTCGGATTTCTTGGGCCTTCTGGGGTAGGTAAGACAAAACTATTTGAGATCCTTGCTGGTATTATCCAGCCAACCTCAGGCGAAGTTTGGATTAATAATCCGCCCGAAAAGGTTAAGGTTGGGAGAATTGGTGTAGTTCAGCAAAATTATCCATTGTTTAATCATCGCACAGTATATAAGAATCTTGAAATTGCAGCCAAACAAAATGAGCATCTTACTAAAAACGATGTTAAGCATAAGTGTCTTGAGATTCTTGATATGTTTGACCTGACTAAGCACATGGACTACTACCCAGCACAGCTTTCAGGGGGGCAGAGACAGCGCATCGCCATCGCCCAGCAGTTGGTATGCTCCGAGAGGTTCTTGCTCCTTGACGAGCCTTTCAGCGGCCTTGATGTGAACATGATCGAGAAGGTCTGTGAGATGCTGGTTAAAATTTCAAACATTGATGAGCGAAATACCATCATCATAGTATCACATGACGTAAATTCAACTGCCGCAATTTCAGACACACTTTGGATGATGGGTCGTGATCGAGATGAGAATGGCAAGATTATACCAGGTGCATATATTAAGAATATCTACGATTTGATTGAAGAAGACTTGGCATGGCATAAGGACATTCATTCAATTCCTAGATTTGTATCTCTAATGAGAGAAATCAAAGCTCAATTCAAAATAATGTAATTGGGTTATTAAAGAGGTAGACAGATTTTAAGATATGTAGTATCTTCAATAATCATGAATGGAGGAGTGTATGTGGACATCTAAATGGATTCTTGGAGTTTTTACCAATGGTGTGGTGTTTATACTATGTTTGATAAGAGCATATTTTAGCACAGATCATTTGTTTCAATTAGTTCTTGCTGGAATAGCATTGCTAACTGCTATATTGTGTTTTATCCTAGCGAAGGTAAAGCCCCTTGACTGACATTCTAATTTCAGCTTGCATTATTTTATTAGTTACTTTTTTTGGTTGGGTTGTAGTTGAATTATCCAATCAAATTGATACTTGGAGAATTAAGTATAATAAGATGCTGATTCAATTGAAGGGTCGTGATGAAAGCATTCTTCGACTAGATATGATGCTACTGGAATCAATAGATGGACAGTTGGCATTGATGAAATATCTTGAAAATTTCAATGATGCAATGACCCCTGAAGCGATTGAGAAACTAAAAGTCGCAAAAATGAAACTACAACGAACAAAGGAAATTCATGTTGAACGATGGAAAGAATTCGATGAAAATAGAGTCGCTTCATCAAAAGTCGATGAGTAATTGGGAAAAGAAACAAGTTAGTGAAAAGGCTGGATGTTTCTTTTGCGGGAGAATTTATCCTGCAAATGAAGTAAAAGAATACATTAGTGAACATGATGATAGTAAAACGGCACAATGTCCATATTGTAATATCGATGCAGTGATTTTTGATTCAGATTGTGAACTCAGTGAAGATATTCTGATCGAAATGCAAGAAGAGTATTTTCTAAATCCGGTTGACGATTGAACAGGTTCAACGTATCTTCACAATACCTCCAATAGGAGTCTTCACATTAACAAGGAGAAATCAATGTCCAATGCGACTAAGATCGTCATCGTCCTAGCAGTCGCCCTCTGTTTCGTTATTCTCGGGGTTGGCGGAATTGGAGTGGCAAAGTACATCTCGATGGGTAATCAGAACGCTCGCCTGACCAACCTCTTCGAGGCCAAGCAGGTTGAGTCCAAGACGATTCATTCCGAGATGTGGCAGACAGTCAAGGAAATCGGCGGAGTTACCGATGCTTATGCCTCGAAGTTCGACAGCATCTATTCCCACATCATGGATGCAAGGTATTCCAAGGGCGATGGATCTCTGATGAAGTTCATTACCGAGGCTAATCCTACTTTTGACACCCGACTTTATGAGAAGTTGGCTAATGTGATTGAGGAGAAACGACTCAAGTTCAATGGTGTTCAGAAGGAACTCCTTGATATTGATCGCGAACATAATGACCTCATTACTACCTTCCCTGGAACTTTGTTCCTTTCGGGTGCTCCGAGGTTTAAGGTCCAGATTGTGACTTCGACTCGAACTGAAAAGGCTTTTGAGTCCGGAAAGGACGATGAGACGTTTCAGATGAATAGTCACTGATACTTCATCTAGTGACAGACGCCAGACCATTGGTCTGGCGTTTTTTTGTGTAGTTGACAAATTTACCGTTCAATAGTATCTTAATTACGTCATCAACCAAGGGAGGACATCATGGGAATTTGGCTTGCTTTTCTGATTCCGGTATTCACGCTGATCGCCGCACTGATTTTCTTTGGGAGGCGAATTAAGTGGTGGGAGCCTCTGCTCCTTGGCGCAATTAGCTTTGCGGTCAGTGGAATTTGTGCCGTCACGTCTGAAAACAGTCAGACTCGTGCAACTGAATTTCTTGGAGGATGGGTCACATCTGCAGAGCATGTTGAGCCTTGGAATGAGTGGGTTGAAAAGACTTGCACTCGATGTGTAAGGACCGATACTGCGGGCCGTTGTGTTGAAGAAGAAAGCTACGATTGTTCATATTGTAGTGAGCATAGTGATAGTTATGACTACGAGACGACGGTTGGAAGCGGTTTCTTCAATAGTGAAGAAGTATGGAACAATGCATCGGTTGTTTTCGGAAAGCAGTTCGTTGATCTTAATCGGCATAGCGAGTGTAGTTGGCCTAAGAACGGAAATAAGTGGGTTGCCACTTGGAATGGAGATTCTGCAAAGATGATTCCATTCTTCAAAAAGCACGGATATGAAAATCGAGTTCAAGCGGTTCCTACCCTGTTCAGTTTCGAGACTGTTGATCCAGTAAAGACTAAGGTATTTGAATATCCGAAGGCCGATGGATTGGATAATACTTCGATTCTAACTGAAGCTAATTTGGTGAATCAGAGCAAGGGTAATGATCTTTTGAACTACTATAACGGAAGGTATGGAGCGAATAAGCAATGCCATGCATATCTTGTGGTGTTCAAGAATCGAGGCCCTGAGGCTGGACGCTCTCAGGAGGCATATTGGAAGGGTGGTGGGAAAAATGAGCTTGTCACCACGGTAGGAATTGATAATTCTGGTACTATTCAGTGGGCTTATGTTTTTTCGTGGTCCAAGGAGAAGATGCCGAATATCGTGATTCGAGATTCACTCATGCGAATGAAGACCTTCGATGCGTACAAGGTGGTTGAACTCATTGGACAGGAAGGCGTGAAGAAATTCAAGCGTCGTGAATTCAAGGAATTTGCATACATTAGTATTCAACCATCTAACACCGCAATCGCAATTGCATACATCATCGTAATCCTTCTTTCAATTGGATGGGTAATCTTTAAGAAAGTTGAGATGGATGCAGAAGGAACAGAAACTGGATTGTTCTTTGATCGGTTGAATCCGGCTCATCGAATCGTTCGAAATCGGAACCGAAAGGCTCCCTGGGAGTAATAAATGAAAGAGTATTGGAGCATTCCACATTCAGCTAAAGCTCCTCGCGAATACTGTTATGCCTTCTATAAGCATGACGGTTCAAATTTGAGGTTCGAATGGCATAAGAAACGGGGATGGAAGAAGTTCGGAACGCGACATCAGCTATTCGATGAATCCCATCCCGTATTTGGAAAATCTATCGATTTGTTCATGAATAAGTATTCGGAACAAGTCGAAAAGATTCTTCGAGATAATTATCGAGGAGTTGAAGAGGCTATTTCATTTTGTGAATTTGAAGGGCCTAATTCATTCGCTGGAATTCATGACCCTAACGATATTCACGATGTAATCCTATTCGACATGAATGTGCATAAGAAGGGGATTATAGATCCAAAGACATTCTTGAAGCAATTTGGAGGTCTTCATATTCCGGAATTGGTTTATGAAGGAAATCTGAATGAGCCATTCATTCAGGCTGTTCGAGAAAATAATCTCGGCGTTAAATTGAATGAAGGTGTTGTATGTAAAGGCGGATCCGGACACAATCTATGGATGGCTAAGATCAAGACTTGGGAATACCTGGAAAAGTTGAAATCTCGAAAGGGAGATGACTGGACAAAATACTGGGAATAGTTGACAGTCTCTCGCGCTGTCCGTATCTTAGGTTAAGCTGATACGAGTGCAAACCTCAACAAATAGGACATCCAATGCAAGAATACCCATCGCCAAAAACTAATGAAGTTCTGAATCGAGTAAAAACCTTCATTGAAGGAATTGAAATGAGTAAGCAAAGGGCCGCATTGAACTATGCGAAAGACAATGAGCCAAAACAGCGAGACGAATATTTGAAATATGAATATGCAGAGCAACAAGCGAGGGCCATATATACGTTGGTTGAACGAGGACTGGTCGCAGTATTTCATGAAACTAATGATTTCATTGCAGATGCAGTGAAAAACAATAGGAATTAATATGGAATTAGCAATTGGAGATAAGGTTCGAAAGCATTCGGGTAAGCCTTTCAAGAGGGCTGAAGAAAATACAGATGCTTTGGACTATGACTACATTGAATCATTCTGCGAAAATTCGCAAGATCCAAAGAATAGGCAGTCGGCATTTCTACGAATTAGTAGAACTGTAGTTAGCCTATATCAATTGGAAAAGGCTGAATAATTAGAGATTAGAGGGATGTTTTGGTTGACACTCAGACATCCCTCAAGTATTTTAAGGGTATGACCCTCAGCAAACTCGGCAAAAATTACATGAATGATCTCCTACATGACGCATTAACTTCGCGCATTAAGGGGACAAATCGCCAATTTACCCATTTACTTAGAATGCATACAGGTGAATGGGTTCTCGTAAGAGAAAACCAGTTAGGCATTGCATATTTTTTAGAGAAGAACATTATTGAAGTTGTTGGAATATGTGCAACCATTCGAGAGTCTTCGGGTGCCAAGGAAATCCCATTAGCCTTTGAATTGGCTAACTATCGACCCTGTAAGTTGAGCGCCCATAAGATTGGAGATAAAGAGATTCCATACGTAAAAGGAGGAGGCTCTTTATTCAACTTTATAGAGGATTATATAGATCAAACGTATCAATGGTATATTGACAATGACGTTGAGCGTCCAGCAGACGACATTACGCATGCATACGACTTGGATAAAAACTCAACCCCTACCCCACAGGAAGCCCAGGAAGCGCCTTCTGAAGATGAAAGCACCTCTGAGGTGGCTGAAGAGATAGAAGACCCGTTTGGGGCGCTATATCGCCGAGACAACTCAGCTAGACGAAAGCAGTGGGGCGAATCCATGATTCGCACTTCAGAGGATAGATTGTTTACAAAAGGATTAGAAGAGGCTAAAAAAGACGATCCTGTGAAATTTGATTACTTCGAGGAAAAACAACTGAAACTATATTTGTTGCAATTAGCTGATGGTAATTCGTCAGATGAAGAATTAAATATGATAATCAGGTTCTGTAGGTGTTTAGATGAAAAATACACAATGATTAGGCGATCACCAATTGGAGCTATTATCGCAAAAACCCTGGGAGATGAAAAGGGTGTGGTAATATACTTTAATCCAGATTCGAAAATATGTATTGCAGATAATCCATCGACTGCATTTAAGTTGAAACCTGAATTAATTAGATATACTGAACTAATGAAGCATTAATTATGAACTATTCAATTAGGGTGTCAGTATTAAATTATGAAGATGCATTACGAATTAAGCAAATATTAAGGAATGAAGGATTTGAATAGCCATGTGTTTGATCTGTACGAAGGGAACTGAAGATGGCTAAGAATTTCTTTAGCAATCCATATGACTCATTTCAAAGCGAATGTAAATTCGCAGATGCGATTGGGTCAATTAATACCACAAATCAATCAATAGTTGATTCTGGGTGGGCTATTCAAAAGAATAAGTTAGAATCAACTCAGGTGAATTTACTTGATTCTCCATTACCTGATTTTGTAAATTCAGATCCGCACATCCCAATGGATCGAAGATTATTATTAATGAATAAGTGGAGCGTCATTTTAGAAAATCCGAATACTAGTAGAGCAGAACGCGAAGTGGCGGTTAAGTCACTTGAAGCTCTAGGCGCAATGGGTCCACAGGGTTTAGTTGGACCTACTGGAATTCAAGGAATTCAAGGGGTTCAAGGAAATCAAGGTTTTGTAATTCCTGCAAACCATAAAACTAAAACACCACCACGTCCAGTGCTAAAACCTAACCCCAGGATTACAAGATGAAGATGAAGATGAATGATGAAATATTCGATGCCAAATTAACTAGTTACTCTCATTTACTATTCAGTGAGTCTGGTAGATATAAGGGTTATGCGACTAGATGGAAAAATGCTGGTTATATTTCATCTGCAATTACAGTCTTACTATTCTGTTTACTTCATCTTAGTTCAAATTGGCTTGTATTATTTGTTCCGGCTATACTTGCATTGTTTATTCGCGCACATTTGCATCAAAATATTGCAAATCGAATATTTGATTTGTTGAAGAGTGCCCATGAAATTAAAAGTGAAGAAACACTTGATGCAATGCATTCATATGTTAAGGGTCGATACAGTAAAAACTAAATATCATTCGAGGGCATAAACATGAGCAACATGGAAAACACTTACGTAGAAAATACAAATGTAGAATTACAATATCCATATGCGGCCAAAGATTCAAATCAACTACTATATATTGTGCTTGGATCTGCATCCATGACCCCTTGTAATGTGCTTCGAATTGACGCAGGTGCAATTGTACCTCTAGCATATACAAATACACAAATAAATCAATTGACGGTCATACCTGAAGGAGTTACTGTTACCATGAAAGTAGATCCTCAGTTTGTAGAAACTCCGTAATGTAGTTGACTCTTGGTTAGTTGTGTAGTATCTTAGTAGTGAACTTCAACACGGGAGAACTACATGATTGCCAACATGATTACTTTCTCGGGCTACCGATTCAATCCGGTGTTTCATTTCGGTTCAATCTCGGATTTCATTTCTGAGCTTACCGAAGATGGGACGATTGAACCTTGCGATAACACCGAGGAGGGAGTTGTTTGTACGACTCGCACGGTGAAGGTTTCAGACATCGACTATATCGAATCGATTGCCACACACGGATTTGACGATGGGACTGGAGCGTCGGTGATTGTTCTTAAGAATGCATCCGACAATAACATCAAGCAAGATAACGGTGAATCTTTCACTGCTATCTATATTACCGATTCTTGGGTGCGTGCAATTGTAAATGAAATTAATGGAATGCCCCGTGAATAAGTTGACTGACATGAAGCTCACTCCATTTCGACACTACATTCTATATGCCAAGGGGCATTACAAGCGCACTGATTTGTTTTCGGATCTTCACGCAATTCAATGCAATTACGTAGGATGCGAAAAAACTGCGGATCTCACACTTGAAGACATGATTCGAGTCACCAGTCGCGCAGTGTATAGTGTTTTTGGAGACATTCCTGTTGAGCGATATTCCGAATACATTTTGGAGTATGGGCGATTGTACCAGGGAGGATTCAGATACGAATATGCCAATCTTAGAGAAGCTATGATCCTGGCAAATCTAGGAATTCTCAGGCACGCCACAATTGACGATATTGCGCGAAGAAATGGCGAGTGCCTTGGAAATGCGGATTTTACCATTCTCCCAAAGGCTGATTAATGAGTTGGGCCACTGCATATATTCGGCAATTGGGGCTTGGCAATACGGTTAAATTCCGGCCATTTGGGAATTCAATGGAAGGGATTATATCATCTGGGCAATTATGCACAGTAACTCCAACCACACTTTCAGAATTGCGAGAAGGTGATGTAGTTCTATGTAGGGTCGGTAATTCCGATTACTTGCATTTGGTGAAGTCTATTTCCAAACATGGTCAGGGAGTATTGATTGGAAATAACAAACATCATATCAATGGCTGGACTACTAAAGTGTATGGAAAACTCATTAAAGTGGAGGATTAATCATGGCAACTGAAACAGAACTCAAGAAATACGCAAAAATGGCACACAAGCCTTTTGATATTGTTCAGCTTGAAGATGGTAGTATTGGCTATATTAAAGAAGTTAGCATCAATAAGTGCCAGGAAGGATTTAACAATTGCATCTCTTACTCCCTTCACTGGATTAAGAACGTAGGATCTCACAAGGTGGCATGGTTCAGTCATTCTGAATTGAAGAATCACATTATCGGAAATTTCATCCGAGAGATTTCTCGTAGCATGTGCCATCCTTTTGGGAATTCTGGTAATATGGTTGATCTTCTTTTCCAAGAGACAGATGAATAATGAGTATTTCATTAGTTAATACAGTCATCAATAGATTCTTCAAATTTCTGTCGAAAGCGAGAATTTTTATGGCAAAAATTACCATCAATGAAAAGGTGTATGAAGGAAATAACGTCAATATTGGAGACAATAAGATTTTCATTAATGGTGTTGATGTCACACCGGAAGGAAAGACTATTGATATTAAGATTGAAGGAAATTTAGAAAGTCTCGAATTTGAAGCATGCCGAACATGTATTATTGTCGGAGATGTACTTGGAGACGTTTCCAGCAATAGCGGAAATATTAGCGTCCGAGGTAATGTCAAGGGCGAAGTTGGATCTACAACCGGATCGATTGAAATTGGTGGTGATATTCACGGTGAAGTATGCACGAACAGTGGAAATGTTCGAGTTAAAGGTAATGTCGAAGGTGATGTTACTACTACATCCGGAAATATATCTCGATGATTGATAATTCATCAGCCCATGTAAAGCTACTCAATATGCTTGAATGTATTGGGGTTGACAATCGCAGGCATTTTTGCATTTCACATGAAGATACCACACTATGTGGAATTAAGGTGAAGAGTAAGAAAGATCACATGACTGGATACCATGAAGATCATGTGCATTACCACTGCTATCAATGTGATGCTAACATAGATAAGCTGGTAGATGAAGAAGACCAGGAACTTAGGAGTAGAAAATGAAGTTAGTCGCAATGGCACTCGCAATGGCACTCGCAGGATCGTCCTATAATAGGGGCGATTGGATTAGTGCAAATCAGTGGAAACATACTCGTGAACACATTCTTGATAGAGATCAAGTCAATGGTCAATGGGTATGTAAGTATTCTGGCGTATCAATTCCAAATAGCCGAAATGTCGATATTGACCATATTATCCCCTTGAAGTATGCATATGATAATGGGGGTGCTAATTTCTCTCCTGATCGCAAGCATCAAATGGCAACGGACGATTCCAATTTGGTTTCGGTTTCGGCGCACGAAAATCGCTCTAAGGGTGATAAGGGACTATCTGAATATCTTCCTGCTCAGAATCAGTGCTGGTATTTGAGGCATTGGGATTACGTTGCTCGTAAATATGGAGTTAAGATTCGCGGGCAGGACGCAAGCATTCTGGCTAAGGGATTGGCTTCATGTCCTACTAAGTAGGGAGGTGTTGAATGAGTGTCTACAATAACTGCACGCAATGTAAATCTCACAATGTCATGCCAGATCCAGATCCATTTGATTGGTTCTGTGATGATGATGTAAAAGTTTTCTGTATAGAAGCTAAGAGATACATTACAGAGGCTTGTAGACCTCATCATATTGTTCGAGAGTGTAATGTACCCGAATGGTGTCCATTGATGGCTAGAGGAAAATAATGATTGATAAACAAGCTCGCATATCCAGAATGCTGAGTAGAGATCGTTTTCAGGGTGAGTTTGCTAAAGGTGGTATTGAACTACTCAACTTACCTCTTAATGAATTTTATGAACCTCCGATGTATTGGAAACATGGACCTGATCGTGAGATGCATGAGTTAATTGGTGATTTGAATTATGTTGATATTCTGAAGTATTTTATCTGGCTTATGAATCAAAAAGTGCATCCTGAATATGCTTCGTATCCGATGGCTATTACGTTAGATGAGTGGTTTAAGTATAGACAGTCAGGGGGAGCATTTCAAGCAGGATTGGTTGATGGCGATTTAATTTTGCTCGATTACTCCCCTAGATTGTGGTCCTTATATTACAGATTTAGTCTAAAACCGCTGGCGATGTCATCCATAAATGAAGATAATACAATTCCAAATAGATCTAAAGTTCCAATTAATGACAGTAATGCGCAAAGATGTTATCATCGACTAGTTGGACTTGGTAAAAATCTTTGGATGCATGCGAGGAACAACTTGTTACTTGAAGAAGATTGGATTGCATCTTCAGTTGCCGAGTTTCGCAATGGTAATTCTATTGAATGGGAAAGTCGCCCTGTCGTAATATATAAGGATTTTCCGTCATTTGTTAAATGAGATGTTTAACCAATGAATAGCTATCTTCATATTCCATAAAGATTTCAAATCCCAAGCTATTATACAATTTAATAGCCTTTATATTCTCTTTATATACTATCAATGTTATTATCTTTATCTCTAATGAATTCTTCACAAATTCGAATATATGATTAAACAATTCATGAGCATATCCTCTTCCTCTATATTTCTTCACTGTTTCAACGTCATATAGGCTCACATATGGCTCATCGAAAAATTCATCCGACGACTCAATATTAAATCCAGACTTTGAAATTACTACGCCATCTAATACTAGCATAAACTCATTTTCTTTTACTTCGAATTTTTCTTTTGATTCATATATTGCTGAATTATACATGTATTTGGTCATTCTTTTATTTATTGCCAACTTCAATCATTTTGCTAGGTTCTAGTTGACTTCTATAAAAATGTTCAGTATCTTCATGACGTGGAGGTGCGTATATGAATCGAATTAAGCTGACGTTTCGCAGTCTTAAACAAGCCTGGAAAATGCTTACTCATCGTTGCTCGCATGACTGCACTGAATATGACCATATCGGATATGGTTTCCGAATTTGTAACATCTGTAATCGAGAATTCGAGTGAAGGAGAATATCATGAAGTATCGGGTTCTTTTCTGGCATACTTGCGGGGCACTTCCGAAGGCATTTATTGATATGCTATTCAAGGATATTGTCGAAGTTGACGATGATCTTGAGGAGCATACTTTCATCGACTTCAACAAGCATCCATTTCCAGAGGTGATCAATGCACTCGAAGGATTGAATATGATGATTCTAAATGACGTAAAGGTTATTTGGATTGATTCGCGTCGTTTCAGGCAGTCTTGATATGGAAGCAGTAACTTATCATTTCAATGCACTTTCTAGATTCTTCATTTCCATTTTCTTTAAGACCTATCGAGAGAATTGGTATAATGGATATGATACAGAAACTCAAGAAGGTGGAATTTATTTTGATTTCATGGGGCATAAAATTCTCCTTGGAGTGTACTACAAGGAAATCTACGACTAATCTAAGTTGACGCATTGCGTTTATTGACGTATCTTACTTACACACCACTAACAAGGAGACTCAATATGACCGCACTGACCGAAAAGACCAGCAAGCACTTCGCCAACGGATCCGTCTATCTTCTGCACACCGAAGATGGCTTTCCTCTGGAAACGACAGACACCTTCCTGCCATTCTATACGAAGGATGCAATTGGCCGAAAGCAAAATGATCTGGTCTGCGCTGATCTTGGGAATCGAGATGAACGATGGATGATCGGCGTTTCGGTTGCGAGCGGGTGCCCCGTGCGATGCAAGTTCTGCGCAACTGGAAATCTCAAGAGGTTCCGAAATCTGACCTCCGATGAAATTGTAGCACAGGTCGAATTCATTATCTCCAAGAATCCTGATCGAGATCCTCGGAATTCCAAGGAATTCAAGATCAACTATACTCGAATGGGTGATACCTTCCTGAACGTGGATGAGGTCAAGAAGGCAATTTCCATTATTTCGGAAAAGTATCCGAACACGCATCACTATATTTCCACCATCGGAATTAAGGATGCCGACTATTCGTGGATCAAGGGGAACATCACGCTCCAGGTTTCGCTCCATTCTTTGGACGATGCTCGGCGGAATGATCTCATTCCTTTCAAGCATAAGGTCACCATCGAAGAACTCGGGCAGATTCGTACTCAGTCGAATCTTAAGACCACTGTCAACATGACACTTGTGGATGAGGCCGATTTCGACATCGAAAAGCTCCGCACGTTCTTCGACCCTCAGTATTTCTTCATCAAGATTTCGCCCATCAATCCGAATAACATTTCGGAGTCGAACCACATGGGTAAGGGAATCATCGAAGCGAGGAATCTGGTATGAGCATAGATCTCGAATCTCTCAACTTCTACATCTCGGCGCTTTCCACCCATCGAAAGGCTGGAAAGCCAGATAAGGCATTCATCGAAAAGATGAATAGTCTTTATCTCCTGGATCAGGTCAGTAAGGATGTGTATGAAATGGTTGTTGAGATCGCCGGAGGGGTGGATAGGAAGAGTAAGAAGGCCAATAAGACATCGCAAACGTCCTCGTACACCATTGGCAGTTCCGATGGCGGCTGTGGCTCTTCTAACACCCGCACGAATAATCGAGGATGTGGTGATCCTCCTCCGAGTAAGCCTGCAACTGGATCGTGCGGGAATCATCAATCCAGCAATGGACGGTGCTAATTGAATCTCTTCGGGTGTGAAGTCCCGCTGAAAATCATTCCATGTACATATAATGGAGTCGAGCAGAAACCTGACGGAGATAATTACGTCAATCTATATGTTCGACTTACAGATACTTGCAATGCGGCTTGTGAATTTTGTGAATTCCGAAATCGTAATTTGACTAGTTTCGATTTCTACAAATTTTATTACGTTCTGCATGAACTGAAAAAGAAAGTTCGGATCAATAAGATTAGTTTCACTGGCGGAGAACCAACCTTTCAATGGGAACTTCTGAATGAGTGCCTTCGATTGGTTAAGAGCTTAGATGAAAATATTTTCACAATCGTAAATTCTAATGGTTTCAATCTACATCACGTCAATTTCGAATATCTCAATTCTTTTGCTCTATCCCGGCATGGAATTGAATTTCAGAATTATGAAATTTTTCAATGTGATGTGCTGAGTGACATGGAACTGAAAGGGCTTGAACAATGTATTAAGGATAAAATTCATCTATCTTGTAATCTAATCAAGGGTTATATTGATGATGAAAATGACATGTATGATTTCATCAATCATTATTCTCGACTCGGATTCCATGAATATGGCTTTGTGAGTTTGATGAAGGTGAATGAGTATTGTAGATCAAATCATGTTGATTTCATGAAGATCAATCTCAATCAGATGAAAAATACTCGCCGAGTTTGCACATTCAATGACAAAAATGCTTGCTTCTGTGCAAATTATGTGACTTTTGATAATGAGGGGGATTTGAATCGATGGTACGCAAGGCATTACTGTGACATGACGAAGGCTGATTCGAATCTAGTATTCGATATTGATCATCTGAAGGTTGGTTTTAATGGCCCTGTGATTGTACCTTAAAACTGTTGACTAAATATCGAGTGCATCGTATCTTATACCAGACGGCGATGCGCCGACATCACACTAAACCAAGGAGAGAGCACATGGAAGACATCAAGCAGAAGCTGGAGAGCGCCGGATTCGATTTCGCCGTGGCGGTTGCCACCAATGCCGAGGTGCAGGCAGGAGCCGCATGCGGCCAGCTTGCCATTATCTCGGAGAATGAGCAGGGTTAATCCCCCTGATTCAGATGAATCTAGAAGGGTAAGTGGAATTCACTTGCCCTTTTTTCTTTTAGGAGTGTATATGCACGTTTACCGTGACATGCTAGTGTTTGATACTTCCAAAGAAGTTGCACCCCACATTCGAGATGAAATGTGGAAGCGCAATATCAAGTTCTTCAAGATTGAAGAGGAATTGAAGAACGATCCCGACGAATTTGAAATGAAGATTATCAAATTCCTCAGGAGAAGGCATGTGCCTGATGATCAGCAATGCTATTTCGAACCAGAATACTTAGGTAACTGAATAACTATGAATCGTGAAATTCATGTTAGATTAGAATGTGATTATCATCTTAGTATTCCAAAAGATATGAAGATGGATTCTGTTCGAGATTTATTGGTTGATCATTTCTTAAATGAAGGTGAATTGGAATCTGTAGGAATTGAGATCATTGATCGAACTGACGATAAATTGAAAAGACTACGGAAAGGCAAATCATGAGTAAATATCATCCCGTTTGTTCCAATTGCAAAGCAAAATCAGCGGACTGCGCATACGGTGATCTCTGGGGAGGCGAATCATGTGCAGATACCGTGAAGAATATGAAGAAGAAAGATAAAGAAGTAGACAAGTAAAACGAGATGGCGTATCTTATTGTTGAACCTAAACAGGGAGGCAATGATGGACGCACCCGACCGAACCAAGCTAAACGAGAAAATCGAGAATTTCAATCGAATTCTTGATTCTATTCGGCTTGATCCGAACAACATCAAGATCGTGAATTGCCACATGGCCGAAGTCTCGATCCCCCTACTCGCTCGCAAGGCAACGGAGATTCACGAGGAATTGACTCTCCAGTATGAACTTGAAGTCGAGGCTATGAAGTCTACGGAGGGAAAGTAATCATGGTAGATGAAATCTTCAACAAGATTAAGTTGAATTCGCGACTTCCAGATCAAGGGTTGAAGGTCGGAGATGTGGTCTACAGCGAATACTACAACCTCATTGGTCGAATTTCACGAACCAGTGAAGTTCAGGAAATCATCGACAATCCTCGTTATGTTCTTTCCGAAGTACACAACACTGAAAAGGAAATTTGCTTTGGAGTTAGAGAGCATATGTGGAGTCACGTTCCAGGTGGGCTGAAATATAGCCGTCTTGTTAAACTGACTATTAATGGATGGGATTCGCTACCTGTTTATTCCACTGAAACGGGTGAACTTGTTGAAGGGGGTAAATAATCATGGCAATCAAGGATCAGTATTTCCGTTACCGCATTATCACCAATCTTTATTGCAACATGCAACCTAATTGCTACTTCTGCTATCAGCCGAATAAGGATCCTCGTCTAATTTTGGATATGGATCTCATGCGAGACACCTTCCGTCGTTGCGGTCGAAAGATGAAGCGAGCGACTATCATGGGTGGTGAATCGACTATTCTCAAGAATCTCCCCGAGTACATCAAGCTGACTCGGGAGAATGTCGAGGAAGATGTTTGCCTTGTCACGAATGGAATTCTTCTTGATGAGAAGCGAATCTCTAGCTATGCAGATGCAGGTCTAAGTGAAGTTGCCATTTCCATTTCCTCCTTGGACATGTATTTGGCTCGTCGGGAACAGGCGCTTATGTGCCGCAAGTACATTCCTAATACTCGCATCAACATTCCCAAGTGCAATGAATCCAATGGAGATGCACTTGTTCAGATTCTCAAGCATATCCTCACCGATGGATTCTATGCGGTGGTCTGTGAAGACCTCATGGGTCGTTATGGTGAATTCGATTTCGAGGAGAAGCTCCCAGCGACCAAGATCAAGGACGATGGTTGCAATTTCTTCGACTACGAGTGGGAAGGGCATCAGTTTGGCGTTTTCGGGGCCTACAAGGGCTATGACGCCACTGACATGATTATCACTCCGGTCGGAGTGTTCAGCCGCTGGGAGCACTATTGCAAGAAGATTGGCAACCTCGACCTGAACTGCAAATGAAACTGGACTTCGGATCAGGCTTTGCTCCAGCCAAAGGGTGGGCAACCCTAGACGCTGGAGCCAATTGCACCTTCAATAGCATTGAAGAGATTCCGGATAATTCGATCAATAAGATTAGATTCCGAAATGTGCTTCATCATGTTGAAGATCTAGATGCACTATTTTTGAAGCTCCTTCCGAAGTTTAGGCGTAATGTCAAGATCATTGTAATTGAATGTCGGCAGGAATGCTATCAAGCGAATCTCTTTTTGGATATTCTCTGGTATCGTTCTCTAGTTCCTAATCGAAATCTCTTCATTGCTGATTCGTATAGGGATTATTCCAAGAATCTGAAGAGGCTTGGATTCTCAATTAAGCTGAAATCAAAAAAAGACGAGAAAGAAGAAATTGTATTTTCTTTCTAGTTGACTAATCTAATCAAATGGCGTATCTTCTTCTGAACAGGAGGTAATCATGTACCAAGGACTTCAGACAGTGACACTCACGGAAATTTTGGATCCTAATGCAAAGGTGGAACGCCCTGCATGGCAACCGCTTACCATCCAAGAAGAAGAAAAAGCCATCGATATTCTGTTTTCCCCTAAGCGCGAGGAGTTCGATGATTGTTCATTTGTCGGACATTCACTGGCCCAGACTCGGGCTAAGTTCGGAGAAGAATAATGGCTTTCATTATCATTGCAACAGAAAATAACCTTAGATTTGCATTTACTCAAGGAAATCCACATAGTGGATCGCCTCGTTATTCGTTTACTGACAATTTTGAGAGTCAATACATTGTCAAGTTCGATTCAATTGGAGACGCTGAATCCACTCGATGGAAATATGATCTAATTGATACCGAGACTTGCAAATACGAAGTAATTCCAGAAATCGCTAATTCAATTCTTGTCAGTCTTCGAAATTCATTTGATGTTTCTTCGAAGAATGTCATTCATGCAATGACACCCGACGCAAATGGATATAATCGAGAATACATTCGAAAGCAACTCGGAAATCACATGAAGCAAGTGCAAAGGCTCATTGAAGAAATGGGACGATGATGCACAAAAACAAATATGCGAAAGAAGCTAAGAAAGCTCGTAAGTTGTTAAGAAAATATAACATGTGTGAATCTAAGGTTGCATTTGATAATGAAACTAGTGCATTCCAGAAAAATCAAACAATATACAAATGTCAGTATTGTGGAAAATATCATCGATCAGGTGCTTTTGTGACGTTTGTTAATACTCTCCATAATACTTCAATGCGCAAGATCAATGAAGAAAAGAATCGAAGAGTACATTAATGAGGTTGACGGCTGGGTCGTCCTGTAGTATCTTAATGAAACGGAGGTACTAAATGCAAAAAACATTCAAATGTGAAATCGAATGGGACACCGAATACGTTCCATATATTACCTCTTGGAAATTGACCGATTGCAGTCTCAATGAGAGTATTTCTGGGAATGCAATTATGGAGGTCATTAACAAATGGCTCACAGTAAAGCAAGATATTGATATTGAAACTTATTCATTTCAGGCAGTGTGCGATACTTTCAATGGAGAACATCAATCCAAGTTGTTCAGTGTTGACATTGGCGAAAATATGATTGTGTATTGGACTATTGTTGCCGAACCATATGTAATTCGGGTCCAGGATGGAGACGAATGGTATGGAGTTCAATTCATCGCAAATGAAGTAAATTAATTACCGGGAGAATGGATATGAAGCTCACCAGGATTAAGCGATGGGGTAGGTTTCGACTAGAAGATGGACGTGAAGTCAATGTTCACCGAGGATCTCGCGTTGGACGTGGTACCGATGTTTACTTCTATTTGCATCGGATGAATCGAGTTCTAATCAGCGACCTCGAATTATCTAAGGCAACTGAAATTTTCTAACTTTAATTGAGGAGATTACACATGCATGAAAATACTTTTTGGGCAATTGTCGTGATTGGTTTTTTTCTTCTGCTCGGTTTCTTGTACTACATTAGCTATGTTGGAAATTCGCAACAGCTTATTATCGAGCAGGCGCGTTATCATGACTCGATGATGATTGTTAAGGCTCGAATTGATTCTGCACATAAGTAAATCTCATTAACTAAGGAGACACATATGATTCCTCTTCTCATTTTTGCAAGCATGGTTCTTTCTGCAAATCTCATATTGAATTGGAAGTTCAAGAGAGATAAGCTCAAAGAGCAGAATTTCATTGCGTCCAATTTCAGTCTACTGCATAAGGCTCTTGAAAAGTTGCGAATGCAGTACAACCCAAATTCGGATCGTCATGACATGCGCCATGATATTATTAATGGCGGATTCAAGATGTTTCGAAATGTTGACACGTTCTGGAATACCTGGGAGAAGCAAGAAAGATGGCATGGACCAATGGTGTGCTGGGGTGTTGATTTCAATAATCGGGTCTACAATACGCCGTGTGGTGACTATATGATGGTTCGGGATTTGACTGCCGAAGAAATGGATAGGCTGGTTGAAGAAATTCGAAAGACCGAAGGACTTGTTGAACTTGTCAATTCAGAAAAGGTGGTTGAAAATGCATAACGAAACACATATCTATCTGGCGGCACCGTATCGAGGCTCGCCTGAACAAATCGAAGAACGGATGAACTTGGTCGCTCAAGTTTCCTCCATGATTCGACTGAAGGGTTATTATGTCACTAGCCCTCTATTCCATCATTGGGCATTCCAGGAGAATGACAATGTAGATGGGGATTATTGGCTGAACTATTCTGAGAATCTACTTACTGCAATGGCTTTGAGTCGAGGACTCGGAACTAATGTGGAAATGTGGATTCTATGCCTAAATGCATGGGATGAATCTTCGGGAGTTCAGCGCGAACGAGATGTCGCTCGTAAATATGGACTAACTATTCGCTATATTCATCCACAAAGAGCAGAACAAGGTGAACTATTTGATATGATGGAGGGTATTAATGTCTAATCCTTTTTGGATCATCGCAAACTTGAAGAATCTCCAGACTGGGAAATTCCATCCTATTGTCTATAGATTTTATCCACTCCCAAATGAATGCCCGGTGCCTCGATATAAGTCTTTTGGACACCACACCAATGGTTTCGTTTTCAGGGAAGAGGCTCTCACTGAGTGTATTCGACTTTCAACTCAGATCTCAGAAGAGTATGAATGCAAAGTGGAACTCGCGACTGAAGAAGATATGCTTTGGGATGGACTTGAAACTCCCGCCAGTGTCGCATTGTTTACCGAAACAGACGGAGTGTATCGGCAATGCTAAATGAAAATGCAGAGCGTAAGATTCACGAATACGTTGAAGTTTCAATTCAAAATGGTCAATTCATGCTTGACATGTTTCACATGCATGGCGACATTAAACATCTTGAATTGGCAATCCTCGAAGAATCACATGCTGGTTGTTATTGGAATGTATATCATGCAACTACAACTCATGATTCATTCGATGATTATCTCTGGAATTCTCTATGCAGTTTCCGTGAGCGCCTTAAGAATTCCAGACCACACGGAGCCTAGCCAATGAAACTAATTTCAAGTATTGTTGACGTTTTTCACATCAAGGTAAATGATGCGGAAACAATGTGCGATCCAGAATGCCCTCAGATGCAAGATGGACTCTGCACTAGATTTTCGGGAACCTTAACAGAAAAAGAAACGGCCCGAGATATATTTGCTCGAACGGGAGATAAAGTGCGGTGGCAAACGTGCATTGATGGGACTGAACAACAATTCAAACGCCTTAAAGAGTATTTGAAGGACCGATGACCTGTATCATTCGATGCAATCATTGTGGAAAATCACATTGGGATGATTACTGCCCGCATACTGGGAAAAGACCATCTCCTGATTGCCCTGAAGATGATTTAGATCCAACTCATTATGAAGTAGGATTACCAGAAAATCCCGCAACGCAATATAGAAAATAGTTGACGGTCATTAATGACTAAAGTATTTTCGCAATATGATAACGGACAAACAATTCCTAGAAACGCATAAAGATGAAATTATATGGGGCATTAAAACAATGTTGGCAAACCAAGAAAAATATGAAAAGTTGACGCCTTCTGAGAAGGAAGAATATCTAAGAAAAGTCACATTTGATTTCCCTTCAATGAACGAAACACCTGTATTAACACCTGAAGAATTAGAAACTAGGAGAGAATATCTAAAGCAGTTTGGTCGATCCTGTGATGAAACCGGAAAATCATATACAGAATTTCCCGCATTAACACCCGTGCAATCAGACGCAGACACTAATAATTCAATGGGACTATCGTTTGCGCTTAATGCCATCTATAATAAGGATGCTGTGTAATGGTACTTTATCTAAGAACCCAGACAAATAAGACAATAGTTGATTTAGAATTCTGGCTGAAATGCGAAGGTGGGCATAATTTCCATGAGCTAAGGGTTGCAATTGATATTGCGCGATATTCAATGTTCTTACTTTCGGCGGATCCAGTTACTCAGGCTGATATAATCCGTGAGTTTAATGAGATTGATGAATTAAGAGGTTGGATGTGGGAATGCTATTATTCGAATAAGCGAAATATTGGTTCTGAGGAAGACTATGATGAAATTCTGAATCATCTTAGAAAGAAATTCAGGCACTTGGCTTCAATTTTCAATTTAATGTTTGTGGAGGACTAAATGGAATGGTCCCCTCAACAAGAACTTGCCATTGCTGAAATATCTAAGTGGCTAAAATCAAGAACATCCCCTCAGATATTCAGATTATTTGGATATGCAGGAACAGGTAAGACGACTTTAATCAGCGAAATTTCTGAGCTTGTTAAAGGTCAAGTTGTCTACATGGCATTCACGGGAAAAGCCGCGCTCGTCATGCAGAAAAAAGGATGCTACGGGGCCAGTACAATACACAGTGCGATATATAGGCCAGTCGAAGATAAGAAAACCGGAGAAGTCGAATTCGTATTGAATTATGATTCTATGGTTGCAACTGCAGACCTTATTATTATTGATGAAGTTTCGATGGTCAATGCCGAAATAGGTGAAGACCTATTGAGTTTCGGTCGAAAAGTATTGGTCATTGGAGATCCGTTCCAGTTGCCTCCCGTTAAAGGCGAAGGCTTTTTCACGTCCGGAAATCCGGATATTATGCTAACTGAGATTCATCGTCAAGCCAGAGATAATCCAATCATCCGGCTATCTATTGACATTCGAGAACATAGAAGTCTCTTTAATCAGAATTACGATCAATGTAAAGTGTTCAATCGAAGTGCAGTGGACAATCCAGAATTTGATAATGTCTTGAAGATGGTCGATCAAGTATTATGCGGAATGAATCGTACTCGAACTTCACTTAATGGTCGAATTAGATTAGCAAAGGGAATTGCAAATCCATTAGATCTAACCGAACCTAAAATTGGAGACAAGTTAATATGCCTACGAAACAATAACAAAAAGGGCTTATTGAATGGTGGATTATGGGAAGCCACTTCTGTTGAATTGGCAACCATGAACGGAGAATATGCAATTAACATGAAGTCTCTCGATGAATTGGGCGATAATGTTGATTTCAATGCAAGAGTCCCTAAAGAATTTTTTAGCGGTGGTGAAGATAAGTTAGATTGGCGATACCGAAAGAACATTGACGAATTTACTTTTGGAGATGCATTGACTGTCCATAAAAGCCAAGGTAGTCAATGGAATAATGTTCTAATTGTCGATGAGAGTAGAGTCTTTAGAGAACATTCTGACAGACATTTGTACACCGCAGTTACTCGTGCGGCTGAACGAGTTTACTTAGCACTGTGAGAAAGCAATGACTGAAATTCCAAACGCCAATGAATTACTAGACGCTAAATTAAATGAATGGCGTCGAAGGATTGATAATTACGTAAAGCAAAATAGTTTCTTCAGAGAAGATGATAAAGGTGCTTTGTTATTTGAAATAACCCCGGAACTAATTACCTTGCTAATAGGTTTCAAATGCAATGACCTAAAGAATAGGAAATTAATTGAAGAGGCACATGTCAGCTTCCGTGAATACATTGCGAAATACTCAAGAGGAAATTGCATATATGATGTGAAAATTCAGTTTAGGAATAGGTCTGGAACTTCTAATGCCAAGCCGTATTTCGTAGCCACTGCAATTCGAATATAAGCATATTAATGCCTACTAATTTACCTGTAAAGAAAGAAACTAACTTGAAAACAATCAGGAACGAAAAGTATATTCTAATTGAGAATATAGTCACACTAATAATGACTGTTGTAATCGTATTAGGTTTGGCTTATGTGTTTCATAGTTGGCATTGTCTATGGGGATTACTCCTCATGGTAAATCTCTCATCTCAACAAAAGACGGAATCCGATGACTCAAATTGAAAAAAACATCCGAGATCTAGCCTCTCTTGAAGGTTGGACAATAAATGAAAAGACCGTAACCCGAATCGCTAAAGCCAAGGAGCGATTCTTCGGCGAGGCTGAATGGAAGCGGTGCCCATGCTATCCTCCAGACGATACTATTCATGGATGTGGAACTACAGCGTGTAGTGAAGACATCCAGAATGAAGGTATTTGCCACTGCAATCTATACATGAGGTAATCATGGACTACAAATATACACCAGACGGTAAAAAGGTTGTTGTAATTGGGGCCTTGAATTCCAAGGAAACAATCGTACAGGAAATCTATGTGGTAGATGGATCTGAAATTCCAGCAGGTGAGCATTTTGTTGCAAAATCTCTTTTGAATGCGCCTGCTGAGACATGGAAGTCTCGTGAAGAGATTAGAATAAGTGAAGCTCTCGAAAAAAAGAACGCTGAATTGCAAGCATTGAAGCAAGAGGTTTCTCAATTTACTGAGAACTGCGTCAAGGCAATGAAAGCTAAACTTGAATGGATTAATGGCATTACCGAGCCAGAAGTAAAAAAGATCATTGAAATGATCACTAATTACATTACTGGCGTATATACCCACGTTGTATATCAACGTGGATATGAATATATAATCAAGGAATGGACGCCTGATCTATTTACAAATACTGAGTGGACTTCATATGATAGTAATCGAAGATTCGAGTCGGTTAGATTAGTTTCAATTTTTGGTCACTGGAATCAAAGACGGGCATTAGACTGGAAAGTCAATCAGTATTCAGATGGTAGTGGACATGATATGATATTCACTCCATGTAAATCGTATGAAGAAGCGCGAGATGTCGTTGCCAAATTGATTAATTCCAGGAATGAACTATCTAATACTGATTACAATACTTGCGTGAAATACAATATTCCCGTTGACTACGAGAAGAATGAGCGACGAATTAAAACACATAATGATAATGTACTGAAAAATATTGCAGAAAATGAGAAGAAAATAGCTGATTTAAGAAATGAAATAATATGTTAAAGAAAGAAGTAATCGTCCCTCTTCTTACTGGAATATGTCTACTTGCATTATGGGGATCATTAATTCACGGATGCTCCGAATGTGAATCGAGAGGCGGAACATACGCAAAGACATTGGGTGGATATTACCAGTGCATAGATCCAAAAAAGTAGTAGACGAATAATTCAATTAGTAGTATCTTACGATAGTACATGCTCCACATCAAATGAGGTACACAATGCAGACTCTAACTGAAATCGAACAATCCAGCATTCAGGAATTGAATAGTCGCATTCCAGGCAATGATGTGGCTAAGGAAGCCTTGAAGCATGCACTGCCATTTGAACGTGCTCAGTTGCGAGAACTCGCAGAAGATAAGATCAATGATAATTTCGTGGAAGGATATGACGATAATTATCGAAAGATTGACATGGATGCTGTCAATCAAGCTACCAAGAAAATGAATGGTCGAATTGTTCCTGCGTTTGCAATTTACGATGTATTTGGCAATGGTGTTTGTAAGATAGAAAAAATATCGACACTTCGCATAAGGATGATGCGTCCATTGCTTTCCTAGATAAAGCGGATCGATTTAAGTTCAAGGCATATCAATATACTCGAATCGCCGTTATTTTGAGCATGTTGTTGATGGGGTTGTCGTTTATTGGATGCTTTATTGCTTCAATATGTACTGGATTTTCTCATTCTACCATTAACATCATGGACATTGTAAGTGGAGTGAGTGCATTTGGACTGTTATTCATTGCAGGTCCAATGTGCGAAAAAGACCTTAAAAAAACTATTAAGTTCATTCACGAGCCTAAAGGTTTGATGCCTCGAAATGTGGCTGAAAATATAAAGAATTTGAAATCTAAGTTTGACCGAATTTATGTGATCGAAGAAGCTCATTGCTGGGAAATCGAAGACAGCAAGATTGAAATTATCCAGAATGAAGATCCTTTGGTTGTCGGAAAATATGGAGAGAACTATTACATTATTGACAAATATGACGTGACTCCATTGGAATCGCTAATGGCGTCTGAATTCAGCGTGTAATTGACAATGTATGCCGCTGTAATTGAATACTATTTCGACTGTCCTTCATGTCAAGGTAGTTCTGACCCTCGACTTAAATTTTTCCAAGATGCACTTGAATTAGTTAAGTGGGTAATGGATAACTTTGGCGAATATGAATTTCAATATGCCAAAAATATTCAAGAAACAATATATGTGCATGGAAAAACTCGATGCAGTCATCACAATGTACAAAGCATCGAATTAGAATTTTACAAAGCAAGTCCTGAATTCTATTCCGTCTGTGTTGGTAATGATCCTCCATTATTCACAATACACATTGGTAAATGCCCACATCCAGATAAAATTGGATTCTATAATACAAAGATTCTATTTGATGGTGAGTGGGTAGATCTATGTGAAGTAGCTCCAAGCCTAGAATTAGCACTTAATTCAATAAATGAGGTCAAACAATGAACAATATGTATCGAGCGTCAAAAGATGAAGTAATGGCAGACCTTGACATTCTTATTCAGCCCGTGATTGATTATATCAAGCGGACGTGGAATACTGAAAATCTACTCCCAGTCAATCACGCCGAATACATGAAAGCTCTAGAAGAAGGTAGAGATTGTGATGAATTCATTGATGCTAGTAGGGATCTGAGCGACACTTATACTGGGCTTGTTAATTCTAAGCCTGGGTATGCAGATTGTCCTTTGCATGAATTACTATCTCCTAATTACGTAACTTATGGGCAATATGACCAAGGTTATCTTCCACTTGATACTCTAATCAAGGGGTTAATCTATTGGGGGATGGACCTTCAAAAGAATAAGACTAAGTTCGAATCAGGCAAGGACGAAGAAGATCGGATAACTGCAAAGGAAAAGAACGAGCTAATGACTATCGCACTCAAGGAAATTAATCAAATCAACTTGATTGCAGAAAACCTCGAACCTTCCAAATTCGAGAAGATGCACGAGAGAATGGCTAAGCTCAGTGAAATTCTTAGCTTGATGAGGGCTACGAAGTTGCAGAATATTGCAATGATGTTTAAGTAATTGGTATCTCATGGCTAAAACATTTCTCACATTTGAAGAAGCCGAAGAGCATGCATTCAATTGCTGGCTTAATCTGAAATGCCCTTCAGGTGATGTGGAGGACGTACAGATGCAATGGGAGGCAAGCAATGAGTATTCTGATCTTCTTGATGAATACAACGATTCTCTAGGTAATTCTTGACATCACGGTAATTCCATAGTATCTTTAATTTTTGCGAGGTTTCCATGTCAGATCTTTTCTATCTTCAAGATTCTCGCGGGTATGTTGGAAATGACATGCTCTTTTGGGGTCTTGGTAGCAGTGGCTATGTCACTGATTTAAGGAAAGCTCAACTATACACATTTGAAGAAGCGCAATCATTGCATCTAGCGCGTAGTACAGATATTCCCTGGCCGAAAGAATACATCGAAGCTAGAACGCGACCTGCCGTTGACATGCAATACTGTAATTTGGCCGAAGCCAAGAAATTAAGTAAAATTAAATTCGTATCCCCTAAGAAAATAAGGAGAAGGCCCGTTAATTGCTGTGAATGTGGAAAATTCATTGCAACTGAATATTGCAACTGCCCTCATTGTGGTGCAAGTAATTGGCCTTAACTTATGCAAGATCGAATCAAATATCCTAGAACTTTTCACTTACCTTGGAGTCCTGGACTTACGAAGGATGATAAGAGAATAGAAAGTCTCGATGGATTTCTAGGTCGTGAAGTAGTGATAACTGAGAAAATGGATGGTGAGAATTCGACTCTATATCCAGACGGCCATATTCATGCTCGTTCAATGGATTCTGTTATTACTCATTATCGCACTTGGCTTAAGGCTTGGTGGAATGAGAGGGCGTATCTCCTTGACCCAACTCTCCGAGTATGCGGTGAAGATCTTTTTGCGCAACATTCAATTAGATACGAAGGACTGGTCACATATTTCCGTGGCTTTTCCGTCTGGGAGGGCCTACAGTGCCTTTCATGGGATGATACCCTCCTCTGGTTCGATGAGCTACGCATTCAGCCTGTAAAGACCCTCTACCGTGGATTGTGGGACGAGTGCGCAATCAAGTCCATCGACTCTTCAAAATGGAAGGAAGGATATGTCGTAAGAGTGACTGACTCCTTTCATAGAAGCGAATTCAAACATCTAGTCGCCAAATACGTCAGAGCAGGACACGTTCAAACTGATGACAGATGGGATGAAGGTGAAATAATCAAAAATGGTCTATAAAATTGATCCAAATTGCAAACCAGATAATCGCTTAAGATACCTATGGCATCTAACCTGTCATCCAGAACTAGGAAAGAATCTGGAGACAATGAGGCCACGCCGAACTGGAAAATATCGAGGCGACACTGAACCGAAGAATACTAGATTTTGCTGTGCAACTAATCCAGGTGGCTCATTTACTGCAATTCCAATGGAAGCGCATAGGAATTATTATCTGTACAGATCAGTAGAGAAGCTCAAGTCATACAGACCGTATGAAGTTTTCGACGCCATCGCAACAGGAGAGCGATGGTTATTCGAAGAAGCGGAATTTCAATTAATCAAGAAATTCACGTCAGACGAAATAAAGATAATTGAAGGGTTGATGTGTAAATACCCTTTCTGCCTTGGTTCAGCTAGAGATAAATCAAATCATTTCCAAAAATTAGCCAGCAAAGCAGTATACAACTTACTTAGGAGAAAGTCGTACATATGAATGGAATGTCTTTTGCCGCAGAACTTAGAGAAAAATATAATCTAAGTCTTGAATTAGCAAATAGCAGAGAACAGTCGCTAATCAATTTTCAAATTGAAAAGCTAAAAGAATACATGGAGATGTGTGCTAGTATTGGGAAAATGACATTTTCGATTCATTTTCGCAAGGTCATGACCAATGACTATAAACACTATCCACCACCACCAAATGCAATGGTATTAGATCCAATGTACAAAAAAAGCATATCTGCGTTTCTAACAAATGAAGAATTCTATTTCGATGAATGGAGTCAGCATATTTACGTTGACCTTCTAAAAGAGCCAAAACGATGAAACATAAATCAGAAATCATCAAAGCCGCAACTGATAAACTATGCGAGATCTTTTGCGATGCAGGTCACGCATGTTCACCAACTTCACGTTGCTGGAAAAAGGCCGAATGTCCCTCTGCCCAAGACTTAGAGTATACTCTAAAGATTGCGATGCGTGAATAATGTGTGAACAAAAAGACTATTCTGAATACAGGCTTTATATCCTAGTCAAAGAGGAATATCCGCCTAGTGTAGCTATTAATTCTGCTGTTCATGGAGGTATGGCGGCAGGTAGAAAATGGCAGGGCGAAATTGATTTTGAAGGATGGTATTCTAATTCATTCAAAAAGATCACCTGCATGGTGAATGAGAAAGAATTGGCAAATGCCAATAAAATTCTAGAAGCACAGGGGCTGAAAAAGATTGAGCAAACCGAATCTAGGCTAGGTGGCGCTCATATTCTAACCATGTGCTACCCTTTTAATCCAAAACTTCATGAATTCAAAGCATTCAAGTTTTTCAGAACATATAAGTGGGGTGAGTAATGCAAAATCCATTGCAATTCGATCATGCCTTATGTCAGCGTAGATTTCCCGATGAATTTGCCGCAAAGATTGTCACCGTTCAACCAATGCCAGATACCGCATGGAAGGATGTTGAAGATTCTATGAAAGTTCTCAGTGATATTCAATTGTCGCGAGATAAACTGAAGAACGATGAATTCATTGCCATGAAAATGCTTACTAGGTTCAAAGAATTGAAGCGAGAAGATCCTAAGAAACCACATCCAGACATTGGATGGATGCTTGAAATTCTAGAAGTAGTCAGAGAGTACGATAAATCTTAATCTACTTTTTTGAGACTTAAATTCACATACACTTTAGGAACTATCTTTTCTGGAGCCTTTGCATTGCGAGGCTTTTTCTTTTTAGGTGATTCTTCTACAGTTGTTTGGATTTGTTCGGCCATTGGACGAAATACTAATTTACCGTCCTTCCGAACATCTACTTCACAGCCCGCTAGAAAATCATAGTCTCGTTTGTTTGGTTCCATTTTCATATTATAGCAACCAAACCTAGTTGACATCTGACTAAGTTCAACGTATCTTTCAATTGAACACCGGAGGCTTCGTATATGCAAATGGAAAAGATTTACAAGGCTGGCTACGGAATCACGATTGAAGGTGACATCAAGAATGTCATTGCGAATATCCAAAATGGTCAGGACGAGGGTGGCGAACTCTCCAAGATCATTACTGTGGTTGGCGGAAAGCAAGTGGTTCTCTGGGAACCTTGCAATGAAACTGACTTTGAATACATTTCAGAGCCTCCGACTCTCGAAGAAGAAATTGCAATGATGGAACTCTTTGAGAATGATGATTGGTGGGTCGCATGTTGAACATCTTTTATCTACTGATGCTGGCCACACTGTGCCTCATCTTCGGGAAACCATCTCCGATAGAACATTTAATTCAATGGATTAGAGGCGGTCGATATGAATTGTGGTATGTAGATTACCCATTCCATGAAGAAATGTGGCATTACACTACAAAACCTAATGAACGACCTTCTAGTATCTGTAGAGGATCTGTAATTAAGGTACGAGAGTATAAGGGGTTCTGGATTTTCAAAAGGAAGTAATATGAAACAAGAAAAAGAATTTGATTTCCATGCATTCTTCTTCATGAACTTTTTGATCGGATGGGGAGTTTTTACATTCTCATTGGTAGTAACTCATAATGGATTAACTTCACTTCTTTGCGCATGTTTGAGTGTCATGTTGTTTGGCCTTATTACGTTGATCGTAACAAACATTAGAGATAATAATAGACTTGAAGCCCTTTTGAGGGAAGAACGCCGTAGGAAAGAAGAAGAATTCTACGCAAATCTCGAACGCATGTATGATCAAATGCGAAAAGCTCAACGAGCTAAAGAAGAAGAAGAATTGAAGAGAAAGAATTCTAGATACAACAAGTCATCCAAAACGGAAGAGCCTCGCCGAAATACTAGGCCAGGGCAGAAAATCAAGATCAGTGCATACGATGTACTTGAGATTCCTAGAGGGTCAACTCAAGATGAAATCAAGGCCGCATATCGTAGGATGGCGCTTAAATATCATCCAGACAAAAACCCGTCTCCTGATGCAGTTGTCAAGATGAAACTAATCAATGACGCTAAGCGAATTCTAGTCAAAGGATAATCATGGATTACTCAAAGAGATTCTATCTTTTCATCTGCGAATCCTACTACCCAAAAGGTGGAATGGATGACCTAGAATACACGGCAGATACCGTGGAGGAATGCACTGAATATCTAGAAAAACAACTGGACGAGTGTGGTAGAGCACGCTATCATATCTTTGACACTTCAGAGAAGGTAGTCATACATCGAGGTCGGCTAGTGTACGGAAAAATGGAGACGGGAGCATAATATGCAATCAAATAATTCTATGGCAATCGTATGCCCAGATCTTAGAGTGCGACAGGACATGGGACACTCTAAGGCCGAATACAAAGAAATCAATGTAGTTGATTGCATGGCTTCAATCGAAAACCGTCCATGCAAGCATTCTGGAAATTGCATTATCCGTAGAGGATTTCACGGAAGCAAACTCAAGAAAGGTGAAATGCCTTGAGCTACTCTCGTTTTTGTCATTTCTGCAATGAACCAATAAATCTTAAAGAATCAGATATTGCATTTTATGTATACACTTGTGGATCTGGATTATATTTGAGTAGAGACATACCCTTACAGTCAAGAAAATGCTTCCGAGCAGTTAATGGAATTACTACACCCCCAATGAAATTCAAATTGCAACGTGAATTCTCCAAAGATGAATTCTTCACTGAACTAGATGCCCCTAAATGGTTGACAGCCGAGCGCACAGTTCCGGGGTCAACTGGAGACGGCAGATGGTTCTGGAATGAACACGTTTTAACGCTAGAAGTCGGTAACTCAATTGATACCGACTTTAGTCGTATAACCCGAATTGAATAGGTAAAAAATGCACAGAATAATCAACAAAGAAATAATTCCCCGAATAATTGAAGCCATTAAATTGTCCGAGCAAGTATTGTCGGAACATCCAGAGCTTGCGGAAGAATACGCAATATGGTCATCCTTCAAGGGTGTAAGCCAACAAATAGATTCATTCTTAGAGCCAATTGGACTTATATGGTATCTTAAGGGATATAACACTAAGCTAAACATTCCAATATGCGAAACCATTCCAGTTAATACTAAGCAATATGAATATGTGAAGGTCAGAAAAGACATTCTAGATAAGCTGTATGCCTCAATTGATGACGTAATTGATTCATTACACAATGGTAAGGACATTGCATTTGGTAGTGTAATGGAAGCTAGAGATGAATTAGAAGGCGGAAAAACCTACGAAGAAATTAAAGAGGATATGAAGCTCCAAGGAGAATCATAATGAGTGACGTAAAAGTCACAGTTAACCTACCTACTTCATTGGTAGATAAAATCAAAGAAGAAGCAGTGTTACGAAATTGCACAGTGACATCTGCTTTCATTTCACTAATTAGGCAATCAATGGAAGTCAAGAAAATTCTTCGCGAATGTGGAGGAAAACTGTTAATTGAGAGAGGTACTGTAGTTGTCTCGTTTGATTAACGGCAATCCTAGTGAATTCATGCCTAATGATGATAGAATAAAAGAACTTTCTATCAAATTTGATGCAGACTATAATCGAATCCGTAACAGATTAATTGAATTATTAGAATGCTTAGAAGAATGCGATAATCTTGAAGATGGATTAGGTATTTGCATGGCATTAGAAGTATATGGTATTTTTCCCGCTGGCAAACACCCAAATGCACCAACATATCAAGAATATCAAGATCTACTCAATAATCTAATTGAATATTCTGTATTAAATGGAGATGAATTGAAATAATGTTTTTCATAATACCTTTTCCGGTTAGAGCGGGATCGACTAAAGCGGAAATATATGCTCGCGAGATGGCGAGATGGGATGCAATGTCACCTAAAGAAAGGGCTGAAGAATTGGCATTATTGCATGGCCCTGAAATATTAGAGTTATATCGAGAGATCGAAAAAGAAAACAATGGAGACGAATCATGAAACCAAGCCAGGAAGAATTAGAACACCTTAAAAAATATCTAGAATCACCTCAAATTGAAGTAACATACGATGTATCAACTAATAAGTACATTGGCAATCGAGCCGATGTAAGTTTATCAATTAGTAGAGAATCTATTGAAGATATTTTATCTACCAACGCAATGTATGCATTAATGGGGGAGAATGATCGAATTGACACCGAAACTGCACTGCTTGAAATTGCATATGAATTATTAAGTGAACAAAAATTCTATGAACTCAATCCTGAAGCTAAACATGGTATCTCAGGACAATATAGTCATGACATTCCTAGAAAGTATCGTTTAGTTCATTGGTGCTTTGCCAAAGAATATATGGAAGATGTTATTGCTAAGTATGCTCAGAAATAAATACTTCAATGCGCAAGATAGTCTACTGTAATTTCATCTACGAATCAATTACCCCTGAAATGATTCCAGAAGTCTTATATCATGGCTCTACTCAGAAGTTTGATAGATTTGAACTAGGGCATTCTGATTTAGGTGAAAACCTGAACAAGTTCGGATATGGTGTATATCTAACGGACACCGAAGATCTCGCTTCATATTATGCAAATGGGAAAGAATCTTATATCTATCAATGCTCAATCCCAAGATTTTCAATGAACCTAATTGAATGGGATGACAATGTTGATGAATTTCTATATAGGAAAGTTGCTAATTCATTGAGTGCGCTTGGATACGAGAGTGACGCTGAATCATTGATAGAAGAATTGAATTCATATGGTGATACAATATCCACAGATTCACTATACAATATTACAAAAGATTTAATTGGTGAAGAAGAAGCTAGTAAATTATTCATTAAATGCGGAGTTGATGGATTTGTCGCTAATGACATCAATAATCGTGGACGCATATACGTTATCTTAGATCCATCTAGGATCAAGATCGTTGACGTTCAAGCAAGGGTATAGTATTTTTCCTACAAATGATGGAAATTCTTGCTATATCTGTGGTTGTGGTTGGATCTGCCGTGCAGATTGGTTTCTTATTATGGATCATTTTTGACCCTCGCATATAGAATTCAAGTCAACGATTAAACTAAGGAAATGCAATGGAAGAGCTTCTAGAGATGCTTGAAAAGACCGCTAACCTATTGAGAGGAATGGCAATGGATCCAGATATTCCAGCACATGCAAAGACTGCGGCGAATAAGCGAGCATCTGAAATTGACTTGATTGTAGAAAAGTACACAGAAGACTAAGGAGATGTTTGGATAATGTTACACTATCATTGCGAAAAGGCGCTAGAATTCATTAAATCCAAAGCCGAAACTTTTCAGAATGAGCAAGACAAACGCCAATACAATGGAGCTATTTTAGAACTACTTTATTCTATCGGACTAGGTGAATTGCTAGATGGTCCTAGCCGTACCATTTCAGTTGCAGAATGCATTACCTATGCAGAAAATTTGCTTGAAGATAATAATGAATGGTTCTATGAAATGGCATTGAAGGATTTCATTAACGAATTGAACAAAGATGAATAAATGCCCTCTATGTGGAATGGAATCTGATGCAGATCCATCCGATGAATATCCATGTGGAACTAAGAAGGTTAAACCACCTCCTACATATTTGAACGCATATGAAGTAAGCAGTCTATGTAATGAGTTATTGTTCAAATCCATAAAAGAAATCCCTTTAGATAAATTGGTAACAACTACAACACCATCTCCATACTTGTGCGCACCTCATAAATGACAAAGTATATTTGTGAATTCTGCAAAGATAAAAGATGCATTGGAAAGTGCATCAATAATGGAAATTCAATTAGTCTACCTCAAGTAGATACTTCAAATGGAAATGACATTACTTTACTTCATGCGCATGGCAATAGAATAGAAACTAAGATAATTAATAGGAGATAATAGTGTCAATTAAACAATACGATTATACCTTTACATGTCCAAAGTGTAAGCGAAGATCCAATAGAACTTCTATGGATGATCGATGTCTTACATGCGGAGAAAATGTTTTATTAAAGGCTACATTGGCAAATCAGGGCTGGAATGCTCTGATGATTGTAATACTGATTGTGTTGGTTATTATCACATTAATTGTGAGATTCATATAATGGATAAGAAGCCTATTATTCGGAGTATATTATTTCCATTTCGCGCCATAAGTGTATCTAATGATGGAATACATATTAGCGAAATGCATCCAGGTAGAATTACTGAATTTTATCAAGATGGCTCTGAAAAAAGCTATGAAATTAAGCCTACCACAATTTCAGTGCATGATGCATTAACAGGAGAAATTAGATAACATGGGAATGTATCGCAACATTGTTAATTTTGAAGCAAAATGCAAAAATCCCCCTGAATCCCTATTGATTAACGGTGATGTACCAATTAAAAGCGTCACAATGCATTTGGAAAATGGCGAGACATTTGAATTTGAGCCTATTCGCACTGAAGCATATCTACATCTTACAACTAGACGAGATCAGAAGCTAATCATCACGTTCGAGGAGGATTTACTTGGATAATTTCGACTTAGGTGCGAAACAAGAAACTTCAAGTAGAATTTTCCCAGAAATTGATTTTGATGCAATGCTGTCAAAATATGGACCTGAAGGGTGCTGGGAAATTGCAGAAAAACTAAGAGAAATATCAATGAACGATATGTACGAAGCACTTGAGCAGTGCAAAAAGCATGATGACGTTGACGACTAAGAAAATTTAACGTATCTTTCTAGGAAACCACGGAGGATCGTATGAAGAACTATCACATCTCGTTGTTTCTTTTTGCACTGTTGTTCTCCATGCTCACTGCATGCGGCATGCAGGCAGATATTGAGTATCGAGGTACTGAATGTGTCGTCCCTGATTCGTCAAAGAACGCATATAATTCAGAACTCTCAAAGGCATATTCCATCATCGACAGTTCTACCGCAACCATGCTAGGGAATCGAGGCCCTAAAGGAAGTCGGTACGAAAATGAAGACATTGATGACGAATATAATGGCGCAATTAAGCTCGCCAAGGAAGCTAAAGAGAGTCAAGCAAATGCTATACTCCAGAAGTATTGCGTAATGGTCGATGATTATTACATGGTATCCAATTCTATGGGAACTCACCTCAACGAATTTGAAATTAAGCCTTCTGATACTGCAGTGTTTCATGCTGTGAAGAGGAATACAATCCACGGAAATAGCAAGTAATGAATAAAATCGCAGATATTTTAGATTCAATCGATCAACCAATTCAACTGCCTTTGAAGTTTAGAACTTTCAAAGAAAACGAAGAAATTAGATTGCGATTGATACATGAACCTATCCATCGACCACAACCAACGAGAGCACCTCGCGAGTGTTCTATTTGTCGTGACTATCCAGAACTTACGCATAAAGAGCGGCAAGTTCCAGTGTTTACTCCCAACCAAGACCCGGAAAGAGATGCCCCAGCATTCATGCTGACTGCCAAAGATACATCTCCATTCTACAATGCAACGTATTTGATAATGAAGGGATTCTAAATGTCATTCATTGGTTCAGTTCTCACCTACCTAGTAAATACAGTATCTTCCGAGATTCGAGAAGGTAGTCCAGTTTCGATTCTTCCTGGAAATCCGAATCCTATTATTCAGATTCACGACAAGCGAGGTGCCATTCACGCTCATCACAACAATAATAGCGTATGGGTGACCCGCCTGGATAAAAGAAATATTTCAACTAAACAAATGAATGCCTTCAATTCAATGAATTATACGGTGAAAGATATTCGCGAATTTGCCCGGTCCAAGGCTAAACTATTGGCGCATTTAATTGCGATTTCAATGAAGGAAAGTTTAAGCATCAGTTACGTATTCATTGCAATTGATGATAGTGGAAAGACATATGCATATACAAATATGCCATCCCATATGATTAGTCAAGGTAGATGGGATGGATACCACAGAAAATTCATTTGCCGATTGGAACCTAAAGACTACAGAGGGCATACCAATTACTTGTTCAATGTTAAGGGATGGGATGTAACTCCTGTTGAGGATTACGGTAGCGTATCTTATCCAGGTGTATCATTGATTGAAACTATCACTCATCAGGTTGATATTAATGAGGCAATTCGAAATCGCATTGAATATATGGAACAGAAACAGATTGAGATCTCAAAACTCACATCTCAAATTCTAGGTTTGCAAAATGACATAGAAGAGATCAAGAAAGACATTTCCAACGTCAATATCGAACGAGCAACTTTGATCAAAGCGGCAGAGATTCTCGGAATTTACGAAGGGCCTGAAGAATGAGGACCACTTCAATACGGCATGAATCACGTCATGGAATTAAATCTAATTATCAGAGTGACTACTATGGAACACCTCTTCAAGTTCTAACTGCATTCACCGAGGATTTTAACAAAAATTCTAACATTGTGTGGGCTAAACTATTTGATGAATCAAATGGTGAACTACTTAAAGAATTGCGTCGAGTTGATTACTGCCAATCTGATTTCGAAGGTATTCTGTAATGTCACATCGCGAATTAGATCGAGAAAATCCAAATTGGAGAAATGTGCTGGAATCAATTCCACAGTGTCTCCAACGGCAAGACTCACTACACACTCAATTAAAAGATCTTCGCCGATTCGCCAATAAGTTAGGGTTTTATGATGCCGCTGATTACCTGAAGGAAAAGACTGGAGATTAATAATGGACACCATTGATTTGGAAGAACTACCCGCGTGGCAAATCATAGAAACTTTGATGTACAAATACATCGAAGAGGGTCGATATTACAAGCGAGAATATGATAATGACGGGAATAATATGTTTTGGGCCTCTGCCGCAAGATGCTCTGATTTTGTAGAAGATTTGAAGAAGATTAACAAAGTATTCAAGAGGAAAGCAATCAAGGAAATTGAAGAGAAAATTAAAACCCTTGAAGAACGTAAAGGCACTGGAATTGATGAATTCATTGAGGAATGCATTAATATGTACAAGTCAAAAATAAAGGACATGACTGATGAGTGATTCAACAAAGTCGTATAGCGAGGGATTAATGGATGGATTTTTTGTTGGTCTATTCGTTATGATGATTATTGGCCTTATAGTAATTGATCCGCCTCAAAAGGCGTTGAAAAAATTTTCACTATCCCACGGGTTGGCGCATTACAATTCTAAAACCGGAGAATACGTTCAAGATTCAATAGTAAAAATCAACGATTCTACGATTAATGTAAAATAATGTCAAAAACTAAATTATTTCGAGACATGTTCAAAACCGCAGATGTTGCATATTCATTGCAATGCAAATATCTTGAGTCTGATAGGTATGTTGAAAACGCACATTCAATCATTTCAAATAGCAAAGACATTGATATTAATGAATATACTCCTGGAATATATCACATCACACCAAATGCTGAACTAATAGATTTAGTCATCAACATTGGGGTCATGCAATTCCAAATAGATAATCCGCTTGTTCAAGAATGTCCACCTAATCAAGTATGCTTTCGCATTGGAATTGAAAAGGTTTTTCAGTGCATGTCTAGAAAATCACTGGGAAGCATGTACAAATATAAAGCAACTATATTGAATGATTCCACATACTACTTTGAATTAACTGCGTTTATGAGTAAGGCACAGAATGACGAGAATGAACTATGAATACAGTTCTATCATTCGAATATGACCAATATAGTCGCCCTCGTAAAGTTCATCATGTTAAAGTGTTAGAACACGAGGAGGATCCGATTGCAAAATTGGTGATAGATACAGGAGAAACAGAAATTGAAATCCTCAACATTGACAGGGATCAATGGGGTGTATGGCTTGGATGTAATGGGCATACAATTGCCCAGGAAGATGATACTCGTTCATTTTTAGACGCCCTAATCAAGGGACTTCAATACGTCAAAGATAACTATGAATGGAAATGTTCTGAGGCTACTAAAGTAAAAATAGAAAATCCGCAATCGTGGAGAACTCAGGAATGACAAGTTCATTTATAGAGTTTAATAATATACTTAGAGAAGCAAAATCGCCCATCATGCGAAAAATTATCATTAATTCAATATATCCATTGATACCAAATGAAGAGTTTCAGTTTTACAACCCAGAGGTAAATGAGAGAATCCAATCGGCCAATCCTATAGAAATGAAATAAATGTTCAATTTCTTAAAACGAGAGCCACGGTCATATCCTACTGGCAACTTGAGTGAGGCTCAAGTCATCGCAAAGGTGCTAGAATACCGTCAGAAGGGCCTACAACCCATCTGCAAGGTGCTAGGCTCACTCGTATTACCCTTCGAGCGTAAGGGCGTAGAAACGCCTGATAGACGCCTACGATTCTATTCTGAATTTGGAGCAATGGGATGGTTTTCATATTTAATCATTGATGGACATGATTGCATTGACGCATTAAGAAATACTGAAGCATCTGCATTAGTCAATGAAGGCAAAATCGTAGAACCAGTTAGAACTCCATCACTATACGAAAGATGGAAAGAGGTACTTCAATGAATTTTTCGATGGCACTAATCGCATCTCTTGAGTTAAACAAGAATAACCAGAGAACCTATCAACTGCGAAAAGCAGTTAGTGTTCAGGTTACTGATGTGACTAAAAATGAAATTGATGATGCACTTCAAGAGTGCTTGGAAAAGACACCTGAACTTGAAGAATTTGATTTGGCTGTTTTCATTGGCGATGGTGATTTAGATGAAGACATTATTGCACCTCACCGAGTATATTTCTACCAGCGGGGTGAATTGGTTAATCGCATACTAATTACTCACAGAACGAAAGAAGAACAACATGCTCTATGCGAAGTTTTCTTTTGTTTACTAGAAGACCTCAACAAAGAATTGGCTGACTAATGGATGCATTACAACGAGCAAGTGAAATGATGAGAATCCCTATGAAGGATCTCCCAGAAATCGCAATTGAATATGCAAAGCATCTCTGCAATCGAGTTGGAATGTGCATGGAAGCTCTTTATACTGCTTGGGCTGTATATGCTCAAATTGTAGAGAAACTTCCATGCGATGATTTTCTATACATTCCAAATGGAGATGCTATTTTGTTTTATAGGGAGAGAGGATTTGAATATAATGTCGATTAGTGAAAAAATACTCGGCCTCATCAAAAAACATGAGGGTTTGATATGAAATACTTGATATTAATTCATGCCGCATATATAGGATTGATTTCAATATGCTGTGTAGGATGTAATCAGAATCAAAACAAACCAGAAGAGAAGTATTACAGAAAAGCGGTACCTTGCGAAGTAGTTAAAAATTTCGAGATTTGCTGCGGAGCATTTGCAGATAGATATATTCTCACGGAACATGATCGATATAAGGTCAACGACCGAGACAATGTTGTAATTGGAGATAGTGTTTGCACATATGAATGGTCAACAGATAAATCAATCACCATGAAATCAATCAAAAATAAGGACATTTCTCTATATGAGTGATCTAAAAGCATATTGCTGTGAAAATTTTCTTCACTGTAAAGGTTACCCTGAAATTGCAAATTGTGTAATTTTAGCGGAAGATAAAACTGAAGCAATCGAGATGGCCAGAGGAGAATTTCCTGATTTTCCTGAACATAACTGGACTATTGAAGAAGTTGAGTTGTCAGGGAATCCGCAAATCATTCACAAATATCAATTGAGCTACTAGTAATGAAACAATTAAATCAAAACATCTCAGGTTTATATCACTCTGAATTTCACGAAACACATAAACTATTTCCAGAATTCCCAGAAACTGCAATTGAATTATTTGTCAAAGCCGAAGACAATGGACTTCTTGGAATTGATTTATATACAATGGCAAATACTATAGATGCAATGCCAGATGAATATTTCTTAATATATAGTGACGATGATGTATTAAACTTTGAGCGATTTTCTAATCTAGGCTCATTATCCGACGCAATCGAGAAATATCATCTTCGTAGAGTAAAGCATAATTGTACAAGAGAATGTATTATGCTAATTCACAATAAGAGATTAATGCAACAATTCGATGGTGTAGTGTTTGAATATGAACACTTATTGAGTGATTACAATGGATAACATGAAATACAAGATACTATCAGAAACCTCTATAAGCCGTCTAGAAGGTAATGTGTATCTTATCCTTAAGGAAGGTGGCACTCTGGTAGGCGGACCCTTTACATCCATGCGCACTGGCTATGGAAGGGAAGCTGAAACTATATTCCACCAAGCAGTCATGGATCCAAGGGAATACTAATGAACATTGAAAAATACGAATTGATTATTGCTGAAGCATCTGGTCAGTTGAATCATAAAATAAATGAGGCAATTAAAGACGGTGCAGTTCCATATGGCGCACCCTTTTATACTGGATGTGTATATGCACAGGCAATGGTATACACAAAGCCTTTTACTCCAGCACCCACTAAATTGAGGTAATGTCTTAATGCACCCTGAAATTATCCAAGATTCAAGATATGATGAACCTAAAGTAATTTGTCCAGTATGCGGTAAATTTGCGTTTGCTAATTGGGTGTCAGTTTACAAAGACCCTTACGAAATTCAAGTTGAGCCATTCCATTGTGCTTGTGGATGGACTGAAGAATGCCCAAATGCTAATGAGTGTGTAGGGGCTAAATGTAAATCTTACCATTTATGTTATCCGACTGGAGGCCACCAATGACACTTGATGGAACTGAATATAAGCAAATACCAGAAATACATTACAAATCATGCGAAGGTTGCGTATTCGAAAAACATACAGGTAAATTCAGATGCTCTTTTAGGGCGCAGACAGACATTGAATGTGATAATAAGATATGGGTGAAAGCATGATTAAGCGTTTCTTCCTCTGGTTAGATAATCTAATCAATCCCAAATATCCGCACAGGTGCGTAGATTGCGGATGGAGGGATGGAAATAAATGCATAGTTCAACAGGACTTCAAACTTCAAGAATTTTGCAAAGAAAGATAGGATAATACAATGCCTAACATTTTCAAAGCTGTAGATTGTACCGTAACTGGAATCAAATGCGATAACTGTGATTACAGGGACGATAGTGTTCCATTCGAAGATTACCAGAAATATCTGAATAAAGAATGCCCTAAATGTAAGAGCAATCTATTAACACAGAGTGATTTTGATTTATGTAATAAAATTGTAAAATATACTAGAATGTACAATATCATTTACTTCCCAATCCATTTCATTAGATATGTTCTTTCCAAGGAATATCGTAATTCTATCACGCATGCAAAGATCAAGTTCAAGTGAAAGATAATAAAGGACTTCAAAGCCACCAGCGAGCTAGAAAGGAATATATTTGCGATAGCTGTAATCGAATAATAGGCATTGGTGAATTATATTGGAAAGGAACGGGGGAATTTACGCTCAAATATAAAAGGCATCCTGGAAATAAGACAATTACAGTTAGACGTTGCAAGATTTGTGACTACGTCATTTACTCTGGACTAGGAGAAGGACATTGAAACGAGGGAATAATCCATGAGAGAGGCAAAATTCATCCAGATAGTAAATCATCTTTGGAGCCATCGCGACTACCTTAAATTCTATCCACAATTTGACTTTCCATTCTATGGAGGACTTAAATCAAAAATGGATGGCGTTTCTCCAGAAGGAGTAGATGCAATGCAAAACATATGGCATGATTTCATTAGCACATATAAATCAAAACCCGAATTTCGTAGATGTTATGAAATTGAATTGTATCGACTAGGCGAACAAATAACAAATAGACGAAAGAAATAGAAAATGACTAAAAAAGACGCATACATTCCAGAAAAATACCTCGAAAAAGAAACCTTTGAGGCAATTGGAAAAGACTATCAACGAATTGCTAATAGATTGCAGGATGAAGGTAAGGAGATTGAATGGACTACCGCTGGACCTGTTAGCATTTATCGGAATGAAAAGGGAGAAAAAACTGGAGAATTGAATGTCAGTTTCATGTTCATGTATCCAAGCATAATTCAGGCAAATAACATAAGCCCAAATTAATATAGGAGTTTATATGGAGTTCCCAGAACCAGATTTTGACGAAATGATGGAGTTTGAACTTGACCTTAAAACCTGCAATCGGTGCGGGGTCGGAAGACTTCATTGGGAAGACATCGATGGATATAATGGGATCTGGGCACATAAACCAATCTGGAGATTATGCGACGAAAATAATCAACCTCATAAGTGTGTAAATGAAACTCCAATAAAACATCGAGCACCCGATCCATCCGAATATGATATAGAAGAATATAATTCAGATACCAATCTATTCAATGCATTGTTGTCTGACTGTATGAAAGTAAATGGAATAGTCGTTATTATCCGAGGAACTGAATATAGAGTAGTAAACAATGGGCCAAAATATACATATCTAATAAACACCAGAACAGGAAGACAATCCAAAGCTGGAAAAAACGTAAAGTGTCAAGTAGATCTTAAAAACAAAGATAAGTTAATAAAGCAACTTGAATATGATATTGTAAATTTGCGGAATGAACTACAAAAGAAAATAGACGATTTGAATGATCAAATAAAAGAGACGACCGTTAGACTTAATAATCTCAATCAGGATGAACAATGCTAATAGATACTGAATATTGGGAATATAAGAATGTTTCACCTAACGGAGAATGCGAAGATGAAGGATCGGTAGAGACATCTCCATTAATATCGGTTAGCGGAAATCATCACAACATGACACTATCTACCATAAAAAGCGGATCGTGGATGTTCATTTCGACCGGACTTAGCGAAGATGGCACTGTTAAAGGAATAACTGCATATTTTGAAGATCAGGATGCTTTGATAGCAGAATTAAAAAGATTATTGAACCTAGCAGAGGCAACTTAATAATGTCATGCCAAATAGAAATTAGACTGCGAGATAATTTAACTAAAGAAGTCCGTGAATTCACATATAATGGTGTCGTAATTAACCACGGATACACAAAATTCACATTAGATGCAATTGAAAGTAGATTAGATCAATTCATTAACGATCTAGGAAATTCAAACGACTCATTGGAGTGAAACATGTACGAAGACCGCAAGATGAAAAAAACCATTAGCTACGACGAAACCAATTACGGTAAGTTAGATAAGATTAGAGAATTAATAACTGAACTAGCAAATCAACGAGGGATGCTAGATATTGAAGGATTTCTTAAAAACACCAAAGGATTTGATTTAACTGCATCGTGGGATAATGATAAGGACGCTTACAAAGATGGATTCAGGGATGGGAAAATTAGCCTAGCCAGAGACATTTTAGCAATTCTAACTAAGGAAGCTCAATGAATAAGCTACTTTCATTTCTACTGGGGCAGGCACATAATCAATACAAGAAACCCATATTCCGTAAATTGTATGGGAAATTCATGTATTTCCTATTCATATGCGTGAGAAACTCTCGATTTGCATTCTATAAGTATGCGTATGGGTTGAATATTGGGGGATTTCATGGACTTACCGTTCCTAATTGTGGCAAGGGGAAATACGTTTCTGTATATTCACAAGGCCCTGCAATTAGAATGGTGAGTGAGACTAAACCAGGATTAGAAGTGATCCTAATACCATATCAACCGAATCATGGGGTAATGGTAAACATTCTCAAAAATGGAAAAGTTCATTGCTGTTATCACATGGACTTGGAGCAATTCACCAAACACGGATTTTGCCTTAACGAAGGAGACTAATCATGAGCACAACCCCAACATCCGGAAGACAAGACCAGAATTTCAAAGAGGAATTGATTTTCCGGTCAACGGTAGAAGAAATTCAATCAGAAAATTTCCTCGAAGAATCTGTAATTCCCTGGATTAATGAAAATCTAGAGCCTGAACAAGTATTCGATGAAGATGAATTGCTTGATTGGGCGAGAGAAAGAGATCTTGACGAATTGGCCTCAGATGAAAAACTACATCAATGGGCTAGAGATAATGGATATATCCTAGAATCTGAATGTGAGTGCGAAGAATGAAGTCGGGCGAATGTAGTGGATGCACACATAGAAATGTAGATGAAGAATCTTTCCCCTGTGTAAAGTGTATTCACCTAGATAGACCCTGGCTTAGAAGCTATAGATCATACGCGCCCGCGAAATCATATACAACTCAAGAACCAAGGGAATCAATTAGCTATCAATGGAACGATATGTAATATGAATTACAAATGCCCTACATGTGGATTCCCACAATTATGCGGGAGATATTATAGAGAAGGTTTTTTTGGTAGCAAAAAGCTAATCAACATGCCAATCACAAATACATGTAGACATTGTGGTAGTAAATGGAAAGCAACTGCAATTGTATCAAAAACTGATAGAACCGTTTATGATCGAGTTGAGTTTCTGGAAGTAATTAAATCTAGTTGACTAATGAACTTACTCATAGTATCTTAGTCAATATATCAAGGAGACTCGCATGGACAAGGAAACTTTTACCGAAATCTTCAATCGTCACGCTTCTACCTGCTATGCCCTGAACAGCTATAACAGGAAGGACGACACCAAGTATATCTACGGAAGTGTAGAGATTGGCGGTGCCAGTGGCGGAAGTTGCTGGGGTGGAACTGCGCAGTCCTATTCCACTGGACGAGATGCAAGTGACGCCGAAGTTCCAGATTTCGACCGCCTCCTCGAAGAGATCGCTCCAGAAATCACTTTCTTGAAGTACAAGAACCTAATAAATCAGATTACTTGGCAGACAACTGACTATTGCAGTAATGACTATTACGGTAATTACACCGAGTACGGATACAAGTACATCACCTGCGATCAGCTTTACAATGATCTGATTAACGCAGGAATCATTTAATGCCAAAAAAATACGACTGGTTGACTGTTAGCATCTTAATTGGACTTCCCGGTTCAGGTAAGACTACCTACATCAATCAGTTTGCTCCACAGTACAATGCAATCTTCGATGACATCCTCGCAGTTGAGGATGTTATTCGCTTTAAGAATACCTGTAAAGAATTCGGAGGATTGATTGTAATTGCAGATTGCAACCTCTGCAATGAAAACAATCTATATATTCTCGAACACATACTCAATAATGAAATTGGTCGAGAAGTAAAAATAGAAAAGATCTATTTCGAAAACAACCCAGATGCTTGTCGTGCTAATGTGGCTATGAGGAATGATGGCAGAAATGTAGAAGGTAGCATTACCAATCTCTCAATGATATATTCCCCACCGAAAGACGCAATACGAATCTGGAGCGCAACCCTAAGAAGGAACAAACATGACATTTGACATTTACTCTCCAGAACATGGAACCACCTGCCCGGCACTAATTAATGAGGACTATGAATATAAGTTTTCAGATGACTGTCGTAAATTTTGCACTTGCGCAATTACTGGAAGTCAATGCATCGGCACGGTTGTTGCCGATTCTGAAGAGGCATCCACTAATATGTTTTCCAGAGCCAAGTGCCACATGAGCAAGAAGAAGCTAAATCAATGTCCAATGTACGGACTGCCAAAGGATCTTTATATCCAGGCAGTCAAGCATAAGGCCGAATTGAAACTCCAAGATACCCTCAACCAAATGGGAAATTAAACCATGAAGAAGACAATCCTAGTTCTAGCCGCCACTCTTTTCCTTGCAGGATGTGGATTAAATCCATCCAAGTGCAAACAAAATGCTAGAGATCTAGTTAAACATTCCGAATTCTACCCAATTTCAGATTATCGCTATCTATTCCGAGATACACTCGGAAATATCATTTACGTCGAGAATATGAGTCAATGGAGTACAGAAGTCACTAATGTTGATACTGTATTCTTCGCTAAACATTAATACGAAAGATTAAGAATGCCATACTACAACGGAAAATACCTGACTGATAGAGAAGTCGAAACCATTTCCTCTCGATTGTATGGAGAAGAATTGGATCATTTTCGATCAAGCCTGTCATCTTCTTCCTCTTCCTCGTCATCTGGCCTAGACTTCCTTGCATCTGCCGCAATTGGATATGCAACTGATTCTGCTTTACTCGGTGGACTATTGGGAGGGAGCTTCGAAGGCGGAATTGTCGGTGATTTGCTAGATGGTGATCTATTCGACTAAGGATCTAACGTGAATAACTCTTTTGAGATTGTTACTAAGACAATTGTCAAGTCGTGTGGCGAATGCCCTTATGTATATAATGATGCATGGGATCACGATGACGCATTTACAGCAGGCCCTTCAAGTTATTGGCGATGTAAAGATGGTGATTTCCCGATTAACTATCTACCAGACGGAAATACCCAATTCTTCAGGCATGACGGAATTCACCCTAGATGTAAACGACTAAACAAAAAATGAGCAATGAAAATGTCAGGGGATGGTTCGTAATTGTAGATCCTATTACTCGCAACATTCATAATAAAATCGAAGACACTGGAACTTTTGAATCCGCAAATAGAATAATGGAGGTTCTTAGGAAAGGCTTTTCAGTTCGATATAAAGCTAACTCTAAGTACGACGCATCACTCCAATACCTCAAGAATCATAAAACCCCAATACGCATAAGGTAATAAAGAACATGAAAACTCTAGATAACCTACTAGACTCACTGCAATGTAACCTTAGAATTGACTATGCCGACTTTTTCCTAATAGACCAACCAACAGATAGATTTACTATACATCTATCTGAAATTAATTGCGTTAATCATCTGAATGTCTCAGTGAAAGCTATACGAGTAAATGAACTAATCAAGGTATACCCAGGCTCCTTAATCTCGATTAATAACTTCGGAGTTGACATACTACACGTATATAATCTAATTAATGGATTATACAGATTCGCACCCAAACAAATAATTGTAAATCCAAAGAACAAATCACAATTCACTATCTCTGGAATGTCGTTGACAGACTGAACATCTAGTAGTATCTTCTCACCAGGAGGTACACTATGAACAAGCACACTATCGAAGAACTGAATAAGATCGCTCCCCGTATTACCGAACACTTCGGAATGCCATTCCCCCTCGAATTCAATTACCTACACAAACGGAATGTCTGGAATATCCTCGAAGATAAACTGGTCATCGATTGCGAAGATGATACCCTCATGCTGAATATCTGGCTCGAAGCTGATTATTCCTACACGGGATCGTGGACCATCGCTAAGTGCCAACTTAATGGAAACGTGGAAAGGTTCATCCAACTGGTCGAAGCTGTTCGAGATACGTTCATCAAAATCGGAGACATCTTCCCCTGTACGGTGGAATAAGAAATGACAACTACAGATTGTCTCAATTATATCCAGAGCGTAAATTACCTAAAAGAGCATTTTAATAGACTCGTTCAGGAAATAAAGTCTGAGAAGATTGTCATCGAGGAAATCCTCAGACAAAGAGAACTACGTATCGAAAGACATCGTAGAGAATGGCACTGCGATCCACATAATATGAACATCACCTCCGAGGATCTATCAAGAACACACGCATACCTCAATACCGTAGAAGATTGGGACGACGAATACCACGAAGAACGAATCACCCGAGAAGATGACTAATACATGACAGACCTAGATAAACTCACCAAATACTATAATGACAATCATGTCAAATTCCACTTGGTAAAAGAAGATGGATATACAGGAATAGCGCCTATGGCTAAAGAAGATACTAAAGGATTCATCTTCGCTCTAGGTCAACTATGGCCAATAACCAAAATCTCACAATTAGTATCCTTCGTGGAATTCGAACCTGATGGATCACTCGCAAGCATTAGCAAATCCCTAATAGGTGATTGCATAGAAGCTGGCATCTATCACATTCCTAAGTGAGTGAGTGAGTGAGTAATAAGATTCTCCTAGACGCTGGAGAGACACTAAAAGAACATGAAGATACTAGAAAGACGCTGGATTGTCTATGATAATCTGGCATTTTTTGTATTTTCTGTAAAATAGGAATGCTTGCAATTTTCCCAGAATTCGGAGATCTAAATGTGTAAATTTTGGGTCAAATTCGAGGGTTAATTCTTGTTTCGAAAAGTAATTAGATATTTTGATTTTCATTTTTTAATATATGTTTTGAATTTATATTTTAGAGGGGGTTAAGGGTGCGGCTACACTTTAACTATCCACAACATCTCAACAAAATATCCACAATCTATACACTATCCACATTTTATCCACAATCTATCAACAGTTGCCAAAGTAATCAGATTAAAGTATTTTCTATAGATGATGCAATTACGTTTTTTGATACCCACGTTCAAAGAATTCCGATATGATTTAAGTTCCTGTGTTGCGCGGGAGAAGAATATCAATGATGACTGGATTGAATTAATTTATGAAGTGGATTCAGTCAATTGGGAGCGATTAGATACTGTATTGATTACTCACCAATTAAGCAAGTCTAGTATTACCTTAGAATTGTATGACACTGGATTTCATGGATGTGAAGGAACTGTAGGCAATACATTCAATAAGATATATGGTGGGGTATTGAGTTGTTACGAGTAGCTGGTGGAGGAACTGAATTACCATGATAGACAATATATACGATCCGGGTGAATTGAAGCTAAAATACCCTAGAGTGTATAAGTATCCAATTCAGTGTGGATTCTTTTGTCCTGGGGAGTGGCTGGAGATAATAGATCGTCTGAGTGCTCGGATAGAGTATTATTTGTCTATGCACCCTGAGATTGACTTTAGGGTAGATCAGGTAAAAGAGAAGTTTGGTGGATTGCGCTACTATGTGAATGTAATGGATCCCAAGATAGACGAGTACATATTAGAAGCTGAGAGAGAAGTTGAGCGACTAAGGAGAGCACCATGAAGGTTCCAGTGAATGTGAGTGAATGGAGATGGTATCATCGAATAATGTATCGAGTGAGCCATAGGATACAGAGTGTATTATGGAAGATTGGGATTAGCTGGCATAATTCAATTGGAGGAGAATGTACTCCAGATTTTTCATGTTGCACTGGTAGGAAGACTGGAAAGACTGGATTAGCGGCTTTAGTTGATCTACTAGAGTCTGAAGGTCATGTGGTAGAGCATAGAGGGAAGTAATCAATATGAATATGTTTCAATATAATCAATTAGAGCACTACAAAACAGCATTCGAATTGTTAATTTCATTAGGAACAATTATTACTGTAATATGGAAATCGAGATTGATTAAAGACTTTATTAGTGATTGTTGGAGTCATATCGTAGTTCATTATGTCAATCCAATACGTAATTCATATATACAACAGCCAGAATATACTTTCGCAATTAATAGAATATATGAGGAAATTAATATAGTTCTAAATGGATCTGGATTTAACATAAATGAATTTCTAATTGCGAATTCGAAATACGACATTAATGTACGTCATGATCCTCAGTTAGATTACCATAGACGCCTGCGAGAAGGTTCATTACGTATTAAGAGAGCTATTGAGATATTGAGAGATGAAGTAAAGATAGATCGTTCAATTGGAACCGATAGATTTAATGTGTTCATCGATCAAACTGAAAATAATATATTACCTGACATAATAACTGCGCAATATCATAATTTACACTCTTTATTCTTACTTGTATGTAAATTACCCCACCTTAGAAAGTATCCGATTGAATATAATAATGCGATATGTATTCGTGACATGTTTGGTTGCAAACTACATGAAGATTTTAATACTGAGCCAAATAAACATTGGATAATTTAATGACCTAAAAAAACTGGTTGACTGTGATAGATTCTCATAGTATCTTCATAGTGTCGAAGTGAGAGACTAAACCAGAGTCTCACATGGTCATCCTTCATGGAGGGGTGGCTGACTAGAGAAACTGAGAATGTGGGGTGGCTCAGTGGATCGAAGGTATTCTCCCACGGTGGACCTTCCAGATGTTGCTATCTAGATGAAGGGGCCTATACCATAATTAGCAAATATGTATTTCTATTGCTCGGAGAAATACAGAACTGGGTTGTTGATCTAAGACATATGACTCATAGATCATCAGAGTGGTAGTTGTTGAAGTTACCGACGACGGAGTACCTATCCTGAAATACCGTTAGGTGAGTAAGGAGATGGTCTTGAACCTCCAGAGGTAATGGAGACTATCAAAAGAATCTTTGGATTCTTTGGGAGGCCCTTCACCTGATCAGTGGAGGGCCTTTTTTTCTTATCTAGTTGATCAAATAAGAATCTGGTTGACTCTGGCCCCGTTCTCTAGTATCTTAGTAGCATGAGGGGCTAATGAGGAACTGGAAGCGAGGTCTGCAGAAACTTTCTTTCGGTGATACATTAGAGCTTCTGGGGTTCTAGTGTGAGTGGGAAGGCAGGTTCGAAACTGTCACCACGGTAATACTAGGATTTAAGGAGATGGGTATAGGCCATTGTCAATAAGCGCCTTGGAGCCTGATTAAGTTCAGGGTAGGGTCTATAAGCCCGAGGGTTCGAGTCCTCCAATCCTACTTAGAGATCGATAGGATCTCAATGATTACGTCGATAGAATAACTGATAAAGGCGAGAGAAAGACATGACCCTTGGCGGGGTGGCCTCAGAGCGGCTTTCTAATGGCTCCATGTTGAGGATTCTCGCAGTAACGGAATGACAGTACGCCAATACATCATTCCTAGTTCGCTCTCATTCGATTGGGAGAGGTTCTGGTGGCGACGGACTGGTCATGTAAACCTAATCCGGGGAATCCAGATCGACGTTCATTCTTTGAAAACATCTGATGTGGCGGAATAAGAGACAATTGGAGGGTCTGTGAGAATCTGATCAGACTAGTAGAGTTGTCTAGACGCTGGATGAATCTGGGTGATGAGGTAGAGTGGAATACACCTCTGAAAAGCCGGGGCATGTAAAACAGTTAAAACGTGCCAATAGTCCGATCCTTTAATCCACCTTGGGGATCATGCAGGTATCCAATCCTGTCATCAGATAATGGGAAAGTAGCTCAGCGGTTAGAGCATCGGCTACGAGATAGCAATATCTCTTCACCCGAGGGTCGGTGGTTCAAATCCATCCTTTCCCACTTTGTAGATTTGAGTGCGTAGAGAATGAGCAGTATCTACTATAGGCTGACAGAGTCTAACGAGAGTCCGCAAAATTAACCCCAAAGCCTATGGCCCCTCTGGAAACTTTCCATTCGTGGAGAGCCTCTAGAGGGGCTAAAGGCGTTTTTAGAAAGTAGTAGACAGGGTGAGTGATTGCTTGTATCTTCAAGTAGTCGTACTATCATCAAACTAAAGGAGTGAATCATGGGTTTCTTTTTGATCATTTTGCTTGCTGGAATTATTCTTTTCGGTGCAGGTATCATCTTGCTGGAGAAGATCGAGGGAATGCCTGGATCTCATGAGGGTCTTAGCACCACTGGCATTTGTAGTGCAGTTGTGGGTGTCATTCTCCTCTGCGTGGGAGTGCTCTTCTTTTTCTTCACTGGAATTGACAAGCTCTATTCCAAGGTGAATCTGGAGAAGCTCAGCAATGAGCGAGGGAAGTACATTCGGCTTTTGAATGAGAATTACAATGCGGATAATCTTTCCACTGCATTGAATTTCAATGAGAGTCAGAAGCTCTGCAAGTTTAAGGAGTCGGGTTTCATGTGGAGTCACATGAATACTGATGGAGTCTGTGTGGATACCATCGACATTCCCACTGGCAAGTTCATTCCATCTCAGAAGATCACGATTACCGCCGACTCCACCTCCAAGTGACCCGAGTCAATGTTGGAATTTCTCCATCGGAACTTCCAAAGAGTCTTCTATTAGCTGAGCATAGGGAAATTAAGAGAATCCCTAATATGGTCAGAACTGGAAGAGCGAAGCTACGTGGCATTCCATCTAAATTCACTTTAGGTGAAGGTCACGTAAAGTTCTTCTATAATAAGCTAGGCTATATTAAGACAAGGTATCATCAAATATACCATCGATGTCTAGAATTGAAATGTAATGTTCAGTATTATGGAGATTCTTTTAATGGCATTCCCGATAATCTAATGGGCGAGTATGAAGAAACTCCAGAAGATAGAGAACTTCTAATTGAACGAATTCACTTCAACGGATTCAAATTAGTGAGTGAGTGAGTGAGTGAGTCGCAGAAGATACTTCATCTGCGACTTTTTTATACCCTTGCCAATAGGTTTTTCATTTGCTAGAGGAGAGTCTATGAGAAGATGGTTGACGATATTCAGTTATCATAGTATCTTATGTGTATGACGGGTTGAGAAGATCTCGGTCGCTAGAGATCACTCCCATCTGACTGCAAAGTAGAATCACCTAGTTCGAAGCAGTCAAATTTAGGTTACACTGGGGAATCAATCTATGTTCTCCAGCTAATAGCGGCGAAGCTCAAGCGGAATGACCCGCTAAAACCAAGAGCTAGTAGGTCTACTGGAGTTAGGGATACGGGTGGGCATTGGTCCAGACCGACATAATGTAAAGTAGGAATGACTGGTAATCATTCAGGGGAAGAGGCTCGGAATACCACTCCGGGCCTTTTCTTTGTTTTGTTAGTTGACTTATCAGTCATCTTGCAGTATCTTAGTAGTATTCACACTGGAGGTTGCTAATGTATGTTATCGTGGATGAGAACATAGAGAATGTTTTTGTGGGCCTCAATCCCAGGCTGAATCCCCGGTGGATTTCCATCAAGGAACTGTCGGAAGAAAATGAAGGGTTCCAATTGGCGATTTTCAAGAATCCCCAGCCCACCATCAACTTCCTCGAAAAGCAGGGGATTATCGCAATCGCCTATCGAGTAGTCAAGCTCATGGACAAACTGGGTTGACATTCTAGTAGTTCTCCAGTATCTTTCCAATATCTCTAACAAAAGGAGAATCACATGAAGAACCTGTTCCTGTTCCTGCTTCTGCTGGTGGGCCTGTCCTTTTCCCAGGAAGGCTTCGAATATCCGATCAGTCCGGGGTATGTCCGTGCGCATGCGGCTCATCACTTCCCGGTCAGCTTCATGAAGTACAATTTCAGCCACCAGTTCACGACTCATACGGTTCGCACCATGTTCGTTGAATGGTCTGGAAGTATCAAGCGAGATCGATTGGATCGAAAGATTCTCCGATTTCAGGTGACAGAGTTCGATTCGACTTCGGGGAAGACCTGCTGGAGAGAAGTCATTCTGGACTGTGGGAATGCGAAGGGCTATCTTGGATCTCCGCATCCTGTGAACTACAGTAATGGGAATCCCCAGCGAGAAGCGAATGGTGTCGTCTATGAGAACGTGGTGGCTCATAATCCCAATGATCCAAGGTATTCTCATCGGGATGAGAGTGACGCGCCCACCTTCTACTACAGTCGCAGGATGGACATGAGCGGATCTGCTGTGTCTTTCTACGATGAAGAGTTTCCCCTCAATGGGAATTACTTCTGCTCCGATCATAAGTAGTTGACAGGTGAGAACTTTCGCAGTATCTTAATATCATGGAGAGGATATTGTCTCTCCACCTCAATCGAAAGGATGCTATCATGCCAAACTGGGTTCGCAATCGTGTCTCCATCACGGGTACCAAGGAAAACCTAGACAAGCTCTGGACGCGACTGGTCAAGTCCGTGGAACTGGAGAAGGGCTTTCTGGAGACGTTCAAGCCGATGCCTGCCGTTCTCCGCACGTTCTCCACTGGTGGGGCCACTGACCGCGAGACAGGGGAGCGGTTGAGCATCTGGCGCGACACTCCCAAGGGTCCGTCGAAGATCCCTGCGGATGAAATGGCGGCTATCATCAAGGAGCATGGCACCGCTTCGTGGTACGACTGGGCCTGCAACAACTGGGGCGTCAAGTGGGACAATAAGATGTCTTTCTCCGACGCTGACCTGATCCACATCTCCCGAGGCCCCCGCTCGATCTCCATCGACTGGGTTGCCGCTTGGAGCTACCCCGAGCCGATCTACCAGATGATCGCGGACGAGCACAAGGTTCATGTCTCGGTGCGTCTCTCTGGCGAATGGGATGGTCAGCGCCATGTCAGCTTCGATCCTGTTGACGAGTAAAGTCGATTAGCGTATCTTAGAATTGGGAAGAGAATCGAGAATCGCCTAGCCTCACCCTTCACCCGGACTAGAGTAGATTCCTTCGATTCTCTTCCCTTTTTCACATGGAGGATCTATGGGAGACAAACATTACATTGCAGGTGAGGTGGATGGAATTCCATTGTACCTGAAAGCATCTGGTCCTATTGACTTCTCCCAGGACTATGAATGGACTGAGGACTACAGTCAGAAGATCACTGGGACTTTCGATCAGATGTGTGAAATCATAGATGAGTATTTCGAACATGGCCTATTTAATTCCATTTCGGGGATTATCTTCGATGCTGAATCGACAGTCGCATGATTCTTGGACTACATCTGGATTCACGCTTTTAGAAGCTGAGGATCTAAGAGAGCGAATTTTAGATAGACTAGCTGAGATTGAAGAGAAATACGAGCATCTGGAAAATAAGCCCGTTGACGAGTCTTCTCGGACCTAGTATCTTAGAAGTCGGGGGTCGTCCCTCCACCAAAAAATCTATCACAACGGCAGAAATGCCTACCACGAAAGAGTAATATCATGCAACGCACGAACAAGCACAATCAGTTCTTCGGCAATGGCCTCATCATCACGGACTCCAAGATCTGGCTCAATAAGAGCACCGAGGCGGCTAAGGAGGGCCAGGACTATCGCGTTGCCACCCTCTCCCTTCAGATCAACAGTTCTCTCTGGATCAACAACGTGAAGGTGTTCGACAAGACCGCCGAACCCGGCACTTGGTACATCAAGCTCCCTGGCTCCTTCCTCCGCACCCAGCGCAATCCCGAGGGACGCCAGTTCGACCACGTTCGAATGTCGCAGGAACAGTTCGCCATCCTCCGCAACTACTGCTATGATCGCGTGGACGAGGCGCAGGATACCCACGAGGGCGAGAGCGAAGAGGATGCTCCCTCGGAGGATTAATCCCCTCAAGTGCTAGATGGGAGGGGGCCTAAAGCCCCCTTCTTTGTCTTCTGTTTATTGACAGATTGAGACATGTTCCGCATCTTAACTTTTTCGAAAGGGAGTCTATGAAGTAATACAAGATCTGTTTCTTGCCTAATTAGATAATGTGTATTTCATGGCAGGAACAGAAAGGATTGAAATGTTCTATTACGGACAGTACAAATCCGACAGAGTGCGTAATTCGCGAGGGATTGAATCATGCCTTTCTAATTACGAAAAGGGTGCAATTGAACGTGGCATGTGTTTCATAGCATTCTCCCAGACAGATTTGTATGAACTCATGGGGTGGAGACATTTCATTTGTGGGAGTGAGATTGAATCCCTTCAAATGGAATGCCAGCGATTCTGGAATAACCAGACTCGATGTATTCTCAGAGGCAAATGGGAGATCAGGCGGCTAGATCATGCGCAGTTCATGGTAAGTGACATGGATGCCTACAGACCGAGGGAGATTATTTCTGAGTCGTTGACTTTTGGGTAATTCTTCAGTATCTTAACAACACCTCAAACAAAAGGGTGAGACAATGCAGATTCAGATACTCTCCGACATTCACATCTATACCGCAGGGGAAGTTGTCAACCTCGTGGCCTGGAAGAGTGAGAATGATCACTCCATCTACGGAAAGACTACCGGAAATGGAGATCTTCTCCATTTTCCGAGGGGTACCTACAAGCGGCTGAATGTCTTTGTCTCATCCGTGACTGTGGATGTCGGCGAATTGGGCCTTCCAGAAGACCTCTACGACGATCTGGTCTGCTATCTGGAAGCGAACAACGATACCATTCATAAGTGGAGAGTGAGCAATACCTATTTCCCCCGGACGAGTGAGATCAACGAATATCTCCGGGAAGTGGGTGTTCCGATGGATGCTGACATCAATTTCAAGATTTCCTGGTAGACAATCGAGTTCACCAGTAGTATCTTAACAGTACCTCCAACGAAAGGATGAGACTATGAGCATGAAGACCTACGCGAATCATGGATGGGTGATCCCCAAGACTGTTCTGTCCAAACATTTCGAGGAGGACATCAAGTTCCTCGAAGAGAATTCCGAGGATTTCCGTGCTTGGCTGGAAGGCGATGGCGACGACGAGAACAATGATCGCTTCCAGGAAATCAACCAGAAGATCGTGGACTGGGGCAAGGCTAAGGGTCTGGATCTGGTCATTGACTTCACCTACATGGACGAGGATAACGAGGATGTGGAGACTTGGCTCTGCTTCTGCTCGAATGCCTACACCATCAATCCGGCGTTCAAGGAAATCGAAGGAGAAGAAATTCTCTGGACTACCTTCGGCTGAGTGACTGGAAAGAGTCTGGTAGACAAAACCAGACTCTTTCTGTATCTTATTTACATCTCTAACGAAAGGTTGAACAATGGCAATTCACAAGTATCTCGACGCTTCCACCGGACACATCACCCGTGAGGACAATGCGCTCCTCCAGCAGACGGAGACGAGTGAGGGCGTTCCAGGATGCTACGTCTATCCCTATGACTGCGGCTACTTCATCTCGATCTACCCCGACGCTCCGAGTGAGGAAGAAAAGAAGGAATCCGGATTCTCCGAAAGTTTCTTCAAGGTGCAGGAATACGCTCGAAAGAAGGGATGCTACGTCCTACGTCTGGATGCGGATGGCGACCACATCCCCGGAATGCCCTTGCATAACTGGTAGACAAAACCAGATTCTTTCAGTATCTTAACAGTACCTCCAACGAAAGGCTGAACTATGGGCAAGTACAAGGTTGAGATCTCCCGCACCACCGTCCGCATCAAGACCTTCGAGGTCGAGGCTCCTGACGCATCAGATGCCATCGACAAGGCCGAACAGATGGCCGCAGATTTCGACTTCAATCAGGTCACGGGAACTTCTGAGTATGAGGGAATCGTCGTGGAGAGCCCCGAGGATCGCAACGAGTGCCCCGACTGTGGCGGCGCTCTCAAGGTTCAGGTCGAAGAAGGCGCTGGAAAGTCTCTGGAAGACTTCAAGGTGTGCGAAGACTGTGGCATCGTTATCCGGTGCTGAGTGAGTGAGTGAGTGAGCCTGGATAGAAAATGAGTGAGTGAGCCTCCTAGGAATCTGGGAGGCTTTTCTGTTTCAGTCGAAAGAAGTACGGGAAAATCGATTTATTTTCGCCCTTGCAAATAGTATTTCTATTTGCTAGAGACGCGCTTGCGCCCGTGCTATTATTCATAAACTCACTACCATCTAGCAGAGTAAATGCTACTCATCTGCATCTTTTTAGTTGACATTCGGAGCTAATAACCGTATCTTACCTACATGAGCAACTTCTACCTTAATATGAAATCGGGAAACCAAAAGACGGGAATGATGCCCGTTTCCACCTCTCATCGCGGGACTTGCCCGGATGCTTGCCCTTTCAAGTCGAAGGGTTGCTATGCCAAGTCCGGTCCTCTTGCGTTCCACTGGAGCAAGGTGACGGCGGGGGAACGTGGGAGTGAATGGAAGGAATTTCTCTCCAAGGTGCGAGAGATTCCCGTCGGTGCCCTTTGGCGGCATAATCAGGCCGGGGATCTTGTCGGCAAGAATAACCGTATCAATGCCGTCGCGCTCCGTTCCTTGACTCTTGCCAATAAGGGGAAGCGAGGATATTCTTACACCCACTATCCGCTCACTTCGGCAAATGTCAAGGCGCTTCGTGCGGCCAATGACAACGGGTTCACGGTCAACGTCTCGACCAATCATATCGGGGAAGTAGATAAGGCGATGGAATCCGGTCTTCCAGTGGTGACGGTACTTCCCTTCGGGACTGAGGGACGTATCATCGCAACCGAGGGAGGGAATAAGGTACTTGTGTGCCCCGCTACTCTTGGCAGGGAAATCACTTGCCAGAATTGCGGACTATGCCAGAAACGGGACCGCTCTTTTGCAATTGGATTCATCGCGCACGGTGCCGGAAAAAAGATTCTCGGAAAGTAAAGGGGAGGGGTTGACAGCCCCCGCCTTTTCATTGTATCTTTAAGAGCTATCTCAAAACTCTCTCATAATATGAGTGAGTTAATTTGAGAGGGGCGGGAATGCGCTAACATTCCCGCTTTTTTGTATTGACATTGTCTATTCTATTTGCTAGATAGATTTTCCTAGAACAACCTAGCAGCAAATAGAACTTTCGTATTTGGTGGTTGACTGAAATACAAACTTGTAGTATCTTAATATCATGGAACACAAACCTCATGTACTGGTCGTCGGAGGAGATAGCCACCTCCGAGAAATGTCCTTGGCTCTTCGGATTGCCGATTCCATTGGGAAAGGAGACATTATCTGCATTGCAGGTGAGTCTCTTGAGGAAAAGGTCATCAAGTTGCAGGCAATTGAGATTCAAAGAGTCTGCGACATGGAAGACGATTTCCCAGTCGAACCGAAATCTCGTTTCTCTGATAAGTGGAAAGGTGGAACTGGCCCTGGCTCCACTGCACCAATTAAGAGAGGCAAGAAAAGGTAGACAGAATTAGAATCTGTCAGTATCTTACAATCACCACAAATCGAAAGGATGAGATATGGGATACACTCACTACTGGAAGCACCTCAAGTTCTCGGAGTCCGGTTGGAATGGACTCTGCGATTCGACCAAGTGCATTCTGCGTTCGCTCCCGGCGAATGTCCAGGTCGCGAACGACAGTGGGACCGACGATCCGATGGTCGGGGCGGTCATCCGCTTCAACGGTGTGGGAAGCCTCATGCATGAGACTTTCCTGGTGGAGCGGTTCTCTCGCGACTTCGAGTTCTGCAAGACGAATCGCAAGCCCTACGATCTGGCAGTCTGCTCTGTTCTCATTCTCATTTCGCTGTATGCCGACAATGGGGAAATCTCCTCCGACGGACTAGGCGAATCGTACTGCGATGAAGAGTGGAAGGATGCGTGGAAGTTCGTTTCCAAGGTCATCCCCCAAGTCACTGTCGATCTGGAAAACACTTTCAAGCTGTTCCGGGAAGAATGTGAGAAGATGAGGGAGTAATCCCCCTACATTCAGACAGTGCAGAAAGCCTCTCCAGTTTGGAGGGGCTTTTTTATTTGTGTATCAAATTGTCCTTTTTGTCATTGTCAAGTGTTGACAGTTTATGTATTAGGCACAAATTGCCTAGTCTCTCATCTAGGAAGAAAATACAGAAAGTCGAAATAGTGGTAGAAACTCGGAAAGTTCCCTAGTATCTTATTCATGTGAGAGGGAAAGGCCCTCAAACAAAGAAACTCAAAACAAGGAGAATGCAATGGAAGCCACCACCACCACCGTCAACCCCGTCATCGCCGCTCTCTCCACCGAGGAGCTTGCCGCCGCTCTCGCCGCCCGTGGCGTCGAGGTCAAGGCCAAGAAGACCCCGAAGGAGAAGGTCGAGAAGGTCGAGAAGACCGACGAGGAGCTTCTGCTGGAGGCCGTCACCCTGCTGGTCAAGGTGGGCGAGGACGGCAAGCTGTACGTCATCCCGGTCGCCGACCGTGCCGAGGGCACCGAGGCCGCGACCGTCTTCGCCGCCCTGTCCCTCAAGTCCCGCACCACCCTCGCCAAGATCGAGGACGCCAAGAAGCCCCCCGTCGAGGGCAAGAAGCGCGGCCCGAAGTCCAAGGCCGAGAAGGAAGCCGCCGCCCTCGCCGCCGCCGCCGCCTCGAACCCCGACGGTGCCAAGGCCCCCGAGGGTGAGCAGAACGCCGCCGCCTAATCCAGTCCGCAAGGGCATGGAAAGGGACTTCCCGAAAGGGGAGTCCCTTTTTTCGTTTCTGTATTTTTTCTAATAGACAAACTGAAATGGATTCCGTATCTTATATGTGAGGGCAGGTAGTCCTCAGATCAAAAGGATGAGAAGATGGGTAAGTCGTGGCGTGAGCCGAGTAAGGGTTTCTCCAAGGGCAAGGGTTTCGACCGTCGGAAGGAAGATCGTCTCCGGGAGGACAAGCGTGCCCGTCAGGAGATCAAGCAAATCGTCCGTCGCACCGGGGAGAAGCTGGAAACTTTCATGGATTGAGGGGTTGACTTCGGTGCGGGTTAGATGTATCTTCCATACTTCTAACCCGTACCATTCCATGAAGGAGTATCTGTGAAGGCCGATCAAGTCAATCTATTCAAAGAATACTCCGAACTCCGAATTTCCTCTCCAGATTGTAAGAGAGTTGAAACTCTCGAATCGCTCTTGGTTCTGAAGAATCAAGGGCTTATTTTCTATGTGGCCCGTCGGATTCCATCCATTTGGGCGTATCAATCGGAAATCAAGTCCGTAGGAATGGCAACCCTGCTAAAGGCCGTTCGTTCCTACAATCCCGACATGGGGGATTTTGGTCCCTACGCTGTCCAGCAATTGAGATCCTCAGATGGACTTCAGAGTATCCAGAGATTCCACGCTTGCGGACCTATCAAGATTCCCCACAATGCATTTGTCTCCCATCTCGCAGAGAAAAGGAAGCAAATCAAAAACCCGGAAATCACTCTTTCAGATGAGGCACAAGCGGTCGAATCTGCAATCTCAAACATTTCCCGATTTGGGGAAGAGTCTGAGGGTGCCTCTCTTGAGGATTGTATCGAGCAGTCTACCTTCGCAGGGCCTAGCATTATCGTGGAACAGAAGCAGGCCAGGAAGGCCCTCTATGACGTTCTGAATGGGCTTGAGGACAAAGAGCGTCGAGTAATCTATCTCCTCTTCGGGATCGAGGAAGAGACTGAAGCAATGGACCTTCGGAGCGTCGGAAAGATACTTGCAATCTCCCATGAAGGAGTGCGAAAGATCCGCGACAAGGCTCTTGACAGAATCAAAAAGAGATTAGTGGGTCAACTGTGAGTGAAGGGCTGGATAATCTCCAGCCTTTTTTCTAGCCTTGACCGATTGGTTTTTATTTGCTAGAGTCTCGTTAGACAAACGAATGGTTGACGGTTCCTGGATTCCCTAGTATCTTATAGACATCAGGAACCCCAGTACGGAGAAGAGTCTAAGTACAGGAACGCCCAAAGGTCACACGGACTCACGGGTTAGTATCTCGAAAATACCCAGTACCCCGAAGCGCGACCGATAGAGACTCTCTCAGAAATGGGAGAGTCTTTTTTATTTCATTGGTTGACTAAGTGAGATTCTTGCAGTATCTTAATGACATGAGAACTTCTACCTATGCTTCGATCATCGCTCTTGGAGCGTATGCCATTCACTTCCACACCACTTTGGCGATTGCCTTGGTCATTGCAGTGATCGCGGGAATCGTGGAGGATCGACATGGATGCTGAAGCACTTCGGGCACTCAAGGTTGGATTGACGGAGTTCATTCCCATCTTGAATAGTCTTGATTTCAACGACAAGTCCCACAAGTACCAACTAGATTCTGCTATTCAGTATTGGGGCATTTTTTCAGTTGCTATTGAAAATGGATTGAATAACAAAGATCAAGATGTCATTGACCTTCATGATCTTCATAAAGCATTCTTGGGATCGATGCATTCTTGCCTAACTCGGGCTATCCTCAAGGCTGAAGAAAATAGCAAGGGTAAGAAGAACAATCTAAAAAAGAAGTGGATTGATTTGCTGTAATTTCGTATCTTTCAAACATCTCCAACGAAAGGATGAGAATGGGCTACACGACAGACTTCAGCGGTTCCTTCACCTGCACCCCTGCTCTGAACGAGACGCAGGTCGCCTACCTCAAGAAGTTCGCAGAGACTCGCCGCATGGATCGCGACCCCGTGATCGCGGCGACTCTTCCCGACCCCGAGCGTGAGGCCGTGGGGCTTCCCGTGGGAGAAGGCGGCGAGTTTTTCGTGGGTGGACGAGGTTCCTATGGACAGGACAAGGATCAGTCCATCCGCAACTACAACAACCCGGCCACGAGTCAGCCCGGCCTTTGGTGCCAGTGGATTCCCACCGAGGATGGCACTTCCATCGGATGGGACGAGGGTGAGAAGTTTTACAGCTACATCGAGTGGATCAAGTACATCAACGAGAAGTTCCTCAAGCCGTGGGGTATCGTCCTGAACGGGTCCGTGACGTGGTCCGGCGAGGATTCCGGGGATACCGGGGTGATCGTCGCCAAGGACGGCAAGATCCGTTACCGGGAATTCGAGAGCCAGAAGTACACCTTCGAGGACTGCAACGAGTCCACCGAAGACTAATCCATCTCGGATAGAGTCTGAAAGGAATCCGGTTTACAATCGGGTTCCTTTTCCGTATCTTATTACTATCAACGAAAGGATGAGTATATGGGAACCACTGGAATCTATCAGAGCGCAGAAGACACTCGACAGATGCTTCTGCGCGACTTCGAGTACAATCACACCGTCAACGGGAATACAGGATATTCTCATATCCTGGCCAGTGCCAAGGGTGCTGGTGGATTCTGGATTCTCCGGGAGGTGGAATACACCGACTATCTCGGAGCGAAGATTCCCAAGCACGTCACTGCGACGTTCATCAAGATGTCCAGTGCGGCGGGAATGACCTACTACAAGGAAATCGACATCGACTGTCATCCCTATGCCTACTCGTGCCCGAAGTCTTGGCTGGATCAGATACAACCCCAGTGCGCCACCGGGGAAGAATGGCTTGAAAAGGCTAAGGCTCATCATCTGAATACGATCAAGGTAGTGAAGGGCCTCAGGTTCGAGACTCACGGGCATATCTTCACGGTGGATCGTTACTACGGCGGCGGTAGCTGGGTTGTTCGGACTGAGGTAGGGAATACCTATCGCATGAAATCTTCCATGATTCAGTCGGCTAAGAAAGTTCCTTTGGAATTGGCCTAATTCAAGAAAGATGAAATCCCAGGTTGAAATTTCCTGGGATTTTCTGTATCTTCTTAATACCTTCAACAAAAGGATGGTACTATGATCGTGAAGAAAATCACAGTCGGGTTCGTGATCCAAGACTACGACACAGAAACCGAGAAGTTCGTCTCTCAGGAGTTCATCGCAGGGGATCAGGTGGACTGGGAAGATGAAGAAGGAACGAATCTCGATCCCGATGATTTCGTGGTCAAGGGCGACGGGACTCTTCCATATCTCCCCTTCGAGATGGTCCAGCCCGAAGTCGAGGACATCATCCAAGAAGCGCCGACGGTCGATCAAGAAGTCGAGGATCGCCGCATCAAGTGAGTGAGTGATTCACTCCAGACTCAGAGAGACTTTTGGGACTTTCAAGATACGGAAGTCCCTTTTCATTTTCACCCTTGCAGTTTCTATTTCTATTTGCTAGAGGGAATCTTTATCTTGGATTCGCTGGTTGACGTTTACTCGGAGTCGCCGTATCTTATCTATATCGAAAGGATGTCACTATGACTCGGAATCAGTATCAGGCGTTCGGCACCGTACTCGGAACTTTGATGGGGTTGGTTTTCATCCTCATCAGCCGAACAATTCTCCCTCAGGACATTTTTCACCCATATTATTGGGTCTGTCGCGTTTGCATTGTCATTGCTCTAATGGGCTGTCATGTTTCCATCGTGCTCCGTGTGATGAACAAGTATGGCGTGAAAGACTAGTATCCCATCTCGCAGAATATCCCACTCAAAAGGTGGGATTTTTTGTTTTTATTTGGTTGACATTCAGATATTCTCTCAGTATCTTATTCACACCTCCAACGAAAGGTTGAACGATGAACGTCGATATGATTCTGAACTCCAAGGTCGCCAATGTGTCGGAAGGCCCCATCTCGACTTCCAGTGATTCCGCGCTGAAAGGTTCCCTCTGCATCAAGGGGGATCTCTCCGATCTCATCAAGATCATGGAGGCGATCAGGAAGGATCACCTTTACCCCAAGGTGGAAATTTACGAACTCCTCAAGGATACCATCGGCAATTCGCTGGACACCTTCGGGGAGCGTCGGGTGTATTTCTTCGATATGACGGGAACCAGGAATGACGGAAGGTACAACTACAACACGGGCGCTCACGACCTGAACAAGATCGAGTGCATCAAGAAGATCCGAGAAGTGCTCGGGACGGGCCTCAAGGAATCCAAGGATTTCGTGGATGGGATGGGGCGCTACCTCTCCGACGTGGAAGCGGTTGCCCTCAAGTCGGTTGGGATCATGGTCCTGGCAAGGCCCTGAACTCTCTAGCATCTAGCAGAATATCCCACCTTTCGAGTGGGATTTTTTGTTTCTAGTTGGTTGACTTTCCGAACCTTTAGCCGTATCTTTATCACATGAGCAGGTCGCTCACATCTCACTAGGAGGACATCATGCAGACTGCCGTTACCCGCAACATCGAGAACATCGCCAAGGGCTTCAAGGGCTTCACCCGTCCCACTGCCGAGGCCATCGAGGCCCTGGCCCTGGAGCGTCTGAAGGAGTTCCCGGCTACCTCCGTCGAGCCGGGGCCGTCCAAGAAGAACGGGAAGTTCTGCAAGAAGCACTGGCTCCTGAACATCCACTGGAAGGTCACTGCCGTTTCGGCGAACGAGTGGAAGCCGATTCCCTCCGAGGAGTTCCCCACCGAGGCCGAGGCCCTGGCCGCGCAGGAAGCCTACCTCTCCCAGAACGCCACGGGCATCAAGGTGCGCACCATGCTCCTCATGGACGGACTCCGAGGCGATGCCAAGAACGATCTCTGGCGCGACTACGAGGCCAAGGTGAGGGCGCAGGCCGACTCCCTCGCCAAGGTCACTCGCGCCGATGCCAAGAAGGATCTCTCCCGGATGTAAGTAACATCTGAAGAGCGAAAAGAAATCCTCCAGTTGACAAACTGGGGGATTTTCTGTATCTTGTTTATATGGATATGAGCGACGAAGCATTTGCGTTGTATGAATGGTCCGATGATATGGAGGATGGAGACGAGGAAGACATTCCCTTGTCTACCGCCAAGATCGAACTGTTCCTTCACAGATATGCAATAGCTAAGGCCGCTAAGGTCAAAACTATTGTTCACTGTCCCACCTGCAATAAAAAACACGTCAAGTCCACATATCACAACATCTTTTGCAAGAATCGTAAATGCAAGGATACTTATTGGAATACGGTTGACGACGCTCGAAGAGATCGAGCCAAAGCATATTCCAAATAAAAGGTGGACAGCCTGTCAGGATCTTAGTATCTTACTTGTAGGGAATAGCCCACTTCATCAAAAGGTTGAACTATGCAGATCCACACTCACATCATCGAAATTGCAGGCGGCGGACTGTGCCGTTTTCTAGGTGAAAATGAAATCACCTCTCTCATGTCAGTTGAAACCTATGAGCGAATGAATGACATGGCCTGCAAGCGCGAGCCGATGAACATGGAGCGCATCTTGAATGCGGAGACTCCCGATTCGTGGAAGGTTGTCTTCCTCCAGGCTGAATCGAGTTACAGCCGCCACAAGTACCTTTTCGTTAGAGTGGAGGGTAAGTAAATGCGCTCCTCCCTCTTCAAGGGATACAGCCAATCAGAATTGAATGAGGCTCTCAAAAGCCATCGGAAGTTACTCCAGTTTTGGAAAGACTCTCCGAATGCGATTGGCTCCAGTGCCTCACAGATTCACCACCAGCACATGATCGACACTTTACTTGCAGATGGGGCTATCTAATGATTCCGATTCATTCTCCCTCACCTGTTGAACTGGATCGCCGGAGACTTGACAAGGGCGATGCCCCGGAAGGCTATTCAGCCGTTCTCAAATTCGACAATCCTTCGGGAGTCAATGTCTGCCGTCTCTGCGATTATCGTTCCGAATGCATCAAGAAGCAAGCGAAATGCCGAGACTTCGAGAGGACAGATAAATGCTCTGTCTATTTCGTTGACGAATCTCGTCTTTCCTAGTATCTTTCAATTATCGAAAGGTTGAACTATGCAGATCATCGAGAACATTCGCATCAACGCACCCAGCTTTGATTTTCACCCACACGAGGCAATTCCTCAGAAGGTGTGTGACGAGGTAAACCTTTGGTCGCCTGATCGGATCTTCTGGTATCTCAAGAGCTTCAACGAGGCTTGCAAGGCCGCTGAAAAGACAGTGGTCGTTCTCCTTCGACTGGAATACTCTTCTGATCCGATTGGTTCCTTGACAAAGAGTCCGGCAATGGGAAAGAATCGACAGATTCAACTCTGTCTCGGAAAGATCGAAAATGTCATGGAGCACCTGTACAATTACACTCATGTCAGATTCATTGGCTACTACGATAAACCCACTCACAAGATCGTCGAGGTTGACTTTTACGAGAAAGTGTAGTATCTTAATCTTATGAAAAAGCCAAGGATCAATTTGCCGCCTGAACCGAGGCTCCCACGTTCAACCCGTGGTGTTCAGGTTCACAAGGACGTGAACGATTACAATCGCAATCTCGAAAGAGAAGAGGTTGCAAAGGAACTGGAAGATTCTGAGAGTGAGTGATTGTCTCTCCAGTCTCTCAGTGAGTTCTAGGCTCTGGTAAGATACTGGATGCTTTTAGAACTTTCACCCTTGCAAATCTCCATTACATTTGCTAGAGGGAGCTTATGGATTAAGCCCCCATGACATTCCCGGTTGACAGTTCTTTATTCCTTCAGTATCTTATCTATGTCTCGGGGAACGGAGGGTGGCCACCTTCTAAGTACCGCCTAAGGAGTCATGACCATAGGTGAGAATAGGCTATGTCGTCTAACGGTAGGACAGCCCCATGTTGCGGGGCCAATGAGGGTTCGAGTCCCTTCATAGTTGATTCATTTCACTTCCACCCTGGAGAATATAAATGCAAAAGATCATCCTCGGCCTCGCCTTCGGTATCGGTGCCCTTGCGCTCCTCGCCGCTCTTTCCGTCCTCAGCGGCACCATCGTCTGGCTTCTCTGGCCCTATGCGGTGGCGGCTTTCCCTGGTCTGGTGAAGTCCGGCACCCTTGCCGCCGATCTGTCGTGGTGGAACTCGGTGGCCCTTGCCTACGTCTGCGGGATTCTCATCAAATCTTCGCAGTCGAACACGAACAACAAGTAAACAGACTCAACGTCGTCTGAAATAGACTCTCCCGTAATTGGGGGAGTCTTTTTTGTTTATGGTATTTCATCTGAGAAAAATCCAGAAACAAGTAGACGAACCAAGATGCTTTCCGTATCTTATTAGTGTGAGGGGAGGAAACCTTCCTCCCAAGCAAACCGAGGCCAAGAGCCGCATCGAATGAAAGGAGAGACAATGGACATCATCGCCCTTCTACTCTCCTTCGTGGTGCTGGAGATCCTCGGTTTCCCGCCCCCCGAGCATCCGGGGGCTATTCCAGACCCTTCCAATAGACCATCATTCACAGTCCCAGTCTTTTGTATCTAGGTGGAGGCTGGTGGTTCCTTGCACAGGAACGAATCCTCCACCTAAAAGATACTCTCCGATGCAAGAGATAAGACCGGGCCTCCCTGCCGCCTAGCCCACGGCTCCCTTCTACGCCAACCGCGAGACGTTCGCGCTGGGTAGCTTCGACAATCAAGGAGTGCATACTCATGATCCGAGACGGCCCCTAGTTCAGCAGGAAACCCCCTACCTGAGATGCCTTCACCCGGACGCTTGGCCGCGCCGAATAATGATTGAGGAGGATTGGACAAATGCGAATCCGAGATGCCCCGTGAGATTCTAATCCATCTTGGAGTGAGCTAGTGATGGAAGCGCCCGCACGGACAGGGAAGTCCCGTAAGTCGAGGTAAGCCGCTAGACGAACTCCCACACTGCAACAAGTGATCTCCCTTCGGCTAGTACGGAGGGAGATTTCTTTTTTTGGTTGACGAACTGAAATGGATTCCGTATCTTTCTAATATCGAAAGGATGAACTATGGACATTCGCAATTTCAACATCCGAACCGGAATGGGGACTCTCGACAGATTCTCCACTGAAATCCTTCTCAATTACCTCACGGAAGAGGAGATTGCCGAGGTGGATTCAATCGGATACCGTGGAAAAAAGCTGGATGGGACCAAGGTCAGCGTGCAGGATTACCTTAATTCCCTGGATAAGGGAACGTGGAAGGTTGTCTGGCAGGGTGGTGATCGTGGCGAGTTCACCGATTTTTACACATATATTCTGGTGAAATAATCTCGAAAGGCTGAACTATGTCGCAAATCACCCATCAAATCACGTTCAAGTGGTGGCATGAATCCAAGGAGATCAAGGCCCCAACCGATAGCCTTTTACGGGAAGAGGCTCTTGAAAGCATCTTCGAGATGATCCAGCACGGATACACTTCTGGAACTCTGGACACTTCCCATCTTGAAGACGGAGAAGAAGTTTTCTATCGTGGATCTTGGGACTTGAAACAGATTGAGTGAGTGAGTGCGCTACAACTCATTCAGGTTCTGGGGACTTTCAAGATACGGGAGTCCTCTTTTATTTTCACCCTTGCAAAGGGTATTTTCATTTGCTAGAGATACACACGCCCATGCGCTTTCATTTCCTTGTGAGATTTGTGGTTGACTTCTGGTAGATTTCCCCGTATCTTTTAAGTGTCGGAAGGGAATAGGCTTTCGACCACCGCCCTAGAGAGTAGGGCAATCACAACGCGAAAGGGGCTAAAAATGCCCATCCTCACGAACGCCGCACTGGAAACCCTCATGCTGGACCCCACGCTTCGCAAGGGTCAGTTCATCCGTCTGGACTCGAAGACCGCCGCCCGTGGCACTGTCAAGAGCCGCATCACCGGGGAGGCGTTCGCTTCCGTCTTCGGGAGCGCCAAGGTGTGGAAGATCAATTCCCGGAACGTCCAGATTCGCATCGACTACGAAAACGCCGTGAACGGTCGGCGCGAGCGCGAGGGCATGGAGGGTGACTTCAAGTCCGAGGGTACCTACGGCGACGTGCAGAACGGCACGTTGGTCCGCAAGGCCGACGGCACCTTCAACCTGCGCGTCTACCACGTCAAGCACCCCGACGATTCCGTGCGCTGGGTCCGCGACGACGGCACCGAACTTTCCCCTGCGCTGGTCGCCCGTCTCAAGGCGGAATTCCTGCCCAAGCCCAAGCCCGAAGGGGAGGGCAAGCAAGGACTGGACAACGAGGTCAAGCCCCTCGACTTCAAGCCCGAAAGCATCCTCGCTTTCCGCATGGCCGGAACGGATTACATCATGGCCCACGTCTAGCTAATTGGGAGGGAGTGATATTCACTCCCATCTAGCAGAGTGAGAGAGGCTACCAAGCCTCTCTTTTTTGTTTAGTCTTGACGAGTCAATTTTCATTTGCTAGAGAGAATCCAGCTAATCAAGGTACTTGCTTTCTCAATCCAATTGCATTACATTGTTTACATGGCTACCAAACACACTTCCAGAAACTCCAACGTCAACGAGACAATCACCTTCACCGAAGACGAGGTGATTGCCGCACTGGCAAAAGCATACAACCTCCCGATGAAGGGGCCGGATCAGTACGATTGCGAGGTGGATATTTCTTCCAGTGGTACCCTTCGCTCCATCAAGTTCACCCGTACTGTCTCGGAACTCCCCCTGGTGCAGAGCGTCGAAATCTAGTTGACTTCACTTCCATCTGAATGTATCTTTCAGATGTACTTGAAAGAAAGGTAAACCGATGTCATTTGGATTTCCCGGTGAAGATTCCATTCGCGCCCGTGCGATAGATGAGTACATGAAGGGCCAGGATGAGCCGGAATCCCACCACCCTCGATGCCCATGTCACGGAATGACTCCAGATGAGCGAGAAGAAAATCCCAATTACGAATGCATCTGCTATGAACTGGAAGCAGAAGATGCAGAAGATGCCGCCGTGGAAGATCGGCTGAGTGCAATGGAGGATCGAGATTACTGAGTGAGTGAGTGAGTTTCTATCTCACCTCGGAGTGACTGCGAGCCTGGAAAGCTATCTCCAGGCTCTTTCATTTTCTACCCTTGACTAAAGACAATCCATTTGCTAGAGGAGATCATATATACACGGAAATTTGGTTGACTCTTCCTATTGACTTTCCCTACGTCCGGCATTAACTTGTTCATATACGAATCACACCACTTCACCACGGAGCTACACTATGCACAAGAGCGGAAACCGAGTCTACGCCACCGTCGAGGAAATCTTTGCCATGAAAACCAATGAGGCGCTTTTCTCGCGCTTTGTCGGGCTTGCCAAAGCGTGGACCGAGGCCGAAGCGTTCAAGATGTCCCGCCGCACCCGCGCCGATTCCAGCGAGTGCAGGACGTGGCTTGCAATGGGGCTTTGGGACGCCGTTGTCCGGGCCGATGAGCGTCTAAAGGGAGTCGGCGGAATCTTCACCCTTGCCGGAAAGTATGCGTCGAAAGCATACGTCGCCCAATATCTCACGGTCGCGCAGAAAACGGAAGACGCCTGCGATTCCTGCCACCGTGGCGAAGATGGGGAACTTGAGGAAATCTTGATTCCCGATTCCGACGAAAATCTTTCTTCCTTCGCTTTCCGCGATTTCATGGAACACTTGAGCGGGCAAGTGAGCGAACGCGATTTCATTATCATTCAGAAAAGACTTGACGGTTTCACCCTCGAAGAAATCGGGGAATCCATCGGAATTTCAAAGCAAGGGGTTGACAAGATTTTCAAAAAGCATATCCCGAAACTCCGAGCGTTCGCTTGAGTGAGTGATTCACTCCCTCAAATGGGAGTGAGTTCGCAAGGGTCTGGAATGATAGTTCCAGGCCCTTTCTTTTTCTACCCTTGCAAGATTCAATTTCATTTGCTAGAGGAAATTCTACTTGTAAGGCTTCGCACCTCGACTGTTGACTTCATAGCCAGATGGCAGTACATTGTAAGAGTCGATAGGACACTTCAACAATCACAAGGATCTACTACTATGAACACCGAGAAGCTGAATTCCCTTTCCTCGCTCATCGAAGAAAAAACTGCTTTTATTTCAAAAGTCAATGAAGACATGGTGCGATTCAATGCCACGAAGGCGGCTGTCAGTGCGGTTCTCAATGGCAATGAGGACATTGTCAACGCCCATTTCGTGAATTTTGTTTTTGACAATTCCACCGAATTCAAGGAGCGAATCAAAACCGCCGCGAAGTACGAAAATGAACTTCCTGAGCTTCATCGGGAAATGGACTGCATTCGTCGCGGAGTGTATTTCGACCACGAAGAAACCTTGACCTATTTTTGGGGGCGTAAGAGTCAAACGGTTCGTATTCGTAACGAGGGTGAGGAAATTGTTTTTCGAGTTCTCCAGAAGATCATGGGAGCCACCTATACCTCCAAGGCGAACGCCTTTCGGGTTCTCTTCGGATTCGGTGGGAATTCCACCGAATACAATTGCTGGTCGCTGAGTGACATTCTGCGGGTCTATTCGAGTTCGCGGAAAGAAACCTTTGTGACGAATGCGCGTGAATGGTGCAAGAATCGCACCGAATACGCCGACGTTCTGGAATTACTGAATGGGCTTTGATTGTAAATGAGTGAGGGAGTTTCTCCCTCACTTTTCCCCGAAAGAAACTCAAACAATAGAAAGTTTGAGTTTCTTTTTTAGTCTTTACAGTTTCTATTTTATTTGCTAGAGAGAATCAAATGATTTGAATTTCTCCTATTGACATTTGAACCGCTAGGCTATACATTTATCTCATCACTTCAATGAAAGGTTGCTCTATGTTCGACTCTCTGCTCATCGCCGCCGCCCTCCTCACTCCCGCCAATCGCGACACCGCCGACCGTCTCCCCCCGGTTTCGGGCGTGTCCTTCGCGACCTCCACCACCTTCAAGGCCGAACGTGAGGGCCGTATCATTCCCCCCGGCGAGGCTGTCGCCCTCGCCACCCGCCCCGCTGTCCAGGTCCGCAAGCCCTACATCTGGAACGTCGCGGAGTAATCAAGAGCGAGAAAATGAGAGAGTGCAAAAGACTCTCTCATTTTTCTACCCTTGCAAGATTCAATTTCATTTGCTAGAGACGCGCACTCATGTAGATCATTAAAGTCACTGCAAATCTAGGCTATTGACATTTGCTCCATCTGGCAGTATTATTTGAGAGTCGGGAGCACTGAAGCTCACGGCGCGGGGGAATCGCCCCCCATTACACGAAACGAAAAAAGGCTGAACTATGATCGACTCCAACCTCCTCGCCACCGTCGCTTCCATCGCTTCCGAGAAGGGCCTCAAGGTCGAAATCACCTCCACCCAAATCATCCTCGTTCCTTCCTCTTCCGAGGCCCCTGCCACCGCTTCCGAGGCCCCGGCGACCTCCACGGAATCCGAGGACAAGAGCAAGGGCAAGATCGTCGCGAACTACCGGAACGGGAATGTCTTCAGGGCGTGGAACCTGAAGCACTTCAGCAAGGAAGAGCGGAAGACTCTTCAGATGTTCGCGCTCCTTTTCAACGACGGATTCCATGCCTACCAAATCAAGGCCATGACGGGACTCCCGCACCTGTCCTTGGAAGAGATCGCCCGTGGCTATCGCTTCACCGCCTTGCGCCGTTGCGTGGTCGAATCGCTCCGCACCTACACGGTCGGCTTGATCGCTCGCCTGAAGGCCATCTAAGCAATTCAAGAAAAAAGAGGGGGAGCGATCCCTCTCTTTTTTTGTGAGTGAGCGAATCTCCATCTAACAAATGAAATGCAATCTGTAAAGACCTTGACGATTTCATTTTCATTTGCTAGAGGATTATCATCATGCGCGGGAGCGAAAAAGATTCTCCCGTATGGGGTTGACTTCTATCCTATCTGGCAGTATCTTTTGTTTGTCGGGGCAAGGAACCCCAAAAGCTACAGATCACCACCACCGCCCCAAAGGGGCAAGGAGAATATCATGGCCGCAAACATCGACACCTTCGCTTCCCTTCGCCTTCCCGCATGGCACGGACTGGGCACCATCATCGACTCCCCGGTTTCCCCGATGGAGTTTCAGGCGGTCGCGGGCCTCGACTGGACCGTTTCGCTCGAACCTCTCGCCTTCAATATGATTGAAACCGAGGGCCTCGAATCCTATCGCGCCGTGGTCCGTTCCGACAATCGCAAGGCGCTGGGCGTCGTGGGCGAAGGATACGCCCCGGTTCAGAATTCCGAAATGTTCGCCTTTCTGAACGACCTTCGCGAATTCGACACGGAATTGCAGGTCGAAACGGCGGGCGCTCTGGGCAAGGGGGAAACCGTCTGGGCGCTTGCGAAGGTTCCCGCGCTGGGCTTCGCTCTGGGCAAGGATACTGTCGAAACCTTCCTGCTCTTGTCCAATGGCCACGCCGGGAATCGGCGCTTGACCGTCACGCCTACCACCGTTCGCGTCGTCTGCCAGAACACGCTGGGGGCCGCGCTGGGCGAGCGAAAGGGAAAGGTCGGGCTTGCGCATGGCTGGGATCTGAAGCATACGAAAGGCGTTCAGGATCGCATGGCTCAGGCGAAGGGGATTCTTTCCGAAACCTTCGTGGCAGTCGCCACGACTCAGGAAATCGCCGCCCGCATGGCCGATAAGTCCGCCACCTTCGCCACCGTCGAGGAAATCGCCCGCAAGGTATGGGGCGAGGTTCCCGCTCTCAAGGAAGGGAAGAACAAGAACAAGGGTCGCACGATAGCTCTCGAACGCCTCGCCGATCTGGAAAGGATCTGGAATTCCCCGACCTCGAACGTGTCCGGCACTGCGGGGACCGTCTGGGCGGCATTCAATGCCGTGACGGAATGGTGCGAGCACGAAAGCATCGTGCGGGCTGGAAACTACACTCAGGAAGAGTCCCGGTTCATCGGAAATCTTCTGGGCGGTTCCGCCTCGACGTTCAAGGAAGAGGCGTTCACCTACGCTCTCTCGTTGGTCTAATCCTCAGACCTGAAGAGAACCGGATCGAAAGGTCCGGTTTTCTTTCGGGTGATATGTAGATAAGAATATCTTTTTGTCTTTTATTTTTCACCCTTTACAAATTGAATTTCATTTGCTAGAGGCTCAACCAACTGCAAGCCACTTGACTTTTCTTTCAAGTAGCTGTATATTATTTCCATGTTCAAGTTCATTCTGAATCTCGCCTGCCTCGCTCTCATCATCTGGGTGGTCCTTTGCCTCTTGGGAATGAAAGGGACTAACCACAAGAGCCATCGCCGGGCGCATAAGAGCCACCACGTCGCCCAAGTGGTCAAGGCAAGCCCTTCGACCGATACGGCTTCCCAAGGCTTCATCGGGGACATTGCTTCTAGCATCGTCGGGCAGGCTTGCGACAATGTTGCCAAGTCTGTAAATGGAACCGTGCAGAATATGGGCGACAATATGGTATCTGAAGGATCTAAGAATCTGGACAATGAACTTCACAAAGCATCGGCGGGCGTCATGGATAGTATGATCGCCCAGACTCAAAACCAGATCCAAAACTCCATTCCTTTCGGTGGGCACTGAGAGGCGCTAGGAGGGGCGAGAGAACATTGGAGGTGCAAGGATGTAGCTAATTAACTGAAAGAGATTCTAGGCTATTCAGAATTGGATTCTGAGAGGGTGGGGGTGGACCCCGGCATCCCATATAGGGTGGGGGGACTCCCCCAGGGGCTGGGGGCTTAGGGCCTCTCAAAAAAATTTTAGGGCCTGTAATTATCTCACTCAGAAACTCGCATTGTCTATTTCATTCAGTATTCGAATTAGAGGTTATCTGATTGTCTATATAGGGGGTGGGGGTCAAACTTTTAATAATATTATCTACCCCCTCTTTGAAAAAATTTTTTAGGGTCTATATGAGTAGAACTCAAAAGATTTTACCATAGATCCTTCGAAATGTTCATTATTAATGAATGCTGTCCTAACTAGTTCTTCGAAGTCGAATATAAATGATTCTCTATCAAGGAGTATTCTTTCGAAGATTTTATATGGCAGTATAAATGAAAAACAATAGAAATTTTCTTTAAGTATCATCCTGGCCACGGGTATGATAGGGTTACCGAGATAGTCCAGATGAATGGTTCTCCCCATTTAGGATCTGGTTCGGGTTTAAGTTGACATCCGAATACATCCGGGTATCCGCCTTTTTCCACTTGATCAGCGGCTTTACGTAATTCATTTACTAGATGTTTTCTAGCTTCTTTATTTCCTAGTTTATCTTTTAGGTCGAACCAGTTTTGTTGATCTAGATGTCTTTCCATTATCTTACCATCTTTCTAATTTGAAGTCTTTTAACTGCTTAGTGTCTTTAATTCTATTTGGTTCAATGTCTTCTGTACATATGAATTCGCCTGGGTACGTAGCGCAAGTCAATGTGAGATTATTCACTTCGACCTTAAACACATACCAATTAATTTCTTTAATGGCATCTGGTGTTAGCATTAGATCCTGTACTATACCTGGATCTGATATAAGGAAGATAGGAATGCATCCATATTTCACGGTCCATTCTTTCTTCAGATTTCTAGTAGTTGCAACTCCTACGTGTTTTTGATTGATTCTAAGTCCTTGTGTTTTTATTGATATTAGATTCTTTTCAGGTGATAGGTGATATAGATAGTTCATTTTAGTAGAGCACCTTCCCAGGGCACTGTGAAGTTTTCGTGTGCTTCTGGAACTCGTAGGAACTTAGGTGTATATATTTCTAGGTTATTGTTTTCGTATTTGATTTTGATTAGTGTAGCTTTTGGCAGACAGAAGTACCCCTTTGGTATTATCTTTCGATATTCATCATCGACTGCTTCTAATACTATTTCGAAGCATTCTTGTAGCATTGTTGCAGATTGGATTAAATCTTGGGGAGTGAATGTTCCAATTGTCACGAGATGTTGATATTCTGGTTCTTGTTGCGGCTTAACGAGAATTAGAGAATGTAGATCTTCTTTTAGTTTCTTAATGATATTGAGGCTACATGCGAATATAGTACCTTTGAGGATCTCTAGATTAGGATCAGATTTTATTTCATTTCCATAATCTACGATTTTATCTAATAATTCACTAAACATTTTATGTTGCGGAATTGTAGTGTATCCGATGAATTGTTTAATAACTGGAGTCCACTTAGTGGCATGTGGATTTTGGACTTTCTTAATTGGCTTTTCTGCCACTGTACTATAATCAATAACGATTCGCTTTTCGTCTTCGTTAACTGTAACGATTGCAGATGGGTAATTACGCTTTATGTATTTGAGAGTTTTTTCGAGAGTTGTCATCGGTAATCTCCAAGTTCTTAATTGTTCCTAGTCACGCATCCAGTAATTGTAATTTTCTCCACTGGCTTTTCTAGTACAATCTCAACATCTACAATTATATGAGTATCTGTTTCTGTAATTTTAGCATTTGGATATTCTTTTTTAATTGCTTCGATTTCTTTATTCAATGTAGTTGGTTTCCATAATGGAATAGTTTGTTGTTCTGGTTCTCGTTGAGTCCAGATCATTCCTCCAACGCAGGCTGCTAATACTATGAGAAGTCCTATGATTACGAGCGCGATCCCCATCGTCCTTTTCCTTTTGGTTTAGTACCGTATTCTCGACCAATGAATTCCATTTCTTTCCAGGTAGAATCTTTTTCTGTTCTGGAGAGTCTTTCTGAATTGAAGTCTTTTAATTCTTCTCGTTCTTCTGGAGTTAATTCAGACAACAAGGAACCAACTTGGTATTTTCCTCTGCTCCGATGATTCGAGACTTCCTTATCATCGCCACGTCTCATTGAATTGCAGGGGAAGTTATATGGGTTTGCTCCCATAGCCTCGCTAATGATGATCTGTTCAGTTTTTTGAAACTTCTGCATTTTCAACCCAAGAATTCAACCCGACTATTTCGTTAATACATCCAGTAGGTTCGAATCCAATTTCTAATGAAATGGTAGCCTCTACAACCATAGAATCGAAGCTAGTCTCGCGAGGTTTAACTGCCATTTTAATTATAGGATCTAGATGTACTGTAATTTTATTTGGGACTTCCATCAGATAATCCACAGTTGAAAATATATCAACAAAAACTACTGATTGGTTATGATAAAAAGGAGATAGTAATTGATCTCCATTTTTAATGTCAACATTGTGTTGCACTGACCTAATTGCGCTGGCAACTGAAGGACTGACAATGTATTTACGATTAGGTTTCAAGTATCCGGAGAGAATTGTAAATTTCTCAGTAGACCATCTAGTTTTTTGAAGATTAAGATCTATTGTTGCATGCGAGGTTCTATTCATAATCTCATCGAGAATCTTTTGTAATATGGCGGTCATAGTTTCGTATGCGTGGCCTTCAATCGCCATTTCAGTGCTTATTCCCATATCAACTGCATCATAGTAATTAACCTTAACGATATTACGCATTTTCATATATTCTTCGGATAATACAAATTCAATATTTTTAGCCAATTCCATCTTTGATAATAGCTTAATAATTTCACCATATACCTCATCGAAATAAGGTATTTGTACTCTATCGTCATCATTTTGGAATATACAATAAGCTAATCCTTTTAGATTCTTAATATCTTTGAACTCGCAAATTTCATTAAAACTATTACGAATATCACTCTTTTTCATTGTTCTTCTCCAATTTAACAAATCCACCTTCAGGTGTCGGGGTGAAAATAAACTTACCATCTCTAATTGCATAACATGTCATCTTAGATAATATCTCTCCATCAAACGCATCTGCTAATTGTTTAGCTAATTTAGTTTCTGTAATCTTGATAATATCTTCGCTTGGTGGTACTATTGCTTTTAGTGGTGGATTTTCTTGTTCTTTTAACCAATAAGTAAAAACATCCACCATTCCAGCTAGTCGATGTGCGTCAACTTCGAGTCTACGTATCTCTTCTTCAGTTTGTTGCCATCCTTGATATTTCTCAGAATGCTTGAAATCCTCAAGAGCTAATGAGAGTTCCTTTAATTCTGAGTGAGATGGATAATTCTGGATAGACCATCCATCTTTAGTGACATCGAATCTAGCATTTCCCCAATTATTTCCATGAATAAGATATTCCACTTTTTCAGGCGACCCATCAATTGTAACGTAAACGCCTGCAGTTGAACAGTCTCTGAAGTAGTCAATGCTAATGATTTCCATGTACATGTCTATATGGTAGCATGGATGGTACTTGTGACTCTAAATATCTGGATGAAGATTTTGCATCGGGGCTATGTGTACGAGGAAATCCGCACGAAAAACGGATATGATATTGAAAGAATTAATAGAACTCCTAATTATGAATATCGTAGAGTAAATGGAATTACATATAGAATAACTAAAGGAAGTGAAGTCGAAGAGGTTAATATTGATAAGGTATTACCTACCGAAGATAATGAATTTTATCCTGAGCAAATTCAGCGATATGTCGAATACATTAAAAACGGGGGAATCATCGAACCATTTCCAGTAGAGGTTAGTAAATTAGAATATACCTTAGATGATATGCTAGATTTCCTTGACACTAATAAAGAATATGAAGATGAAGTATATTCCGAATTCAAAGATCCGGGTGTTGCTGGATTAAGAGTTTACTCACTTTCAAATATATTAATTGATCGAGACGAAGGTGAGCAGTTCTATGAATATAGAAGATTAAACCCAAAGGCCAATTCATTATACAATTGCTTTCCATATCCAGATGCACCAAATGAAGAAGAGAAAAAGATAATACCATTTCTAACCAAGGTATTTGAATTCTTTGATGAAAATTCTGAATATACATTGATTAATCAGAATCATAGACTTGCCGCTCTTAAAGAGATTGGTGTGCAAACCATTTTAATTAGGAAATAAATATAAACATGAAATATCTATACAAAGGGCATATATACGAAGCATACTCGAACGAGAATACCTCACTATTAAATTATGCTAAAGAATGGGGTAATTCTCAACATAATATGGAAGAATTAAGATATTTGTTTAGAGATTGGATGCAAGATGAACATCCGGAATTAGAAGATTTAGATTACATGGATGAGCTAGATTTTTCTGAACTGAAAGATAGATACGGAGAATACTTCCCTGAATTTGAGAAGAAATTAGAAGGTGGACTGTATCGAAACGAGCCTGAGATATATGCAAGTTCAAGTAGAAGCATGGATCTTCGTAGACCTCAATTGCTTCCAAATAACACATGGCTAATTCACTTTTCGGACAATGCGTCATACATTGCGCAAGAAGGGTTTACCATAGGCGCAACTGATGTTTCTCGACTAGGTATAACGAAATCAAGTGATTATGAACCTGAAGAGAATGGTTACAATTTTGCGTTCCTGGCAGATGGTAAAGAAGCTCCATTTGTTAGTAGAAAAGGAAAGTATGGTAGAGATGCTGTAATGTTTAGAAATACTGGAGTTCATGTATATCATTATGGCGACGAAGAGAATCAAGTAATATTCTATGGCCCTGATGTCAAGGAATTCGTATTGATAAAAAAGGTAGATGGGGATTTCAAGGTAGTTGGAAATGATAATTATTCTGCAAAAGATTATCTATTTGATTCTTCATTAACTCATAAAAAAGAAGATTCTCTAACACAATGTATTAAATGGGTTGAAACTAATTGGCAACAGTATAAGAATGTTTTGTTCTGGAGTGTAAAATGAAGTATCTATATAATGGAACTATATATGAGGCTAATGACCATAGCGATGCATTACTGTCATGGTTTGGGGATTCTAAAGTAGTAGATGAAAATGGTAAACCTAAACAAGTATATCACGGAACTACTCGCGACTTCGATACATTCAAGAAATCAAAATTTGTGAATTTCATATTCGGTGGAATATATTTTACTGATTCCGCTTCAGATGCCGAGAAGAATTATTCTAGTGGGGATGGAGGGGATGCTCGAACTAGAATTAGAGATGAATATAAAAAATTAGTTAACATGCATCCAAAACATCTTGAGAAGTTATTAGGTATTACATTCACAAAGCCACCAAAGAAATCATTCGGAGGAGGATATCATTATGATTTAATTGATGATATGAAAATATCAGATTACGCTAAAGCGAAAATTGTTGGAGATAATCCTGCCCCAAATATTATGCCAGTGTATTTGAAAATGGAAAATCCTTTCTATATTGTGAGAGAATCACCTAGATATACATTAAAAACAAATCCAGATGCACCTCATAACACATTGAACGTAATTAATGATCAGAGTGAGGGGTATATATTATTAGCCGCGCTTGCACAAATATGTAACAAGTACAAGATACATTGGATGGACTTGTTAATCAAAATTAGCAATAGTGGCGAATTCAGTGAAACTTCATTCTTCTCTGAAATTGTTAGATATGATCCGCTGACAAAAATATTAAATACGAAGCCTTTTTTCGTTGAGGTTCTTAAGCTCGCTGGATATGATGGTGTAATCATGGATCCTCAATTGTATTTCTTCGGTAATTATACGGGAGTTCACCATTACATTATATTCAATTCAAATCAAGCTAAATCAGTATTTAATAAGAATCCAACTAATAAAGCAAACATAACAAAAGAATAATTAATATTCTTTATCTATATTTTCGGTAGTTATTTTTGGAGTGTTAGAGAAAGCTCCACTATTAGCAACTAGTTTAGCCTGATTTCCGTTTATTATTTTCCATTCATCTGCACCATGAGACAATCCACCCACACCTTCACCATATACTCCATCGAATTTATTTTCTTTCATGATCATATCTACCACTTCACCCTGCGCACCGTAGTCTAACTCATCGCGCTCTTCATCAAATCTTTGCTGAAAGGCTTCTATATTTGCGTCTTGTGTAAGATCGTATAGAGAATTAATTCGAACGTAATACTCTTTAGCTTTCCCAAAAGTTTCTGCGTATTTTCTTTGAGACGTGAAATAGAATCCAATTCCTAGATTACCTCCAGGATATCCTTCATCTCCCGTGAAATCTGGATCATAATCATCACGCTCCCAGGGTAGCTGAAACTCATCAAAATCTTCATAAGAGCCATGATATAGGACTAGGGGGTTGCCATTAACATCAACAGTCTTAGAGTCTCCAAACCACTTCCAGAAGGCCACAATACCATTTATTGTTGGGTGTATTGGATTTCCCTTATTATTTTTAGTTGGACGGGTTTGACCATCTACTTCAATTACTTCAGGTATTTCTTCAGATTCATAGATGAATCCACGGTGTATGAATTTCATTACCCTATTACTTCTTTAGTACGTTTGATCACGTTCACAGGGTAATTATCTGGTAGATTATTTACCTTTAGATACGTAGCCTTTAGATCCTTGGCGTATTCGGCATTAGGACAAAATTCAATATAATCATTTATTATTGGATTTTGCATATCAGGATGGACGTATCCGGGTGCTTTTGCGTCCTCCACGTAATAGAATACTGCACTTCTACCAATTGTAGAGTTCTTAGCATATCCTGGCTTAGTTGGATTCTTCTTAGCGAATAATCCTTCGCTTAATTCTTCTTGGCTTTCGTATATCTTGCCTTCGTACATGTATTTCATGAATAATATTTATCACCCATTTATCATAATGGATGAATAAATATAACCATGAAACTAGCATATCGAGGGTATATCTACGAAGAAGATTATCATAGAGGCCCAACTTCACACTTTAATCTAAAATTCATTGAGCAAATTCATGACATTGCAACTAAAATAGGATTATTCGCTTTTAAGTATGTTAGGAGTAAGAACTATAAGTCAGGAAAAATAGTCCAAGTAATCTCAAATCCTAACGTATATTTACGAGTAACAAATAATACAGTAAATAAAGGCGCAGACGCAGAGGTTAGCAAGTACCAAGATGGTTATCTTGTGACTATTTTAGAAGATAATTTGATGTCTAAGGATGTAAGCAATTCGGTATTCATTGACATATTACATGAAGTTACTCATATTCTACAAATGGAAAATGGAATTAATTCAGATTTAATGCACAATCATATTAATGGAATAAACCCAAATGCTTATTTCAACGATCCAACTGAAATAAATGCATTCCTAATGTCAATTATATCCTTCATTACATTTTCGCCACAGCGAGCTAGATTGATGACTAAGTTGCCATTTGATGTATTCGTGAATCAAGTACTAAATTATTTGGGCACGACTAAGAAACATTTCATCGACCACATGGCTAATGGCGTAGATGACAATACATTTGATTCAACTCGTAGTAAGTTTTATGAGATAATGCATTTATTGCATGCAAAACTCAAGCAGGGATACTTCTCTGAATTACCAACAATGAGTGGTAATTTTTAACGAGTGTTATTTTTACGCTCTTCCTCTTCGGCTTTCTTAATAGATCCATATAACGAATTGATTGTCAGCAGGCCATGTAGTAGCAATGCCGCAGGAGCAAATACAAAAATGAGACATATGAAAAGGGCAATTCCTTCCCCGTCCAGTCCACTTTCATTCCAATCATATTTCAACATCAACACAGAAACTACCGGGGCGGCGGCAAGCCAAATGAGCAAGAAAATCTGAAAGTTAGACATGTTACCTCCTAGTGTGCAAACCAAAGATACTAGAGTATGCTCAACAAGTCAACCAACTCATAGCTAAATATATCACATGAAGATTGCATTTAAGAATTTCATATACGAGTCAATAGAAATAACTGAAACACCTGCATTTAAGACATGGTTTGGTAATTCTAAAGTTGTAACCGATGACGGCGAGCCATTAAACGTATATCACGGAACTACTGGAAATTTTGACACGTTTGATATTAAAAAGGTATACCATGATTCATATGTAGGTAAAGGGTTTTACTTCACATCAAATCCCCATGACGCAAATTCTAATTATGCAAGTGGAGTTGGCGCAGACACTGATAGAAAAATATCAGATGTCACTGAAAACTGGAATAACATTGAAGATTTTGATGAACTTTCAAATGCGATTGGAGTCCCTGTCGATGAGATAGAAAAAGCTGACTCTGAAGGTAAACTATACCAGCTATTGCAGAATAAGGCAAGAGATTTAATAATAGGAGAAAATCCAGCCCCTAACATTATGCCTGTATATCTGAAGATTGAGAATCCTTTTTATGTCGGTGATAAATTCAAACAATACTTTGATTATACTATCCCATTTGACGAAGAAACTGAAGAAGAGGGTGAGCCTGAGGGTGATGCTGTTCCTCTCATGAATGCATTTGAATATGAATTAGATGAGTTAGAATACATAAACAGAGATGCTATGCTATCTAAATTCACCGAAGAAATCAATCTATATGACGGAGGTTTTTATTCAACCGTATTTTTCAAAGCAATGCAGGAATTGGAAGGATTAATTGATGCGTATTATAGGGAAGGTCAAAATTATATAGGAGAATTCATTAAGAGGGTTATTCTACGAGCGGGGTTTGATGGAATTATTATGGATGCTAGTGTATTTAATATGGAAGGAACCCGCGATGCATATCATTACATCGTGTATCAACCCAATCAAATTAAATCAATTTTTAATAATAATCCTACACAGGATGCGAATATAACAAAGGAATAAAAAAGCCTCTAGTGAATCTAGAGGCTTTGTTGTTAATTATTACTTGGTTGGATATTAGTATCTAAAAAGAAATATAACATTTGAGCGTCTTCTCCGACCGTATTAGCATCATCGATCTTTTCGACACTACCGATCATTAAAGTTCGTAGTTTCAAAAGTTCATTGAATGCGTTAAGGAATTTAGCCTCTGGTCCTACAGGCACAACCCTAATCCAGGTTTTACCTTCTGAGATTTCATATCCAGTGATTCTACCTGCTAATCGAGTGAGGTCAATATGATCAGTTGGAATCTCACCTGAATTAGATAGCGGAACATACGCATAATCAATTAAATTACCAAATATAACATCATCGAGCCACTTATGTATTAGCTTAAGATGAAAATCGGTATACCTATATCCTTTGGGTGTTATTTTCCCAGGGACAATATCTAATTCATACCAGTATTCATTATACTCGGTAGTTGAATTATCTTGCATTGGTTCCTCGAAATGGTCAGTTCCAATTACAATTTCTTTTTCTTGATCTTCACTATTCATGCTTACTCCAGAAGTTAAATATTGCCCTGCTAGAGAATCGAACTTTAGATACTTGCGACACGGTCCCACATGGCAAAGTACATTCCAAATCAGGACAATTGTCTGCTTTACTTAGACTTTGCAGTATCCTTCTTAACGGTATCATTCTTAGCAGAATCAGCCTTCACTGTGTCCTTCTTAATAGAATCTACAACTGCAGTCGAATCTCCGCCGACAGGTGTAGTGGACTTACATGCTGACATATAGGTTCCGCCTGCAACTAGTGCAATAGCTAGTGATAGTCCGACAATGATCTTTCTCATGATGTTTTCTTCCTTTTTATGAACCTTGAAAGTGGCTCTGTAGATCATTGTAGCATCGAATGACCTAAATAATAGAATGAAAATGCTATGGCGTGGCCATTTGTACGAGGCCGCTGAGAAATATGAACTGAATGGACTTAAGGGTAAAATAAAAACAGACATACCACCTGAGAAGAGAAGTCTAAAAAATTTACCAAGGTATTCTACCGGAAAAGCTAAAATTAACTTTCGTGATTGGCTTGAAATGAAATCTGGATATGGATCTGGCCTTGGGAAAGGCTGTGATGGTAAATGGTATGGATGGAGCCATCGCGCAGTATATGGATTTGGAATTGGAGATAAAATTAAAAAAGGTGATATTGCATATAATGGAAAAGAATATACCATAGAAACAGAAGAGCAAGCAAAACACGCCGCAGAGCGATTTTCTGATGGAGTTTCATAATGAAATACTACTACAAAGGTGAATTATACGAAGACATCACACCCTTGGAAGAAGGTTTGCTATCCACTCTATTAAAGGCTGGATCTGATGTAGCCTTAAAGGGAATGGGGTTTGGTGAACTTCCAGGTCAAAGTAGTGATGTTGTAGAACAAGAAGAAGGGAAAAGTAATGCCAGTAGAAAATAAAGGGAATGGGTGTTATCACGTACATAATACTACAACAAAAAAATGCATGAGTAAAAAGAATGCCCAGAAGCAATTGGCGGCTATAGAAATAGCAAAACATCTCCATGAAGCTATTATGGAAATGTTTGAGCCGTTTAGATCACCTGGATCTAATGAATCATATATTGCAAATAGAGAAAACCTAGAATACGATGATCAAGACCCTGGTATCGCTAGGGGTGAGGTAAATGACGCAGATGAAGATTCACCGTATTGGGGTAAAAGAGCGGCAGGGTGTTTGTTTTTTGCAACATCTACAGGTCGAGTGTTATTTGGATTGCGATCTGATAAGGTTCTAGAGCCTCATACTTGGGGCGGATTCGGTGGAAAATTAGATGGAACAGAAACTCCAATTGAAGGACTTGAGCGCGAATTAAGTGAAGAAATTGGTTATTATGATATGGACCGATACATTGGAGTGAGTGTCTTTTCTGACCCAGAGCATGACTTCGAATACTATAATTACCTAGTAATATGTGATGAGGAATTTGAGCCAATTCTAAATGCAGAAACCGATGATTATGAGTGGACTCCAATCGAGAATCCACCTTCTCCACTGCACCCTGGACTTAAAGAAGCAATGTCGTATTACATTGCCGCAATTAAGAAATTAAAGGGTTCTAATGAAGAGATATAATATTTCATCCCTTAAATCTACAATATTAGAATCTAGCGCGACTCGTAGTAATATACTTACAATGTTAGAATCTACAATTCCAGAAAAGCCCTATGTAATTGGCTATTGGAAGGGCTATCGAATTACTTTACCTGACGGTATTGAATTGGCAACTAAAAGTGGTATGAAGATGGCGGGTAGGGGCTTGCCCGTGAAAGTATTCAATAATAACGGACAATATTCAGCCATTGAAGATAATCGAGATAGAAAAATAGACCTCACATATGTACTAAATGAAGCGGACTCTTTGACTGATATTGTAGTGTTTGATTAATGCTATAATATGGTAAAGGAGTCAACATGAAGGGTATTTTAATTGCGATGGCGCTTCTTGCTGTGATTGTATATGGAATATTAAGGCCAGATCAATTCACAGAAGCATATAATTTAATTAGTTTTGGCGGAGATTATTTTCAATTTCTGCTCTCGAAGAACTATCTGCAACTGGCAAGTGATTGAGAAAAGATTCCCATCTACATCCTCGTTCACGAATATTGAATACGGGGATGTCTAGATCGAGTGCGATTCGAACGGCCTGCCCGGTTCCGCCTTTAACTGCTCTAGAATTTCTAATTGGATCAGCACAACAGATAACAAAATCAACTTTTGGAAATGATCCAAATCCATTGATTTGGAAATAATTTCTACTCATTAGCTTTTTTGCGGCTGGAGATAATAAGTCTGGCGCTGGGTGATATTTTTGAATAGATTCAAATGACTCTGCAGAGTGAATAACGTGACTGTATATATTTGATTCAGGCTTATGATTGAATCCATCCCAGGGTAAGAACTTTAATCCATAGCCGCGACATGCATATTCAAATGCATAATCAGATCCATCAGCGCCCCCTGAATAAAGGAAATATCTCTTAGTGAATAAGTAACTAGATATTCTATATATTGTATTTCGCTCATCGACAGTTATTTCTCTGGATCCAATTCCTGCATAGGATTTCATTTATGTTTTCTCCATTTATACATTCCATGTAAATTAGTTAATGTGAATACAACATACATAAAAACCTGTGGCATGTTTACTTGTACAAATATGTCGTAATAAATCCAAAGTACATTAGATATAATCCAAAGCACCATGCCAATCCTGTTTTTGTAATTTACAAAAATAGTTCCAGTTACCGAAATTATGGCACACGTCCACCCTAGTACATCTTGATTCACTGAAACAAAATACTATATGATGATATATGCGTCAACTGTTGGTTGACGTGTTCACATCTTGGTAGTATCTTCGGAGTATGAACACTACTACCAACAAACTGATTCTTGTTCGAGGTGCTTCTGGTTCAGGTAAAACCACTTTTGCGAGAAAGTTGGCGTCTGAAATTGGGGGTGAAGTCTACGAAACTGATGAATTCTTCATGGTTCGAGGCGAATATCGGTTCGATCCATCTAAGCTGGGTTGGGCGCATAAGTCAAATCAGCGAAGAGCACGTAAGGCTCTTGAGGAAGGGAAACAGGTTATCGTTCCAAATACTCTCACGACCATGCGAGAAATTCGCGATTACACCTCGATTGCTGATGAACTCGGGATTCCCGTGGTTGTTTATAGATCTGAAGGTAAGTTTCAGAATACTCACGGGGTTCCTGAGGAGAAGGTATTGTCGATGAGGAATCGAATGGTAGATTTCCCTGGAGAAATCATCATTAACTCTTAATCGAAGTCTGAAAACCAAGCTACTATGCGCAGATACTTACTACAGTATCTGCGTTTTTCATTTTCGTAATTCTTCTTTAGTATTGCCGTCCATTTACATCCATTTTCAACTAATGCTTTGCAAAATAGACAGGCGGGTACTTTCTTATCTTCTATTTCTATAAAATTGAGGTATTCTACCTTATTATTACACAAAGCACATTCATCTTCAAATACATAACGTAGTGTTTTTATACTAAGGTCTGGCTTTATTCTCTTCGCTTCGCGCTTCTTAAAAAATTTTGAGAGAATTCCCATGTCAGACCACCTTTCGCTAATTGTGCATGGCTTGTATTTAGTTTTTTACAGACACTTCCTAATTATGATTCTAAATACAAGCTAAAGAGGTAATCATGGCTATAATCACATTGGGTGGAATTGAATACATTACGGAAGCGATAGGGGATGACACAATCCCAGCGCATAATTATGATGATGTGATAGATGTTTCTAAATCCGAGGATCCTGATCAATGGTTCGGTAGAGTTCAAGCAGAATGGCCTAATCTCCCAGAAGAAATAAAAAATAAAGTAATTGATTCGACGGGTGATTACGTTGGAAAATTAAATACTGAAATTGGGGCTTCTCCTGATACATCTGCTCAGCCTGATGCTAATCAAGTTGACCCAAATGCCACTCTAGAAGAAGCAAGTAAGGATTCTGCTGGTAATGAGGTGTATAACTTCGCCGAAGGTAAAGCGAAAGTCAAGGCTATGAATGATGATGCACTTGAATACACTCGCAATGACCTAATTGATGTCATCAAAGCTCAGGAAGATATGACTAAGCAGGGTCACTCGACTCCAAAACTTGGTTATTATTGGGATGAGTATTGGACTGTAGTTGATGAGATTGCTCGAAGGATTAAGGGTGGATCTCAATTTAATCTACAGCCTTGGTCGCTGAATGGTACCCCAGTTGACGATAAAATAAACGAATTAGGTGAATAACGAAAAGCCCTCGAAAGAGGGCTTTTTTATATCTAGTCAATATCTCTCAGGTACGATTCCTTAAAAATTGTAGATCCTAGTTGATTTAGCTTCTCAAGTGCGGTATCTTTATTCATTATATCTAACCAAGAAACTACATGTGTACAGTAATCAATTCCAATGTTTAGATTAACATCAAAAATTTGATATTTAGGATTATCCTTTAGTAGAAGTATACTGTCTGATATTTTGCATGAATCGCGTATTTCATTAATATAAAATACATAATCACATGTAAGTCCGTGATATGATTCGCATATTAGAACGCTACCACTAAAAAACTGGGAGATTAATAATCTTGATCTATTAGTGTCGTTCGATATTTCACAATTCTTGATTGTTGATTTTATTATAGATTCAAATCGTGCTATGAATAATCTTCGCTGTTGAAGGTGTGGTATGACAATAACAATCTTACTATTAAAACACATCATTTTCCACAATGCCGCATATATTACAGCACTGTCTTTACCAGTTTGTCTTGCCCACCTACGATGCATATTATAGTCTAATGTAGTCATAAACAATTCTTGATATGGCCTAAGCTCTATGCCAAATAATTTCGAAACAAATGATCTGGGGTTATTCTTCAATTCCGAGCGCATGTTGGGATCCTTGTATAGGTTGAAACTCCATCTTCTTCAATATCTGACGTGAACCCGTATGATTCATATATTGATTGTAATTTTCCGAGAGTAATGCCGCTTTCAGATATTTCATCTGTTTCTGTCGGTAGTGGGATTAATTGAATGGTATCTCCATTCATATCCGCAACTCGGCTAATTAAATCTAAAACTTGATAGAAATATCCTCTATTTCGATATTCCTTGTAGATGGCTATAAGAGTTATGAACACTTTATGACTTGATTGATGATATAAATTAAACTTTCCAATTATATCTCCGCTATCATTATACATCAATCCATTACTAAACCAAAGTCCTTCAACTGTTCCGTGGTCTACGAGTCTATCAAAAAACATTTTCATCTTTGGTTCGCTTGACAGCATGCTATGATTGTAGCAACAAAAAAGGGGCTTGCGCCCCCCTCTCTCTATCTGTTCACTAGTCGTCCGTATCTTCGGTCTTTAGATACTAGATCCTTTAATTGATTCTCAAGTCCTTTGTAAAGAGGTCCAAATTTTCTATCTAAAGTTTCTTTAATTTCTATGTAATCTTCAGCATCGTCTGGATTTTTTTCTATCTGTTCTTCAACAATTGATACTAGTGCAAATGCAATTTCGACAAATATCTGAGCTTCTTTAGTATAATCTCCATTAGCAGACTTCAATAAATTGCTATATTGCTGTTCAAGTGCGGATCGAATTGTGCTATGAGGTGAAGACATTATTAGATCTTCAATTCCCTCCATGAGGGAATATTCGTCAATTTCAATTAAATCGTTTGCAACGCGCATCCACTGATTAGCTTCTTGTGCAGTTTTATTCATTGAGCTTTCTAGTTTAGCAAGCGTCCAGTCATAGAGTAATTCTAATGCAGTATATAGGTCAGAGGGGCGAGGACTATCTCGGAAAATAGCCATTAATGTATTCTTGAATCTTTCAATGTAAGGGGACATTTTTTCTCTACGCCCCCTCATCTTATCGTTGGCCGCTATATTTTCTGCTTTCTCTTCTTCGAACTCACGATCTTTAATGGAACCCTTAGCCAAAGGATTTCCATCTCGATCATTTAGAGCGTGTCCGAACTGGTCGTACTCTTGCTCGAAATCGTTATCGTCTTCAACTGGGTTAAACATATCCAAATCCATATGAGTTATTTAGAAAAGGATTCGACTAAATATTATTATGAAAATTCTAATCGGCAACTATATCTATGAAAGCCAGGGCATTCCATTTAACAATGAGGATGTTACTGAACTATTGGAATCTCATAAGGTTAAGTCACTTTCTAATCTGAATCTAATTCTAGAAGCAATTGAGAAAAAGAACAATGAATTAGATGAAGAGGTGCCAGACCTCGAACCAACGCCAGATGAACAGTTGCAAACTGATAAAATGACAAACGAGATTCATTCTGATGAGTCTAAACCAGAAGAAGAGCCCGTCATCTCTCAAGAAACTCCAATAGAACAAACTCCTGAAGAACCTGAAGAACCAAAAGAACCGGAAAGTCCTGAAGCTCCACTTGAAGTTCCTACTGAAGAACCAAATGTAGAACCAAATGTAGAACCAACGCCTATTAAAAAAGAAGAACCCGAGCAACCAGTATCGCCTCCAACAAATCCACCTGCAATTCCACCTAAAACAGAATTAACCCCTGAATTAGAAAAAACCGATGAATGGCTACCTAGCAAAAAATTAAGCACTCTATACAACAATTTTATCGACTTTTTTGGGGAAGATTCGGTGGCCGAGGCTGGTACGGTTGTTGGATTAAATGCCCCAGGTCTTAAGCAAGATTCGAAATATCTACAATGTGACGTAACTGCAGATGTTCAGGGTTCGAATGAAAATCCGTATAGGTGTTGGATTAAACTACGCAGGAAAAGAAATACTCAAAACTGGTCGTTCAATAATCCATGTGAAGTTAGATGTACATGTAAGGCTTTTGCTTATTATGTAGCTAATGCAAATCTTAGAAATAAGAGTTTGGCCGGAACGCCTACCAGGGGTAAGGTGTATAAAGACGAGAACGGAACAAAGCGAACACTTAACTTTCTATTACCAGCGCCAAAAAATAATCCAGGTGCGGTTCCGGCACTATGTAAACATCTTGCATTAGTATCAAAGAAACTGTTGGATAATGGAATGATCACCGAAGAATAGTGTTTAATATTGCAACATTCGATGAATGTTTTGATATTCATATTCTATTGGCACGTTAGTTGTTATATTATGTAATAGAAAGGAGACATTCGTCAATGTCTAATAAGCTAAAGATTGACTCTGCAACCCTAGATAACTACTTCGAGATATATGTTGAAGTTCCTGGATATGCTCGCGAAGAAATTTCAGTGGAACTAACTCATAAGGAATTTGACATGTTTGGAATTCCAGTTGAATTCCCTTGTATCTTAATTGGTGCAGAAAATACTAATCGAGGAAAGCGAGATGTTGTTATTAGATTAGACTATGGGAAGAAAGCTGACTATAACAATATTACATCTACAGTAAATAATGGATTATTGACAATTTATGTACCAAAGTCCAAGAAATATATGAACCGAACAATTCCCGTTATGTAACATTTACTATATAATGAGGTTCGAATGCGGCATAGTATTCGTAAGGAAAATTCTTTGCCGCACTTCGCCCAAAATATTCCATTCTCGCCCTATCATACGCCTTAGCGGCAGTTAAAGGATCGGAGTAACGTCCGATCTTTTTCTTTATTCCATTGCATTTTAGATCAACTACATATTTAAGATTACCTTTATCATTTGGAATATAGGTAACTCCATAATATCCTGTTTTAGGACGAGGTCTATTTCTGTTCAAGGACACCTTGGTAAATATTATGTTATTCTTCATGTAGTTATATGGATTACCATCCTTAAATGTCATGAACCCAAATTTCTTTTTATTGAATAATAATTCTACCAGTGTAGTATGATTAACTGCATTATGTCTAAAATACACCAATGGTAAAGAACCCCTATAAATTTTAATTCGATAACAATCACTCTTTAGTTTCAGTAAGGAAAAAACTTTCTCCTTGTCGCTGGCATCAATAATACATACCCTGGCTTCATTTCGTTTATATCTAATAAGAAAACACACTCGCTCTTCATTTTCAAATATCACTCTAGATTCAAATCTACTTTTTCGCTTAATTCTACCTATTTTTGCATCTTTTATGGAATCCCTGGATCTATCTCTAAATTCATCGTTCTCAAATATTTCTTCTTCAAAGCCGGGATACCCTTTAGCTCCATGTAAAAGTGTTAATTTAGGGAAATATTTTATATTCTTATTGCAGTATTTCTGTGCTGATTCCAAATCAGTATCTTCAAATACTAGCAAATCTTCTTCAGTCCTAGGCAATAATGCGAATACTCTATACTTCACATCGGTATTTATTTTTGACATTACATAAATATTCACATGCTACCAAGAAGAATAATCCTAGAAGGTAAGAGTTATTTAATGCTAGAGGAGAATCTCGGGCGTCTACAGTACAATCCATTTAAGCAAGGTTCTATCAATGCAAAGCATTACTCGGACTATGAGCCAATCACTGCAGTTGGAATAGCTCCCGTTGATACTGTCACAAGAAAGACAGTTGATAAGAAAAAGGTTGAAGTTCAAGATTTGAAGTTTGCCATTAAATTCAAATGGAATATTGATGTATTAGCTTCAAATCCAGATCTATTTTTGAGATATTACAACTATTTCGAATCCGCACCTCAGACTAAAGATGGAAAGAAGGCTGGAGTCGCTAGTAATACTGTATCTGATTTCATGCCATTTATCAATGATGCAGTATATTCAAAAACATTTGATCAATTCCTATCAGACGGTGGAGTTGAAGATGACTCTTCTTTCTTAGCTGAAGCCACAAATAAAGAAGTCGAGGATGAAAAGAATGCATTACAGGATGATATGAACTCCTTTGATGATGGATTCACCGATGATTCTGAAGACGGTGCTGATGAATTGCTAGGTAAGAGTAATGGAAAAACACCAGAATTCTTTTTCTATCTAGTGTTCAAGTATGATGAGGAATATAATCACGACAGCAAAATGAGATCTGCATCTTTTAGCGATCCGTCTAATATTGAGATCATTAAGCTGGTGTCTGAAGGTAATGCAGATAATCCAAATATTGCAATAACTGGTAGAGTATTGGAGAAGCGAGCAGTTGGATTTTATCGCGAACTACTGGGAATATTAAATGCAAATCACAAGTCAATTATGAAAGCCGTTAATAATGAAGAAAAAGAATTAGGTTTAGATACGTCTACAATAGAAACTTCAAACGAAGAGCTAAATTTCGATGCCAATACATTACCAGATGACGATATGAATGTGGGGACATTCGATGAACCTGTAGATAGCGTGAAACCAGAAGAAACAGCAAAGCCTGAATTTAGAGTAGTTGATAATGCAAATGCAGATATTCGCAATGGACAAATTGGTAGATCTGAAGATCCTGCTAGATTAGCCGAAATGGATAAAGCATTTAATAGATTCAAGCAGTCTTCCGGAGTGTAAATGGTCCCGTACTATCACCCTCGCATATTTGAAAGAGTTAATATCGCACTCTTGGATCTATTCGATAGGGTGAGAGTTAATCGATATAATAAAGATGGTACCGTTCGTAAAAGGATTAAGGTACCATTGACATTTCATTTTTCTAAAAATTTCGCTGATTTTATTCTTAATACCCAAGATAATCCTGAATCGAAACATACAACTCCGATTCTAGGTTTAAGAATGGGTGGTCTTGAAAGAAATTCAGGTGCCACTCCGTCGCGTACATTCATTAGAGAAATTTACGATTCTTCCACAAAGCAAATGATACAGGATATGCGTCCATGTCCTTGGATACAGACATATACACTCACTGCTTATACTGAACTAATTCAAGATCATTTCCAGATAATGGAACAAATCATTCCATATTTTAATCCAACATTTAATACGGCTATCAAGGAATTTGAATTTTCTAACCTTAAAAGAGACATTACAGTTGAATTAGTAGGGGTGAATCCTCAATATAATGATGAAGTAGATAGAGAAAAAGCTAGATCTTATTCGTGTGAATATACATTCAAGGTTAAATTCGACATGTATGCACCTTTTTATCTTGGAACTTTAATAACTGAAATCAATAATCGTATTGCATTAAGTGGTAAACCAATTGAACTAATACGGAGTATTGAAGTTGAAAATATGTCAATCGAAGAATATAATGAGAAGCTAAAAGAATTGATTGGAACTGATATTGCGTTGGGTGATAGCCAATTTGCGGCAGGTGGTGTTCAGGCTTCGACTGGTAGCAGAAGCAATACTGTAGTAGCATCTGGAATTAAATTGAATTCAACCAGTGAATTTATTAAGTTTGTTGATTTGAATTCAGATTCTAAGATAGAATTAATGACGATTCCCGCAGGAACTAAGCTAACTTCGGCATCAGTCGCGGTAATCGATCCATATAATGATTCCTCCTCAGTAGTTTCTATTGGCACGTTAGATAATCATGGTATGGTAATGACTAATAGAGATTCTAATTTGTCTCTATCCACGAAGTATGAAGTCGAATTTGAATCATTAAAGTTTTTACAAGATACCGTACTGTATATATTCTATGACCGAAAAGAAGCCACCACTGGTAGCTTCGAAGTTACAATTAACTGGGATTAATATCCGGTTTGATTATGCCAGAACATATTACCTCCGGCATGGGGATTAAACATTGGATTAGATCTTTGATCGGGTACGTGCTCATCTTTCCATCTAACCGCATCCTCATATACCACCTTATTATTTGAAGGTATGATGAAACCACCCAGACCGTAATCTCCTCCTCCTCGCAGATCATCTGCTTCTGTCATTCGACTTAATGCTTCTTTGATTAACATATCGTCTGTATTTTCAAGACCGTCGGTTTTTACCGTGGTTGGTTTTCTATGTATTGATTCTTTATCCATGTTGCCATAAAAATATGGACTATTGACGTAATATAGCATCGATAATACCGACATTACACAGTCGTCGTGGTTATCTCCAATTGCCCTAAAAGTATTATTCTTTTTACCGAACATTTCAATTTCGCCATATGTAAATTCGTCTCTTAATTTCAATGCCTGTTTTTCGAAGTAAACTTGCAATAACGTACATGCTTTAATTTTGACCTCATGTGTCATTCTAAAGCCAACTCCTTCTTTTTGCATGTTGATTACATTATAGTAATTATTGCTATGTAGTAAAAGACCTAGTATTATACCACCCGCAGGTTCCATTGTTTCAATTATTACATATGGATTATGGTACATTTTACATAGTGCAAGTATCTTTGCTACAAATGTATCTGGGGGGACATCATTTGATTGATATATGGCAACTTGTTCTATATCGGTATTCGATCTGATTAGCCAAACTTGAGCAACAGTAAAGTCCTGTTTAGTTCCCATTGCAGGATCAACCGTGATTAAATATTCATAGTTATTATCGTCAATCTCTTTCTTTTGAATAGGCCACGAAAATATTCTAAGTCGTTTATCGTCTAGTATATTCAGTGGATCTTTCATATACTTGTCTTTAAGCGCCTTTATGAAGGTAGCGTGTACCAGAGTTGCAAGAGATCCTTCGAACTCGCAGTCATATTCCTGTTTGAATGCAATTTCGCCAATTTTCTCTATTTCGCCTGCTCTCCAAACATCATCTCTACCGGGGACATCATTCCATCTAATTCTAAATGTAATGAAATCTTCTCCGGTTATTGTCCCATTCCTATGTTTCTTTTCATTCTTTTCCCACATCCTGTAGAAATTATTTTTACCACGGGGTGTGCTTGTAATGGCTATTTTAGCGTTCGGGTCTGATGATACTGTTGGAAATACAGACAACATAAAGTCTTGCGCAATATTGTCATCTACTAGAGCGAATTCGTCAAGATATAGGAAATTAACAGTGTAACCTGATGCGGCCTTTGCGTGGGTTGCCGCCGCTCTAACTTCCGAATTGTTGGAGAATATGATTCTCTTTTCTGCCCATTTTTTTACTCCCATTTGCATCCATAGTGGAATGCCTTCAATCATTTCCTTGATACGTTTTAATTGCTCAACCGCTTTATCTTGCTGGTCGGCTAGTAATAATACCTTGACGTTTGGATTGAATATGATCTTCCACGCAATATATGCGGCGGTAGATACAGATTTACCAGACTGACGACCCCACATGCACATTACATTTGAATTCTCGTGAATTAGATTAATATAGGTTATCTGATATTCTCTTAGTTTGAATAATACCTTTTTCTGTGCGCTTATTATTTTAATGTAGTTTTCTATGAAATATATTGGATCGTTAATGCACTTAATGAGTTCTTCTGTCATCTCTTCAGTGTATTCAACTTCATCGTAGTCGCCTCTTAGCGACGCATTATTCATGTACATCAAATCACCTTACTTTTTCTTTGAATTAAGATTCTCCATCAATGCTTTCATATTGAAGCTACTAGGAGATATTCTAACTTCCATTATCGAATATTTCTTTATTACGCTATCAACATCAGCTTGATTAAGACCCCTTGACACCAAATTACTTACTTCTTCGGGAGTAAATTTATGCCCAAGCTGTGCCAATGACTTAACTCTCTCAAGTGCTGATTTAGCTAGTTTTGTGTTTCTGACATCTGGACCTAATAAAGTGCTATATTGATCGTCTCTTCTAATTTCATTCTCACCTCTTGGTTTATCTGAAGAGAATAGCTTATCGAATGATGCTTGTATCTTATCGAGAGATATGTCCTTGTTTAGCTTAGACTTAATCTCATTTTTTATCGCCAAAATTGCATTATCTCTGCTAATAGTACCCGCCTTGAAATTTGCTCCTATTCTCTTAAGGATTCCACCTGGAGTTTCTTCTTTAGTAGCGGTGGGGGTTTCATTAGTCTTTGTGGATTCTGCTGGCGCTTTGGTCCCTGAAGTTTTCTCTTTAGGTTTTCTAGTACTCTTCTTAGATTCTGGTGTTATTGGTTCAGTAGGTATTTCGGGAGAAGTCTTATTTTCTTCCGGAGTTACTGACTGGGCTACTTCTTGACCAGCCTTTGAGTAAATCTCAATTGGCAATTGGAATATGATCTCATTTCCACCCATTCGTTTTGCAACTCCGCTCGTATTCAACTTCTTAAATGGGATTGAGGTCTTAGTATTTTTTAATTCATTTACATGTAATGGAGTACCTTTCTTAGACTCCATATTTGAGATAGTTGATTTATTTGTGGTTGTGAAGTATACTGGAATTACTGCATCATCTTTCTGATCTTTGTAATTGGTTACATATCCGACAAATATTTCTTCACCCTTATTGTTAAATTGTTTCGTGTGCGTTGTATCTCCAGCCTGACTATATCCAACCACCAAGTCATAATTTCCTTGCATTAATACATTCTGTACATCTCCTGCAACATTTAGATTATCTCCGAAATGCACACCTTCGTCTTCAAGGGACTGCATTCCATTGGATAATATGCCGAAGAATTCATCATTTTGAGCACCATCTACTCTAACATATTCAAATAATGGTATGAAATCCTTGATCTCGTTAGGCGATAGGAATACATTCCCATCTTCTGGAACAGTTTGCTTAAATCTAACAAGAAGCTCACTTGTATTTGCAGTATTCGTAGATTCCTTATTAGGACTCTTAGCCTCTTCTAGAGTTGACTTAGTTGCACCCGGTGCGCTCATTAGATCATTCTTAGCTTCTCCACTATTATCATTAGTTATATTAAGGTTATCTGGATTCAATTCAAGAACTTTTTTAAGAAACTTTATGGCAAGCGGTCTATTTTTCTCAATCTCTTCATCCATATACTTCATCTCCGGATCAAGATTTAATATTTTGCTCTTTAGTGAGATTACACCTTCCTCGTCGCCGTTTGTATATGTTATCTTTTGCTCATCTATTACATATCCGAATAGAAGTGAAGATTTATAGAATTTTGTATTTTTAGTTATTTTCTTTACTGAATCCATTCCAAATATCGAAGATGCACTGACATCAGAAGTCGATAATTGTATAGTATCTCTATCTGAGAAATTATTTCTTACTGCATCACAACTCTCGATGAATGCCCATTCTTCATCAACATTCTCTTCATCTCCCATATATTCCAAAGGAATTCTAGGTACTAATACGTCTTCGTATGATAATCCACTAAATGCGTCTTTACCTGCATTAGTGACAATCATATTAACGCAACTAAGGCAATAATCCTTATGTTTACTGTATGCACCCCTCCCACCCTCTCTCGTTCCGGCTAGTTCAGATCCACCTGCTTGAGTTGATTCGTCAGAAAATCCAGAATCTATTCCAGTTGTTAGATAGTCGATCACTCTAATAATCTTCAAATTTTGATCAAATGTTGTTGACTGAGTGTCTAGTGGTTGATTGGCAACAGCCTCAAATAGACTAGTTACATTATAGAACTTCATTTCTCCTCCGAATTCTTTTTCTTTGATTCATTGCTAGTAACTTTTGGAGTATTTAATAGAGCGCGAAATCTTTCAAGTCCTTTACGTTCCTTTTCACTATAGTTAGAAGGTGTACTGGTTGTTGGGGCCTTTGCTTGCACAGGCTTTGGTAATTCACTGGGATTTACTGTCGCTGGTCCTTGGGTCTTGACTTTAGTTTGAGACTGTTCCGCTGGCTTAGTCTCAAGTGCATTAGGCTCCACTGCAGGCTCAGGAGTTCCGTCAGGGGCCGTTGGTTCTTCCTGGGCGGTAGTTGGAGCTTGCTCATCTGATGGGGCTTCCTGCGCATCAGGAGCCTCTGATTGAGCCTCTTCCGATCCAAAACATTTGTCCACAATCTGACCTGCGAGCTTAGGATCAACCCGAGAATACCCTAAAATATCAATGTATAGTGTTTTAAGAAATGCATTAACTGCTAGTTCATATTTGTTTCTGTCAGATGAATTCTGCGACAGATCATTAATTCTAGACTTTAATTCTACTGGACCTTTAGCCGCAAGTGGCGATATTGATTTAATGATGGAATCAATTGAAGCGTTTAGTGCATTTGTATCTAAACATCCATCCTTTTCCATCATTGCATCAAATAATTTCTCAAATTTCTCCATTTCAGATGCGGCTGTTTCTGCGGTAACCTTTGTGATCGTCTCAATTGATTTTTCAACCTTGGAAGAATCTCCTCCATTTGTATTTCTCATAAGCTCATTAAGCTGTTTTAATAGATTATCAAATAAGCCTTTCATCATTGTTCTGAACTCATCAGAAGACATCCCTCTTGTAATTTTCTGACTCGCCTGAGCAACAGAATTTCTATCTAGTTGACTAGATGCCATGTCTTTTACAATAGATTGAACTTCCGGCTTAATCTTTTTACTTAAAGAATCCTTAATAGATCCTGCTTCTTTCTTACTTTTTCTCTCTTCGGCCTGTCGTATGATTTCTGGACCAATTTTCCATAATTCTTCTTGCGAAATTGAAGAGCCTTGTTTATTTGCAGTAGCCTCTGTTAAAGCTCCAAGATCTTCTTGAGAATAGTCATCAGATTTTATTTTCTTCGTTGAATAAAATCCATCCTCTTCTAATGTATGGTAGATTTGACCCTTAACTATTATTTGATTCTTCGAATAATCTTTTAATACGATGGCCTTCAATGATTCGATTGAGATGTGCGGATTATCTCTAATATCTAAGCTACCTGCAATGTATATTGAGGCATCCACATTTACATCCTTGAGATCACACCCCCTAAAACTAACATGCCCTTTCACTGTTCCTCTGGATCTCCAACCCTTGAGCGAATTGATCTTAGTATTCTTCAAGTCGATTGAATAATTCGCATCATTTCTCCCGGTAGTATCCGGAAGTCCTTCTAAATTTTCTATTTGAGACTTTCCCTTGGCAAATTCGATTGACTTTACACTGTCAGGAAATCCATTAAATGTAGAGAAGGTTGAATAGTTACATTTCAAATTTCCTTTGATCTCTTGAATTGATATTTGTGGGAATTTAGCCGCGCCTGAATTAGAAATATCAACATCTTTGTTAATTATTATGGCCGCAGTTCCATCTTCGGCTTTAGTTGGAAGTAGAGCTTTATCTTTGAATGCCTGCGCGAGTGCAACTTCAATTCCATTAGTATCTTCAAATGCACTCGAATTACCTGCGATTGTTCTTAGTAATAGGCGACGTTCTTCTTCATCTAAATGTTTCCATTCGCCACTAATCTTACTTTTTAGATTAGCTGATAAAATATTAGACATTCTATTAATTCCGTTTTGTAGAATGCCTTCGTGAACTGGTTCCATATTGTAATTACCAAGATCGAGTACACTTTCCGTATTAGGTGCCTTTGGGATGAATGTTGATTTTGCCTCAACTTGGCCCATTAGCTTATTGAATTCATCTAAATCGTGATACATTTTAACCTCGCCTAATATTTAGGCAAAATGTATATCTGATTTATTATGCTCGGCCAAATGGAGAAGGTCTAAATCTCTTATTATCGCTAATATTCGGAGTTCCTTCTGGAATCGTGTCCGGTCTAAATGTAACAGTATCCTTTTTAGATATGCTTCCTTCATGTACACCGTATGGATGTTCAGGATTACCCCAATATCTTCTGGTATCTTCATCACTATCCTGAATTGGCTCGTTTTGAATATTTCCTGCAATATCTAGATCAGTATATCTATCAAACTTATTATCAATATACCCTTCAGTGTTGAATCCATTATTTTCCACAGTGCCAGCGATATCGCGATGGTCGTCTCTGTATTGACGTAGTGTTATTCCAAAGAAATATTTTCTTTGTAAGAAACTCTGATCAGGTATTTCTATTCTAACATCAGTGATTTCGTATAATAGATTATTCCAATCAGGTTTTATTAGATCGCTCGCTTTTGGGAATATTTGAGCTTTGGAATACCCCTTATAGTTAAATTGGGCTCCACCTCGCTCAGATATAATAGGGTTATGATCAAGAGGATCTAGTAATGGAGCAATTCCATAATTCTGTAGACTAGCATAATTCATCTCAAAGAAAGTTGCTCTGTGTATAAACACATTAATTTCGTCCATGCCCTCAAATACAAATCTACCAAATTTAATTTTATCTGCGGCAATTGTTTCGTCTCCAACCATTTTAACGTGAAATACACGTTCCATAGTTTGAGTTGGATCTTCATGATATATTGGATCTCTAGTAGTATCTAACGAAGCAACATAATAAATGCACTGAACTCCATTAACATCAGTGTATTCACCTGCTAGATTATCATGGGTTACTTGATCAGCAAATCTATTCTGCATTTGATTATATGGATTAAATGCATCTCTTGTATTAATTCCCATTTCAGCTAACTGTTCAGCCGACCAGTTACCCTTAAAATACAATGCCATATTAGAGTTCATCTAGAATATTTAGGAAGTTGGAAAAAATCTTAATTTCGCCATATTGAACTAAATATTAAACAAAGTAGGGAGTTTTTACATGATCAAATCTAATCTAAAAGGAGCGGCTGGAGTTCAGATTAATATCAAGGACATCTCTGGTCGCCCTAATACCACTTCTGCACCATATAGAATCGGTTTGGTTGGCTGGACTCCTAAGGGACCATCCAATATTCCAGTTGTTGTTAGCACTGAAAGTGATCTATATTCAATTTTTGGTACTCCTAAGGGATATAAGCCAAATGAAGTTTACTTGCTTCACAATGCAAAGATTTTATTAAATGCAGGTGCTGAAATTGTTATTGTCCGTACAGTTCAGGCAAACTCAGCAGAAACTCTTAATTATGGCGTATATCTCGCCCCAGTGACTGGAAGTGGTGAAATTACCCAGGACACTAATGGAACAGGAGATGCAATAACTCCGGTTGCCATTTCGTATAATATGTCTGACGTTGTTTTGAATAAGGTAAATCAAAAGACAGTTGCATCTAGCGATACAGATTCTCCTTTTACAATGTTCCTAAAATACCCAGGTTTTGATAAGTATTACGTTTCCATTCAGACATTTGAATATGCAGTTGCAACTACAGTTGCATATCTATATCCAGATGCATCGGGAACCTACTATCTACAGGCAGACGGGACCACCTATTCAACTACAGTGAATGGCGCAACTAAGTATAAAGTTGGAACTAGTACTGACACTGGTGCAGTTGCAGTTTATCCTCTAGGATCTACTCCCACCGTAAAATATAGTTCGCTTCAGACATACGGTTTTGGCGGAGTGAACTACGTCAAGAGTGGGTTTGAAGTTCCTCATTCTCTAAATGCAGGCCCTGCCGATGATTGGTATACTACAGAAACAGCCGCATATAAGTCATTCATTTTAAGCCTCGGTGTATATTCTGAACCATATACTGATTCTGATTCTAAGATTTATGGTGATGTTTTCGTAAACGGAGAATTCCATACTGTATCTGGAGTTCTAGCTTCAGATCTAAGTTCTCTTGACGATGAAACATTGAACGAGAGTCTTAATAATCTAATCAATTGGTTGGTTATTGTTAGATTGTATGAGTCGAAAACAAATCAGACTCCACTTGAAACCATATACGCAACAACCAATGAATATGTAACCGACTATGGCGATCAGCTAGAAATTGACACCATCTCATCTAACCTACTCACCTTTAAGAAGCGCACTGAATCAATAACCCTTAGCGTCGTGAATAAATCAGCATCTAAGACACTGTTAACAGGTGGAACATCAGAAGCAACTCCAGTGAGATCGTCAACTGCATTGGCATCTGCATGGGGGATGTTTGCAGATACTACAAATGTAGAAGTATCGATGCTTGCCGATGGCGGATCTTCGATAAATGCTTTTGGCACTGACAGAGAAAACGCAGGTCTTGAGAATGGAGACATGACAGTTGTTACTGCTCTCCTTCAGGCTTCGAGTAGCCGTATGGATGCACCTTGCATCATTGATCTACCTAAGCGTTCAAATGTAAAAACATTGATTGATTACTTCAAGAGATACCCTTCAATTGGAAATGAAGTTGAAGGTTCAACTGCATCATATGCTACTTTCTGGGGTAATGTCCAGGATGGGCGTCAAATAATCAATGACGTATTTAACAAGAAGCAGATTGAGGCCGCACGTTCAGTATTCAAGGCAGTTGTTGCATATAACGTATATAGCACGTCTTACCCTTGGCAGACCCAGTGGGGTCCAAATAGAGGTTTAATTACTTCCCCTTCGGTTGGAACAATAAACCCTCGTACTTATCCAGATGAAGTTGGTTTGCTAAGTCAGAGCAGAATCAATCCTTCTAGGTTGACTTCCACGGGAGAATACTTCTGGGATGATTACACTTTGATGGCTAAGTCCTCTGTTCTTCAGAGATGGCATGCAGTCTGCTTCTTGGCTAATCTGAACAAGAGATACCGTAAGTTACTTGAGCAATACGTAGCTGAGTTAAACACTGCGGCCCTTCGTAAAACCATTTGGAATATGCTTAATGATGATTTGAACTTCATCATGAATCATGCAGATCCTGCAGGTCTATACAATTACTACGTTATCTGCGACGAAACAAACAATACCTCAGATGTCATCGATGCAGGCCAGTTGAATGTCGATGTTGGTCTAGAGATTGTTCGAGATACTAGAGTCATCAATCTAACCACTACACTATATAGAACTGGCGGAATTGTTGAATCTGGAATCAAGGTATAAGGAGAAATAAAGAATGGCAGATAAATCAAATTTCTACTGGATCTCGCAGATGTCTTCTCAGCGAGATCCTATTCGAACCACTCACTGGAGATTGAGGGTTAATACTGCGGCCATTAAGACGGCGATGGGTAATCCTTCAATCTTATCGGACATTACCAATGATCAGGACTTATCGGTTCTGGTTAAGACTGGTACTATTCCAAAGGTAGTGGTTCAGACCGCCGATTCATTCTTCATGGGTCAGAAAATGGCTTTTGCCACAAACACTGAATTCGACACTGAACTAGACTGGGAGATTCAAGAGACTTCTGACCTCAAGGCATTTAGATTCTTTGCTTTATGGAATCAATATGTACATAACGTGGGGGCTTTGACTATTGACACTCCAAGTACCGCCGCGATTGATCCCACTGCAACTAATGGAATGGGTGTTAATCTAGGTTCTGGTAAGTTTACTCAGACCGATTTCCCAAATAGCGTAGTTAGAAATAATGACACCATTTGGCTAGAATTGTATGATTATACGCAAGGTGTTGTTCTATGGAGATGTTCGTTCGTAAACTTCTTCCCTAAGTCAGTTGGCGGAATTAGTTTAAGTCACGAGTCCCCAGCACTTGCAAAATGGACAATGACTTCACATCAAGACTACTACAATTTCGTAGTTCCATCGAAGCTCGGTTCGATGGGTAATGGAATGTAATTTAATTCATTATTTCTATTCAAATAGGCTCTCCCATTGGGAGAGCCTTTATTTTTTCCTAAATAATAGAATGTTAGATAAGAAGTATGGATATTTTGTAACTGCACTAGAGAAGACCTCTGAGCCTATACGAACAACTAAATGGCTAGTTACATTTAATTTCTCAGAATTCAGTAATTCAAGTTTATATCCAGGTTCAGAGTTGTTATCTTTTCACGTCAAGGACGCCGAAGTTCCAAAATTTCAAAGTGAAACCGACTCGATGTTTTATTTCGGAGTTGAGAGAAAAGTGGCAACTTCGGTTAACAATGCAGGGACTATCAATATGACAATCTTAGAAGGCGAAAATCTATTAGGATACAATTCATTACTAAGATGGCATCAACAATGCATGAATGGAGGTGAATTCTCTGAAGGTGATACTTCGATAATGACCAATCCACTAAATGAAAAATTTGCATTGAATACTGGAGATTATTCCAAAGGTGAACATGTAAATACAAATGCCGTAATTCTTTCATGTTTTAGTTATGTGACAGGTGATGAATTATTCAAGATTAAATTTCTAAACATTAAGCCAACTAATATCGATAATGTAAAATTAGCATATGAAGGAAATGAATTGTATAAATTTAATGTTACTTTCGATTACGATCTTGCAATATTTGAAAAGAAAGCGTCATCTACTTCTACTATTAGAAATGCTTATTCGTCTGAATAATTATGCAGTTCCATTTTGAATATGATCTGCAGGGACTCCACCTTTAATCAGTCTATTATATAGATGAGTTCTAGCTGCAACTGGAATATCAACACCTATTGGAAATTTCTCATCCCATCTACATGCTTTTGAATTGTTTAGCATATTAACATAAGTAGGTATAATATTGCTTTCATTTAACGCCTTGTCTATAACTTCGGAGGTAATTGAAGTTGAAGGCTGTCCGTTAAGTACGCCAGTGTATTTTTTCTTTGCCGCATCATATGCATCTTTTAGCTTCTGGCATGAAGTATTAATTGCAACTTCAACTGATGCCCCCGTTGATGAATATTGACTATAATCAATTCTATTACATAAGAAAGTTGCGCTATATTCTTTTAATTTACGATCAGATGCATCAAGATCATATGATTCCATTTTAATTATACTGCAGTTGTTAAATGATTTTGAATATTTAACTGAATGATCAGTTCCGTAAAGAGTTACAGTAATGTTAAACAATTTAGCTGATCTAGTGACTTCAAATGTTTGTATGTTATGAGTACTTGCAAATAACGATTCCAGACTTTTAATTATCGTATTTTCAGGATCCATTCTAAATGCGAATGATATTTCTGAAGGTGTCTGCACTGAAGTTATGTTTCTTGGCTTAGCCAATGTAACATCACTAACGTATATATCTTCACTAACATTCAACGTCTCATACGGAATCGATACTTTCTTTACATAAAACCGCAAGGTTGACATATTCATTGCGGATATTTCAACCATAAATTTGTTCGCAACAAATCCAGAAACGGTTTTTCCAAAATATGTGCTAATTTCGCTTCTTAATGTCATCTATTAATCTCCAAAAGCATCTGAACTTCCACCTGAGCTATCACCGCCCCCGCCTTGAGATACGTGGACGCTTGGAGGTGGCAAGTCTTTTAAGTTTACTACACTGACCTTTACTTCTCCACTCATAAGTGATCTTCTTAACAATTCGGATTGTTCTTTATTATCGCGATCCCTATCCTTCATTGATTCCTCGAAATTCTTGAGGAATTCATTTATTGACTCTGAGACTATATCGCTAATTTCATCTAAGCTAAGCCCATTTTCCAACATTTCCCCGTGTTCAGATGTAGCCGTATTTTCTCCAATTAATTCAGGTATGTTGTTTTGTGGTTGTAATTCTGGTGGGGTTGGTGGGGGAGATTTACTCAATCTCTCGTTTGTCACTCTAACCTTCTCTTCAAATTCATCACCGGGAGTCTTAACTTTTTTAGCTAATGCTTCTTCTCCATATATTGCGGCTCTAAATGAATTTTCCATAAATGCAGATCTAGCCAACTCACTCGGTAATTTCTTTCCACCATATTGCGCCTGTGCTTCATATTCTCGCATGTATTTGCTATTGGATTCTCCGCCTATTATTCCGTGAAGTTCATCCTCTGCAACACCAGATACACTAGCCATATTAGCTAATTTACGGGTGATTTTATCACTCTTAATTCCTGCGGCAGTCTCCTCGTCTATATTCTTCATACCAGAAATGAGCTTATCTATCATTGCTAGTTCATTTTTCAATTCCTTTCCTAGTATTTCTCGCAAATCTAGGAATAATTCTGCCACCTTGTCGATTGATTCTTGTATTCCAACTGCAGTTTCTGCGATTATCTTTTCTTGTTCTTCAATTATGTTCGAATATTCGGCAACTTCTGAGAAATTTTTCAATAATTCCTCTGACGAGACACTACCTGCTTTACCTTTAGCTTCAATTGATTTTAATAGACTTTCGATTTCTGATTTACTTATGCTATTAGTCTTGATAGCATCTGCAATTTTATTGGCATCGGCTAATCCTGGTTCGCCTTCAACAGCATACTTCGCAGAAATGTCCTCATTAATTCTCATTGCATCTGCTATTGCTTTACTTAACTCAATAGTTAGATTTGTCTTAGTTGCTACTGCCGAGCTTTTTACTTCTTTAGCTCGTTCCTGTATTGTCCTATTATAGTCTAATGCTAATTGAGATTTTTCTTTAGCCTCAATTAATCCTTTAACTTTCATCGATTGTAGTTCTGCCTTCTCCGCATCTTTTACACTCGACTTAGATTTTCCCATTGATCTTGAGAAAATATCTAAAAACTCTCCAGGTAATGTACCAAATCCCATACCCTTTAGAACCATATCGGCGGCGGCTTGTAATGGACCCGAGCTTAATGCTTTTGATCCAAGTTCTTTAGCTTTTTCTAATGGAGATTTCTTACCTAAATTTTTAAGTGGTATTCCTTCATCTATGTGTTTATCTATTTGACGAAGCAATCTCATTTGCTCTAGTGTAGCTTTCTTATAAAAATTACTAGCATCCTTTCCAAATCCACTTAATGCATATTGTTTTTGACCATCTGCAATTGCCTGACTAAGCAGGCTTAAATTTGCTTTTTCATTACCCTTGAGGTTAGTAGATTTAACTTCGTCCCTAAGTGAAGATATCTCTGCAATTAAGTTTTGAGTTGTAATACCGAGCCTATTCATCTGCTTAACATCTGGATTATCATACGATTTAACCAGAAGCTCTAACATCTTAATTAGTTTTTCGTATTGTGCAGAATTTCCAGTGTTTTTACTAACCTTCAATAGAGATTTTAATTCTCCGATGTCTCCCTTTGTTGTCTTGAAGGTTAAATTCAACGCCTTGATTACATCTTCTATTTGAATATCTTTTTTAGTTGACTTAGTGACTTGCAATTGATCGACTAGCTGTCCAAGAGACACTGCAAGTCGCTGTAAAGTCATATCTGTAGGATTCAATGCCATTCTATTATTTAGGATTGTATTATATTGTTCATTCTGGACGATCTATCGTCTTCTATTTTTCTATGAACGTAATCTAAGTATTCGAAGAACTCGAATAAAAACATTTTATCAAAAGTATTAATGCTGGTTCCGAGATACTTAGATAGCGATGCTTTCACCTTGATCAACCAAATCAGGTCCAATTCTGGGAACAAAGTATTCAGATCGAAAGGGCACGGGTACGAGGTTTGTGTTCTCGCACTCCTCCTTTTCGCAGTTCAATGCGGCAATGTCGGTCATACCCATATTACATCTATCGAATTGAGTATTAAGCACTGCATTATCAATTGGGCTTAATTCAGCCATGAATTCAAGCGCAGTTTCTAAACTCTTTCCGTCTATCAGCGAAGCAATTCTAAACCGTTTAACATCAGCATCAGTTATTCTCCTATAATTCTCAAACTGCTTAATATAATCCCTAACTCTAATTACGTCGCGTCTACGTTCAAATCTTAATTTAACTCGCTTATTTGATTCTGGTAGATCAAATTCTGGTTCACTTACTCCATCAGGTAGTACATACTTGACAAAATCTTTAAGTTCGACTATTCTATGTAGATTTACATGTCCACAGTGTGAACACGCAAATGTTCTGCGTAAAGGTGCCCTTTGAAATGTTTGCTCACGCATCCAAGCCAATATGTATTTCCTATCCATTTCTAGAAGTTCTTCTGGTTGAACCCCTTTCAATCTTTTGCGAAATACATCATCTACAACCTCATGATTTTCTTCGTCTTTCATAGCCGCAAGTGCTGTAGTATCTTCCACCTTAAATGGCATACCCTTGATCGTAATGGGGATTCCCATTTGGTTTCTATATAACTTACCACCCGAAGGTAATCCCTTGATTGGTAAATATAAGTCATTATCTTCAATCCTAACTTCTTGGACTGACGTGGTCCCTAAAGTATCTGGATCTATCCCCATACTTGCTAGTATTTCTCTATCTTGATCTCCAATTACTCTTCCACCCATATGATTTCCTCGGTTTTTATTTATTATCTCAGAAACTAAATAATTTACATGTCATTAAAAGGTAAAGTATATTGCGAAGACCCTGAGGCGATTGGCGGATTTGAAGCATTTGTCGCAAAGCTGAAACAATCTATTGGAGAGGCAACTGGGACTAATATTGGAACCGACACAAAAAATCCATTCGGTAATTTATACTTAGAGGGTATAGTGCAAGGTGATATTAAGTTACAAGCGGTGAATGATTGGAAGACAACTAGCTTCTACGGATTTACTGATGCATTAAAGGGTGTTAATATCGGCGGAGGTACGACTACAGGAGTTAATGCAGGCGTGAAGGCTGAGGCCAGTGCAAAAACTTCATTAAATGGCGCGGCAATGTTGAAATTCGCAAATACTGTGATGAATGTATTGGGCTATACATTAGGTGGAACTGGACCTGCCAGCAAAAAGATGTATGGCGGATCTAATCTAAATGGATTTGCGGTTCAATTCAAATGGTATACTCCTCATATGTCAGGGTGGTTTGAGGCTATTCAGGCCCTATGCTATCTGGGATGGCCTACTAGCGTGTGGAATTCAAATGATAATCCCCAGGTAAGCACTCGACAGAATGACCCTACCACCGCAGAAAAAGCCGCAACAGAAGCCGCCTATGTCGAAATAGTAAAGATGTGTGGAAAACATACGGCGGCTATAATAAAAATGAGCAATGATCTAAAGAGAGCAAAAACTGCGGCAGATGCTAGTAACTGGCAAGAAGCATCTAAAATAGCAAATCAATATTCGGGGAATAATGGATGGACCGACCTAAACGAAATATATACAACTGTAGTTGCAGAAGGGTTAGTCAAGCAAGACTCTGATTATTTCGACACTGCAGTATCAAAATTAACTGCATCATCCGATCTCGACTTCACTGTTCTTACTGCGGCCAAAGCTAGATCTAAAATGCAATTAAATTCTTCTTCGATAGGAAGTGATATTAATTCTGTACACTGGTACGACAACTCAACATCCTCAGTTCCAACCGACCCTTCAGCGGCAATTATTGATGGAGGTGGCACTGCTTCAACGCCTGCTAAAGAAGAAGGAGCTTTCGATAATTTACCAGGGGCTAATCTAATAAAAGCAGGAGGTACTCTATTATCGGCAGGTTCAGATCTTATTAAAGGATTAGTTGATTCATTTGCTAAAAATCCACCTAAAGTGTGTCTTGAAATCTACGACTATAAAGGATCACTAAAATATAGATTTAGTCCATTAATCATCACGTCATTCGGTGTAACTGCTTCGCGTGAAACAATAGATGGAGATCCTGTAATTGTCACTATAGATATTGGATTTGATTATTATCAAGTGAATGCAACCAATGCAATTCAAGCACCTAATCAGCTATTCGCAGGTGCTCCAATTTTCAACAATAAACAGAAGGTGTAATAAATGAACTATGGAGATTTATTCGTGTATGATAAAGAAGGCTTGGATTTATTATCATCTCCAGATACCTTTGAACTGAGATCATTAAACGTATTAACCATAACCCAGCAATTAGTAGGCAAGCCTTGGGTTATAGCTCAGTTACAGTATTCTGATTTTAGACTGTGGTGGGCAATTGCAAAGGCTAATAATGTTAGAATACCAATGGTGATGAGGGATACGTTTAGAATTCGACAAGGAAAGCCAAATGTAGATAACATAATCACAGATCTGTATCTAGGTAGAAGGATAGTAATACCTTCAATTAGTGACATCAATGAATACATATTAAAAGTAACAGGGAATAGATAATGCAATCAGCGTGCTATTTTAGGCTCGGAACATTAGCAATGGATAGTAGCTCAATTATTGAGTGCGCAATCTACGAAAATTTAGGGTATTTTCCTTGGGGTAGAATAATATTTAATGATAAAATGAAGCTAGTAGATGCTAATTACGATTTCAAGGAATATACTGAAATTGAAATAACTATGGGAACATATGACGGGAACGACAAATCTGAGATAATATTTAAGGCGGAGATCGTATCAAGTATAATTAAAAACAGTAAAATAGATAATTCAACCCACGAAATAGAATTGATATTCATATTACGAGGAAATAATGGTAATCTATTGAGTTTAATACCCCCCACTGGGTATCAAGATCAAACCAGTTTAGCTGTAATTAAAGACATATGTAAAAAGAAATCAATTACATTAAATGTTGAATCAAACGTAAATACTCAAGATTCAATGTCATGGTTAATAGTAAATCATAATTTCTTGACGGCAATAAACTACATATGCGATAGGTCTTTCATACAAGACAGTGCCCTTATCTACAATATTAGATTAGATGGAGGTGTTGGGTTATATGGAATAAAGGAGAAATTTCAAGGCAAAGCAAAAAGTACTTTTATGGTTAGTCCTCATAACTACATCAATGCGGCAATGAATAATGGTAAATTGATGGTAGATGGTGTATCTAATCCAGTTATCTATTTTAGAGATAAGCAGTTTACGAATCAGTCTGGATTTACTAAAGAAGCATCGACAATTGAATTAAGAGAAGTTAAGGCTAATTCATCGAAAAATAAGATGGAAGCAACTTCAAAAACAATAAGCACTGGATCGACAACTAGAGATGGTGGAGTTAATGTCATTGTATATCAACCAAGTAACTCGCCGCAAGTGTATGAAAAATATCCAATTGCCCCTTCATATAGGCGAGCCGTAATTGCATCTTACTCATTGAATTTAACCATCACATGTGATAATGAGACTTTTACTCAGGCGGGTGATGTCGTTGAAGTTATTGATGGGTCAATAAACAATGAAGGTAAATTCAATAAAACTAAGATGACTTCGGGTAAATACTTAGTAATGCGCAAAGGTTATCACTTTAAGCGAGATATGTCATCGGGAATGTGTTCATTTCAAACAACAATACAATTGATGTCTAATTCTTCTAATTTAGGTCAGGATTAAAACTATGGCAAACATTAACGTACAAGATGATTTGAAAACTAGTGGATTTGAAAAATTAAAAACTAGCATATTAAATGATTCGATGACTAAATTCACTGGAGTATATCGAGGAATAGTTACCAAATGTAAGACTGATACTAGGAAGTCTCAATATATTCGAGTTAAAATATTCGGGCTTACTGATTCTTTACCAAATAAAGCACAGCCTTGGGCTAGAGGTAGTGGAACATACCCAATTCCAGCGGCTGGAACATATGTTGATATTACATTTGAAAATGGAGACATTCATTTTCCGATATGGGGTAATCCATCAAAGGCAAAAGGTGATTCTTTAGTAACTAAAGGGCAGAAGCAAAGCAAACAACAAAATCAAGAAATTTACAATTCCCAGGATGGAACTACAATTTCATATAATAAATCAACAGGTAATTACGTTATTGATCATTCTAGTGGGGCGAAATTCACCATTGATAAGGAAGGTGTATTAAGTCATGAATCCGGCCCAGGTGGAATTCCATTGCCTAAATTTAGAGTAATAACGGAAGCATCAATATGCCCTTATACAAAAGGTCCACATATTGGAGGAAGCGATTATTTGTTGGTGTCTGCAATGCCAGGAGCATAGGATAAATAATTAAATGGGCATTATTGATGTTACGATTGTAAACATAACTAAAGACGGATATTCCGCAGGGAGTATTTCATCTGATGTAACTAATAGGAATTATCTTGGTCGCCAAATAGCTAAAGTTGAGAATTTTAGCGATAATATCAAGATAGACAAGTGCTATCAATTTGGATCATCTGCGATGGGTGCAATTGCCTCTTCAGTATCTGGTGACTGTTCAACTAACATATTAGACGAAATTGGAAGTTTACTTAAGAACAATGCGATAATGAAATTTGTTTCTTCATCTATGGATTCAATAAACAATGCAATTGACTCAGTTAAATCATTTGGTCGTCGTGTTGTTGGATCTGTTATGAACTCTCCATTAGGTCTTAATATTCGAGGTTTTTATTGCGGGGTATTGGCCCCTTCTATGCAAATTTTACTAATGGCAATAAAATCAATAATTTCTATTCCCCTGACAATATTAAATGCACTATATAAGATAATACAAAAAATAAAGGATATTGCTAATAGCTTAACGAATAAACTGTTCGATTGTTTCGGCGCATTTTTACAGGGAATGCAAGATAGTTCCGGTTCCTTAGATGTAACATTTACATTCAAATTAAATGATTTATTTTCATTTCTGGATGACGTTGAGAATTTTTTGAAAAATTGTGAAGTAGTATCTGGACCTATGATCGACTTGTTTAATCAACTAGTAAATCCATGTTCTTCTAATAGTATGAGGTCAGTTTTCAATAAGATTGGAATGTCGAGCGAAAGTGAAGATCTTCATTTTTGTTCAGCTTCCGATGTCATTGCTTTCCTTGAACGAAGGAAAGCAATTAAATTAATCGACGTGGATGAGATAAATGATTTACTTAATAAATTTAACCCATTTAATGGGTTGTTTAATGGAGCCAAGAAACTGAACGAGCTTGGTCGTTCATATGTTCAATATGGAATCGCTAATGTATATGAAAAAGCAATGGCTCCATTACATAAGTTAGAAGACCGATATAATAATTTCTTAAGAACTAGAAGTCGATTGCTTGGAATTTTAGTCAATAGTACCATTGGGTGGTTATTTCCAGACTGTGGTAGTTCTAAATTTGAAGACGGTGTAATAAAAAGACGCAGGTATTCTATATTGGACGTTGTGAATATCTTAGATTCAATGAATGGGTGTAACTCATATATTTGTGGAAATATTAACAATCAAGTAAGCGAGTTACTTGCTGAATTAGAATTAAGTAGATTCGGAAAATGGATTAATCCACTAGTAAAAGCAAATGATAATCTCACGAAATACATAAATTCAATTTTTGCAGAAACATTTGGAAATAATGGTGAAATTGCAAGCGTAGAAGCCGCAGATGGACATGTCAATATTGATTTCTTAAAGGGTATTCTGCCTTATTCGTCCAAACTAAAGGCGGTATATTAATGGCACAAATAGTTAATTGGTTCAATGGAACATCGTCGGGTATGTTTGAGCCTTCATGGAAAGCAATTGCGTTATCTGTGATTGATTCGATTCCAAGTACATGGAATGGTCATACAGTAACTGTTGCGATTACATCAGTTAGGAGAAATCCAATTCCTGGAAGGAAGTCAATGCACTTCTATGGATTGGCATGTGATCTGAATATTATTTTGGACGGGATCACAATTGTTACTGGTACTTTTCCTAATTGTAAAAGCCAAAGTACCCCCTATACAATAGGAGGTCAAACTTACTCACTACATGACATATATTCATCACTTCTCGGAAATACTGCAAAAAGTAATGGGTGTAGGTGGGGTGGTGATTTTTACCCATCCACTCCATCAAAATGGGATCCTATGCATTTCGATGCAAATAAAAGTCCTGTTGGGGTTGAAGGCTCTATTTCACCTGATGGCGATGAAGTAATTATATATTCCGATATAACAGCACATCACCCTGCATATGATATGACTGAAGATGCAGGAACTTCTAGTAACTTGGAATCAGGAAATGCCATAGTACATACAGATCTAACTAAGGTATATATTGGATATGCGTTGAATCTATCTGATTTTTCTTCATTAAAAGGTGATTATCCATTAAGAGATTTATTATCAAGTGCAGGAGTATCTAGCGACATTGCAGATAAATTAGCATTATTTAATGGAGTTAGTGGATCAAAAGCATATGAATTGTATTCAAATAATACTACAGTTGAAATTTCTGAAGCTATTGCAACTGCAATATTAGGGGTTCAGATTCAAGCAATAATATCGTATTTAAGTAATCAGCATTCTATAGATACAAAGAAATATCCTACTGAAATATCAACTGCAATAGTATCGTATTTGTTTGGAAAGAATTTAGCAACTGCAGAAAATACTACTGATATTACGAATATTAAGAATATACTGACAACGTCATTAAATATAGCGACAGATCTAGCTAGATATATTGAAACGAAGGCTATCAATCTAGTTAGTGACATTAAAGCTAGGAGAATGAGTGAAGTTACACTTCTTCGTAGTTATGATCCAAATAAATCAACATCTTCAACATCATCAATAACATCTACAGAAAATTCTACTGACTACGAAGAAGCTGTTGATAAACTAGGCTCGCAGATAGATACGCAAACTGAAGAAATTAAAAATTTGTTAAGAACTGGTAATTTGTTTGCGAGCGATCCAGCTAGTAGTGAATATGATGATACTTTCAATGACATTGATCAGGCTACGTTAGATGCGATTGCGGCCATTATGCAATCGCAACAAGTAAATACTGATTTGTTTTTTGGGTTCAAAGACAAAGAATATGTATATAGAATAAAAACAAAGAATTTCTATTCAATCTTGTCTAGAACACTAAACTATAAAATATCTAGCGTTGAGAAATTAGTTCAAACCGAATCCATGTTGAAAGAACATCAGGAATATTCAATGTCTAAAATGTATTCCATGATTCCATATCCTAGTGGACTTGCATATACGATTAAAAAGAATGCAGTTAAGCGATGCGAATATAGAATTAGACTCATTGAACAGCGAATTAAGAATAATGAATCATCCTTAATTGGTTTAGGTTTTACATCTCTTACTAGTTTTTTGGATAATGCTATTTTCTTGTCTACTATTGCACTTAGATTAAGTGTCGTTGCACTTGCTGAATTGGAATATAGTGCCAAATCCATATTTGGGTCACTATCTACACTTAGACAGCAATTGAAACTAGAAAAAGGAAATCTAGCTCAATTGAAAAAAGACATGAATAGATACTCAGGTTAATTCTAAATATCATGCATGGCCACTGAGCAAGTTGACAGTCGAAACGACAAATTCCTAAACTATAGTAAGATTTCATATGAAGATACGTTATCTCAAGTATCAGCCATATTAAATCTGCAAACACCAAGACTTCAGGATTTCTTTAATTCAAGTACTGGTAGAATGCTACATGAACTATTCTCAGCATATACTGAATTACTGTATCGTGGAATAGAAAGTGGATTGTTAGAAAGTTACTCGCCGCTTGCAACAAAATTGTCATCTGCTCTAGTTGATGCGGCTAGTAAGGGATATTCAATTAGACGACCAGTTCCCGCTGGATCCTCGTTCTATGTCGTTTTGGAGGGAACCGTTTCCCACTACTCTGGATCTTTCACCATAAAGAAAAAGTCAGCCCTTTCAATTAATTCGTATCCATTCATTACTCTTGACGATTATACCTTTAAGTGGGATGCCACAGGTAAAGTAGTAGCTCCGACTGCAGGTGCTGGTATTATCCAGGGATATCTAAAAACAGCAACCTTCAATGCCGAAGAAGGCAAGATATTTCAGTCTTTTGAAATCGCAGATCCAACTTTTTCTGAATATTTCGGGGATTCTGATCCTCTATATGATCAAGTACCAGAAAACAGAATAACGGTAGTTAAAGTTGATGGTGTTGCATGGGAAATAGATAGGCGATCTCTATACAATGCAGATCAATCAACGGCTCCGTCAATGAATGGCGGAAAATTAATAAAAAGCACAAACTATAAATGCTTTATTTCAACAAATGCTGAAGGAAATGTTCAGATCCTATTCGGAGATGGAATTATTTCAGCAATCCCTAGTGGAGAAATCGAAGTTACTTATCTATCTACTGCTGGAGTTTCAGGGAATTTATACAATTCAAAAGACCTGAAAATCGACGCTCAAAATATTGACATTGAATCATATCCAGTAAACTCAATTGGATTAGATAATATTTCATTCTACCTAGATGAAAGCGCAGTTGGGGGTGCTGATATCGAATCGATTGATTCAATTAGGTATAACTCTCCAAAAATATTTGCGGCATTGGATAGAGCGGTTACAACCGATGACTATAAAGCTATTCTTCTAACTATGCCTAACGTGGCCCATGCACTTGCATTTGGCGAGGATCAAATGGGTGCAGGTGATTATCGTTATTTCAATACGGTAATGTTCACTGCCATTAATAGCCTTTATACGGGGACTGTAGGCTCTTTGCGCCCGTCCTACCCATCTGAGTATATTCTTAGTGGGTTCAACACTCTAGGGGTTGCACAGAGCATACAGGACGCTGGTACTGTCACTAGTAACATAAAGGCCACTTTCGATTCTCGCTTCAATCTATCTTCAATTGAAAACGACGTATCTACTCAATCAAAATATGAACAATATGTTAATAGCCTTGGGTCAGTTTTTAGACTAAGTAAGCAAAATATCGACACTACTTCAGAGATTGGATATATTTTAAGGACGCTTAAACGCAAGGGTCAAACTACAGTTAGACACATCTACTTCCCATCAAAGGTACATAAGTACAATATGAATGTCGAGGTGTTCGTGTCTCCAATATCAAATAAAAACACTATCGCTTCAGATATTCAGCAAAAATCATTTGCTTATTTGAAAGATAATACTCATTTCAACTTCCCAATATACTCATCGAAGATAATTAAGATCATTGAATCTCTAAAGTCAATTGTTGGTTGTCACGTATCATTTGAACCATACGCCGAATTACCGTCTGATTCTAAGTATCTAGATATATTAATGGGTCAGAGTTTAAGTGTGGTCGATGATTTGTTCGCATCAATGTATAAATTACAATCTCTATATCCAACCTCAATATTGTTCCCGGAATTTACCTCAAATGGAACACTATTGAAGTCCATGTTCTTAACCAAAATGTTTGATACATTTGGATACCCAGGTAGTACATTACTTAATGAATCTAAAATGTATGAAGCAAATGTAGCTAACTTCATAAACTATGCGTGGGAAAATACTTTAGGTAGAATGCTTCTTAATCCATTAATAGTAGGTGGAAAAATTAAGAGCGTTTCTGACTTCTTAAACACAGAATTCCAAAAGCCAATTGAGAATGGTGGATTAATAAACAGTGATTTTAGTGAATTGATATATGACACCTTCATCAGGTGGGCTGTTCAATTAAGAAATGACACTGACTATTATACCGCAAAATATTTAATTACTGAGTTTGGTGATATTTCTAATTTCACTCAACCAAACGAAATCGCCCAAATTGAACTAGATGTAGTAAATGGAATAACAATAACTACTAAGAATGGTTAGAGGCATCCGCCCTTTACATTTCCAATCTCAACACATGAATCTAATTCGGAATTAACTTCCATTAGATTCATCATTATGTAATCCAAGTTTACGTTTGATGCTCGTACATATTCAGTTTCTAATCCATTCACTCTTAATTTGATATTTCTTGAAGTTCTATATGCAGTAAAATTATCTAGTTTTGATAATATGGCACCGTCACCTTTATATATACTAATAGTGGCTTCCTCTTTTAACTTATATACATCGTCCATTTCAAATAGTCCCCATGTGGTAGAAATAACTAATTCACTACCAGGGGCATTTCCTTTTTTTGTTATGAATATGTCAGATGAATCTGGGATATTATCCATGTCAACATATACAAATACCTTAGTATTCGCCGGGATATCATATACTATGATATTTTTTGGAGTTCCTGAAGATACTTTAACTCCATATAATTCATCTAGATATGCATCGCCATCAATTGATACTCTTTCGTGTAGCTCGCTTGCTTTATACACAATTGAATTATTAGGTGTTACTATCTCGTCTTTGAAATATGCAATTACTGGCAACGGTTCATTTATGTTCCAATCAAATCTACCAATTTCGTCAAAGTGATTCTTATCCTCTAGCCCTTTTCGATATCCAACACAACACGTTATTACGTCATCTACTCTATCTAAAAATGTTAAACTCGGAGATTTCCATTTAGTTGTGTATTCACCTTCAGATAAATTATTAACTACACCTAAGTAAGATTTCAATCCAAATACTAAACTCGAATTACCAATTGCATTCAATATGTCAAATCCATAGAAATAATCACCAGTAAATCCTTTACTTCTCTCTAATGATGCACCTGTATATATTTTAAGAGTATCTACTTCAGTTACGGTTGCAACTCCGTAATCCATAGAACTTTCTGAAATTCTCCAAGGATTACATGTAAATGAGAATTCAATTACAGTAGGATTGTCCGGATATGTATTTGCTGACTTATGTCCAGGTTGTATAGTTGCTATGTGTAGATTTACTACATTTGATCCAATTGGCAAAACCTTAAATGGTTCAACGTAGATTCGACGTGCAATATTTTTTATGTCTAGTGGATTAGATCCGTCCAAGGTATAGTATGTAGTTCCAGTATAATTGCCGAGAGTCACTGTAACTGCGTCATTATATATTATTACATCTTCAGTGTATGTGAGTAAGGGTCCAACAGACATTCCAATTAATGCAGATTTGGATGATAATGGATGAATCGACCATATAGTACCTGTTCCAGTTGGAGGTGCAATTGAAGTCCAAGTAGAGCCATTGTCTTTAGAAATTAACAAACTTCCGTATAGTTCATTAGAATAAATTGTTCCATCTGGAGCTGATCTCATCCTAAAGAACTGGCGTGTCCCTGAAAACGATGATACATTCCAGGTAACTCCTGAATCTAGCGATTCATATACCACACCGCCGCTTCTAATTGCTCGTATCCTATTTGGAATTCGTGCGTCAATTGACGACCACGACCCCTGTCCTGCAGATATAATAGGAGTCCAAGTGACTCCATGATCAATAGATTTGTAAATATAATCACCCCAAGCAACTGCGTAAATATCTCCACTTGGAGTGCAATCTATATCGTACCAGGCCCTAGAACCGGACGATGTTAATGCAGTAAATGCCCCATTAACCAATTTATACACATAATTCATATTCCACACGGCATATACATTACCAGCACTATCTCCAGATAATCCATTCCATCCACCATCTGCCGAACATGAATTCCAGGTCAATCCCCCATCTTCTGATGAGTAAATATAACTAACTCCTCCTGTATCTGCGGCGTATATTGTCCCATTCGGAGCCTTATATACGCCCCACCATTCGTTATTTTGTAATGCACTGAAAGAAGTCCAACTCATATGGATATTTAGTATTGAAGAAATCTAATTAAACCGTGATTGTAACGGTTGCTAATGTAGCAGTTAAGGTGAATATTTCATCCGGGTCAAACACATATTCCGCGACATTACTATACTGATTTTCAAATACCGACACTGCCTTTATGACGGTACGTTTGACTATCTTGAAAGGCTCAGTATACATTGCTACGTTAGATCTATTTACATAATCAGGATAGGCTCCATCTGTTGAATATAAAATTCCAAATTCAGATGTTGCGGATACTGTAAGTATCCCATTTGAATTACTAACCGAAAATACTGGAGTGCTCATTACTGGGTATATTGTGAATTTTCGTTCAACTACTATGCTAGATTCAATATCACCGCTACCCTCAACATACGCCCTAAAAGTATGAGTTTTATACTTAGCAACTCCAGATATTGATATGGACGTTGCATTAATAAAATCGCCGCCATCCAATGAAATCCATATTTGGCTAGATGGTACATTTCGATGTGAAGGTAGTGCGTTAAAAATTAAAGTTAGATCTAAAGGTAAATACAAATCAACACCCGACGAATCTAAAGCAATTGGAGTACCTAAAGACACTCCCTTCGTTAGGTATATTACTGGGGGGGCGTATCGACTTCCATCCAATGGATCTATTGTATTACCAACAACGTCACTATATATTTCGAGAGAGGATATAGTTAAATCATTGTTTTCCACCTTAGATGAAACTTTAACACTTGAATAGATGTCTGATATTGAATAATATGGCATTGGAATAGATTGTGAAGCTAACGAAATTGCATTATCGTCGCTGGCTATCGATGCGATTATTTGACTAGACCCTGCATCTGAATTTAATTCAATATTGAATTTTACTTTAAGTTTGTTATGTTCATTGATTTTACTAATGTCAACTACGGAATTATTATCCTTGAGTGGATACATTAATTCATTATGTAAATATCCTTCAGAATCTGCTTCCATTATGACTTTTTTCAAAACTAAGTATTCCAGGACATCGCGCTTCAATACAAACCTACCGTCCATTCCAAGTGAAGTAAGCGCAAAATCCTTAAAAGTACCTGTTGTTAGTGTGTATGGATTTCCACCCCTACGAATACGCAAATATACGACGCGCTCATTCTCCTTAAGCAAATCACTTTCACATATGTCAGTTAAATTACTTGCACTATAGTCCCAGAAGCTATTTGCCGTATGGATTGATTCATTAAATAATTCTGGGTATCTCACCCTCCTAGCAGGAGGAGCTTTTGCAAATACTATTGAAACTGAATAATTTGCCGATAATGCAACTGAAAATTCTAATTCATCCTTATTGTAATTAGGATCAATCTTTTCAAAATTATCGTGAGAAACTGCAACAGAACTATATGGATCTTGGGTAATATTCAGTAGTTCATACGTGAATGACAGAACATTAGACGCTAAAGATAGTCCGATTGGTGTAGATTTAATTAGAATGTTTTCGTAATTCGTATATGCAGTGTAAGAACTTCCGGTGGAAATTTTCATTGCATTTAACTGTTTTGTTAGTTTAGCTCCGCTGTAGTCAATTTCAGGAATGAGATTCAATCCATTTTTGATTATTCTAGATTTAGTTAGTGATAAGCTATGCGTGAAATTATCAGTGACGGATTGCTGAGTTTTAGATGAAAAATTACTAATAAGTAATCCAAAGGTATCTACTTTAGAAGTCATGCGAATATTTATTCAAGCTGATTGCTAGTATTTTTTGGTTATTTTATTGTATCTAGGTCATATGCATATTTCAACGCCGCACTGTTCTTAGTTAAGGTATTAACCCATACCAAGTCAACTACCAATGCCCCGATAGACTCATCGAAGTATGCGTAAGATAATTCTGAGTTAATCTTAATTCTCGAATCCTGAGCTTCAACTTCAGCCTTAAGGTCTGATATTATCTTCTCTCCACTCGAAAGAGTATGTATCTCTGCGAGTCTAGATGAAATACTAACTCCAAATGTAGGATTGAAAATTCTATCTAGCATGTCAGTCGCGAGAATGTTTATTAGTGCTTGATAAACTGCAAAATCATCAGTCACTACCCCTGGGCCAACCCATGCAATATCAATTGCGTAACTAGACCCTGACTGTAAGGAATCAAGAATTTCATCAGATCTATCAGAATATGAAGTTGTGTCAAAATTTATGCGGTCTGATGTCCTGAATAAGATAGTATAGTCAATTTGCTGGCTATATTCATCCCAGTCAACATGAGAACATGCTCTCAATCGGCTACTGCTTAAATCTCTAATATTTACATAATTACCATCAAACGTAATATTCCCAACAGGGCTACTTTCATTCTTTGAATATTCTATAATGTCACCTGCCGCATATGGTGCCATTTTTAATGTCATATTGTACACGTCGGATATAGTAAAATCAACATCAGTGAGTAATTCAATTACACTAGAATCGGCAGACTCTCCCGATGGTTTTCTACCAAAGACGTAAGTTTTTTTTGTGTTGAGGGTATTGTTAATAGATGTATTTGGCGTTGGTATTATTGTGTATATTGGAGATCCGTTTTTGTATATTATGACATAGGGTGGATATGTACCAATATCAGGCAATTCAACTACAATCACATCATCTACAAAATCACTAGCGTCGCATGTAGAAGCAATTGCAAAAAATCTGACATGATATGTTCCCTCATGTGCAAATATTTTCTCAAATTCAGATTGCACATATTTCTCTGAGAACTTAGAAGGAGTTGATCCGTCTATCGTGTAGTATACCGTCGCGCCCGCTTGATGTGCAATTGAATATTTTCCAGTCAGCGTATCTCTAACTAGACTTGGATTTTCAGTCTTGCATTTGAATCCATATACTTGTGAAGCAATTCCACCATCTTCAACTCCATTTCCAAATATTTTAGCTGTTACTGTGACTATACCTAATACATATAGCTCAAATTCCCCGGTATATAGTATTGAATCTCTTGTAGGAATCGATCCGTCTAATGTATATCTAATTTCATAGTACTCCGGAATTGTATCATTGGATGATATGCTAATTGACAGTGGACTGTAATTATCTACCGTTGATAATGGACCCACTTCGATTTCAGGTGCGACTGCAGATTCAATGTATCCACCGAACGTGTCATTATATACTGAACTACTACCAGTTCCACTGAACGTAATATTTTTGGCTATTATAGCTCCATGAATAATGCTGTTATTGATTGTAATGTCTGCATTAGGTGCATAAATCGTTCCAAAAATGGTTGAATTTGTAATACTTAAACTAGTGGAATTCACTGCAAATATAATATCTTTCGGTGCAGATTTAACATCAGTTGCAGCCATTATTAATCCAGAAATAACCACTTGTACTGAAGGCGAATTAATCTTTATTAAATGAGTGGATGAAGAATAAGGCCCTATTTTTATTGCCGTCGTATTAGCTAAATTTACCTGTGATAGTTCATATACATTCACAGACTTAGTCCTATACCCTTTTAGTGTATACACTGGAGAGGCAAATGAACTAGTTCCAGTGGTTGATAAGGACTGTAAATATTCTAGATATCCAATTAAGTCAGATGCAGACTGAATTCCCGGTAATGAATTAAATTGAATAGTCTGGTATAGATTAGAATCCCACGCCGATCCTAAATTCAATGCAGTCTTGTAGTAAATATCACCATTAGATTGCCCATTGTTAATAGTAACCGTGCCTTTACATGACATGGAATATGATACTTCAGCTTCCTGAGTTGTTATTGTATTATTACCTCCGCTAACGGCGATGTCTCCCGCGCTATTAACTTCGCCCTGGATAGATAATGACCCTGAAGAATTCTTTATTAAATTTCCAATGGTGTATATGTTAGATTCTTGCAAATTAACTATCATGGGTTAGCTCCAAAGCGCATTGCTCGCTCCACTTATCCTCAAATGAACATCCAGTGTCTTCATATCGTATCAATTTAGCTTTATTCATGCAAACGGGTGGATTTATAAATAACGATCCATATTCCGCACTCAATTTCGCATAGAATCCCTGGAATACCGTATTGATAGGCTTTATTCGCTTAATAGTCTTAGCTATAGTTGTAAATAATTCACTACTCTTGGCCACATTAAGATAATCCTTAAGTAAATCAAATTCCACTCTGAAGTGTGGACTTGCATACCAATCATATACAGAGCTACCACCTAAAGTAGAATCACTTCTAAATTGTTCTGACATTTGGGCTGATACTGCACTCTCATTATATCCTGAAGCTGTATCTATGCCTTCAGCGTCCACATATTCTTCAATATCTCCACTAACGACCCGACTGTCAATGAAATCAGCATATCCTGGTATTTTAGAATCTCCCCTTGTATATAGGGTTACTATTCGACCAACTAAACCGAAACTAAGCAAAACCATTTCTATTCCACTATCAGTGCCCTTCATTCTATTATACTCTGGAGTGTTTTTTATGAGATTTCTAAGAACTGCTTCTTTTTCTTCTTTATTTCTATAATACGAATTTTGATTAATCTCTAATTCATCGGTTTCAATTGAATATCCGAAGTGTTGAGATATTAATCTAAGATATTCATAGTCAAATACATTTGGGTCTTTAGTATATGCCATTCGATATATTTTCTCAGCAATTGATGCACCTTTAGCGTCGTGGCGATATTCATTCTGCCATGAGAATTCTGAATAGAATCTTTCTGGGTGTTGATATTCATAAATGGAAAGTAGTGATGATCCTATAAAAGGTATCCTACTAAATGTGAAATTAGAAACATCTAGAATATTTTCTGGCCTAATTTCAAATGCGAATGTGCCAATTGGAGATAAGGGTAGAAGGTTAAATAGATTACTAATCAAATAGCTACCATCTTTTCTAGAGTTAAATGTTATTGAAACTCTAAACGAATATAAGAATTTAGTTGCACTCGAAGTGATGCTAGATTTAATCTCATCAAATGTCACATAGTCATCAGAAGCGAAATCTGGATTTTTATTATGATCCAAGTAATCACTAATTCCATAAAAGAATGGTACTTTTCTAGACTCAACCTTAAATAATACTTCTGTATTTCCGACAAAATTCTCAAAGTCAATTAAAAATGTATCAGAGTCACACGCATAATAAGTGAATATTATTTCTGGTAGATCGCCAACGACTGGTATCATATTCTTCATCTCATCTAGAGTCATAGAATTTTCGTCTAACCCGATGGTGAGGTCTTGCGACGCAGTACTAAAATACATAAATGTATTAGTGAATAAATCACTTCTTCCAATATTATTCTCAACTATATTATTCATTTTAGTGTAGTAGGCTAGTGAATCAAAATATTGTTTAGGTTCATTGTAATATGAATATAAATCTCCGCTATCTCCAAATAGTAATTTAGGGTATTTTTCTTTATATGCATCCATATCTGTTTCTTCAATAGCCCAAGTATCTAAATCTCTTTCTTTATAGTAATCTTCTATTTCATCGTTGCCGAAATTAGAATAATCTAATCCACTAGACAATCTCTTCTTATACATTGATGTGTCGTGGTTTAATGGCCTTGCTATTTCAAGATATGAAGCAGTCTCTGTACTAGGACCGCAAATATCCTCTATTCTATTTTTATATGTCCTAGTTGTTGTTGGTTCTGGTATTAATCGATACCCATCATTGAGATAATCTTGAAATAATAACACGATCTTCATTAGATCTGGTCTATTTTGAACGTGTGGTGGTAACATCGAAACAAAATCGATATATCTATGTAGACCTTTTGGAGTAGTAGGCTCTAATGAGTACCTATATACGTTTCCGCCGTAGAATTCATCCATTCTTGTTATTTATTTCCACAAATAAATATCATCTATGAGCATGAAAACAGCCATATTAAATTCTGCAGTGCCGTATCTCACCAAGGAGATTGGCCCTGGATTCAAATTATCTATTACTCATTTCTCATTAGCTTGGGTGTCTGAGGAGGAGAGGTCCGCAAATCCAGTAGTTCCAGCTATGACTGAAATGGTTAGACAGTCGCCTTCTGATGGAATTGTAAGAGGTGATTACATCTATAACGTGTGGCAGAGTCCATTCTCATATGATAAGTATGCGGGTCAATTCCCTGCACCCTCTAAAGTATCTACCGATTTAGAAAGAGGATATGGTAACTATTATCAATATGAATACGATGAATGTAACAACAGAAATGTACTTCAACCAAATCAAATCACCACATATGATGGACTGCCTACAGAAGCAAAAACATTTTTTGATGCTTCAGGGGAATCCAGTCACTCTTTTTATGGATATGTCGAAGGTTCAGGCGTCACTAGTAAACTAACCATTGCAAATATACCGCCTCAATTAAAATATTCAAGTTCAAACCCTGTACCAGGACTAGGTGAATATACCAAATTATTTCCGATAAAGGCTTTCAGGCCAATTACACAAAAAAATGCAGAAAATGCAACTATAATGAATTATTCTATGGTCCTTCCCCCTATTTCTGTTAATTACGGTAATTCTGTTGATTTTTATGGAAAATCGATAGGAAATTTCAAGTTTAATAGAATTGGATTATACTTGACGATAAATGCAGAGCGAGATGATTCTAGATCTACCTCAGATCCTAAGGACTTCTATGAACCAATGGCATCTATGGAGTCCATCTTTACTCAGGACGAACAATATCCTATATTGTTTGCAGTAATTGATATTGGAGTCTCTTCTGCAAGCTGTAGCGGAAATGATATTTCATTTGACATCTATAAGACTCGCGACGACCGTGGGTTTTCTGGTTGGGAATTCGACGCTCAATTAACTATATCTACAAGTATCCTTGAGGGTAGCTCAGAATTCTACACATTATATACCGACGCAATTAGAGACGAGGCTACAAAATACTATCAAGCGCAAATGATGAATAATGCATCAATGTCGCAAACTATTATGCAATTACAAATGATGGTACTTCAATTAGCTAATAGAGTAGAAGAAATTACTGGAGTAAATCCATTCACCCCATATAAGCTCGCAGGTTACGATGTTGATGGAGTTCTTACTTCAGACAAAGAATATGTATTAAGTAAAGGTGGATCTAATAGGAAAATGTTGCTAGATGCCACTGAATTTAGGGGTATTACTAGTGGTGGTGTTCAGTATGTAAATTCATATAATTCATTGTTTAGTTTGAAAACTAAATCATCGAATAATACTATTTCTGATGGTGATTTCATGAAGATTACAATCTACAACTTAGATGGGAGATACTACACTGATTCGGGAAATGACGTAAGCTGGTGGAATGGCTCAATCTTATTTGCAAACTATAACGAAGAAACAGAAACAAAAACTAAAATATTTGAAATAACTTCAGATTTAATAAAGGGCTTCAGCTTTGCAAAAGTTACTTTACTATTCTCGTATTCAAGTGATTCTGGTTGGATATTAGAGAGTCAATCGGTAATTGATGAGAGTAGCTTTATTTCTTAAGCAATAAATATCCAATAAGGTGACAAATGATTAATGAACAGAGAGCGTTAGCAACACTAGATTTAGCACTTAAGAATGCATTCGAGACACTCGATAAGTATTCGCTATGGGTTAAAACCGCAGATGATACCGTAACATTCAACTTGATAGACGCAGTTCCAACATTAGAGTCAAATGGAACTGGGATTTTCTTAAAGCCTATTACTGTCCCATCATTTGCGGCTATTCGCAGTTCCATCTTTGGACCTCCAGGTGCAAGTCAATATAGGAATATGTACTGGAATTTGAATTTTAAGGCAGTTAACGGTTGGACGTTTTCCAAATATCGCACAACAGATCCAACCACTCTCAGCATATTAGTTGATACTAGTTTTGGATCTGCTGACACAGCAATTGGAATTACTAAGACGAATGTCACCGAAAATTTAGTAAACAGTTCAATCATACTAGATGCCGATTCGTCTCTGAACTTAAACGCAAAGCAATTTTACGTTGATTCTGAAACTTTTTACGCTCATCACAATAAAGTTGATCTAGGTGTTTCTTCTGGAACCTCTAGATTACTAGGATCTAGCATTGTACTTGGCACTGGAAATGGCGCATATTCGGCATTTACCTTCAAATATAGCAAGAATTCAAGCAATGTTGAGTCCAATGCAATAACAATTGGACCTACATCAACGTCTAAACAGTCAACATATTCGATGTTAATTCGAAGCGGCTCATTAGATCTTGAATTTTATGAAGGTAAGGACTTTAAGATAAAATCTAGAAATGGAAGTGTAGTACGAAATTTATTTGCGGCAATCTATTCAAATGGTGGATACGATGCTTCGTTTCTGGCTAACGGATTCAAGGTAAACAGTCTAAAAATTGGAGATGTTAATACTTTTTCATTAACTGCGAGCGATAGCTTAATATTGTCCAATGACTATGGAAAGTTATCATTTACTAGCGACGAATCATCAATATGGGGTGACATTCTAAAACTATCGTCTGATACAAAAACCTCGCTTGGATCTAAAACTTCAGTTAATATTGGAATAGAAGACTCTAACGGTGACATTTCAAATGAAATTGTAGTTACTAAGGGTGCTGTCACAATCCCAAATCTATATGTACAGAAAAAGGCAAATTATTCTCTTTCTGGAGTTAAACATCTTTCCGACGCAATTATAGATCCTTCTGTAATTTACTATCCAGATGGTATAGCAAAAACAATAAGTGAAAGCTCATATGCATTTGAATATTCAAAAAACATTAAGAGTCAAGTAGTAGAAGAAACTAGCGGAAATGACTTCGCGACTACAATTAACGATCTAAGTGGTTCACCTAAAGCCTATCTAGTGAGATTGGTTGACGATGGAATTGAATTCATGAGTGCAGATGCTACTTATGATTCATCCAATATAGTAGTTACATCTAAATTTAGTTTAGTTACTGTTGCTACAGGATTAGATGCCATTACTCCATATAAGTATAATGCATCATTAAAAATGATTTCTACTCCGAATGGCATGTATATATTTGTAAATGAAATATCAGGTTCTAATCGTGTATATAATGTATACTATTCAATTGATGGAGTCGCCTTCAATAAGCTACATTCATATTCTATATCTGATTCGTATATTTACGGAGTTAGTGTTGATTATATTACTGTCGATACCGTTGACTATATATGGTTCACTCATTTACGAGCATTTAATCAAACTACTAACTATTTCTGCGAATTTGAATTCGGATACACTCACATATTATTCCACCTCGAAAATAATTGTAGCGTAGTTAAGGCATTTGTGTATAACTCGTCGGCAAGCCAGACTCTAGCTGGAAATGGCGATGCTGGCGGATATCGCGGGAATATGTACGCATTATATGGTTCGTGTAATAAAGTTGTCGTACTTCCAGATGGAAATGGTAAATCGTATGCATTAATGCTTGGAACTTTTGGTTCAACTTGGACTCATACTGTGCATGAAAAAGACCTAGGTTATTATTTTGGTGGTAAAGGTAGCTTAATATCTTCAAATGAAATGCATGCACATGGATTATTTTTGCGAAAATTTACGGCTGAATATAATGACATTAAAAGAGTTGATGTACTGTCTTTCTCTACGGATAATGGTAATGGTAATGATTTTCTAGTAAATGGAGATCTGGTTGATTTTAGCTGGGATGGTAGTGTTGGCCATGCCATATTGGCATCTGGTGATTACACTAAAGACATTATATTTAATTCATCTAAAGAAGTATCTTCCTCTATATTAACTAATGCGTATAGCAAATATTCGCAATACTTAGATTCGCTTAACGATAGTAAGATAATGAAAAAACTACTGGTTAATTTTGATGACGTTACAAAGGCTTACGTGTGCGATTCAGATAACAATGTAACATACTCTCTGAATTCAACATTATTAGATAGTGTATATGGGACAATATTGTCTTCTCTTGGAATCATCTATTATGATTGGAACACTGCTTCAATAGTATACTATGACAAAGGCGTTGGGGGTGTTGCTAAGGATTTAATAGAGGTGATTGTTACTAAATCCCAACCAAACGGAAAATATGATTTAACTGGTGCAGTTGTTGATTATATTGGAGCTAATTATTATGAATACGGAAGTTTCTTCTCAAATTTCGTTTTAAGTTCAGTCGATGGCGGAGATTTCACACTAACAAATGCGGAAGATCTCACAGATAGAAGGGTGTATGTTGAATCTAATCAAGGCGACATTACTTCAATAATAGAGTCTAGTGGTAGTTCATTTTCTCCGACAAAATTATCCAATGTCATTGGAGTTAAATACAATAAACTAAAATCGATAGTAATTTCTCTCTCTAACATATATAACAGCAACGGTAAAATCTCAGAAGTTTCTCCAGTTGTTAGACGAAGTTCTATAGACACCGTATTCGGAGCCTTGAATTTTCACATTGAACCTATTTCATATCTAGTTAAAAATAGAAACAATAGCATATCGACGTTTTCTCTCGGAAATTATACAATTTCGTCAACTAGCATATCTGGTTTATATACTTTAGTGTCAAGTGACAATCAATTCTCAGGGTATCGTATTCCATACGTGAACTATAGATCCGGAGATTATTCAACTGTAATGCTTGATCAGATTAATTTTTCAAATCGATCTGAATCTATGCCGGAAGGCCCTGATATGAATAGTTCACTTGAGCCATTCTACGTTACCATTGATTCCGCTTACTGTCATATACACGATAACGTATCAATTGGAAATAGTACTATCATCGTAACGATTCCTTTCGGAATGATTGATCCGACAGACGCAACATTTGACCCTTCATGTGCAATCGTAAACGAGTTCAATAATGTAGTATCGCTCAAGCTACCATATATGTTTGCAGTTAGATCTCAGAATTGCGGCACTAGATTTACAAAGGGAAGATCTAATTTAATACTTGGATTAACCGAGGTTGCTGAAATTGGAGGCGATTGTTAATGTATACAACATTAGAGGATCTGGCTGATAAAATTGAAACACTTAACGAAAATACTCGTGAGTTACTATATAAGCTATACCTATGGAACACCGTAGATAACGCCGATACAATACCAGTTACTTTGCGAGTTCCTAATTATCCATTCTTCGAAACATTCAATATTCCAACTAAAAAACATGCAACTGACTACATTTCAGAACAAGCGGCGGCTGTATCTGGGTCTAAAGTTGTTAAAAACTGGGGATCATATAAAACAAACACTGAATTACATTCAATTGTTTCGATGGTGAAAAAGACATCCCCTGACATTAATATATTGAAATATGACGGCGATAAGGACATTAATGGGGTTATTAAGTTCAATCTGGCAGAAGCGACTGAATGTGATACCTTTGAATTTATAGTAACCATTCAAACTCCCTTCAAATCTAGTGATAGTGACCTTGTTGAGTTCTACAATGTAGCCGGAATTAAGGTATGTGGGCTTAAAAACACTCCAACCTCAACAGTGTTTGACACTTCAACGCCAACACAATCTAATGTCAACATAACATATAAGGTTACTCTAAAATATGTACCTGACGAGAATTTAGTGCTTGATTGGAGAGTATTTGATTATTATGCAATGCCATCGTATAAGTACGATGGGTCATCTTCGTTCAAATACTCACCTAATTTCATAGATCCAAGTGCATAATAAATAATTGAATGTTCATAAGTGATTTTGTAAGAGCATTAAATGAATCGTTGGAGTTAAACGATAAAGTTGTAAGTGCTCTGACTGACATTATACTTTCTAGTAAAAGTAGTACGGTAATAGAGAACACACCGCCTTCTCAATCTGAATACTTCCATCAAAAAGGTACTTCGTATCTATACAATAGAGAACCAGTTTCCTCTGACATGTTTGACGGGGAGGCTGGTAGTATAGCAAATAAAGTTCCATATCCTGTAATTGATGATTTTAGTCTAGGCGAAGCTCCAGATCTTCTTAATGGAAGATTAGCCGATAAGATTGTAACTCTAAGTTCAATAAATGATACAACTCGAATGGTCCTCGGAACACTAACTGGAGTTTTGGGTGAATATGATGATGTCATCAGAAAAAATGAACTATCTACAAAATCAAAGACTTGGAAAAAATTCAAAATTGGTGAATATTGGCCAATGTCTGAAGGCTTTAGCTTAAACGCAGATAATAATTCAACTAGTAAAAAAATAACAGAATTACTATACCACACCGAATCGAAATATGCATTTATCAAATTAAATCCTAGTAAAGATGTTAAATTTCACTACATGACGATAGACGTTACTGTAATTTCTGATATGGATATTCCAGCCATATTTGTTGTGTTGGATTCAATCGATGCACGCGATGGAGATCAATTCGAATTTAGGGTAATATTCAAGACTCCAACCGATTATACTTCACAAGTTAAATGGCCTGAAGTATTATTCTTCGATGGATCTGACAATTCTAATGGGGTTCCTGAACCATCTATTGTGAAAGATTATGAACACAATGAAAATCAACGCGCACATTCTATTAAAATAGACGGAACAGACTTCTATTATGTGACTGCAAATAATCTACCAAATGCAACTAAGGTTAAATATGGACTTTCAGATGACGACAGAGTGTTTGTTTCATCTGCTGAATTGAATTCGAAAATAATTAATCGTTTTGGTGAATACGATGCGATTAGATTAGATTCATTAAAAGGATCTAAGTATTTAGGGTATGGAATATTAGAGGACAAGTACATAAAAACATATAAGAATGATGAATTACTAATTACATCTGAAGTTGTAGAGGATGTCGATGGAGTAGACTCTCAGGCGTTATCGTTTCAGCAACAACAGCAAAAATTCATAAGAAAGAATACATTAAAGTCCATGAATGATTGTATTCGATTTGGTGGTCTAGTTGGATCTTCAGTTTTTTATGGGCGTCCATCTTCATTCTTCAAGCCTAAGATTCCAAATAAAGTGGGTGGGTATGACTATTCGAAGGTCGAGTATTATTGTGATCCTTTAGAAGGAATCGATGGTAATGTTCCGTTTCAATATAATATTCAAAAATTCAATGGCTATATAGACAATCCTGATCATAATGGTATAGTCTTCGAATATGAATTAAACCCCTCTACATTGAATGGTAATAACATCGCGCTCAGATTGGGTATTTTTGAATCGTCGCTTGGACTTACAGTCCAATTCATCGGAAATAATATGGTAATTTCATTTGCGGGTGTTGAATCAGATACTTCATTCACTAAGACTTTTAGTAGTTCAGTTAAGTGTATGGTTGGTTTCATTAATACTAATGGGATACTATATGCTACGTATTCCATCAAGGATTCAACTATAATTAAGACTTGGACTGTAAAGTGTTCTTCTTCTAGCTATGTAGATAGTTTACTTGCGAGCCGTTTTAATAATGTCTCACCTGTAGATTCTACTAAACAAATATACTTATCCGAAGATTCAATATATGATTATTGGAAGCCAGTAATATCGGCTGTAATTGACGGATCAACTGCTACCGGAGACGCCACTATTGATTTCAAAAATATTAATGTGAAATATGGATTAAGTAAAGAAGAATTTGAATCGCTAAATGTTAGATTTAATAAGACTGAAGATTTCATAGAATCTGATAATCTATATTTTCCTAGTTATTCTAGTGTTAGGGGTGTGTTGAGCCCTATTGTATACAAGCCATCAGATATAAAAGGATTATTATGTATCGTTGACGCCAATGGCAAAAATACATACAAGTCAAATAATGTACAGAATGATGCAGAGTTTAACTTAAAGGGTAATATTTCTTTTAGAGTTGGATTCACTTACAATACATATAAAGGTAAAGTATATTCTGACTCTCATATTGAATACAATCCAATTGTGCAGGCTAAGCGTTGGATACCACAAGAAGATTCGACAAAGGTTAAAGAGTTAATTTCAAATGAAATTTTGAATGTTGTGGAACCAACCGTATTAAATGATTTGGCAACTGTAGATAAATCTCAGAACATTGCTAATACTCCAGGAAGGCATGAATTATATGTATATCCGGTAGTAGATGAAATCTCTGCCGCAGAAACAATCCAAATAGACAATATTGCCGCTAAATTCGGATGGAAAGTAACCACTTATTACCAAAGCATAGGATAACATGGATAAAGTAAAAGTACCACGAGGGCCATATCAAGAAAAAGTATTGAATAGACTCCTACAGGGTTGTTCTAAGATGGTGTTCGGTCCATTGCCAATATACCTACCAAAATCAGATACACTAAACAATCAATGTCTTGAGTATAATATTTCTTCATTCATTTGGTCTGGAGCGACTGCAGGTTTTGATAAAAGTAAATTTATGGGTTTTGAAATACATGTACCAAATTCAGAAGTAAATGACAATGAAGACTTTACTGTTGAATTTATTGTCGATGAATACTTGAATAATTATGGACTTTTAAGGAAATGGGTAGATCTGTATCGTAGCACGGAAGACAGATTAGACAGTAATGAAGTACGATCACAAAATGAAATATGGGATGCGCAACGCGCTTGGTGTGATTTTATAGACGTTTGGGTAGTTAATAATATGAATTGGCCGACTGCAATAATTAGATATGAACAAGTTTTTTGCGTGGGTGTTGGTTCAATTACAATGAATTTTGCATCTGCTGATGAATTAAAGTCAACTGCCACCTTCAAATATAATAGATGTCGTATAATACGAGATCCACATGATATTGAAGAAACAATTAATAATACCTTGTTGACTTAACACTTTTTACAACTTACCGAAAAACTTCACTAAATAAAGAACAAGGAGTAAACTGAATATGAATTCTTTCATGAACAAATTAAAAGGAGAGCAGGATATTATCGCCCTATGCGAAGCCTATGCTGGCGAATATAATGCGTCTCTAAAGACCCCAACAGTCGAGGGTGAGGAGCAAGAGAAGCCTACCTCTGACGATTCTTTTAATCCAGATGATCTATTTGATACAGTAGATGTTCCTGAAGACATGCCTGCTGAAAATGGACCCTCCTTCTCTGCAGATGACATTGAATTAAGTCACGAACAGAAGGAATCCGTTAAGAAGAGACTCACTGAAGTTCTAGATGAAATTCAAGATAAGGAATCCATTTCTGAACCAGCACTTGAAATGATCGTTAATGAAGTGGCAAATGAAACTTCATATCTAAGTGAGGCAGAAGAAGCTAATCTTGGTGGACCTGTAGAAAAGCAGAAGTATAGAGTTGGTTTGATTGAAGCCATCAAGAAATTCATTAATGAACTTCTTGGAATTACAGTTGAAAATGATGGAACAATGCCAGAAAATGTTGATGATTTAGGCACTGAAGGTGGAGAAGCTGGAGAAGGCGCTGGAGAAGGCGAAGGCACTGGAGAAGGCGCTGGAGAAGGCGAAGGTGCTGGAGAAGCTGGAGAAGGCGAAGGTGCTGGAGAAGCTGGAGAAGGCGGAAAAGGCGCAGGTGAGGGTGAAGGAGATGAGAATAAGAATGCCTTACAGGAAAGTTCAGACGGTGGTGATGCCGCTGGCGAAGGATCTGAAGGAACTGAAGTTTCCCCTAATGATCTAATGCAAGAGGGAATTTGTGCAGAATGTGATCAGAACGGTGTAGTTGAAGTGGAACCCGATGAAGTGATTCAGGTTATTGACGACGATGATCCAGGTGTAACTCCAATTAGTGAACCTATTGCTGGAGACATGGCCCCTGTAGTGGGTGGCGGTGATGGTGATGCCGATGATCTCCCAGGCGCAGTGGCTGGGGCTGTTGAAGGTGGTGAGGCAGGTGAAGTTGGAATTTCAGACGATACTCCACTCACAGTTGGAGCATTCAAGGAACTCGTAGGAAAATTACTCACTGAGAGTGCAAATGGAGAGAAGTCATTTGCCGATCTTTGGAAGAATCTATCTGGAAATGCAATCGTATTATCTAAGCCTGCAAATAAGGGCGAGCAGAAGACTGCCGATCCTAAGGGTAAGGCTCCAGAAGGAACTCAGTACGAAGCACCTAAGGATGAATCGGGTAATGTGACTGATCTATCTAAGCCTACAAATAAGGGTGAACAGAAGACTGCGGATCCTAAGAGTAAGGCTCCTGAGGGAACTCAGTACCAGACCCCTGCCGCTCCAAAAGGCAATTCGGCTCCAATTACAAAGAAACCAGAAGTTTCTAAGGAAGAAGCCGCTAACCTAGTAGCCGCAACCCTGAACGAAGGTTCAGGAAAATCTGCAGTATCCTTCTTGAAGGAAGCCGCAGAGGCAATTAAGAATGCTAAGAAATCTATGCAATCGTAATTGATTAGTTAAAATACACTCCTTAAAAGCTCGACATCTAGTCGGGCTTTTTTGTTATCTAAATAATCTACATGAACAATCCAATGTATCCAGTGTTTCATGAATCTAACCTAGCTGAATTCAATAGACTTCTCACTGAGGCTGATGAATTTGATGAAACTGAAAAAGCTAATGAAGATGGAACTGAGGGGAAGAAAGATCCAGCTCAAATGACTGAAGATGATGTGTTCTCTAAGGTCAAACAAAATAATGAACAAGATGTAGATACTAATGCTTATTCATTCCTGGGACGAGATGAATCTGGATCGTATGACGCAATCAACGACTTGACAAATCGTAGAGATCCGGCTATTAAAGGATTATGTAATATAATAACCGGATCCATCATCAAAGATTCAGAAAATGCAATTGGATATGTGACAACTTTATTCGACATCACCGGATTGAATGACATATCCCCCGAAGACTTTGAGAAAGTTAAGGGTACGATCTGGACTAAATTAGAAGACTTAACTGCACTAGATCAGATAGAGGCATATAGCTCATTTTATACATTCGTTCAGGAACTTGTTAATTCACTAAGAAAGAATACAGATTTTGATGGAGTTGCTTAATTCCGAAGGGAATATAGTAGATAATGCAACAGATATAATAGACTCTTATTTCAATTTTGATGAGAGTCCATCTGCATTGCAGGATATTACGGATTTTCCGTGTTCATTATCTTCTCTACAAAGAAAAATAATTTCAGCCATTGATACAATACAATCAACTGATAATTCAGATTTATCTGAAATGTATGGTGCCAATGCGTTCATCTCTGGCACTACAGTTGATTATTCTAAATTAACCTATTACCCTAAAATATACGGAGAACTTTCTCGAAAAATTTCAAAACTAGATGATGATTTTAGACCGTTTGCTGAATGTATTGTCGCATTTATAGATCAATGGTGCGTGAATGGCGGTGCAAACGACGGTCGTAAATATGGATATGATATATGTTCAACGGTAAGATCTTGGTACGTGCAACAAAATATAATAACAGGTACAGAATATAAAGAAAATGGATTAAGTTGGAGTCAATATAAAAAGGCTCTTTCAATTAATGTTTATTATCTAGAAGAAGATCAAATCAGTGAAACAAGTGGAACTGTGACGTATGTAAAGAAACCAATAAACTTCACTGATAATTCAGCAAGAGTATTCATAGAGAATGCCCAAACATGGTTCAGTTCACATAAAACGAGAACTGGTGTAAATATTAAAATATATGGGATATATCCTGACCTAAAAACAGCTATGAAGAAGGATTCGGTTACCCTCAAAGAAGAATACATTGGTAGCTACGATACAGTGTTCTGGGGTGGACTATTTTCCACGTATTCTAACTTCACGTCATGGGAATACCATCCAAATATGATGCCGAATGAAGTTTGGAAGTTGCGACAAGAATTTCTCAATACTAGTTTTGTTTCTGACGGAAATCAAGATATTTTAGATCTTATTGACAATGTTGAATCGATCACAATTGAAGAAGCTAAAAATTCTCTCGGAGTTTCAAATCTATGGGATCTGGTTGTAGATTTGACAGGTGGATCAAGCTCCCCAGAAATAATAAAGTATCTATCCACGGTTCTAGAAATAATGGAAGAAGATTTTATTACACTATATAACCTAAAAGTTAATATAAACACTTCAAAAAAATATAAAGTCGAAAGCCTATTTGAATGGGCTAAATCGAACCCATATTCATTACAACAGACAATTATACTCAATAGATTAAGTGCAGACACTAGTAATTCAGTATTGTTTTATAGAATACAAAACGAATCTGGTAATTCAATCGCATATGACGACAATGGCGTTCCGTATTTAACTCAATCGTCGTCATTTTCCATTGTTGGAGATGAAGATGGAAATTATAGTTTGACTTGTTATGACATGTTTAATGATTTAATTTCATTCCCATTCGACCTTGAGTATGCTTTACCAATAGACTATATGCCGGATTCGTCAGATTTTGATTTGATTGATATTACAGACGTTGACTCAGACATAGATTCTAGTAATCCAATTGCTCTTGCAAATGGCGCTGGTGCTGAAATATCTAACACGTCCGCATCATTAAGTGGTAATGGAAATGGAGTGAATGAATTCGGACCCATTTCATCAATAGACATTAATCCAGCTAAAGCATTATATAGTGCAGATTCAATTGCAGAAGCAATACATCGAAATAAAAACTATAACGAAATGATAACGCCTCCTATGGCAGTTGACACGTCCAAATCAAAAGGCATATTAGATATTACAGTGTTAGGTAAGAGATTGGCCGCTGGATTGAATTCTACCGTAAATGAGATGATACAACCAGATAAAATCTAAATATACAGATGCAAGTTTGGTTTAATGGTCGTTTATTCGAAAATCAGGACACCGAGTCCGATATGTATGAAGATACTCCACAAGAATCTCCGATTGGAGATATTGACAAAATGGAGCAGATTGCGGCGAAGAAAGTGGATCCTAGTGTAGTCGTAAAACGCATAAATCTCAGGGATAAACTATATGCCAATGTGATAAATTTCATTAGATATAACATAGGAGATAATGAAGATTTAGACACAATTAAAGAATATCAAGGGCGAATATATGACTTATTCGATGAATTGGCCGATGAAGTATCAGACGAATATAATGCAAATAAAGGAAAAAGCAAAGAAAACTCTAAAGTTAGAGATGACGCCATTAAACGAAAGATCAATACGATATATAGATTCTTTGCATACTATATAATCAAATACGATAAAAATATTGTTGAGTGGATGGAATCTCTTATGAAAAAGGGATTATTCAACGATAAGTCAGGCGTGTTGGCTATTAATGGGGCCTATAATAATATTGACATTGACAATGTATTTCAATTAGAACCATCTGAATTAGTGCCTGAAAACTTCTATATCCTAGATAAGCATGGAGAATTTAATAAGACTCAAGACGATTTCTTCAAGGATTCTGGCAACTTGGTAGATTCAATTGGACGTAGCTCGGGTGTCTTTAATTCATTACCTCAATTATTAACTACATTTAGGCGCGGTATTATAGAGGAAATGAAAGTTGTCAATGGCGAAGGGAAGAAGACTACTAAAACAATTGCAGTCCCAGTTGGTAATACTGTTGAAATTAAACAAGTAGTTGAGATTATGACTGCGATTGATGCAATTATCAATAAGACAATTAATGTAGAATCAATAAGAAATAAATTCATTAATGATTACTCACAAAATCTAACAAAATTAAATCTAAATCAAGAACAAATTAAAGAGAGATTAAATTCGTTGCGAGAAGGAATCAAAAACGGACAAATAAACACTGTCAGTGATTTCAATAAAATCCAAAATGACTTCAAGAAATATGCATCATCAGAAAAAGAAAAAGAGCAATTAGGGGATAGAACTGCAAGAATGGCATCGGCTTATAAGTACAAAATAGAAGCTACGCTAAATAACAAAAGAGGTTCTGAAAATGTCTGAAGCAATGAATAGTAATTTGAAAATTAGTAATGATATTGATGCTGATTTATTTGGTGGTAGTAATACACCAAAGTTACAGCGAGAATTAATCGACGCTAATAAAGAATACATGTATGCGTTAACTGATGGGTACATTCGCGCCGTAGATGCGATGATTCAATATTTGAATGGGGTTGATGTTGATAAGGTAGTGAAGAATAAGGTCATGCTCGTATTAACCTCTTTAGTTTTTGATGAAGACGACATTGATTTCTTAAAAGATTCAAAACTGACAAGTGAATCTGGCGTTGCCATTCCGACACTGTCGGAAATACAATACATAAATGACATTCCATTAGAGTTCGATATTGTTCAGGCAGTTTACCTATACATTCTTCGAATTGCCAAGGAAGCTGGATTTTATTCTCAAAATGGAGTTTTTGGAAATTTAGACATTTCTGGGGTGATGTTTAATAATGCTAGAAATCTAAGCGAAGTATATAAGTCATACGTGGTTGGCATCGACGGTGAAGTTGAAGATATATCATCAAAGAAAATAGCACAAAAAATATCTGATCTATGTAGAGCTAATTCAATAATTCGTGAGCGTCTGATCAAACTTGCAGGTGGCGGTAAGAAACTAAGTAAGAAAGAAGAATTCTACGTCAGACGCCACTACAAGTACAATCCAGAAACAGGGTCGCTTGTAAAGAGAAACAAGCCAATTAGCTCGGTAGTATTCGCACTTCTTGCAAATAAAAATGACTCAGTATTTACTGAACTAAAGAAGCTGTTAAAATAAAATAAAAAGGAATTCAATATAATGGCGATTAGACGACCTATTCAGGGCCTAAGGGGCAACACTAGAATTACTGATGTAACTCATAACCCTGTATATTCTAATTTCGATGATTTTCGACAAGTCGAAAATGAGCGTCGAAGTAATGCACGAAAAAATCAAATAGGTCAGTCTGAAGATTCAATTAACGACATATTAGGTACACAAGCTGCAGTCGTACTATATAACTATGGGAACAAGGATCCTCTAGACCGAAGGAAAGACTTAGCTGATAAACTAACAAGCCAATGGTCAGATCAACTAAGAATTCGATATTCTAATTATGTTAGACTATCGAAAAGACCTGAAGTTAGATATGTAATAGAAACTATTTGTAATGAAGCTATTGTTACAAATGAATCGAGTCAAATAGCTTCATTAAAGATTAACGACAATTTCCCAAACATAGCAATCGGAAATGCGACAAAGGTACAATTACAGCAAGATTTCAATGAAATGTTGCAATGTGTAATGGATTTTGACGACAATGCTTGGGATTGGTTTAAGAAGTTCCTCATTGAAGGAAGTATATTCTATGAAGTTGGATATTCAGATTCAATGAATAAAGTAACTGGCGTTAGGTTACTTCCTTCATATAATATGATTGTTGTTGTTGAAGATGGTGTAGTCGTCGGATATCGTCAAATTATCGACAAAACTGCCTATGATACAAATCGTCAGAACATGACGTATTATACGATGGGTGGAGATCTTACCAAGGATTACATAGATTATCACCCCAATCAAATTCTATGGTGGGACTATAAGGAGAGAGGATTTGGTGGAATCAATGATCGCCTGTCTTTCTTGGAAAATGCTCGCAAGGTAGCTAATCAGTTAAAGAACATCGAAGACTCCATTGTTAGATACAGAATCCTCAGAGGTCATGAAAAAAGGGCTTTCTACATTCCAACTGGCAATATGCCCCCAATTAAGGCAGAAGAGCATCTACGTAGACAGTCAGAAAATCTAAATCGCAGGCTCTACTATAATACAGAAGATGGTTCTATTGTAGGACTTGAGAAAATAACTGCAATGATGGAAGATTATTATTTTGCTCTACCTGAGGGTTCTCAGGCCGCTAAAATTGATACCATTCCCGCAGGAGCTAACTTAGGTGAGATAACTGACCTAAACTATTTTAAGCAATTACTTTATCAGGCACTATTATTCCCAGCATCACGTAGCGTTACATTGGCCGGGCAACAGCAAGGTCAAGCAACTGTCGGGAAACCGGGTGAGATTACTCGCGATGAAATCGTATTGACACGATTCATCGAGAGATTACAGCGATCATTTTCAACTCAAGTAGTAATTCCGTTGTTTGTGATGTATTTGGAAACAATGGAAAAATATGAAGATGACTTAAAGAATGAAAAGTTCTTTACCTGCTTATTCACACAGTCTAATCTATTCAAGCTGTATAAAGAAGCCGAAGTCACTAATACTCGATTTGATATTCTAGATAAAGCCGCAAAATATATAGATGACGGAACAGAAGGCCCTAACGCAATATTCTCCAAAGAATTTGTATTGAAGAAATATTTCAATCTAACGGATGAAGAATTCGCCGAGAATATGACATTAATTCAGCGTGAGCGTTTGCAGACTGCAAGAAATATAACTAAGAAAAAGAAAATGGATCAAGAGAATATGGAACTTTCCAATCCGGCAGATATGACTGGCGCTGGAGGCGGTGGTCAATTTGGTGGAATAGAAACAGCCGCAAATGGAATGGGGGGTGAGCCTGAAGTTGGTGCTGAAGAGTCACTACCACCAGAAACACCAGAAATCCCAGGTGAAGGTGAAGCACCTGCAACCGCAGAGAACATTGGATAATTCAATCTAATTTTAAGTAAAACTAAATAATAATCATGGAAGTTTCTGGTAATTCAATGAGTAAGAATAGATTAGTAGAATCTCTACTCAATAAAGATTTATCGTCATTTAATAAGTATTTGCAAGAGTCAATACATAATACAGAAAAATCATTAATACTAGAATATTCCAAAAAGATAAAGGAAGAATTAAATGGGTAAGCTAATATTGGAAGGTTATGACGTAGTCAATAAAAAGGGATCTACGATTGCAGATTATCAAGCCGAAAACCAGCTAAAACCTGTATTTGAAAGTGTGTTTGATAGTAACGAGAAGAGACTTAAATTAGAGGGAACTGCCATAGTATGTGAAGTTGAGGGAATTAACGGTAGAATATATTCGACTGATCATATGGATAGGCAGTCGAAAAAGTTTACAAAGACATATATAGAGACATTCAATTCATTGGGTGAATTAAACCATCCGGCTGTCACTAGCGAAGGTGAGCATATTTTACTTCCGGTAACTGAAATTAACTTAGAAAAAGCCTGCCATTTAATTGAAAAATTGTACATGGTTGGCGATGAGATGAAGATCAAGTCAAGAGTGATCACTGATCTTCCATGTGGAGCTATTATAGCCGCATTAGTTAAGAATGGAATTCCAGTAGGAAATTCACTTAGGGGACTTGGTTCAGTATATAAGATGAATGGTCGCCTGTATGTTGCAGATGACTATGAATTAATTACAGTTGATATTGTTGGTCGTCCATCCTACGGAAAGCCAGCTATGCTTCATGCTATTACAGAGGCAGTTAATTCTCATCAGATTCCATTGATTACTGAAGCTGTTGAGAAAGCTGTTAAGGAGTTTAGGCGAGAAGTTGATTACAATACTAAGAAGAACAACATTACAATGGAGACTGAATATCACTCAATCGGCAAATTACTGGAAGCATTAAAGGGCTAATACAATGAGCATAACACCTGATAAAAATAGCCTAGAATCCCAATACAGAGAAAAATTCGAAGGTTTGCGTGATGAATTGAACACTCGGCTGAATAATTTTATAGCCGAGTCAATAATAGCTAAATCATTCGAATCACCTGAACTCAAAGCTCAAGTAGAAGTATATAAGCCAATTGTGGAGTCAATGGTAAGAGCATTAAAAGAGAGTGGAATTCTTAATGCTGGTAAAAACGAATCTAACGAAATTCCATCTGAAGTTGTTGGTATAATAACAGAACAGACGGAAATGATCAATAATCAGTCAAAGAAAATCAAGGAGCTAAAAATGAGAGTTAAGTTACATGAAATGATTTCAAGTAATTTGGCAGGACTACATAAGGATATTATCAGAGAAGCAATTTCTAAATTTCAAGGCGAATCTGAAATGTCTGATGATGAATTAGTTAAGCAATTGACTAATTTCGTAAACACTAGAAAACAAACTCAGAAAACTGTTCAATTTGAATCAATAGACTCTGATATAGATGAAGTTGAATCAATCCTAGAGGGAACTACTAATAATAAAGGTAAATTCAAACCTTCTAAGAATATTAGTATACCTGGACTCAAGAAGAGAATTGTTAACGAATCGTCAGAATTCAGAGTACCTGATGAAGAAGTTGAATTAGGCCCTGCGGATGAATTTATGCGTGATTTCGGTCACTTGTAATATACAAAAGACATTTAGTAAGTAAAAGGCCATCTAATGATGGCCTTTTTTATTCTTATACACATTTTGGCATGTTTTTTATGCACAGTTAAAAACTGGCTAAATATTAAACAAGGAACGGATAATTCCTTATTAACTACAAAGAGGAAAAATAGAAATGTCAACTAGTCTCTATTCTAAGCATGGCTCGCTAATGAAGAAGTGGGCACCAGTTATCGAGTCCACCCAGGTTGGACGCAAGGTTGAGGGAACTGCACAGGCCGCTGTGATGTCCGTCTGTCTTGAGAACCAGTACAAGCTAAACAAGGGATTCCTTCCTGAGTCGCAGAACGTGACCAGTGATATGGCCACCTTCCAGCAGTACGCAATGCCAATCGTTCGCCGTATGCTCCCTGAGCTTTTGGCTATGAACGTGACCCAGGTACAGCCTTTGACTGGACCTACCGGATTGGCATATGCAATGCGTTTCGCATATGACGATGGTAATGCATTGTACGATGGTAATGGCAACTTCATTGGAAATGAAATGGGGTATAATACCATTAATCCAGCTTTCACTGGTCGTGGTACTTCTGCCGCTCCTTCTGCATTCACTACCGCACAGGGTGAATTGCTATCCAATTACTCTGAAGTTCCTGGTCAGGCTACCTTGCAGAACCTCGGCACTGCAAATGCACCTGATGGCGCTCAGATTGCTCGTGGTAAATTGGTTGTTGAGTCCAAGGCTGTCAAGGCTGGATCCCGTGCAATCAAGACCGCTTACACCATTGAACTACAGCAGGACTTGGCCGCTGTCCACGGACAGGATGTCGAGACTCTCATGATGGAAGGACTCCAGTACGAGCTTCAGCAGGAGCTTGATCGTGAGCTTCTAATCCGCATGCGTTCTGCCGCAATCAATACCGCTCTAGGCGGAGCAACTCCTTTCGTCATCGACGTGACCCCAGGCGCAACCTCTTCGGGTAGCGTAATTGCAGGTGACGGTCGCTGGTCGCAGGAGAAGTTCTCCAACGTGGTCAATGCAATCATCGCCGCCGCTAACTTCCTACGTCGTACCACTCGTCTTGGCCCTGGTAACTTCGCAATTGTCTCTCAGGACGTTGCAACTGCACTCCAGAGCTTGAACACTGGCGTCTTCACTGCAAACACTGCAGACGTTGATGGCACTGTGATGGGTGTCAAGGTTGGAACTCTCCACGGCTCCAAGATCGACATCTACGTCGATACCTTTGCAACTAACAGCTACGCGCTTGTCGGTTACAAGGGTCAGAAGCCTGGACACGCCGGTATCGTTTACCTACCTTATATCCCTCTCATGGTTCAGAAGACCGTCGGTTCCGAAGATGCATCGCCTCGTATCATCCTCAAGACCCGTTACGCAATCCTCGACAACCTATTCGGATCTGGCTTGTTCTACCGTGAGATTCGTTTCACCGGTCTAAACAGCTACTTCGGTAACGTGTTCACCAACATCACCACCAGCTACTAATCATAGTTAAGTGTTGATTTGAGTCTTAGGGGTCGGCAGTAATGCCGACCCTTTTTTTGTGTTTACTTTTTGGTTTCGTAGTAGTATCTTAGTTGAAGGAAAAGGAGGTTATTATGCTTGACATTCATAGTGGAATTAATGCTGAAGATAGTATTGTTATGAAAACAGGTAGAATTTCTCTTGAACTATTAGATGAAACTCATATCGAGGCTTTCTATCTTGGATTCTCAGACAGAATATGCGAAGAACATGACGAAAGAAATTACTTAAGAGTCGATAATCTTAAGACAATATTAGAAGTATTCTATTATCTAGGGTATAAAATTTCCAGCAAAGAAATAATGTACAGTGACATAATTAAAAAAAGCCTCCCAACAATGAGAGGCTTTAGAAAAAGTATTTTAACCTACTTAGATCGATTTAATATTGTTAGCTTTTACGAGAAAAATAGTCAAGTGATTCAGCAAATGCTTCCATGAAGGTTTGCTGTGATTCGTATTTGTAATTAGTCTGATGATCGGTGAATATAGGAGAATGCCCCCCAGTTGAAATATTCTTCTGAAATCCACCTCTTGTATTATCACTATATGAAATAACAGGCTTATTCATTGTACTGATCTGAGGCTCATCCTCAATCAATGCATCTGCGATTTTATCCATAATCTCAATTATACTATCAGATCCAAGTAGATGTTCTTTATATGGTTTAATGGTGGCCTGGAAAGGGAATCCGTCGTAATAAAACTTACTAATGGCATCTCGTAGGTGAGTGACCTCTGCCTTAAAGTCTTCAATTGGATGTCCGTCCTTTTTCTCAGCAACCAACTGAATTATAGTGCTAATGAACTTAACTAATCTATTGCCAGGGGCGCTCTTAGATGCGGCTAAGGCTTTCTTAAGAATCCCATCCTGCGCAGGATTCGATAGGAATTTATATCCGGTAACAATCTTAGCAATTTGTTTCTTTGATTCGGCATCAGTCTCATTATGGTATTGGGCTGTTAACTGCTTCAATATATTATTAACCTTGTCTTCAAACACCACCAATGCACTAAATGCGGATGGATCTACGGATCCTTTCCTATTCAATTCGGCAATTACCTTATCAGCGACTCTGTTAAGAGTCGAACTATTCAATGCAGAAGATTCTAAAAATGTTCGATTAGTAATACACTCCATTAAATGCTTAGGATACCCTAATTTAGTCTTGGGGAACCCGGATTCCATTATCGTACTTGAGATCAAGTCCTTAACGTGATACATTTTCATTAATTCACCTCTAGGTTTATTTATTAAGATAAACTAAATATCTACATGTTTATCACAAGAGATCAAGTAAAAGAATTAATTTTGTTGGAGCTTGGCGCTCCTATGGTAGATATTAACCTAAAGCTATTGCCAGATGCAATTAGCCCAATGAATCACCTAGACAAAGCAATAAATGAAACCCTTGATTTATATTTTAGATATAACACAAATGAATCAGTATATCAGACGTGGGTCATGATACCCGCAGTTCCAGGTCAATCTGTATATAAAATGCCATATAATATTGAAGGAGTGATCGAGATGTGGCCATCTACTGGAGGGATATTACAGTCTCCGTTTATGATGGTTGACACTAGTTCGATGGAAACATTAATTTCATTAAATGCAAATTTCAACGAATGGGATATTGTTTCATATACATCGTCTAGATTATTCTTATCTGAAGTGAACAAGGCAGTTGGTGAACATTTTTACCCAAAACTAATAGTAAATGAAAAGGGTGAAAAAGAATTGCATATATTCCCCCCACCTCGCGCAACTGGATTCCCTAGGACTATTGTTGGGCAGGCATATAAAAGGGCTGAACTTGGTACCGTATATGGACATCCATTTTTTGTGAAAATTGCATCTGGATTATTGATGCAGATATGGGGTCGCTCACTAGGTAAATACGATAGAACTCTTCCTGGTGGGGGTAGAGTTAATGCAACGGAAATAAAAAACGACGGCAAGGAAATGTTTGAAACTTGGTTTAATATGCTAAAAAGTGAATCGGCCCCACCACTCGGAGCCGCATATTAATTACCTTTGAAATCAACAATATCAACATACATGAGATCGTCGGAAGCATATGAAAATATAGTATGCTTCTTATCGTTCTTCATTTGTTGAGGGTTTTTATGTTTCTTAGACATGCTTGATACTACATATGTCTCAAAATCTTCTATTGAACTGACTTCAGTTTCGACGCATACTGGATCGGTCAATCCATCTGCGATGATTGAAAACCCCTTACCCATGACTAATGTTTGTATTGAATATCTTACTGTATATTTCTTTTGAGTTGTGGGTTTATTAGTCTTCATTTCTTTAGAAGCTAGAAGCCTATCCCTTACACTATTTGCACTTTTTCCAGTATATCCAGAAAGTTCAATCATGCTTAAAACTCCAAATTAGAATGTGAATCCCATCCAGATGCAAGTCCATACGCATCTAATGCAACCTTGTTCCTACATAAAGCCTTTTTAATGTTAGATATTGCCCTTTTTCTAATTCTATCATATTCATTAGGTAGTATATTGAGTTCAGTCATAATTTCTTCTTTGCTCTTGATATCGTTAGATTCATTTAATCCGAAGTGGAACTGGAGATAGAACTTTTCCTTTGCACTATTGACGGACTCTATATAGTCTCTAATGACATGTCGCACATCTTTAATGGTAACTGAATCAGTTTCTTCCATAATATTGACATCGACTAAGTTTTCCTCGAAAGAGGCGGTGACTGTAGAATTACCAAGCTCAGACTGTTCTTTAGGAGTTAAATCAATCTGATAGTAATTAAACGATATGTCGATATTTGCTAGAGATGATACCTTTTTCTTCATCTTCTCAATAATTTCTTCATCACTAGGCTCGTATCCTAATTGTGATTTTAATTCTTTACGAATTCGCTCTACCTCTCTACTCTGCTCACGGACATTTACAGGAATTCTAATCAGTGATTCCTTATCTGCAATTGCCCTATTAATTGAAGCCTTTATCCATTGTGATGCATATGTACTAAATTTAATACCTAGGTCGCAATTATATAGTTCAATTGCACGCCGTAACCCTATCATTCCTTCAGAGAATAAATCTTTAACGGTCATTCCATCTGTATTTCTATACGCAGAAAGTATTCTCAGTACTATCTTCACATTAGATAGGTATATTTTTTCAATGTAGTAATTCATATCACTTAGAAGAATATCGATAACTTTATTGTTTGAATGCTTTTCTAAAAAAACAGAAAGACATGTAGAAAAAATGTCATATGATATGTTGTAACTGCGAATGGATTTTATCACATCATCGCAATTACAATTGGCGATACGATCAACAAACTGCATAGTTTTATTGAAGTTTGAATCATATTCTGATTCTCCTTCAAATTTCTGAGTCATGAAGATTTCATGTGCATCTCCTTTTGAAACAATCTGAGCAACCTCAGATGCGAATGTTGAATATGCATCTGCATCCTGCAACGCCAAACCAAATATCCTATTTTTTGCACAAGAAATACAAGAAAACACAAAGTGCTCTTGTTCTTTTGTCAAAATTGGATTTCTGGTGACGGTTTTATCTAGTGAATTTTTTAATTCACTGAACTCTGATTGGAACATGTACATCTCCGATAAGCGGGGATGTGTCAGAAAATTCTCGGGAACACTTCCTCAAGCAATTTGATTAGTTCTCCGATCTCGACACCCTCGACCTTATTAGCAAAATAATTTAAGCTCTTGGCGTCTGTCAACCCGAGAATAAAGGAAGTGTCCATGTACATCGAAATCGTCAAATTTATTTTGGTCCTAAATGTCTCTGCAGATTCCTCGTTTGTAGAGGTCATATGTTCAATTAAAATAGATAGTAGCTTAGTTGTTGACTCAATTATATATTCATGTGAAGTATCTGCATTTACTGAAATTTCATCAACATTAACTATTTTCAACTTAAGTCCTAGTGATTCTCCATACTCCTTAAATGTCTTAACGAAGTAAGAAGCCCCATTTATATATCCTTCTATTTGTTCATGAAATATCAAACCATATAAGTCGTTTGCTTTTGATTCAACTTCTAATTCTGACGTAAACCCATCACATGCTTCTATTATGGAATCAACCAGTCTACTCTGAACTTCACTAGTGTCTACCCCAAGTTGGGCGAGCATGATAGACATTTTATTTGATGCCTCGGCATACTCATCTTCAGATAATGGTTCAGGTTGATTATCACCTATGCTCATATTAAGATTGTAACATGAAAAATGAGTCTGGATAAATATCTACGTGACAGAGCTATTGGATATAGTGCTGATTAAGTATACCGGATTGGCAGGGCGAGCTACGGAAGTAAATAGTATTTCTTTCAAATCGGTAGATTCGGCCACATACTTAGACAGCATAGACGCAATGAATTACCCCGTCCGAGCACCATATGGACAAAGTCCAATTAATAGATCATACGAGAACTGGGTGAAATTCAAATTAAAAATAAATCGAAGATATAGAAAATGTCTAAGTGGTACATCAATACAATTGCCATGCGATGAATGTGACAATGATAATGTCGAAGTATACACCAAAATCGTAAACCCTAGATTGCAATTACGATTTGAATGTTTTAATGGATTTGAGATTAAATTTGGATTCACAACTGAGTTTAGAGCGCCAATAAGGTCTGAGAGTAATATTGCAACCACAAATATAAGAACGATTCAGTCAGATAGACATATTGGAGTATATTATGTCGAGATACCATTACTTGATTCGGGTGAAATATATCTTGGTGATTTAGAAGACTTTGAGACTGATTTCTTCGTAACTCAATTATCCGCATTCAAAGGTTGTGAATTTGAAAATAAACCAATGAGTCTTAAATTAATTTATGACTTAGCTTGAGATCCTGCTACAACTTCAATTGACCTAGATAAATCCATTTCAATTTGAATACTGTTTGCATTAGCAGAAACAACTTCACTACTCTCAACAGCAATTAATGACTTTCCTGTAGTCTTATTAATTTCTAATCCGTTATTCAATAGGGATGAAACATTTTTAGATACTATACTCTTATTCATCCCACTTTCGAATGCGTCCTGTGCTTTCTTTTTGACATTACCACCACCTACTCGATCTAATTCATCATAGAGTACATTATTAGCCGCTAGGAGGCCATTTATTAATGCCATTAGGTATTCGTTAGTTGAAGCCTGAAGGACGCTAATAACCCCCTCTGAGCCGCCTAAAACCTCTATCATTGAATCTCTAATAGCCTTTGCTAGTGCAGTGCCTTTTTTCCTAGTGTTATGGGGTAAACCCTTTAATAGTTCAGGTTTTACAGATTCATCTAGATCGCCATATCCATTAGTTTTAAGATTAGCATATATTCTATTCAGTGTCTTTTCTGAAAAACAATCAGATACATTGCTATTAGGTCCAACATTAATAATTCCAAATTCATATGCAGTAACAGAAATTTCACTACTTACGAACGTGACAATTGCGCTTGTTCCTGATAATACACAGTTTGAAGCATTCAGGTAGTCATTGTTTTGTATAATGTTGTTTATTACTGAAACAATTAAGGAATGGTCGATTGAAACATCAGTTAAGTCAATCGCCATAGTTAATCCTTTTTGGTAACTATCAGAAAATGGTAACTCCCAAATATAGCCAACAATACTAAGCGCAGATTTGACACTATCATAATCAAACTGGTGAAGATAGTATGAATCGAACTTACCATTTAGATTAGGATAAGTTTTATTTACGTCTGAAGTAGTATCGCTCGATGTTTGTGATGCAGTCGAAGACTTGAAGAAGTCTGAACCAGAAGTAGTATCATCTGAAGGAATTCCAGAAATTCCAGCCCTCTTAACTACAATTCCATCAAAATCAAATGAAGGATTCAGTTCCTTTAATTTGTTAAGTCCTTCAAGCGCATAGTCATCCGGCCTCACATATGCCTTTATGAGTTTTGACCCGTATGGGAGGTATGGGCTGACATCATTCCAGAAAATGAATTGCTGTTGAGTTACATACACATTAACTGGAATTGGAAGGGGTTGTAACAATGGATACTCAACATACATGCCAGAGTACTCAGTTTTTATTGAAGCAATATCAGAATCTGAAGGCTTTACCTGTAACATATCTATATTTAATCTTCCTCTGAGGTTTCTGAATTCATGTAAGAAATGTCAACACCATCTAAAGTTAATCCATTGAAGCTAAATTCTCTATCTATTATGTGTATTTCTTGTGGATATTCTTCTTCATAGTAAAACTCCTCTCGTTGATAAAAATGGTTAGATAGATTAGATCTAAATTCCATGTCTTTCTTAGCTCTGTTCGAAAAATATTTTTCCTCTATCATGTGATGCAGGTCAAATATTCTCGCCATTAATTTAGACTTATGCAATCTTAGACTTCTGCCGATTGATTGTAGTATTTTAGTGTACGATTTACAGTCCGATGAGAATATTACATTATGTAAATTTTTCATATTAAATCCAGTCCCGAATGTAGCGTATGTAGCAACCACAATCATCCCAGATTCAGATTCTAGTTCAGCTAAAATCGCATCTCTTGTCTTTACGGCAACCTTACCATGAGCAAATCTAATCTTAAATTCTGGGTGATGCTTTTTTAGCATCTCCACCATATTTTCAACTTCTTTATTTTCTACATACTTCATAAGAATCAGAGTGTTCTGATCTTTGGTGATTATTCCATCTCTTATTAGCGAATGAACGGCATACTCATGAGATCGAGTTAGTCGAGATAGCTCGTATTCTGCGTTTAATGGTATTTTCTTTTTCCTACATAATTCAATAGTGTAATTATCATATGGTATTTGAACTTCAATAATTGAAGCCTTTGATAGTTCACCTCGCTCTATCAATTCCTTAGATGAGATGATTTGATGAATATCAGCAAAATTACCAATTAGAACTTTTTGGTTTAGTATATGTCTTGGTATGGTACCAGTTAATCCGAATCTATATTCCGCATTCGAACATGCAGATACAACTTTATTAATGACGGCTTGATCATTCTTTGCAGTATGTAATTCATCTACTAATAGACAAGAAAACCTCTTAAAATAATCCTCGAATTTTGGATTTTCTAATAAAGACCCCATAGACTGCCAAGTACTAATGAGAATTGGTTTCCTAATGGCAATTTTCTTTTCATTTGCTGTGAAATCAGAGTGATACATTCCAACGTATTGATCAATATCAGCCCACCCATAATCATCTCTGAAATTTCTATATAGCTGATTAACTAAATTGATATTTGGAACCAATATGAGGAAATTCATATCTGGATCAATGACTTTTCTGAAGAATCTAACAATCATATACATCGCAAGACTCTTACCTGCTCCAGTAGCGGCTCTAAAAGCGGCTCTCTTTAATTTAAGTGATAGTTCTAGTATTTTCTGCTGATAATCTCTAGGAGTTAATCCACATGATTTAGCAATAGCATTACAAAATGAAGTTATTAATTCTGAATAATCAGTAGGGTCTGTAAATGATGAGATAATCGAATTATCTACTTCAACATTCCACCCAAACTGTCTCAATGTTCTAACAGCTTCTCTAACCAACCCTAAAGGAATGAGACTTGGTAAGATTTTGTATAGTCTAACTTTCCCATCATATTTCGAAAATCTCTTTTTCCTATTAGCCTTAAATCTAGGATCAAACATAAATCCTTCAGGTCTAATAGCATATAGATTATCTAAAGTAACATAAGGGCTTTGCTTATATGGATCTTCTGGAGTTGGTTGCCAGATTACTTTAGCATGTGAATTATTGTGTTTCTTAAAAATTACCATTTATTAGATAATTCTTTATTTTTAGAGTTTCATTTGCATTTTTAATTATATATGTCATATCTTTTAATCTAGATATAGCCATTTCAATCACGTAGATTACCGCCTTTATACTATTTATCTTTTCTTCTAGCTCAATATGATCTTGGTTTATCAAAATGATATTTCTTATTTCCTTATCGGTTAATAAAATTCCATTATGTGCATCTGGATTTCTTTTATATTCTTCAGTGATAATAGCGTCTAAGACAATGAGTTTCTTTTCATTTTTCGCTAATCCGCTAGAATATCTAACATATCTTTTCACCCATTTACTAATGGTAGTGTTTATGCTTGCATTGTAATTATATAGTAAATCTAAGTCAGTAGGGACTGTAGTATCTTCCTTGAATTCATCCATTAATGAAGTAATAGTATCTTCTTCATTTTTAGAAAATGCTTCTATTACTGGAGTGTTGAATTTGCTATTGACTTCTTCAGCTATTCCTTTTCGTAGATCATTATAGGTAATTTGGACTCTTGGCTCTAGAGATTTTGGTTCCTTAGGCTGGCGAGTTTTATTTTTCTTTTCCTCTGTCATATGTCTATTTTAACGCTAAATTAAGCATAATGATGATAGAATCTAGATTGTCTGAGTGAGTCTTCTCAATCTAGAATTTCTTTTCTTTGTGAGATTTGTGAGATTTCTCATTTTTAAGAAGCTATTTCTTTTTTGAGATTTCCCATTTGTTTGAAAGCTGTGAGCTAATGAGCTAATGAGCTAATGAGCTAATCTATAGTCTCGCGCAGACGCTCCTCGCCCAGTTCCCCCTACCCCATGAGTCCACCATTTTGAGTTTTGGTGGTAGGATAGAAGTACTTTCGCCCATTTACACAAGAACTGAACTCAACTTGTGTAATGTTCCCCCTCGAAGATTTACCGAATGGATTTGACTCTGAGGCTTGTCTCTTCCCTTACATCCGGCACACTAGCGTTCCCAGGGCTTTTCTTCGCACACTGCAACGATCTTCGTAGCGTCACACGGCCAGCTTCATCAGCTTTGGCATCCCTTGACTCCGTGCAACTCAGACTTTCATCTACTCCACATCTTAGCACATTTTTTCTACATACTATACAAATCTGCTAAAATATCATTAAAGGAGTACACATGAAAGAAAATCTGAAGGTAGTTGAGCTTGCAAAAGCCGGAAAAACAGTCAACTACATATCCGAGGAACTCGGAATTACAAGAACTCAGGTTGCAAATATTCTGATTGATTATATTACTGAATCATCAGACTCCGCAATTTCAACCCAAACTAAGTCACCAAGTTTCTCAATAGTTGAAGAAATACTAGATGACAAAAATCAGAAAGAATTGACGGTTAAGTATTCTGGCGGAAAGAAGACTCTAGATGAGCTATTGTCAGAATTAGATGTTGATCGTAAAATATGGGAAGTGTCAAATGTGACCCATAATGAATGGGACGGAATGAGGCCAAATGATCAGGGTCTTATTCGACTTCATCAAATTAAGGTTTCATTTAGAAGAATTAAGTTGATAGCTAATTATGAAATACCTGCCTCAATTGATATTAGAATTGACTCATCTAAGATACAAGGAAGCACATCGAAGAAGAATAAGTCAATTAAGACTGCATTAGTTCTTCCAGATATGCAAGTCGGATTTCGTAGAAATATGGTTAATGGGAAACTATCATCAATACACGACAGAAGTGCAATGGATGTAGCTCTTCAAATTGCAAAATATATCAGACCTGATAGAATTGTTTTACTTGGAGATAATTTAGATTTACCCCAAGAGTCAAAATACCCAACCGGACCTGAATTTTATTTCACCACTCAGGCGGCGGCGGTTGAATTAGCATGGTGGCTTGCTCAATTCAGAGCAATTGACCCAAATATGGAAATTGATTACATTGCAGGGAATCATGATATCAGGGCCGAAAAGGCACTTATGCAGAACGCGATTTCTGCATATGGACTTAAGTCGGTAGATGATCTAAATGGGCCTCCACTACTCTCAATACCAAAATTATTGGGGCTTGATAATCTAAAGATTAAGTATCATCCAAACTATCCAAATGGAAAAGTGGTTTTGAATGATAATTTGGTATGCATTCACGGTGAAATTGCAAAGAGTGAATCAGGAGCAACTGTATCCGCAGTAGTTAAGGATACTAGAGTTTCTGTAATTCAGGGTCATATTCATCGATATGAAGTTGCAACTAAGACTCTATGGGGTGCAGACGATACTGCATATCTATACACTGCGGCTTCATTTGGATGTCTTTGTAAGATAGACCCTGGCGCAGTTCCAGGTGCAAAGGCATATCAGAATTGGCAACAGGGTGTTGGAATAGTATATTATGAGGAAGCTGGTCTACAACAATTCAGACAAGAGTTCGTACCAATTATTAATGGGAGAGCTATTCTCCAATATGAAGTATTCGAAGCCGATTTTGAACATAAGATCGTTGATGCCATTGAATATGACACTAAGTACAAGGTTAGCTAATGTTTGGGGTTTCAGAGATACCAGATTGGCAGTATGTTGTAGATCCACATTGGAGGTCATATTATGAGGTTCCTCGATGGGTATATGATATTGCGGGAAAAGATGCATCAATATCAACCTTAAAGGCGGTTGAGATTCTTAATTCTTTTGCAGGTGAATTCATAGATAAATCGACAGCATGTGCGATCAGGTCGAAATTGCTTCCATTTTTTGGGGATAGGAATTTGCAGGTTAGGGATTATATATCATTTAACGACGTTTATATTCTAGTTGAATTTGATGATGACACTGGATATAGACAGACGCTGAGGATTAGTTAATGGACAAAGGCTACTTTCCATCTGAAGAAGTAGACGAGAAAGCATTCAGAGAATGCTTTTTTCGTTTTAAGGAACAAATTCATACAGTATCTTCAGATCCAATGCGTAGAAACGAGCTTGCATTGAGGATTGTGCTTGAATATTACAATGAGGGATATACTCAGCGAGTTATAGATCTAGCTGAATACATGTACTTCAGGACCACTGAAAACTTTCAAATTGCTACCATATCAGAGAAGAAGGTCGATCCGAAGAAACCAACAGGTAATCGCCCTTCGAATCCATATAGCAAATACAGGATATAACAAATGGCAAATTCAATTGCATTTAAGACTCTTAGAGGGGCAAACTTCCTACGATTTGGAAATGAGGAATTTGTATTTAATTTCTACGATGGGGTTATTGGTCTAATGGGTGAGAATGGACTTGGAAAGTCCGCTATATTGGATGCCGTTTGTATTTGCCTGTTCAATGAAACGTATAGAACGTCAACTCAATCAGAATGGACCAATAACATTAATGAAAAAGGTTTATATTTAAGTTTATTGCTTGAGACTCAGGGAGTTAATACTGACAAGTATTTGATCGTCAGAAAGCCAACGTCTAGAAAGGCCAGCGAAAAACTGATGATCTATAAGAACGATATTCTATTAACTGGAATTCCTGATTATCAGGAATATATAGAAAATACAATTTTGGGGTTCGGGATTAATGTGTTTAAGAACACTATTGCAGTATCTGGAGGAACGCCATTTATTTCAATGACTCCAGATCAAAAGAGAAAATTCTCTGAAAATTTATTTTCAATTAAGCAAGTTAGAAACTATAAAACCAAGGTTAACGAAAGACTAAGTGACGCTCAATTATCAAAAAGAATAGTTTCTCAGGAAATTGAAAGTGCGCAGTTAAAAATTGCAGAATATAATAACGTAGTAAAGATGGCTGATTCTAATGTTGAGGCTGAAATCGCTTCTATTGATGAACAGATACAGATAATAGAAGGTACTCAAGATTCATCCAGGGCCTCTATTGGCATCCTCAATTCAGAAATAGAAACATTAAATGAGAAAATATCAAGCGCAGAAAATGAAATTGCATTGCTTAATAGTAAGTTAGTTGAATTGGATTCTAATTCATTATATGCCAATATTGCAAGGGTAAATGCAGAACTTGACGTGTGTAAAAGAGATTATAGAAGGGAACTAGACGAAATAAACAGAATTGCACCTAATGTTGTATGTAATAAGTGTGGAAATTCATTTACCGAGGAACAAGCGGAAACACATAAAAAGATACATATCGAAGCGAGCAACGAGATAGCAAATCACGGAAGAAATCTTAAGTCTGAACTAGACACTCTTAATTCAAGGCTACCTGAAATTAACAATATTAATTCAGCAATTACAACTATAACAGGTGAATTAAATTCATATCATAGTGAAATTCATCGTAAAAATTCTACAATTTACTCAACCAGTAGCTACATTAATACTTTAGAGATTTCTAAGAATGCATATCGTAGTAAAAAAGATAAACTAATAGAACGACCTGAGCAAAGTGATGTTAAGTTGTTTGCTCTGAAGTCAATTTCGGATGCTGAGTCTCTAATTGCTGATAAAAAATCTGCACTAATTCAATTAGATCGTAGGATTAAGGCTTATCATTATATCATTGAGATGTGCTCTGATGATGGGATTAAGAGAATGCTACTTCGTGAGTTCATGCCAATACTCAATAAACTAATTGCTTTTTATCTAGATCGATTTGACCTGCCAGTGACAGTTGAATTCGATGAATATTTTAATCATACATTAGGCGCACCTAAGGGACTTGGACAGAAGCATTCCATGATGTCTAAGGGTCAGAAGACTAGAATTAATTTAGCGATATTATTCGCAATGGTTGATCTAGTTAAGAGAATAGGAAATGTGAAGTGTAATACTTTAATGCTAGATGAATTCGCAGATGAAGGTCTTGACGCTAAGGGTTTTAGTGCCGCAGTTGATTCTATTAGGAAGGTTGCAGATAAAGACAATAAGAGTATTGTTTTAATCACTCATAAACAGGAAGATGTGTTATTCGAAAATCTAGATGCATTATATGAACTAGAGTTGAAGAATCAATTCAGCGTTCTCAAAGAAATCAAGACGTTTTAAGAATAAATATTAACTGGAGGTTGATATGCGGAATGAAGATGCTCTAATTTCTGATTTATTTCAATTATCTTCATTTCAGTGGAATATGGCACTGGCTGAAGAATTCAACATAGAATTAGGGACTTTAATCACTGCCATAAATGACTATCACTATAGTCAACCGAGTGAAAAGACTATACATGAATCTTTAATAAAATCTCCAATCGTAGAATATAGTTTTGATTCGAACGATAGTATATCTAGTGATAATACACCGGAAGAGTCCCGTGAATTAATATCTGACCCCGTGCTCGTTGGAAAAATAATCGCGCAAGTTAGAAGGTCTTTTACTAATTTAACTACTGATTATGGTAAAGTATTTCGAAGTTATATGTTTTTTGGTATTGATTTTAATTCGGTTGATTTTCCTGGGATTATCATGGATGGATGTGTATTCAGTAATTGTAGTTTCTCTGATTGTACATTCCAATCTGCATATATAGCTTCAGGTAAATTTGCTGAATGCCAATTCACTAGATGTGATTTTAGTGGAGTTAATTTAAGTAAAGTAGGATTATTCGGAGTTACGTTTATTGATTGTAATCTAGAAGGAATTAATATATTTGACTGCGTCCAGCATATCGTATCTTATTTTAATTGTGAGATGGATAATGCAAATGTAATATCGGGTAGCATGCATAAGGTTGAGCTTGAATCTACGTCTATGAAACGTAGTACTATTGCAGGTGTGATTATTAGCGCAACTTCAATACATAATTCAAGTTTGAAGGGTTCACAAATAATTAACAATCGCTTTGTCGGATGTTCATTTTCTATGACTCACGTTGATTCTGCAATGCAAGTGGCTAATGCATATCTAGGATGTAATATTTCTTCAGAATTGCGTGATTTCTTCGTTGAGGATGAAGACGAATTAACTGAAAAAGAACAAGAAGATGAATCTAGCGAGTTATCTGAGAGATCATTTGATGAAATAATGGGAGATGATGAGGATGAAGATGATTGATAATGTAGAGTTATTTAATCATCTATATTTCAGTGAGAATCCATTAACCATGTTCATAGACCCTAATTCTATCTACCATGATTATCATCTCAGGGTTAAGGAAACATCCACCTTTTATGATTCGATGATTAGGGTTTCTGAGAATAGAATGCATAAATGGAATATGCAAAATGATCATGCACTTGGTAATTTACTAATGGCTTATTATGCTGGATATTTTGAATTATTTTCTAAAGACGGTATTGTTGATTTGTTCTATTCTAATTTCCCTTCCTATTGCGAAGAAGTATTACTAGGGAATGAGGGATATGTGTTTAAGGATATCCTCGGAGATACTTTTCTTCATTATGCAAGCTATTCATTTGACTGTCTAGATCATTTAGTTGAGTTGTACTCTATATTAAAAGCAAAAAACCCGAAAATCTTAAATCCTCTTCATATGAAAAATCTAAATGGATTGACACCAAGTAGTATTTTGTTAGAATAGATATTAGAGGTAATGAATATGTCTATAGAAGAACAAGATATTAACGAGTGGTCGTCTGATCTAACTGAACATTTAGAGTTCGAAGAAAATTTACAGAAAAAGATAGAGGCCCGAAATAAGCCGAAAAAAGCAAAGAAAGATTCTACCCCAAAATATTATATCGATCCAGAAGTACTCGAAGAGAATTTACGCGAATATGTCATAATGCATAGCATAAATCCTGAACATGGTATTGGACGAAAGTTAGGACTTAATATAATTCAAATTGTTGAAGAGTATAGTAAAGGTGCTCAGTTCCGTTCATACTATAATGGATGGCATGAGGATATGAAATCAAGAGCGCATGAACATATCTGTAGATATGCGCACGGATATAACATTAACTACGTAAAAACTCTTGAATTTCTTATTCGTTGGTTGTTTAGAAAAAAGACATATGTTCTTCAAGACTGGATGTCAAAGCGTGGTATTTCATATGATAAGTTTTATTTAAGTCTGTTGGAGGTTAGAATTAAGACTCCAAATGGAAAAGAAAAAACTAAAATGGGTAGAAAGATTTTTGAACACGATTTCTATAAGCTAAACGATCCAGAAGTTCTTATTGAGTTAATGGCGGATAATGCTAAGGGTATGACTTTTACTGAGCCAGTATTCAATGAAGCCACATTTAGAGACGAAATATTCAATCAATGGCCAGATACATTATTAAAGGATTTTGAAGATCAGGTTAAGAGGAATCCATTTAATTATCTAACAAAATATGCATATAACGCATTCATTGCTGTGATTAAAGAAGAAAAAGCAATTTCAGATAATAGTCAGAGCTTTGAAGAAAAAATGAAATATAATCAAGATTCTTTTGACGACGATAACCACGACGGAGAAGATAGATATACTCAATTGAATGTAGATCGACTTGACTGGGGTGGTAATCTATTCTAAATGTTACTTGTACCCGAAAAAGATTTCATATATTCCGATCTTACATCGGCACCTAGAATATTCATCGATTTAGATGGAACATTAAGTGACTTTTATAGATATTTTTCTCATTTGAATTTTTACGATATGAGGAAAAAAGGAATAACAATCTCTGATATTTCACCTGAAGTATATCGGAGCAAAGCATTAATTAGAAAATATATGCACGCTAGAATGCGAAATCAGAAATTAGATTATTGGGCTAAAGTACCAAAAACTAAAAACGCTGATTATTTGTGGAAGAGTTTACGGCAATATAAACCTTATATATTTGCTGGAGTATTAGATGATGATTTAACTATGGAAATGGGTAAGTTAAAATGGTGTAGGAAGAGAACCCATTTAGGATTCAAGAATTGTGATCTTGATCGTATACTAATAAACAAAAATAGATTTGAATATGCTAAAAACGGAACATGCCCCAACATACTAATAGATGATGATTCTGTTAATTGTTCTCTATGGGAAGAGGCAGGTGGGATTGCATATTATTATATGGATCATTCTTTTGTGGTTGATAGCATCATCTCGAATGTCAAAGAAGACTTAATTCGGCATGGCAATATTGATTTCTTGTTGCGATGGTGTGAAAAGTTGAAGCGATACGTTTACTAAAAAAGTTATCATACTTACATGAGCAAGATAGCAGTAGTAGGCGATTTCCATCTTGGTGTTTCTCCAAATAATTCTCTAAAATTCGAAACACTTTTCGAATCTCAGAGAAAATTTTTTACTGAGTGTTTGATTCCAGAATTAATTTCTCGCGAGATAGACACTATTTTATTTACCGGAGATCTATATGACCAGCGCCGTAGAATCGATTCGAAAATAGCACAGTACGTTGAGGGTTTATTTCAGAACGACCTTAAAGATTTCAAATGTATTGTGCTCCAGGGGAACCATGACACTTATTACAAAGATGATCTAAGTGTAACTTCATTATCTAACATATGGTCGAAACCAAATGTCACTGCAGTTACTTCTATTCGCCCGATTGAATTGTTTGGAGTTAAATGCCTACTCGTACCTTGGCTTACTACTGCAATGATGCAAACCTTTGAAGATAATGCAGATAAAGTAAAGGGCAGGTTTCAATATGTTTTCGGACATTTCGAAACAGTTGGTTTTCCATTTGAAGCTGGTTCAATTTGCACTGAAGGAATGAACCCAGAAATACTATACAAGAATTTCAAACATACCATATCAGGACATTTTCATACACAGAGCTATAAAGAAATAAATGGACATACCATACACTATGTAGGAACCCCATTTCAGTTGACATTCGCTGACGCCAGTGAGGCCAAGGGATTTCATATCATAGATCTTCACACTAATGAAAGAATATTCGTAGAAAATAAGTCGTCTAGTAGATTTTTTAAGTTCAATAACAGAGATGAATTATCAAATATGGAATCACTAGAGAATTATTTTGTTGAATTTGAATACAAGGAAGGAATTAAAGAAGATGAATTATTTGTCATTGAAAAAGAAGTGTTATCTAAAAAGCCAATTTCATATCGCGCATATCAGAAGGTGGTTGACAGTATCGATGATGTAAATTCAGATAAGTCCCCTGAGGAAGTGAAAATTTTTGAAGATATGAGTGTAGCTATACATAGTGAAAACATGATTTCTATGACGAGAGTATTTTTAGAAGCCAATCCATATGATGATCCTGAGATGGTCATTGAGGTGATTGAAGAAATTCGCGCCAGTATTAGCGGCTAATGCTAGAATATCAATATGTCTAAGAAATCTCGTTTTTCAGGTACTGCTCGTAATACAGGCTCAAATAGCAAAATCGCCAAGCTCCGAAAGGAAATACAGGATCTTGAAAAATCACTAACTCCAGAAATGATCGAAAAGGTTAGTGCCCAGGTATTGGCTACCCAGAGCAATTCACTATTGAGTGGTATTGGTAATACGGCAGAGAATTATCTATCTAAGGCAGTGATGGTAAATCCAGCCTCGCCCGAGGATACTCTACAGGCAACTGTTTCCATTCCAACTGCAGAAGCAATTGGACCTGTTGCGTTAGTCGAAAAGCCATATGTGTATGGCTATACTTCGGATTATAGTGGAGCCGCTCAATTTAGATTGATATTCCCATTCAATTCAATAAACGCACATTTTGCACATACTGGAAAAATACAGTGTATTGTGCAGAATCAAATCGTAACTCAAGAGGATATTCTTCCTTTCGTTAGAGCTTTTTGGTTCAAGAATCCATTTGAAGATAATCGCTCATATGAGTTATACGTTTACAAGAAATATCAAGAGAAGTATCAATATAAGTTGATAGCTGAGCTTGACGATTACGTCTTTGAATATCCAGAATGGCATCCTTTGTATGGGAAGTTTACTGTAGATAATGCTCGCACCTTACTTGATAATCTACGCAAGGTTGATGAAATTGTAGTATCTACTGAAAACCTCAGATCACTACTCGTTGATTTAGGTGTAGAGACTCCAGTTACCGTAATTCCTAATTTGCTACCAAAGTCTTATTATGGAACTGATGTTAGTAAGAGGTATCGCTTAAAGGATATTGATCGTCCAACGATTCTATACAATGGAAGCAACTACCATTACGCGAAGTCAAATGGTGACTTTGATGGACCTATTAAGGATTTTATTCTACGTAATCTAGATTCTGCTAATTTTGTTTTCATGGGGGTTGGTCGTAGAGAAGATGGATCGTTAACTCTGCCAGATTATTTACAGAAGCCAGCAAAGGAAGGTCGCATTAAGATCATGCCTCATTATGCTTCAACTGAGTATCCATATGCGCTACGTCAACTGCGCCCAGATTTTGTAATCGGACCTTTGCGTAAATGTAGCTTTAATATGGCAAAGAGCGATCTTCGATACTTAGAAGCATCTGCAGTAGGTGCAGTATTCATCGGACAGACTTTTGAGGATGGAACTAGCCCATATCAGGGATTGCGCAACGGTTTTGAGAATGTTGAGGATATTGAAGCTACAATTAATCGCCTCAAGAATAAAGACGTATTCAACGAAGAGCTTAAGATTCAATACGAGAATCTATCTACTCGATGGCTTGACGATGTGAATAATCTACTGAATATCGTAAAAGTTTTTGGTGATGGAATCAAAGGAGTTCAGTTAACTACCGAACACGAACAGTACAATCAATTTAAGAATAGATTGGATTCAGATGGCTTCTTCCGTTAAGAAGAAAATAGACCAGGAGAGATTTGATAGAGCCGCCAAGGAAACAGTATCTAACGAGTTGGCGGCTCTAGAGAAGCGTATTCTTAGCGATCTAGCTGGGATGATTGGCGATGCGCATGAATATTTGTCAAAGAGTAGAGTATTTGACCGATTTAAGACCCATCTCAATGGTCGAATTCCTGGGTTATATGACATTGATTATCTAAAAAGATTAATTGAATTAGCTGTTGAAGAGAACGATAAAAAGTTTTTGAAGTATTTCGACGTAATTGTTGAACGAGATCCTCGAAATAAGTCAAATGTAGGATATGAGTTTAAGGTGAAGCCGGAAATTTTCCGTTGATCGGCAGTATCTGCTACCATAGGGTGTGAGAGAACACCCCTCAACAAAGGTAGCGGACGCATGACGATGTTTAAGAATCTCTGGTTAGATCGTACAAAAAACCAGATGCACTTATGGACAACTGATGGTGCATATAATATTTACAACTTCAAATGCAAATCATATGAGTTAACTCCTGGGGCTTCAGCAACTGGCATGAAAACGGTTGAAGGCATCCCTGTTCGGCCCGTTTATGATACTTGTATGGATGAGCGTAATAAAATGAACGCTAACATCCGAAATTGTGAGGCTGATATACAGCCAGAGATCAGATTTATTGCTGATTTCTACAAGGATGTAGACAACTTGAAATTTGATTTCAAAGATTTTAACGTCTGTTATTTCGATATCGAGGTTGAGGTTGATAAGGGGTTCCCTGAACCTGCACTTGCCGCCAGACGTGTGAATTTGATTACCGCATATGGAAGCAAGGATAATAAATTCATAACTTTTGGACTTGAAAAAGAGTTTGTCGAGCACGCATATCTAACCGAGGAAGATATACGTACTGGGACTTTTCCAGATGGACATGAGGAACATAAAGTATTGAACGAAAACGGAGTTTTCGTAAAAGAAGTTAAGTATTATGTGAATAAGCCAAAGAAGATTACTTTTACTTCGGAGGCGGCTGGTGAATTGGGGTATACTAATAACCACGAATATATTACGTGTGCAGATGAATCAGAGTTATTAGAAAGATTTTTTGAATATTTCGCATCACAGCGATTTGATATTTTGAGTGGCTGGAATTGCTTAACCTTCGACGTACCCTATCTAGTGAAGAGATGCGAAAACCTAGGATTACAATGTCATAGGAAATTATCTCCAGTGCGCAGAGTGTATCTGGTTGAAAAGCGAAACGACTATAATAAAATTGAATTGATTCCAGTTGTTGCTGGACTGTCAGTTCTCGATATGCTCCCAACATACAAGAAGGCAAATCTAAAGCAACAAGAGAATTACAAGTTAGGTACCATTGCTAATGTTGAAATTGGTACAACTAAGGTAGACCTCGGACCTGATGGCCTGAAATTATATGCAAAAGGTCAAAACGGATGGTGTAGATTTACTCACTATAACGTGATCGACGTAGAACTCTTAGTTCAAATGGAATATAAGAAGCATTTCTTAGAATCAGTAGTTTCAGTTTGCGCGGATGCAAGAATCCCGTTGGAATATTTCTTTATTTCTAAGAGAGTTATTCTAGGGTTCATGATGAACTACATGCACTCAAAGGGTCTTGTAATTCCGAATCCCGGTGAGCAACAACACGTTCCATATGAAGGTGCGTATATTGTAGCTAACCCTGGTCCTTATAGATGGGTCGTGTCTTATGACTTCAAGGCGATGTATCCTTCAATATTAGCATCTGCAAATATCTCACCTGAAACTAAATTCAAAGGCCCCGTCCCACCAGATGGCAGTTATTCTAGATCAGTCATTAAGGACGTTTGGTATAATAACGAAAATCAGGGAATTATTCCAGAAATTGTATCTATGGTCGTTGATGACCGAGATCGATATAAGAAACTACAAAAAGTTCATTCAAACCCTTCAGATAAAGACAATTACGATCCTGAATTAGCTTCTTTCTATAAGAGAAAGCAAGAGGCATATAAGATTTATGCTAACTCGATATATGGATTGCTTGGAAATAGACACTTCCAATTTTATGATGTTGATAATGCGGCGTCAGTTACTGGTATTGGTAGATATTTAATTCAGTATTGTATTGACTACATCATAAAATGGTTTGACATTGGACTACCTAAGAGTGAATTGTTTAGGGCTGAATTCGGCGAATACGCAAATGTCCAAATCAAGGGCTTGCTTGCAGACGAATATATAGCTGAACAAGAAGATAGGGAAACTCTTGGTAAATACAAGAGATTAGTTCTAGCTCACACTGACTCTTTCTTTTTAGATTTTTCTGATATTTACTCTCCATTTATAGGGAGAAAGAGAACCGAAGAAGAGTTTAAGGCTCTTCTAGATAGATACTCTGACCCAAATTCGCCAGACTGCGACAAGTCAGTATCATCTATTTTACAGAGTCGATGGGAAGATGGGTCATGGCCTGAGATGAGCTTGACTGAATTCTCGCTTAGATTTGAACATTGTGTATTTGGTGAGATTCGTACTAAGATTCTTAATAGATGGGCGACTGAGAATAACTATAGAGAGAATAGACTGTGGTTAAAGCTAGAAAAATGTTGCAACCATCTTATTGAGTTGACAAGAGCGCACTACATCTGTTATCTTCAGTACGATGAGGGCGACGACCTAATAAATTCTTCATTTGAGAAGAGGTTTAAGCCCGTAGGTGTTGAACTTGTTAAGTCAGATACTCCAGCTTGGAGTAAAACTCATATTAAGAAATTATTAGAGATGGTATTCACCGACGTTCCGAAAAACGAGATTATCAAAAAAATAGGAGAATATAGAAAGGATTTCAAAGATCCTAGTAATATTGTGCAAATTTCGAAGCCTGTTTCAGTGAATACACTTGATGCGGCTAAGAACGGAGTGATGCCTGCTCCTCGAAAAGGAGCAAATGCTTTTAATGCGGTTATCGATAGTAGCGATGAATTATCTGGATATGAACCAATAACTGAAGGAACCAAAGCTAAATGGATATATGTGAAATCACCTAATCCATTTGAGAGTGAAGTGATAACATTTAACACGGAATCATGGCCTGAATTCTTAAACAAATATTTCGTAATTGATTACGAAACTCAATTTGAAAAAGTATTTAAGAAGCCACTAACGAAAATCTTCGAAGTTATGGGATGGGGTAATATCTTCGAAGGAAACATGGACCTCATGGCGAAATATATGAGAAAGGTTTGAAATTGAAAATTAAAACATTGGATAAGATAGTTTCTCCAATATGTCCTAACATATTAATTGCTGTTTCCGCAGAGGAAAATGGATTTGTTAAGGTATGTGATGGGGTTAATGTATTTGAGATTGAATCTACAGACTGTGAATTGGTTGGGAATGTTGGAATTAAGAGCAAGTATGACATACTTAAGATGTATGTCGTTGTAGATAATAGTGCCCCTATTGGTCTTGGAATTAACGGCGCAGTACATGCGGCATATTCAGCCGGATCAATCGCGCAGGGAGCCAAAGCACACGAATCGATTGATTATTATGAAGGAGATGGAGATCAAAGCTATCTAGATGATTGGCTGTCGAACTCGTATCGAAATGTCACATGTACTGGATCCAGTGAAGATATTCAAACTGCAATTAATATTGCGGGAGAGTCTGGTATCCCGTATTATGCATTCAATGAACCTGATTGGATCGATGCGGCAGGGCGTCCATTGGCAGTTGCATTTGGACCTAGGTATGTATGGCCTGATATTTTCTCGAAGTTTGATTTACATGCAGGATCATCTTCGAAGAGAACTGACAATCGAACAATGAGATAAGTAAATTAGAATGAAATATGAAGCCTCCGAAAGGAGGCTTTTTCTTTTGCTATAATATCCGTAAAGGAGTTAATATGGCAAAGGGAAAAACTACAGGCGAAGGCAAAAAGGTAACATTCTCTGTTAAGAGTATGATAAATGCCGCAAAAAATGAATACATATATCCTCGCGGAGATATTAGAGCTAGGACTGATTTTATTGACACTGGATCTTATGCTCTAAATGCTATTCTCAGTGGATCGATTAAAAAAGGACTTCCAGATAATAGGAGCGTAATGTTTGCAGGTGAACCTGCAACAGGTAAGACCTTTTTTACCCTCAGAATCTGCAAAAAGGCGGCAGATGCCGGATATTTCATCTTTTATGTTGATACTGAGGGTGAGAAAGATGAAGAAATGTTTGCAAACTTTGGATTCAAAGGTCGAGGAATTGACTATGAAATTCTAAAGATTAAGACGGTCGAGGCACTTAGAGTTCAAATATATAATATGCTTGAGCAGTATAAGGCATATTTTAATTCATTGGACCCAAATTCTGAAGAATATCTCAATAGACCTAAATTCTTATTTGTAATTGACTCTGTTTCCATGTTGACCACTGAAGCCGATCAGAAGAATCTAGAAAAGAGAGATCCTAAGGATAATTTACGCCTAAACAAGCAACTAAAGGCGTTTTTCCGAGACGTTACTCTAGATATGAACGTCCTTAAGATTCCTTTGATTTTGATCAATCATGTATATGACATGATGGAACAGACCGCTAACTCAGCCAGTGTGGATGCTGGTAAGAAAGTTGGAGGCGGTACTGGCGGCTTGTATGGGGCATCTGCTATCATAGTATTGAAGACCAAGGAATCAAAGACCACAACAAGGGTATTCTCTGAAAAAGATGGGGAAAATGTAACCAGGGACGTTGTGACTGGAACATTTTTTACATGTAAGGCAGTGAAATCTCGATACATCAGAAAAGGATCGCAAGTTGACCTATATGTTGATTTCCAGACGGGAGTTGCGAAGAATTTTGGATTGCAACAATTCTGTGAAGGCACTTTAGTTGAGCCTGTTCTTCGAGGAAGTAAGGGTAAATTTTACAAGTTAATTTGCAAGCCAAAGGACGAAAACGGAGAATATCCTGAGGTTAAGAGTTATGTTGCCGAGATCCCAAATTTGATTGAAGAGATCGACGTAATTGTAAAAAAGACATTCCAGTTTGGTAATGAAGTAGACGAAAACGGTGAAATGATAGGGATTGTGGATGACGCAGAGCTAATCGAAGCCGATACGGGCGACGAGGAGTTTGAATTCTAACACAATCCCCGAAAAGGAGATAGATGTTAGACGTTTCTGTACCCCCTGTGATTGATGCAGAAGATCCATTCAAATCACTAACCCCTCTGGATTTCGAGGATATTGTCATCAAGACATTATTCTTGAAGCCAGAGTTAGGTAATAAAATATTTCCTAGACTTGGCCGAACAACAATGGTCAATGAGGAAAATGGTAAGATCGTAGAGTCCGCAAAGAAGTTCTTTGCGGACCACGGTCGCTATCCAAGCCCTAAGGAATTCTACGATTTATATCTTAGCGATGAAAACGTCAAGGATAAATTTAAGAATTTAGGTAATATTTCGATTCGTAATTATGATGAAGAATATTTGAAAGATAAGCTACAAGAATTCGTTAGAATGCGCTTAACTTTCAGTCGTCTCATGGAGGCTAGTGCTAAGATCAAGACATCTGGTGACGTGACTGCAATTGACGCAAAAGTAATTGAAGGCTTTTCCGATGCAGTTTCATTTACTATTGAATCTAAGACTGGTATATCTGCTAAGAAGGATATGGCAGCTTTTGTAGATTATCTAAACACTCCAAATTCATTTATTCCAACATTCTCGCCAACACTCAATCATTATATGAGTGGAGGATATGCCTCAAAGGCACTTACAGTTTGGTACGGTGAATCGAACATGGGTAAAACCACATATCTATGTAACGACGCCGCATATGCATTTTCTCAGGGATATGACGTATTATACATTAGTCTTGAGATGGATAAACAGGAGATTATGAAGAAGGTTGTTGCTAATCTTCTAGAAATTCCGGTAGGGGTTTTGAAAAACTACGACGCTAAATTTTTTGAAGATAAAATTCGTGAAATTAGTACTTCAGATCTTAGAATTCTTGAATGGCCTTCGTTTGAAGTTAATTCTCTTGATATTCTAAATGCTATTAGAGATCTTCAAGTAAAAGAAGGTTTTAGGCCGCATATAATTTTCCTTGATTACATTAATTGTATGTCTGCAAATAAAGCAAATCAAGGTGGCGGAAAGAAACATGAAGATCTTGGATACATTACAAAGGAAATAGAGAATCTTGCTAAGGTTTTAGATGTCCCGGTGGTGACTTGCTCTCAGTTTAATAGAAACGGATACGGAAATACAAAGGCTGGCGCTAAGGATGTCGGAGAATCTATTGACATCTATAAGTATTCCGCTAATGGAATTGCCATTTTACGCGACCCTACGATGGTTGCAAATGGCCTGTATGAACTAAACATCATCAAGAACCGATACGGACCTAAGGACATCGCGTTCCTGGCCAAGGGTTTTGCTGATATAATGAAGTTCAGGGATGCAACTGACAATGAGATCCAGAGCTTTCAGTCTACCGGAGAAACCGCAAGCGAAATCTTGGATGAAGCAAGGAATTTTCCACGATGATCGTTAGTAACTGGATCGAAACTCTCAATGAACATTTCCTGGCCTATGGTATGAGCCTTTCTTCTGACGAGTCCGTTTTGAACTCCAAGAAGGTAGCTTTTAATCAAGTGCTTAGAGATCTGAAACAAGAATATCCAAACAAGAAACTATGGCATATGATTCTTTCAATGAAAGATCACTATGAAATAGAGTTCTTAGTTGAGTTGCTTGATGAGGAAAATAGGCTCGACATTAGAAGTGAAATGGTAGAGGACAATGGGTCTATGCTTGCGAAACAAAGAAAGAGGCACTAAAATGGATAACTTTGCAGATTTTGACGCACAATTTGATCAGACGCTTGCGCTTGTAAATGGCAACGGCAATGGGGGCGATAGGAATGATCCAAATCAGTTCAAGCCTTCTGTAGACGAGAAGAGGCCCGAGTATCTCGCTCGCGTGAGGTTTATTCCTCCCGCAAATGGACCAATGTTCGTTAAGAAGATTGTTCACTACATGAAGGTTGGAAATAAGACTGTTCGTGTTATTTGCCCAAAGACCACTGATGGTAGAAATCAGTGTGATATTTGCTCGGATAACATCCAGTCCCATAAGTCGAAAATTCCGGCACTTGTGAATCGAGCAAAGGCTCACGGAAACAAGACTCGCTGGGTTGCCAATGTACTAATTCTTGAGGATAGTGTTAGGCCGGATAATGTTGGTAGAGTGATGTGGTGGGAATTCCCTAATCAGATCATGGAGCAGATTGAGAAACTCAAGAATCCTCCTCTCACCAGCATGCCTTCGATCAATGCATTCCATCCAACGAAGGGCGCAGACTTTTTGCTCGCGATGAAACTAGTTGGAGATATTCCTAAGTACGATGGATCGATGTTCATTGTATCTGGAGGAGCAACCCCAATTAGCGATGACGTAAATTATATTAATCAAGTGAGATCGATGTGCCACGACATTCAGGCTCAGATTATTATTCCTTCACAGGAAGAAATAGCTGACATCTTGAGTAAAGCTGGCGGTAGTGAGTTGGCTGGCGTTCAGAAGACTTACAGTAATCTTGGATTTGCGGGAACCCCAGGTCCGAGTGTAGGTGGATTTGCACCAGTACAGCAAGCCGTTCAAATGGATGAATTCGACACTGCATTTGCGCAGGCTGGAAGCGCCGTACAGGCTACACCAGCCCCTCAGATGGCAAGGCCGACACTTGCACCTCAGGCACAGCAGGCACCCGCTCCTAAGCCCGTAATGGCGGTACCAGGACGACCTGCCCTACAGACACCTGAAAGCGTGATGCCCGTCCAGGCCGAACGAGTAACTCCTCTTCCTCCAACACCTGCGACGAATCAGCCACATGTTGCAAAGCCTGTGGATGATGACGCTTGGTTCAAGTAAGAAAATATTCGTCTCTGATGTAAATACAGGGAGAGGGTAAAACCTCTCCTTTTTTATTTTGGAGTCTAAATGGCAATTTACAAGAGAAATAAAGCATTTTCTGAACTATATCGGAATAGACATTCACTTTATTTGATGTATATTAACTCTATTAGCGTTTTCAATGATCAAGATCACATTGACAGACTGTCACAGGTTATTTTTGAATTGGTTGGAGTTAGATATAATTTGAATGAAGTAAAACAAATAAACGAGGCAATTTCCATATTGGGTAAATTCAGAAAAGAACAGAAGTCTCATTTAACTAAGTTCACTAATGTTAATTGTGATTACAAGAAGGAATATAATAGCGTAATAGCCACGTTAATTGGATTGAGATGTATAGAAATCGTAAGATATGGAGTTGGTGAGAGTTCAGTAAATGAAATATTAGAATATGAGTTAGATGAATCTAATCCAGATGGACGTGCAATTAAGTCTTTGAGAGTTGCAGAGGTAGAATTAACAAAGACACTATACGAAATAGCGAATAATAGATTCAAATGCGAAGCAATATGCAAGGTAACAAAGTCAATCATAAACAAGCTCCATCGTAGGCGAGCTTCACTCCAGCGACCTAGATAGTTGCTACAATCATGACATGGAGAACGATGGCGTATTCGTACACTCATGGAACCATGTGGTCACTACGCCCCCTGCGAAGTTCAAGGAATACCTAGAAAAATTCGGAGTCGAGGGTATTGAGCAAAAGGGGCGTAAATTTGTATTCAGATGCCCGATATGTGGAGATTCGGATAAAGTTAAGACTAAGAAGCGTGGGTTTCTCATTACCAATATGGACGGTAATGGAGCAATAGGTTGTCATAATTGTGGGTATAAGAATTCATTTGGTAAGTTTCTGAAATCTGAAAAGAAAGAACTATACAATCAGTGGATTCAGGACGTTTTTATTGGAATATCATTAAATTCGAAGACAGAAACTGAGAATGCAACTTATGTTGATGCGCCACTCGAAGAGGAAATAGTTGACTACTCATTATTCAAGCCACTTGCAGTGAAGACTCAATCTAGAACATATCAAAGTGCAATGGAGTTTGTTTGTTCACGTAGAATTCCTAAAAAATATGCAAGACATTTCCTATATTGCGAAGAGGGTAGATATGCAAATCGAATAATTATACCTCATTACAATAAAGACATGACATATAAACATTTTGAGGCTAGAGATTTAAGACCTAAACCGTGGGTTAAGTATCTATATCCAGAGAATTGGAAGCCTAATAACTATAATTTACCTAATTTAGATCTTGGTAGGGATTATTTTGCTTTTGAGGGTGTAATAGATAGTCAATTTGTAGATAATTCTGGGGCATGTGGTGGCGCTCAGAAATATGATTTCTTTTTTGAAAATATACATAAGTCTCTACATCGAAACGGAATAGTTTTCGCTGACGGAGATGAAGATGGATTGAGAGTTGCATTTAAGTACTTGAAAAAAGGTTTTAGAGTATTTAAGTGGGCGAATAAGTTGTTGAAATGGGAATTAGGAGTACACGACCTAAATGGGCTTGTCACCTCAGGATTCTTTAAGCCAGAAGAGATGAATCCAGATGGCACTGTTAAGACTGAAGTCATCATGCAGTATGTGATTCAACCTACAATTGGAGAAATAATGTGCTTTCAAATGGAAGCATTAGACCTTGGAGTTAATCTTCTAGAAAGGAAGAAATCTAATGTTGGATTTACTAGAGAAGAACGTAAAGATAATTGGTTTGCATGGTAAGGCGGGATCTGGTAAGGATTTCATAGCTAATGCCTGTTTAGGCGATTACTTTAAGTTTGCGCTTGCTAATCATTTTAAGATAGATGTTGTTAGAAAATACTTATTTACATATGAAGAAGTATTTGATACGAAGCCAGCGCATGTGAGACATCGGCTACAGCAAATTGGAACTGAAGAAAATAGAGATGTATATGGTGCGGATACGTGGGTAGATGCCGCAGAGACTTGGCTTCATTCAATATATAAAGCAAATAGCATTGACAAGTTCGTTATAGCTGATATTAGATTTGATAATGAGGCCGAATGGATCAAACGCAAGGGCGGAATTGTGATCCGAGTTGATTCAAATAGAAATAGAAGCGGAATGGATGAAAAAGCACTTCAACATTCATCTGAAGCTGGGGTTAGTGAACATTTGATAGACCATGTCGTAATTAATGACATTGGAACTGACGTAGAAACACTAAAATGGCAGATCAACCAGATAAAGAAATGGAATAACCTATGAGCATCAACACGATTCTTTTCGATTTAGATAATACGTTAGTTCGTTGCATGGTATATTACACGTTTACTCGGAAGAATCTATATAAGATTCTTTCAAATGTAAGCGGGTTTTCTATCTCAGAAATAGAGGACATGTTCAATGAACACGAATCAGAAAGAACTAAGAAAAAAGACGGATTTACAAAGGATGCTTTTTTAGATTCAGTAAATGGGATTAGAGTTAAGATATATGAAAAGTTAAAGGAATTGGACGCTGAGCGAGCATCAGCATTTTATGAGTCTGATGCTCCACTGAAATTGATAAAGTTTGCCGCAGATGTATACGAGGCTCCATATACATTATATTCTGACGTAATAGATACACTTAAAATGCTAAAAGCCAAAGGTTATTCACTTTATGTGGTAACCAAAGGAGATTTTTACGGCCAGTCTAAAAAAGCCGCAACAATGCCTCCAGTGTTCGATGGGTTATTTGTACTACCACATAAGAGTAAATATACATGGAATGGTGTAATTGAGACATCCCAATTAGATAGATTCTCTACTGTTGTAGTTGGTGATTCTGTTAAAGATGACATTAATCCGGCACTTGAAGTTGGATTAAAGGCTATCAGAGTTAATAGAGAAAATACTTCATGGATTGGAGATCCAGAAATGATTCCAAAGACAAAGGTTCCAGAAATTAAAGATTTTTCTGAATTGATAGAAGCAATAGAGTCTTTGTAAAAACAACCCCTTGAAAAAGGGGTTTTTTGTTAAGATATAATTATGCGCATATTAGGATTGGATCTAAGTATAACATCACCTGGATTTTGTATTATGGATATTGACGATAACTACGAGATAGTTGAGATCAATATGCATGGGTTTACGAAGACAGATAAATGGGTTTTTAGTGGAGAAGGTCTAACGATTCATAAAATTCCGAAGGAATATGATTCGCATCCACCTCACTATAGGCCATTTATCATATATGAAATTGTTAAGCCGTATCTAAAAGACGTTGATTATATTGCAGTAGAGGATTATGCATTCAAGGCCAAGGGTAAAGTATTTGACATTGCCGAGTGTTCGGGTGCATTAAAAAATATATTTTACTCCATGAAGATTCCAATGAAAAAATTCCCACCAATGACAGTAAAGCAATGCGCAACTGGAAATGGTGGAGCGGATAAAGTTATGATGGGGCTTGCATTTTCAGCATCTGGATTAAGTAAGAAGGTAAATTCTTATATATTTGAATTACCTGAATATAATAATCCACAGGAAGATTTAGTAGATGCGTGTTATATGGCAAATACTTTGAGAATTGAACTATGCTATCGAGAGACGGGAAAATTTCCTGATAATTTATACATGCCAGAAGCTAATTGTTTATCTGCAATAGTAAATGGAAAGAAGGGTGCAAAAACTAAGCCATCTATTGAACACCCAATTATAGTATTTGGTGAGTTTGTTAGAATTAAGAAAGAAAAAAAGGCAAAAAAGGTTAAACTTGAGGTAATTGAACCAGTAAAAAAGACTAGAGCGCCTAAGAAGAGGCTTGAAGTTCCTTCAAATAAATAACTATATGATCGATTATCTTGAGTTACTTGAAGAAGATGTGAATCCAGAGGATATTGATGTTTCTTCTATTAAATTTCATAGTGAGTTAAATCCTATTTTATGGGCTAAGATTGATGGTGAGTATTATCTAAGGGATGAAATTAAGACTAAATTAACTGCAATTGCAGATAAATTCTCTGATTTTATTAGATATAAAGGGTCTAAGATAGATGTTAAGGATATTGTATTGACAGGTTCTAATTGTAACTACAATTATTCTCCGACTAGCGATTTAGATTTGCATTTAATGGTTGATTACTCTAGCGTAGGCGATGAACCTGAATTAGTATCTGAGTATTTGTTTAATAAGAAAGTTCTATGGGGATTAAAGTATGATATTAAAGTGTCTAATATTCCGGTAGAATGTTATGCCGCCGAGGCCGATTCTGATTTAGTTAAAGGTGCGGCTTATTATAGCCTAATGAAAGGTGAATGGATAGTCAAACCTGACAGAAAGAACATTGTAGTTGATCTGTCTGCAGTTAAAGAGAAGGCGGCAGAATTAATCGAAATGGTCAATAGGGCAGAAACGGCAGACCAGATCAAGAAACTGAAGGATAGATTATACAAAATGAGATACGCAGGGCTACATTCCAGTGGCGAGTTCTCAGTGGAAACTCTGGCGTATAAAATTCTTCGAAATAGTGGCGTGCTCGATCAGATGAACGAGCGACTTTCGGCTTTAGAAGCCCTATAGTCTGCTATCATACTGTCATGAGCTTAAGACATGTTACCGTAGACGTAGGTGGACTCTCGTATTGGAAACTTCATTCCCTTGCGAGTAAGGCGAGATGCGAAGATCTCGGCCTCCAAAAAGAAACAATCCTCGCAATGGAGTCTGAAGGTGGATTCAAGCAGTGGATTCAAGACGTTAAACTTGAAATTCTTGATATTATTTCTAGTTTTAATCCCGATTATCTAACTCTTGCATGTGACGGTAAGAATCTATGGAGAAAAGACATTTATCCCGAATATAAGGATAATAGGAAGGCAAATAAGGCAAAGATTCCAATTGATTGGAACCTTTTTTATCAGACTCGCGATCAACTAATGCGAGATATTTCAGAAAATATGCCAATTAAGACGATTCTTCTTGATAGAATCGAAGCCGATGACATTGTGGCTGTTTTAACTGAACATCTCAGCGAAACACACGATATTATTGCACTGTCAAATGACAGTGACTGGCATCAATTATTCAAGTATAGAAATTTCAGGGTATTTAAGTTGAACGACAATAGTAAGACTGCATTTTTGAGTAGAGGGGCTGAAGGAAGAACTGAAGTTGTAGGGGTTGATCCGGTGAAACTCATTCAAATGAAGATTTTGACTGGAGATACTGGAGATAATATTCCAAATCTCAGACCCCGATTAGGCGAAGTGACTGCCCAGAAGATCATAACTGAGTGTAATGGGAATATTTACTCATATGCAATGAAGGAAGGGCTCCTTGAGGCATTTGAAAGAAATCAGAGATTGATTAATCTAGACAGAATACCGCAAGATATTAAAGATTCCATTTGGAATGAATATAATTCAAAGCCAGTTGCAGAGGTTGATCATTTATTGCTAATGGAATTCTTCCCAGATAACTATGAATATATAACTCAATTGTCTAAATGTAATTTGTTTACACAGGCTAATGTAAAAAATCTTGGTTGGAATTAAAGCTAAATAAAAACTCATAGAAAGGAAACTTGAGAAAAATGAAATCGTATTCAACAGAAGAAGCCCTAAAAGAGTCCTCTGAATTTTTTAATGGGGATACTACCGCATCTAGCGTGTTTGTGGGTAAATATGCATTAAGAAATGATTTAGATGAAATTGTCGAGTCAACTCCAGATGCAATGCATAGGAGACTTGCAACAGAATTTGCAAATGCTGAATCTATGTATAAAGACGGAATGGGATTTGATGAAATTTATTCACTGTTTAAGGGTTTTAAGTATGTAATTCCACAGGGATCTCCAATGTCTGCAATTGGAAATCCATATGCGATTCAATCTGCATCAAACTGTTTCGTAATTCCATCCCCCGTCGATTCATATGGTGGAATTTTTCAGGCAGATCAACAACAAGCACAAATAATGAAGCGTCGCGGTGGAGTTGGATTCGATATTTCTAATATTCGCCCTAAAGGTCAGTCAACATCAAATGCCGCAAAAACAACAGACGGTATTGCTGTTTTTATGGATAGATTTTCTAATACCTGCAGAGAAGTTGCACAGGGAGGCCGTCGAGGTGCTCTAATGTTGACTTTGTCGGTACACCACCCAGAGATTGAAACCTTCATAAACATTAAGCGCAATCAAACCCGTGTAACTGGGGCAAATATCTCCATTAGAGTCACTGATGCGTTTATGCGGGCTGTTAAGGCTAATGAAAAATACACTCTACAGTGGCCTGTCGATTCAAACAATCCTAAGATCGTCAAGGAAGTTAACGCCCGTGATATATGGAATCAGATAGTTAAGGCGGCATGGGAATCTGCGGAACCTGGGGTTCTTTTCTGGGATAATGCAAAAAATATGACCCCTTCGGATATTTACGCTGAAGAAGGATTTGGTAGCACATCTACGAATCCATGTGGTGAAATTGTATTATCACCTAATGATTCGTGTCGTTTAATGGCATTAAATCTATATTCTTTCGTGGAGAATAAGTTCACTAATGAATCATGGTTCGACTATGTGAAATTTGCAGAAGTTGCATACAAAGCACAGCATCTAATGGATTCGATGATTGATATTGAGATCGGTCAGGTGGATAAGATCATATCTAAAATTGAAAATGATGCAGAAGATGACCAGATTAAAAAGATTGAATTGGATCTTTGGAAAAATATTAGATCTGCCGCATTGAAGGGTCGTAGAACTGGATTAGGTATCACAGGATTAGGGGATGCATTGGCGGCACTAGGTATTACCTATGGAGCTAAAGAATCTGTTGAGGTTACTGAGAAGATATATAAATCTTTAGCTGTTAATGCATATCGAGCTACAATTGATATGGCTGAGGTTCGAGGTGCATTTGAAGTATTTAACTACGAGAAGGAGAAGAATCACCCATTTTTATTGAAGGTGATTAGTGAGCTAGGTTCAGAATATGTGAATAAATGGAAGAAGTTTGGTCGTAGGAATATTGCATTAACCACAACTGCACCTACGGGATCCGTTTCCATGATGACTCAGACTACTTCTGGAATTGAACCTGCCTTTAGCGTCAAGTATACTCGTCGCCGTAAGATTAACCCAGAAGATTCAAATGCTACAGTTGCATATGTTGATGGAGTCGGCGATAAGTTTACTGAATATAATATTTTCCATCATGCATATAAGGAATGGATGAACGTAACTGGCATGACTGACGCAGATTACGAAAAATCTCCGTACTTCAAGGCTACTGCGAACGATGTGGACTGGAGAGCATCTGTAGACATCCAGGCGGCGGCGCAACGATGGGTGTGTCATTCTATATCTAAGACATGCAATCTACCGTCAAACGTCTCAGAAGACCTCGTGGCTCAGGTTTACATGGATGCATGGGAGAAGGGCTGTAAGGGATTTACTGTGTATAGAGACGGATGCCGTTCGGGTATTCTAATTACAGAAAAGCCTAAGGAAGAGGCTAAGCATACTGGATTCTCTGAGGTTGATGCACCTAAGCGTCCAACAAGTCTTGAATGTGAAGTCCATCACGTCAAGATTTCTGGACAGCAATGGGTTATTTTCGTTGGATTATATGAAGGTAGACCATATGAAGTGTTTGGAGGAATTGCCGAAAATATCCAACTCCCTCGCAAGATAAAAAGTGGTAAGATTGTTAAAGTTGGTAAGAAGGAAGGCCGTGGCATCTATTCATTTACATTTGGCGAAGGCGAAGATGCAATCGTCATCAAGGATATAGTGAAGGCTTTTGCTTGCGCTGACTATGCATTCCATACTCTAGCTGTTTCTGGATTACTTAGAACTGGAATGGGAGTTCAATACGTTCTTGACATCTTCAATAAGGCAGATGAAGAGGCAGATCTTTTCTCATTCAATAAGGTAATTTCCAGAGTTCTAAAGCATCATATCAAAGATGGTACTAAGGCAGGCGAGAAATGTCCAAATTGCGGATCAGAAATGATCTTCACTGAAGGATGTAAGAGTTGCACTTGCGGATATTCTAAATGTGGATAATGTGAAGAAGCCCTCGAAAGAGGGCTTTTTTGTTGTCTAAATAATTAAATGGCATATCGACCATTTGAAGATCAAGAAACTCCAATACAAAGACCTGCAAGTGAAGGTGGTTGGAGCCAGGGTGTATATAAAGTAAAGAATCCTAGAAAATATATGTCAACTAAACCTCCAGTATTCAGGTCTAGTTGGGAATATAACATAATGTATATGTTTGATACTAATGATAATATATGTAGATGGGGGTCAGAAATAATAGAAGTTCCGTATATAAATCCAATTGACGGAAACCCTCATAGATACTTTACTGACTTTTTCGCTGAATTTAAGGATGAAAAAGGTCAGTATAAAAAGTGGGTAATTGAAGTTAAACCATTATCTAAATTAAGCCCTCCTAAACAAAAAAAGAGAACTAAGACATGGGCTTATCAGATGAATGAATATATGATAAACACCGCAAAGTGGAATGCGGCAGGTGTATTTTGTAATAAAAGAGGATGGGAATTCAAAATATTCACTGAAGAAGAGATCAAGGCGTTAGATAGATTCGTTCCAAGTAGCAGGTGAGGTTGTTAACATGTAAGTAGAGGATCCGTTTGGATGGTCCTTACTTTTTTTACTGGAGAATGAGATGGAGATCATAGAAGGAAATCTCCTCGACGTTCAACACGGGATAATTGTACATCAGGTCAATTGCCTAGGGGTTATGGGTCGAGGATTAGCGGCGCAAATTAGAGCACGTTACCCAATAGTGTTTAAGGAATATCATAAGCTATGCAAAACTCGCATAGGATATGAAGATCAATTACTAGGTACAATACAACTAGTACCAGTTAAGGATAGTCCAGCATTGAGAATAGGTAATTTATTTGGACAATGCACATATGCAGGACTAGGAGTGCATACTAACTACGATGCAGTGCAAACTGCACTAGAGAAGCTATCATTTATCAATACTAGGAAATTACCTGTATATTTCCCATACTTAATGTCATCTGATTTAGCAGGTGGACACTGGCCTACAATTAAATCTATTATAGAGGCTACAAATCCAAATGCCACTATTGTAGTTCTACCTGAGAAGGTTCAGTCATTAGGGGATAATTGGAAGAATAAGATCTAATGGATTACACCAAAAAGACAACATTTGCGGCGTTCGTAAATATTAACAAAGGTGATAAGTATTGGGTGGATGGTCATTTCGAATATGGAACTGATACACCTACTATTTTTAGATTTAATACCAAGGAAGAAAAAGCGATTGCGCAAGAGGTGGCTCAATCTTACTTGGATAACTGGGGATTTACTGAAGTTGAACTGGTAGTCCTTGAGGTTAAATCTAGACACCCTATTAAATTGAAGAAGCGAACTGAAGAGGAGATTGCGGAGGCTCGAAAGAAACTATTAGCCGCATCCGAAGAATATCGAAAATCAAATGAAGAGAATCAAGAACTTCAGAGTACTACGGACTCTTCAATTATTTTGCAAAAGCAAGATGGTTCTGTGATGCCACCTCCTAAGAAGAGAAGTCGCAAGACCAAAGAGGCTGTTACAATATCACTATGAATATCACACTTAATCTTTCCCAGAGACTCTGGCTCATCGAAGCTATCGGTAGCCTCCCGTCAACCACCGCACTCATCAAGGAAGCCGATGGATTCATTGGATATTTGGCTCCAAAGGATTCAGAGATTTCAACTGAGGGATTAAATTTCACAGCAAATGAAAATGGGTTAGTGTGGAATCTCGAAGTAGAGGCAACCTCAATCCCTAAATTGATTGTTGAAGTTCCGGTATTAATTTATGATGCTCTTAAGACTAAGTATTCTGTCCAATTGAAGGATCCTACTTCTCTAGATCTTGAGATGCTTTCATTGTTAGAAATTTAATCGGAGAAAAAAGAGATGATTGATTTTAGTCTATCAGTTAAGCTGAAGATAGGCGGAGAAACATTTGAAGACGGATCGAAGCGTTCAATCTTCTCTAGATTTAAGTTTTGGCTCAGCGACAAATATCTAACATTTGTTGAATTTCTTGAATATCTCAAGAATGACACTTCTGAGAATTACAGAATTACATTTGACGAAGGCTATGATGCCTATATGATTTTATACGATAATAGTTTCAGTGAAGGTTTTTATGCAAGAGCAAATGAACCAGGAGACTGGTTCTATAAGAGTCATGATGAAGATGGAAATCCAATTGCGGCTTTTGTTGTTCCAGATGTATATGTAGAGAATACAATACAGCGAATGGAAGGGTTGCAAATTACACCTACTGATCGACTACAGTCAATGTCGGTTGCCGAGATTTACATCACGAATTGTGACGAAGCGAACATAGATCCGTACATACAGCTTAGAAACTCTTACCTGCCAGATGGAACTGGAATTGTATGGTACGGTAGGCGATCTAAGTATGAAATTGATCAGTCGTATTTTGATCAATTTAATGCAGAGTTTGCACTTGAAGTTGAGAATGTTACTGAATGGATTAATAATCACCCAGATCCAGAGCCAGATCCAATTGATCTGATGATAATTCAACGAAGAGAAGAGATGCAAAATGCAATCGACAAACAGAATTCAAGAAGGCGTAGACGTGTACAATCAACTAGAAACTAAGGTACTCTTAAAGTTCTTCACGAATTTAGATAGTAATGTGTATGCGGCTACAGATGCAATGCCAACTTCACTTTGGGCATTCTTAGAAGGCGGATATTCAAGATCTAACTTAACTATGCGAGATAGATTCCTTGCTATTTTCAAGGAAATGACTTCCAACGAGGATGAATATTCTGCGTTGCTATACGATTTAATTGGAGACGCAAATTCATCTGAAATTTACGCAGTTGTATTGGCGAAGGCTGAGAACTTCATGCGTAAATGGGCGGTGGATTATGGACATAATTCACTCAAGGATTCTGCAGTAGATAGATTAGCCATTGAAAATGTATCCATTAGATCAACTAAGATCCTTGAGAATTCATCACTGGGTGCATTTCAGGAGAAATCTACTCGATATATGGATTTCTCTGAAGATAATTTTTATATTCCAGATTCAGAATATGTAACAGATGTTGAGAAGCAAATCCTAATCGATTCGATGAAGATGTATCGAAAGGTGCTGGCATTTGGTATTGACTTCTTCAAGAGTAAGATTTCTCGTGAAGATTTTAAGACAGAAGCCGCATGGATTCGTACTTGTAATGCCAAGGCATTCGATGAGGCGAGATATCTGCTACCTACTAGCGTAAAGACTTCACTAGGGGTTACATTACCTACGAGAGAAACAGAGAGATGGTTGTCTGAATTATTTGCATCTCCTGAGCAGGAAATCAGGGATCTTGCTAATAAGATCAAAGAAGAATGTATCAAAATTAATCCAGGACTTCTCAAACACGTCTCAGCTAATGAATTTTCTGTAACTCGAAATAATCCAATCGCGATTAAGTTGAGGGAGAAAGCGGCGCAATCGATTAATGATTCACAGGTTGGTCAGAATCTGACGATGGCCCCCTTCGACGGAGAGCATTATTCTGCCGGAATGATGACTGCTTTTATTGCATCGTGTGGGATTTTTGACCCTAGTAATTTAGAGTATGATACTGTGCTAGAGGCGATTGACGAGTATATGAGTTCTCGTGGAGCGCATGATGAATTTCCTAAGTGGACTGCTGTTGGCGATCACATGTTTAGATTTTGTATAGATATTGGCGCATATCGAGATGTACAGCGACATAGAGTGGGAACACAGATCCCATCTGATTGGTGTCCTTCATATGGATATAGCATCCCAGATTTACTTGAAGATGAATCAGCAAGTGAACTGAAGATAGAATATATTGCACTATGTGAGAGAATTAAGGACGTAATTGGAAAACTTTATATTAAAGATAGATTCGTTGCAGGATATTTCTTAATTTTGGGAACTAATATCAATGTTATTTACAACTGCGACTTCAGACAGCTTGCATATTTCATTGAATTGAGGAGTGGACAGGCTGGGCATTATTCGTATCGTAGACTTGCACAGAATTTTTTCAAGCTGATTGAGGCTGAATATCCAATATTCTCCAAATATATCAGAGTCGATATGAGTGGCTACGAAGATCGCAGAGAAGCAGAAGAAAGAATCCAAGAGAAAATCAGAAAGGCTCAGGAAAATTAACATGAACGTGAATACAAAGCAAGACGAAACTGGTGTAGTTAAGGGTAATTTCAGATCTTGCCTTCTCGTTAGAGAGGTAGAAGGGGGAGTGGCCCAAACCGTTTCCCTTATTCCAGAAAAATACGCAAAGGCCGGACGTGGACTTGAATTGTATAGTGAAGGTAAATGGGATCATTGGATGGTTTTAACTGCATCACCATCATTAGTTGTAGATCCTGTTGATTCTAGAATTCTAATTAAATCGCATCGCAGGGCAACGGGTGATTCTATGAAACGTAGCGTACCTAGCAAATAATGATCATCGCAAAATTGTATAATGTTCTACAGTATTTGATGGAAAATGGAGTCCCACTTGACACTGAAATGCGAGTGGGGCTTTACACCATTGAATATGACGGACAATATGAATTACAATCACTTGATTTGAATGGCATAGTGACGGATGGTGAGAGCGGTAAGGTATATTTGGCTTGTGGAGATAGAAAAGCTCCTTTTGAATTATACCATACTGGGGAAAAGCCACATGATTGGGATTCATTTGTATTGACCGTAGATGGATCAAAAGTGAATGAAGATTATCAAAGTGTAGATGATATTCAGGCATTAGAATACAGGGAGCGTAAATGATTCACGGAGCAAAAGTATCACTAGAATTGAGAAGCAAGGATTACAATCCTAATATTGCAAAAAAATATAAAGGACTAAGTCTCAGAAAAGCGAAAGAGCTTTCCATTTCAGATGAGATTCTCGAAAGAATTTTTGACGTGATATGTCGTCATTCCTTTTATGGAGAAATAACCCCAAATTTTACTGAAGCTATTAGAAATATTACAGCGTCGATTCCAAAATCAACTTACCTTGAGATTAATCGATTTCATGGAGAGGGTAGTTCTGATGAAGCAATATCATATGAATTCATGTATGAATTTACTAGGGTATTAATTAGTAAAATAAGATCACTCGCTCTTAAAAAGAAGGTTCAATATAAAAGAGATGGATTATTCACTGATAAAGATTTATTATTAGATCTCCTTAAGAAGACAACATCGGAAAACATTTTAATAGTTTCGCCATTAATAGCAACAATTATGCAGGCTAATGGGATTATAGGAGATCCATTAAATCTCCCTGAATTGATGCTAATTCCAACCACTAAGTCAAATGTATTTGTTGATTCGTGTGCAATAGCTGATAGTATTTTGACATTTGACCCCAGTAAAGTTATATTTGATTTTTCTGAAATCACAATATTCCCGTGTATTCTTAATAAGCCAGACGACGTAGACCCAAATACTATTAGAATTGAAGGTGGGATACATCCGAGAATTGAATCATATGATGCAAATATCAATGAAACAATATATGAAATATTAGATGTGTCGAAAAGCCCGATTGCCGAAGTTTTTGGTTGACGCATGAATAACTATGTAGTATCTTTCAAAAAAAGAAAGGTGTTACATGAACTTTCCTAACTGGCTAAAGGTCAAACTAAACAATTTTTTCGGAACATATGGATTGATCTTATGCGATGTGAATCGCCCATATCTTCCCTGGCCTACTGCATTTTCTACGGTAGATATTGCAATTGTGGATCCTTATGCAAATAAGATCCTTCTAGGTAAGAAGCGAGCTAGTGGTAAGTGGTGTATTATTGGCGGATTTACCGATCCAACCTCAGACTGTGACGCAGAGGACGCAATTCGCGAACTGCGAGAGGAAACTGGAATTGTTGCAAATATTAACGATCTTCGATACATTGGAGATTTCAAAATTCCAGATGGACGCTATGAGAACACCCCCCATGCAATTAGAACCCATTTCTTTATACTGAAGACTCGGGTTGAGGATGTTAAGATTGGAGAATCGGCTCCAATCGACCCTGAAATTGAAACTACCGCATGGTTTTCTCTTGACGATAGGTTTAAGAAGATTGAATCTCCCGACGCCACTCAGATTCTTCAAGGCTCTCATATTATTCTACTAAACGCACTTAAAAGATACATGGGGGCTTGATGAAAAAGCTACAGGCACTTAAAGATTACCTAAAACTGCACAATCGCAAGGCATATATTGTCGAAATTGGAGCAGGATGTCCAATTGCCCAAGGACTATACGCATGTCCTGGTGCATCCGAAGTAGTATATCACACCGAAAGTCCATATGGCAGTGCAAAGGATATTTACGGTGATTATATCGGTGAACATCGAATGGTGTCGAAGGAGGCAGTTGAAGCAATTGCAGATGCTGTAATTTCGAAGCTCGGTGAAACTCCGATATTTAATCAGAAATTTAACGCAGTGATAGTCACTTCTTCGCAAATTAAATCAAATCCCGACGATAATAGGGTCCCACATGGATGGGTATGCGTTAAAATGATGTCGAAATATCAAATTGGGAGTGAAATTCACTGGGATTCTTTCAGTTTCCATCTTACGTTTGCAAATAGATATGGTAATTTCCTAGATAGAATAGGTGCGATTGAGAATTTCGGCGAAGAAGTACAGAATGTGATTCTTTCAAATCGTTGCGATTACTTAGACTATATTCCCGACGATAGATTGTTCAAGTCTGCAGGGATGGTATTATTCGATGGAGAAGAGGCCGTTAGATTAGAAGATTATTCCAGGAAATATAAGAAAATTGCATTGTATAAGGGATCGTTTAATCCAATTCATGAAGGTCACATTGAAATCGCATATCGGGTGAAAGATGATGACACTCTTTTAATCTTTGCAATTTCTAAAAACACATACGAAAAGGGCGGGGTCGATGTTGATTCGCTATGTCGTAGGATCACTCAGATAAACGCCAAGGGTTTTTTGGTAGCTATTTTCGATAATGGTTACTTTTTCGATAACTTCTCGTATCTTCATAATCGAACAGGACTTCCCATAGATTTAATCATGGGCGTGGATACATATAATAGAATCATTAAGTGTTATTGCGACTCTGATTTTTCAGTTTTAGAGGAAGAATCTATAAGTATTTTCATTGACGACCATAACATGGCTAGGCACTATGATTCTTTTAGTGACATTGTATCTAGGAGCGGAAATAAAATATTCAATGCAATGTTCGAAGGCGCGACTTTCAAGGTATTTGGTCGTCAACAGGCAATAAACGATAAAATAAAGGCTAATAATCTTCAGTTTTATGAAGATTTTAACTGTCCAATATCTTCAACTGAAATTAGAAGAGCATTGGAAGATGCAAATTCAAATAAAGAAGACATCACACCCGAAGGAGAATCTGAAAATGTATAATGTATGGAAGATGCTAGGAATGAGCATTGCAGTCGCAACTGACTCGTATAAGGCAAGTCATGCGAAGCAGTACCCTAAGAAAACTCGGAAGGTAATCTCACACATGGTGGCTCGTGGTAGCACTATTGCTGATTATGTTCTATGGTATGGTATCTACTATAAGCTAAAGGCTTATTTGCAGGGCGTTGTTGTGACCAAGTCCGACGTGGATAAGGCAGAGAAATTCTGGGACGCCCATTTTGGATACAAGGTTTTTGATCGTTCGTATTGGGATTACATCGTTAAGAACCACGGCGGCAAGCTACCAATTAGAATTCGCGCAATTAAGGAAGGTACCAAGGTTCGCAATCATAATGTTCTCATGGTTATTGAGAACACTGACGATAACTGTTGGTGGCTTACCAACTTCATTGAGACTCTCCTAATGAAGGTATGGTATCCTTGTACGGTTGCGACTAATTCGGCTGAAATTCGTAAGATTATTCTCAAGTATTTGGATGAAACCGGAACCCCCGAAGACATTTGGTTTAAGTGTCATGATTTTGGATACCGGGGAGTCTCGTCTGAGGAAACTGCGGCTATTGGTGCCTCGGCTCACATGCTTTCGTTCATGGGCACCGACACGGTATCTGGTATTTTCTTTGCACAGGAAATCTACAATACTGACACTATGATTGGCTATTCTGTTCCCGCCAGTGAGCATAGCACAATTACTAGTTGGGGTAGAGAAGGCGAGGTTCTTGCATTTGAGAATATGCTTGATACCTACCCAGAAGGAATCGTTGCATGCGTTTCTGATTCGTTCCATATTCTTGAGGCTTGTGATAAGTGGGGGACTCTCAAGCACAAGATTGAGAATCGTAAGGGCCGATTGGTAATTCGCCCCGATTCCGGAGATCCAGCTAGAACTGATTTGGCTGTTATCGAAAAGTTGGGAAGTATCTTCGGATATACAGTGAACGACAAGGGATATAAGGTACTACCTGATTATATTCGAGTCATTCAGGGAGATGGTGTTTCTAGAATGAGCATTGCACATATTCTTGAGACTCTTAAGCTCGCAGGATGGTCGGCTGATAATATTGGATTCGGTTCGGGTGGGAAGCTCTTGCAGGATTTCAATCGAGACGATTTCAATTTTGCAATTAAGTGTTGCGAAGTTGATGTTGACGGTGAAATTCGATACATCGAAAAGACCCCTGTTGAAATTAATAAGGACGGGGAACTAGTATACAGCTTCAAGACTTCGAAGAAGGGAAATATGAAGCTGGTAAAGGATGGAGATAACTTCAGGACTGTAACTGCTGTCGATGCTGACTATGCTGATGCAGTGGACGAAATGGAAGTTATTTTTGAGAACGGCGAAATTCTCATACATCCGAAGTATGACGATATTCGGGCACTTGCTGTAGAATAAGTACGGGGCCACTTAGTACTTCCAAGGGGTGAGGCATGAGCCTCGCTCCTTTTTTATTGCTACAATCAGAGTATGAACGACTTAACTCAACAGACCCTTGACCTCCCCATTCTAGCAACCCCTAAGCTACTTAGCGACCGCCCTAGGGTGCGAGGGTTCTACCCCGCAGAGACTAGCTCGGTGGCCGCAGTTGAAGGCTTTAAGATGCCTCGCAGAGCCACTCGATGCTCCGCAGGATATGACCTCTTCAACAACACTGGAGAGGACATCGTCCTCCAGCCGAATCAAACAAGTGAGAAGATTTCAACTGGTATTATTGCATATATGCAAGATGATGAAGTTTTTAGTGTTTTTGTTAGAAGTGGACATGGTTTTAAGCATAGTGTTAGATTGGCAAATTCAACCGGAATTATTGACGCTGATTACTTAAAGGAAATCTTCGTTAAGATTAGAAACCCGAACAATTATCAGGTCGTAATTCCAGCAGGTGAATCATTTGCTCAGGGAATTTTCACTAAGTATCTAGTTTCAGACGACGATGAAGATACTGTAGGTGGAGAAAGAATTGGCGGATTAGGTTCAACTTCAAAGTAAGGAGTAGATGATATGGGTGATAAGACTAAATTGTCGATTTCGCCCATTTTCTTTAATTTAATGGCAAGTCTGACTACAACCGCAATGGGTCAGACTTGGTATTTTGTTAGAGAGAATGGAAAGATTGCCTCTCGAAAATGCGACGAGGACAAGGGAATTGTCATAATGAACATGGAGCTAGATGATTTTGCATTTTCTTTTGAAGAAAATGAGATCACGTTCCATAATTTCAAAGAATTCTTAGGCGCTTTGAAAATTCAGGATTTTCCTAAGGGTGAACCAATTTTAACTAGACAGGTTTATCGTGGAACTGACTCAGTATTGATAAAAAATGGAAAGTCCAACATTTATCATCGACTGAGCGCCAAAGATAGATACGCTTCTAGATATGGATTTAATCAATATGCAGATATTTCAGCTATGGTGGCCGACGAGGATCTTCCTAAGATGCTATGTTTTGATTTATCTAGAGATACAATACAGGCGATTTATGAAAAGGCTTCTAAATTTAAGGCCGAAATTCTTTCGTTTTCAAAGAACTCAAACGGCGTCGTGATTAACTTCACTTCGGAGTCCGATAAGATATGTGAATACACATATGACCTTGCACCTGAAGAAGTTTTGAATTTTGACACGGCAAATATAACATCAGAAACAAAATTCCCATATTCATTTTTTCATATTCTCAGGGCAACTAATGTCGATGCCAGGATATATGCATTTGGGGTAGAGGGACGAGGAATTCTTGCATTTACTGGGGAATTTCTACACGAAAACGTAAACGTGAAGTTTAATGCTTCATGTCCTTCAAGGATATAATAATGTCAGAACTCAAAGATACAGTGTGGTGTGAGAAATACAGGGCGCAAACTCTAGATGACCTTATACTTCCAGACAGACTTAAGACTGTATTTGCAAATGCACTTGAACATCCAATGCAATTTCCAAATATGATGTTCCATTCATCGGGCGCAGGTCTAATGAAGACAACAACTGCTGAAGTTCTAGCAATGGAAATGTGTAGACGATATAACACTAAGTATAAGAAGATCAATTCGTCTCAAGATGGTAACAAAGAAACAATCAAGGATGAAATCATTGAATGGGGATCATTCAATGGATATTCTAAGGCACCTAAGATTGTTATTTTGGATGAAACTGATAAGTCTAATGAAAAGACATTTCTTAATCCACTACTATCTACACTCGAATCGCTGAATGAATCAGTTCGATTCATTATGACTGCAAACAGTCTTCAGAACTTCTCAGAGTATTCTGAATCTAGAATTGAAGTATTCGACTTTTCTATCCAAACACAAGATGAAGGATATGAACTGAAGAAGAATATGTATCAAAGACTTCAGCATATTTGCGAGCAGGAGAAAGTTAATTACGATCTTAAAACTCTACAGGCGTTGATTAAAGAGTTTTATCCTGATGCTCGTAAGATGATGACTCGTTTATATAGTTGCTATTTGAGAAAAGGTGAAATTTCAGGTACTGACTTTTCAAACAGAAGTTCATTTGATAAGTATGCTAGACTTCAAGAATTATTAATTGCTGGAGATTTTGTTGGGGCCAGAGCTTTATATTGTTCTATGCCTCCAGAGAATGACATTTTCACTGCACTAATGAATGATATCGTTGGAAAAATTCAAGACCCGATCAAGCAGATGAAGGTTGTATGCGCAATCCGCAAACACATGGTTCCTCACAATACAGTAATTGATAAGGAAATTAATATTGCATCAATGTTCGCAGAAATCATCCTAACGCTTACCGCTAAATAAAAACCATGAATCAAGATGAATATCTAAATGAAGTGGCAGGTGGGATTGTTGATGAAATGGCAGAATTTGAAGATCGAGAGATTCGCGGTTTTCGAAAAACAATTGCAGATGACGTGAGGGATATGCTTATTGAATCAAATCCTTCACTATCGTTAAATAATTCGCCTGAACTGGTTATGATTTTAATAACCAGTATTCATTCTAAGGATCCATGCTCATCGTGTGTAGAGAATTTGTCTAATGTGAGTGAGTGGGCTGAAAAGAATGAACACTTTAGTAATAATTTGAGAATTCTATTAGTAGACTCAATAAATGGATTCGATGATAGAAAGATATGGGATAAATTGAAGGTTAGCTTCGATGATGTCCCCGTTACATTATTTTTTAATTCAAGTCTCGCACTTATTGATGTTGTTCAGGGTGTAATGTCTGTTAATTACCTTGAATTATTCTGGACTCAACATTTCGAGTAAAAAAACTAAATATGGGCCATAAATATTTGGATGGTTCGAATAGTAGACGACGTTGTTAATGTAATCGGGGACTCTCTAGAAGCATGTTTATATGCTAGATATTTGGCATCTAAGCCGAATATTACTAGAATTGACCACTATACTACTGGAGAGTATGGTGGTTTTTATTTTGATCAAATAAAAGATTCATCATATTGTGCTTTATTTTTGACCGATGCTCAATTATCTAAGATTTTAGATTTTATACCTGATTTATCTACGATTCTGATAGAGGAGAATTATCTAAAAGCTCCAATGAAGAAAATGCGATTCAGTAGTCCATATGACGAATACGTTTCGTTCCCAATAAACCGTAGTAGCTTTGAATTGGAAATGGATTATATTGATAATATATTGAAGAATTATACATATGATGAATTTATTTCAGAATACAAGGAACATAAAAACATTACTAAATTAATGAAGAGTATTTTTTCTGATAATTTTTATATGAACTTGGTTAAGAAAATAGGATGCAATCAATGGAATACCAACCAGAGTCAATTGGATGCTGGTAGGTTATATAGCATGCTCCAACTAGGTCAATTATCTAATGAGTCTCCATTTCAATATCATTATCCATCTAATGGCGTGTCTGCATTATGCATTGAGTTATTGAATCATCCAAAAATAAAAATACACACTGCAAATAGAAAAACAATTAAATCAGAAACTAAAGCTCAAACAGATAGGATAACTTATCTATTTGAATATATTGATTATTACATGGATTTTATGTTTGGTGGTTTCGATTATGTAATTGGGCATACAGATGTCCATAGTAAGAGTATTTCTGAATATAAGTATTTTAGGATTCTAACTCCATTTGATAAACAATATTATGCATATTTTGGAATTGAAGCTACTTCGTATAAAGTGTGGAATGAGACTATGAACATAACTAGTCACGATTTTAAGAGAGCACTTTTAATACCAACGCAATCTAATTACAGAAGAATGAACGATTACCGGAAAATATCACTTGTTAGCAGAAATTTTAAGGTACTTGTCTAAAAATAGATAAAATACATACATGATAGGTGATGAAACTGTTAATGGTAAAAAAGTTTTTGAAGTAGACTTTTTAGATTTTTGTAAATTAGCCACTAGAACAGAAAGGAGAACTAAGTTCTCCCTTGACAATCAGCCTTTAATGGAACATATTCTAAAGACTCGATATTCTAGAAAATTTATGGTGAGATATGAAGGCATGATTCTAGATGCAGAATCAATGGGCGGCAAATCCGCCGAGTCCTCCGAGTAATAGTGAAATTATCGCAATAATTCCAATGCTTTTCCAATTAGTTTTTGATGGCTCTTGAATAGTTGTTTTTACGGTATCTATCTGATTCACTATCTTAGTTACAGTTGTCGTACAAGCCTTCACTTGTTCAACGGATGCTTGCTCTTTGATCGAGTCTCTGATGCTCTTATTATGAGTGTCAATAGCCTTTCGCAGTTGAGTGTATCCTGTTGAATAGTTAGTAGTGTCAATTGAATCTCTAGGGTATACTACATTGAACATTGAATCGACATCAGATGGCTTTAGCGTCCATAGTGTATCGTGCTTAGTCTTGTAAATCACATCAGCCTTTAATTTAACGGTGTCGTATTTCCATACGGTATCTCGCATTATTTGCTGTTCTGTATGTGCCTTACTAGATAAAGTATCTATTATTCCAGTGTTTCTAGAACATGACCTAGGATTAATCCATACAAATAACGAAAAAGCCAAAAATAGAGCAATCCATAGTGAGTTGATTATTTTTGTTTTATTAGGCATTGAACCACAACACCTTTCCATTCACTCTTGGGCGAATGTCAACATGGAGCCAACTGACATTGTTTTCAACTCCACCCAGATTTTTTAATTTACCATCTGCGACTGCTTGTTTGATTTTACCACGAGCCACTTCTGCACTCATACCCGATGGATGCAAGTCAGCGGCTTTTCCTAGGCGATGTTGGCTCTTAGGGGCACCTTCCGTACATGCAGAAGTGCGAAGTCCACACCATTGACGAGTGCCACCCTGCGCGTAATTGTTGATGGTACAAGGGACTCCAAGAATCTCTCTAACCTCGTCAATTAACTGCAAGAGCTTAGGATCAAGAAGCGTGGTATCTGTGACGCCTTTTGGTAATAGTTCTTCAGCCTTAAAATATTTTGTTAACATTTATTCTCCTCCTTATTGATGCAAATATTTAGCCTTTCGATAAATATTTACATGAAGTGGAAGAATTTTATTCAGAGGATTTTTACGGAACCTGACGGAAATCCATCAAACAAACGAGTAATCGCTACATATTCAGTTGCAATTTATTCATTTATATTGATGGCCTCATTTTTATATTCAGTGCCATTAAATGAATCTATTATCCACATGGCAGATGTTTTTCTAGGAACTGCAATGGGTACGTATGTTGTCGGTCGATTTGCAGAAAAGGGAATTTATACGGCAACTGAAGAATCTAAACAGCCAAGAACACAAGACAGTGAACCTGAGCAAGAAGCAGAAAAAACAGTAGACGAAACTAACACAAACGCAGAAGATGAATCCGATTCGGAAGCTAAATCAGAATCTACTGAAGACGATAAGAAGCAATAACGCTATAATACTCACATGAGAATTACAGTTTTGACCGTTTGCTATAACGAAGAGAAATCCATTTACTCATTCTTGGCGCATTATGCCATGTTAGGGGTTAAAAGGATAGTCGTCTATAATAACATGTCTACGGATCGAACCGTCGAACTTTGTAAGGAAGCCGCTGACGATTTCCCTGGATGTAAAATTGAAATCATAGATTACGATACAAATAATCAAATACGAGATGACGTATATCTAGAAATTAAAAATAATGCATGGAAGAAATATAAGTCAGACTATTATATTGTGGTTGATTGTGATGAATACCTAGATGTCAAAAATGCTGACATGGGGGATAAAAAGCGCCTTATTAGATACCTAGCTTCAATGAAGAAAGGCTATATTCTTCCTAAAGTTTTAGGTGTTCAAGTTGTAACCGATACATTTGATGATGCGTATGATTTATCTACAGCAAACGATAAGAAATATGTAATGGATAGCACATTCAATAAGAGATGCATTTTCAGTAGAGAGTTAATTCCAATATATAGACCAGGATGTCATATGTTTAGTGTAACTCATTCGGATAATGACAAAATTAAGAAATCCATTGAAGTCGAATCAACAATTGAACCGCTATATCTATTTCATATGAAATACGTTGATCGTGAATATGTAATTAACAGACATGCAGAATTTAAGAATAGGTTGTCTGATTTTAACAAAAAGCATAATTACGGGCACCAATATAATATGGACGCTAATGCAATAAATCTAAAATTTGATTATCTAAAGAAATATGCAATTACTATTGATGAGGTTTTTGAAAATGGTTGATTTAACGCTTGTAAGTTGTAATTACAATACTCCAGAACAAATACAAACAATGCTCAGATCGTGGAAATATCATAATCACGACGTGAGTAATAAATGTCTCCTCATGGAACATTCAACAAATGACGATAGCATACCTTTTTATGTAGAAAATGAAATACCATATATTCGAAATAGAGGTTCTGTTCATTATAGGGGGGTGGAAGCCGCATTACAATTAGTTAGTACTAAGTATATGCTATTAGTTGATTCTGATGTTGTATTCAATCGATCATTATTCAATGTGATCAATGAATATATACTGAATGGTATTCAGTTGGCAGGTAGAGTTGAAGGTGATAGGGGTGGATATTTACTGCATCGCAGAATACATCCGTGGTATTGTTTCATTGATGTTGAATTTATTAGGAACCATAGTATTAGATTTGTAGATATGAATAGAATTAAAGAAACTAGATCAGAAGGATTCTATCAAAATATTCCAGTTACTGAATATCATGACATTAAAAAATATGACGTAGGTGCTACATTTTTAGAAGATGCTATGAGATGCGGCGCTAGGGTATTAAATCATAACCTGGAAGGTGAATATTTTACACACTTTGAAGGAATGTCGTGGAGAAAAGATTCAGGAATTAATAGTCTAATAACAGTAGCAAATGAAACTAATGTCAGATATGCAGTCGAATATAGTAAATATGAAAGTGTTGATTTGAAAGGTTTTTTTGATGCTCGTTAAATATATACAGCCAATATTTGCGCCAAATGACGAAATGTTACGTAGGAATTTACTTAGTTTGAATAGTTTTTTTGATTATTATGATGCTCAAGAATATTCATTTGAATGCGTATTCGGCGGATATGCATCCTCAGATGTATTGTGGGCTGAGATAGAATCATATATTCACTCTAGATGTAAAAAATATAAAATTTTTAGATTTGATAAGAATTATGGAAAGGCGTATATTGTAAATGAACTAGCTTTGAATAATATAGGAGATTCAGAATATTTTTTAACTGCAGATTCTGATATTATATTTAAGTCGAGCGAGATTGATTTGATTGGTAGATTAATTGAAGCCTTTGAATATGCGAGGTCTAAGTCTCTTAATCCTGCACTTATTTCTCTATTCCAGGAAGAGAATAATTGTCAAATACTACCATTGTGTTATGAGAATACATATTATTATGGAGGCGCACATCAGACGGAAATGATATGTCACCCAAATGGAGACGGTGGAGTTGCGGGAGGGTGCCTATTCATTTCAACTGAGTTCTGGAATCGAGTTAATGGATACCATGTACTTGGAGTTTATGCGTCGGATGATTGCAATTTAATGAAAGATGCGTATAAAAACGGATATAAGTTCTTAATGTCTAATTCAATTAGATGTATTCATCCATTTGATTCTAATCGGGCATATAGTGAATGGAAAATAAAGACATGTCCTCATTCTAAGGAACTAAGTGAAGCCATTTCTGAAGCTGATATTTTTTGGAAATCAGCTACCTAAATAATCAAATGCCATACAGTCACCCTGCACACTACGCATCAGTAGTAAATCTAATAAAATCGAATTTTAGTCCAGACAATACATCAATAATTGACATTGGATGTGGCGCTGGTATATACAGAGATTTATTTCCTGAATACGTGATGGATGGAATTGAGGTATACGAAAAGTATATTAATGATTTCAAATTGAAAGATAGGTATAGGAACATATTCAATGTGAATGTGACGGAGTATAAATTTTCAGGCAAGACGCATAATTTGGCCATAATGGGTGATGTACTAGAACACTTGAATATAGAAGACGCTAAAAAAGTTCTAAATGCAATAGAAAAAGCCGGAATCTCGGTGGTTGTGCAGGTTCCGTATCTATATGAGCAAGGCGTGTATGATGGTAATGAACATGAGATTCATCTACAGCCTGATTTGACGCATGAAGTATTTCTAGATAGATATTCAGAATTTGGATTTAATTTTTTAACCGAAGATGCAATTTGCGGTGCATATTACATTTTCAGAAAGTAATTCATTGTGATTAAGAAGATTAGAAATTGGTTAATCGTTAAGCTAAAGATAGTTAAGCCAGGAATCGACATTGAGATCTTTGGTGAGGTTGCTATAATTAGGGTAGAAACAGGAAATCTTCCACCTGCGAAGGCTTCAGATTACATTAAAAAGCAGGCAGAGTTGTTCTCCCCTGAGATCAAAGAATCGATGGGAGTAAAACATCTGATATTCATACCCTACCGTAGAGGATAAAATACATGAAAAGGCCGGTAATCTACTATCATCTTTGGCGTGAAGGTGATTGGAAGAACGTCAATCTCCAAATATTTTCAAAGTTGGTTGAGTCTGGACTCGCTGAGTTCGCAGATTCTATTAACATATGCATCAATGATGATAGACCTTTTGATGGCATTGAATTACATGGACTACCTGAACATAAGGTTAATTTCCGGCATGTTAGAAATACGAGAACTGAATGGCCTACTCTCGAAGCGATGTATGATGACTACGTTAGTATTGAAGACGTACCTTTATTATATTTACACAGTAAAGGCGCTAGTTATTCAATTGATCACCCCAAAAAACAGGGGGTCAATACATGGGTTGATGGTCTACTGTATTATCTTGTAGAGGATTGGCGCACCTGTTTTTCCATGCTGAGAGATGGTGCTATCTCGGTTGGAGCAAATAAGTCAAACGCAACAACTGTTCATTTTTCCGGAAATTTCTGGTGGATTATGTCAGGGGCTTTGCGAGGATTATCAAATCCTAAACTACAGAATCAGACATTTGATAATAGATACGGGGCCGAATTTTGGATTGGTAGTCTAGGCGCAATCAATCTTAAAAATAATGGACTCGTTGGATTTCATTACGATAAGGTAATCCCCCGCGAATTGTATGTAAAGAAGCTAAAAGTCCCTAGATCACATAAGAATATGTGTATTCATGTAGATTCTAATATGGATTTAACTCCATTTAAGAATTCACAGTTATCTCATGAGATTTATAGAAATTGCTATAATTCATATGCACTTTCGTATTTGGATTATATCATTGATAATTACGAGGATCTGCCAGAATATACCTATTTCATTAGAACTAGCCAAGTTGCAACGCACTGTCCAAATATATTTGATTTGATTGAAGGATCTCATTCAGCATATTATGAAGCACTTTCCAGGGGGACTCTAGAATGTAATGTTAATGGAGAGCCGCATCATCCAGGATTGCCATTACAAAGATTCTGGGATGCTATTTACCCTGAATATGAATGCCCCCCTTCATTCAAATTTGGTGCTGGTGCTCAGTTTGTGGCAAGTAGAGATGCTATTCTTAGCAATTCTTTAGATTTCTACGTGAATGTAAAGGAATTAATTGGTAAAAGATTAAATCCTATTGAGGATCAAATACTAGAACGTGAATGGAGCTATATATTTGGAGAAAAATCGACAGCTAAGATAATGGATTTCGATCTTCAAGTGTTCATTTTTAATTATGGGTTGATGGACAATGCACTGAAATTAAAAAATCAATTTAGTGAAATTGGAGTGTCAGCGGTTGTTCTTGATAGTTATAGTGGTAATCCGGTTCCTGAAGATGATGGAGTATATGCATTTGAAAATATCTACTATAGTGGATTATGGAATGAAGCTCTTGATATGTTAACAGGGAGCCATATGATGATTATTACATCTGACGTAACAATTCACGATGTGAGGAAGTTAATAAACAACGCAAAAGCATTCTTCAAGTCAGAAAAAGCCGCAATTTATGCACCGAATGTTAATTATACGTTCTGGAATTATGATATGTCTTCTTTACCAGATTATTCGAGAGATATCAAGGTGGTTCCAAATACTGATGGAATGTGTTGGATGTTAACTTCAGATGCGGCATTTGCTGTTGGAAATGTAGATAATGAAGTAAACAAGATTGGATTTGGAATAGATTTATTAGCGGCAATGTTCGCAACTAGAGAAGGTAAAATTGTAGGTAGAGATTATTCTATTACTGTGACTCATCCTCAGACTAGATCATATGATAGTACTGAAGCAGAAAAACAAGAATTTGAGTGGATAGGAAATTTGGGTTATATTCGAGAATATATCCAATATCGAAATCATTATAGTATGAGTTTTTTGATGTAGTGGATAGATGGCAGGGTGACTCGGACTCTGCTACAATATGAACATGGCTCGTAAGAAGATCGTCATTGAACGGGACGAGGAGATGTATCATACTCTAGTCCGTTTATTACTTGAAGTTTCAGAGAGTCTGAGGCGAGATTTCACTGCAATGGCTGAAGGTAATTCATACTCTACTGTGAGACGAGTTAAGAAACATTTAGTGAACATGCGAAAGATCACTAAGGAGATGAGTCTTGCGGCAAAGGATAAAAGAGAAAAGATAATAGAGGCTCAATGGGGTGGGGAGATCCCAGCAAAATATACAAGAGCTATTAGGAAAAAGAAAGCCGAATCAGAACCTCTGATTCTCTGAGGGTAACATGGAACACCAAGTATTAATTGTAGATAATTCATACAAACCAATGGCAGTAGTCGGATGGGAAGAGGCAATTGCTAACATTATTAGCAATCGTTTCTCGGTATTGGATTATAGCAATAAGACAGTTTACTCAGCGCACGATAAATGGTATCTACCAGAAATCATAGTCGCCCCTAGATCACTTAGAATTAGTAAAAAAGTAAAATTTGACTATGATGCAATTAATGATAGAGACAATAATGTATGCGCATACTGTGGAGAGAGGCATTCTTCGAAATACATGACAGTTGACCACATCATTCCCCAGGTGAAGGGTGGTAAAGATTCATGGATGAATTGTATTTCTGCATGTAAGAGTTGTAACAATAGAAAAGCAGGACGTACCCCTGAAGAAGCTGGAATGAAACTACTATACCAGCCAATTGAACCTAAAACAACACTTGAATTGGCCTTATATCGCATGCGATTGAAAGATGAATGGCTCCCCTATATGCCATCAGTAATTCTCAATAATCTAAGAAATTTGAAAGAAAGAACAGATAATGCAGAGCAGATCGCAAATAGTAGATTTTTGTGAAAGAGGTGGCATTGAAGTCCTATTCCTGCCAAGCGAATTCGACGTGGCAATTATAGGACTTTCTGTTAAATTCAATGAATATTCGGTATTATATGATTCGGTTAAATGCATCGAATGTTTGATGTTATTAGATAACATGACGCATGACGAGGCAATTGAATACTTTGAATTTAATATTGTAGGTTCATATGTTGGATCTAATACTCCGACGTTCCTAGTTGACATTTTGTAAGAACCAAAGTATTATATTCGTATTGAGTCTAGCAGAAAGGCACTCATGCGAAATACTAATTCTTTTTCTAATGTATTGTACGCCAAGAATCCATTACATGCAAATACTCAAAAAGAGTTAGTTCGTTTAGCTCAGAATGGGTCTAAAGAGGCGCAGGATGAATTAGTGTCAACTAATCTACGCTTTATTAGGATGATTGCTGGTCGATATGGGATATGTGATGAATATGAAATAAATGAACTTGTCAGTGAAGGTTCGGCAGGACTAATTAAAGCTATCTACCGATTTGATGCGAATCGGGAATGCACGTTTATGACATATGCAGTATGGTGGATTAAGAATTCTATTTCTAGTTACATTAGAGGGAAATCTCGTCTAATTAGACAACCTGAAAGTAATCAGAAAGATTTAGGATATGTAATGATTCCAATTCATAGTCCTAGGTTTAATGAAGATGGATCGTCATCCACCATTGAAGATTTAATAGAGCAGACTACATTTGAAGACCCTTCTAATATCATGGACGAAAAAGAGATTTCTCGTTACATAGATGATGTTCTTAGAAAAATACCATATCAGCAGGCCACCGTAATTCGTCGTAGGTTTGGTATTGATGGTGATGCTATGACATATGAAGAACTTTCAAAGCATATGAATATCAATAAAGAAAAACTAAAGACTATGTGTGAACGTGGATTGAGGGAGATTAGAAAATATATTACATTTTCGCCAAATAGAGAAGATTTGCTACAATATATTCAGACGGAGTAAAACCCAAGGAGTATTTTAATGTCTGAAGATAAGAAGCTAGGTCGTCCATTTGGAAATAGGGTTCTAGTACAGAGAATCGAACATGAAAAGAAGGGACAATTAATCCTTTCTGGGAATATGAGTTCAGACGGTCGATTCGTCAAGGGTATTGTAGTCGCGGTAGGGGATCCTATCCCTAATATTGCAGGCATTGAAAGAGATCCAGGTATTAAGATAGGTGATGTAATACTATATAATCCATACAATGCAGTGAAAATCAGTTTCCCTGGAGATACAAACTATTATGATTCAATGTCGTATAATGAAATCCTTCATATTTTTGAAGAGGAAGTCGATCTAGTTGGGCGAGAAGATCTGGTACCGAAGGACCAGCAATCGGCAGGCAAGTTCTTCTAATCAAAGGCCCTCTCCAGAGGGCTTTTCTGTTAAAATAGACCATAGAGGTTAATAATGGCATATAATCTGAATCCAAATGAAATTTCATTCCTCCAACGCTTTGCTGACCATGAAGATATTCAATCGATTTCTCATTTAATTAGAGCTATTACTAGTGGAGTTGATCTTACTAGAGACGATTTGCTTTCTATTGAAGATTATTTAATGGATCGAACTGCTGAAATAGAGGGAGAGGGGCTTGAAGTGCCGCAGTTTTTTGAAGCAATTCGCAATATTGTAGCTAGGCTCGTTAACTCCTCTCCGGTGCAACAGGAAGCCTCGAAGACTCCAACCCTTCCAGGAGTGCAGTCATACCCCCAACAGGGCTTCCAGGGTGCTCCAGTGCCAAAGAAGGAGCGAAAGCCTAGAGCTAGACCAGTGAGTGATGAACCTCGGGTGTCTAAAAAAGAAAAGTATAAGGATGCCGATTTAACTGCAGATAATATACCACCATACTTAAGAGAAATTCACGAAATCGTTAATCAGGTAGTAGAGGCTAGATGCCAAGAAGAAATTGAGCGTCGAATAGCGGCGGAAAAGAAGCTAGAGCAATTACAGAAAATCTTAGGAGGGTTGTAATGAAAGAACATAAGACTAAGATCGCAAAGAAGGTTGGTCGATGGTCTAAGGTTACCCATGAGATAGCCACTCATCGATACATGTTTAATGACAGGGACGTTGCGGCTATATTCCCAAAAGAAACTAGGGATGGTAAAATTGCGTGGGGATATTTTGTTAAGCGGATCGGAAATGCTAAAGAAATAAATCAGAGCAATTATACTGACGCTCCAATAAAATTGGAGCCACACTATATAAAAAAAAGAGATGCTAAGAAGGCCGTTGAAGCTGTAGTTGGGGCAATTGCATGTCAGTAGCCCCTTGGGAGTTCGTATCCAACGTATTGAATGGAATAGATAGCAATGAAGGGTACAATACATTTTTAACAAATCGGGTTTTATCTAGTAACCCGAAAATGTTTTTGGCTAAAGTTTTTGAGCAAATTAATTCATATGAATGGTCTTCAGTCCCTGAACCTGTTCGCGCTAGTATTACTGCACATTTAATCAGATACGCCCCTCGTTTTAATTACAAATACATAAAAAACGGAAAAGTTACTAAACTATGGCAAGATGAAGACGTTCAGATGGTAATGCTTCGTTTGAATTGTAACGAGGAAGAAGCTCAGTTATACATTCAAGAAAAATTTATTACCCAAGAAACATTAGATAAATGGAAGGGTGAGGGGTTTTACAAATGATTGGAATTAAAGATGTAATGTCGTATTTGCGGGCTAAATTTAGCGGAGAGACTCTCCCTGAATATCAGCTACAAAGATTAGCTGTTTGTTTTGCTTGCGACTGGATGATCACTGAAAAGAGAAATGCGGCAGGTGTATTGGATATTAATGGAGCGCCTGTTGAAAATCCATATTATTATTGCAAAAAATGTGCATGTCCTAGAACTAGATTCTGGAAAGATTCTGAATTACGCAAGAAGGTTACATTTGATAAAAGCGAATGCCCTTTGAAGAAATGGGTTAGATAATTGGATAATCTTGTCCTGGTAGCAGGAGTTACACCTCTTTGGTGTATTAGAGCATATGCTAAGAGAAATGGGATAAAGAATCCGCAGATTTTGAATAAGTTGGTAATCACCGCCGAAACTGCTCATATTGCAGATCATGCGGTAAAATTTGCCGCCATAGATAAAGAAACAAATGGGCAACGAATCTTTGTTGCCTGTTTTAAGAAGGCTAAATATTCTGGGATATATCTTACATCTGTAAAAGAGATAACACCAGTAGGATAAATAAGTACTATGAGTAAAGCACTTGATATTGTGGCAATGTCCGAAGCAATTGGGTCTTCGGCTCCAATTTCCGACGATGAAGGGGTGTTAAGACATTCTCCTGATTCTGCACCTACATATAATAAAGCTCTTCGAGACAGAAAGCCTCCGATAGAAATTAACGAAGAGTTCTTACAGAAGCATAAGGATAAGGCGCTCGCAGGAAAGTCAATTGTTGATCTAGCTGATCAAATCGGAGGAAAAGGGCTTGAAGGGGCTGACGTATATAACCAGGATTTAGATTCTGTATCTGCCGCCAGAAATAAAGCATATAGAGTACTTAACGAGGCCATTCAATTGCTATCTGAAGGCGACCTCGATTACTGGTGTCCCGATGAAGCAACCAGAACATCAGCGCCAAAAATTAAAGCCATATTGGAAAAGTTTAGTTCGAGGTTAAGATAATGGCTGAAGTTAGAATATGTGGCGTTCCAGAGGTACCAAGTTTCATCGAGCAATTTAAGATTCAAAAGTTATTATCATGTCTATCAAACTATAAAATTGTAGATATGGCATATGGATTTACTCAATCTGTACTGGATTTGGATCCAGCTTATTGGAGTAAGCCGGAGAATTGGCTAAAATTGGTGATGGAGGATACACCAAATCCAAATGAGGAGGATGCCCCCACTACAAATGAAGTTGTGAAGGGCATTACATTTGGATCTAATGCAATCAAGGCTGGACAGAATCTTCTAGTGCATTGCCAGTTGGGATTATCCAGATCTCCTGCAATGGCCATTGGGAGTATGATTATGGCAGGAGATACTATCGAAGGTGCTTTCAATCGAGCTAAGCAAGTAAGACCTAGAATAGACCCTAATCCGCTGATTATTAAATTAATTGACGAATATCTAAAATTGAACGGAGAGTTGATTAGATATAATGATGAATATAGGGGAAATACTAGAAAAGAACTAAAGAGAGAATACAATAAATTAATGGAATCTTACTTAGATAACCCAAAGATTCTTGGTATTATTTTCGAAAATGTATCAGCCCTTGATAGATTGTGAGAGATACATTCCAGTAACATCGTCTAAGCGAACTTTTGTGGTTCGCTTTTTTAATTTATATCCAAATACTTCAGGTATTAAGCCTTCAGGAATGTGAAGACATATTGTGATATTTGCCTTTGAATCTAATACTGTTACAACATCAATTGTTTTTTTATGCTCTAGTTGAGGTAGTAAATTCATTATCCCGTTAATATCTAGATCTCTACCGTGTGCAATTTTTACGATGTATAATGAGTTCAAATACTCAGCTTTGAATAATTTCTTTAGATCAAATGATCCTACTTTATTGACTAGTACATTTTCGTCTGTTGATATAATGCTTCTATCTTCATCTACAGAAATCTCCATTACATCTCGATCATATAGTTCAACCGTATAATCTGGATATACTTTCTCAGTTGTAGTTAGTAGCTTTTCTGCAACTTTTCCATTATGCATGATGTCTGTTGCGCTGAGATAGGTAACGTCAGTCGTTCGACCCTTTAGCAAACTATCCATAGAGTTTGAGAGTGAGTTACAGAAATCTACTAACTCTTTGTAATTAGTTACTGATTTATATGGATTTATTTGGTTATATGTATTACCGAAAAAATATAAATCGCCGTTTATATCTGCTACATTAGATTTAGTTCTCATTGAAGTAATAACTAGTCTACCATATCTAGTAACGAATTCAACTATTTTATTTTTTGAATATAAATCAAATAATTCAACTGGGAGTTGTTTAAGTGTTATTACCTTCGTAATCATTTTTACAATTCGAAGTTAAAAGCGTCAATTCCAGAAATTATTGAATTATACACTGCAATTCTATCTGAAGTAAAAAACGAGTCAGTTGACATTGCATTAAGTGTTATTAATGCATCCGAATAATAACCGATTGACATTTTAGGTAGAATTGGGAGAGTTTTTGAAATAGTATCCGATTTAGTAACGTCTAACTTAGAGAAATCAGTACCATGTATGTCCCCACCAACCAAAGCAATTATTGCATTAGCATTAGTTAAATTCCATTCTAACCTAACCATTAAATGATGAGTGGCACTAATCGAGCTTGAATCTTTCATTTTTTGAGTAAATTTTAATACTTCTGCGCCAATTGATTGAATTGTTGTGTATGCAATATAGTATGGAATTAAATTTCCACTAATGTCATAAACTTCTAATTTTTGACTATTTACTGCATCGAGTATGGAATCTAATCCATTGGTATAATAAAATTTTGGATTTAATAAAAATATTACACTTGATTTAGCTGGAACTCCACATAATTCACTTGCTGTTGTATTTTTTAGGCTGTATGCTATTAGATGATTTACGTTCATTTCTTATTCTTCCTTATTGACTAATTTCAATCCAGATTCTTGATCCTGTTGACGCATTAACAGTAATTGTATCTCCAATGTGTATTTTGTCATTAGGGTCAGACACTACAACCAATGGAGTTAAGGTTGCAGATATTCTATTTCATATTAACATGAATGTATTTACTCCAGGATTATATACTGCCATATAATACATATTTCCTCCATCAACCTCCACCGGGCTATCTAATGAGACGGTATTCAAACCCATCTGTGGATTGGTTAGAGTTGCTGTACCGACGCAAGTGTACGTGTATACACCTTCACTTAAGGTAGCCTTGAAGATTCCAAGTTTAATTGGCCATGCTGTACCACCTGCGGTGATACACATGATTCTCATTTTTGTTACGGTGAAAGATCCCTTTGGGGCAAAGGCAAATCCATATGTATATGGCGCTGATATGCTACCCGTACTATCACCTGCGGAAATTGGAAATAATTCTTGGGCGATTGGGTATGTTGCAATCATTCCAGATGCATCATATGGATTTCCATTTGCATCTGTACCCACTGAGATTGCATCTGAAGGAAATTCTTCCAGTCTAAGAGTGAGGTCATCACCCTCAGTCATTTTGTAATATTTCGACTTAGCTGTCATTATGCGCCCTTCTTAATTCTATTTACTTCTAGTATTGCGGTCAATGAGCTATCTGCAACAAATGCGCTACTAAAATTAGTACATCCGGCGGAAGCTAATTCACCTAGCCAATCTAAATTTAATCCAATTGTCATATGATCGAACTCTCCTTCAAGTCTAGACCCGGAAACTGCACTTGGATGGAATATCACATTAGTTAGATTTGAATATGTAAATCCATATGAAAGTATACCTTCAACCATAGTTGTGCCGCTAACGTAATAAGGAATGCTTACAGTTCCACCTCTGACATATAGATAAGTTCCAACTTTTTCTATTTCTAGAGTTACTCGATATGGTCTAGGATATGTAGTTTCTACTGTTGAACTAGAAGATGGGCGATCATTCATTAAGCCTTGTATCTGAAATATTCCAGCGGTATCTAGAGTAGTATTTTCGAATAAGAAGAATACTTGACGAGGTGGACCTGACAAATTAACAACTGCACTTCCACCACTAGTTAATGAACCATTTAATTCAAGAGGAACCATCATTAAATGGAAATCTAATTCAACTATTTCATTAGTCAACCAACCAGAAGTATCAATATCGTTGAAACTTGCACTAACTGCCATTATATTACTAGAATCACCCCTAACCACGTCAGGATTAGATGAATAGTATTTCTTGGAAGTTGAAGTATTATCAAACTTAGCTACAATTTTACCATTTACGTCAGTCCCGAGGGATGTTGCATTTGGAACATCTAATAAGAAAGCATCTCCACTAACAGCCATACCTTTTTCGCATATTAATCTACGATGCACTGGTATATTATTAACCAATAGTTGATAAATTGCGGGACTGGTATTGGCATTCGGATTTGTGGCATACCATTTAACACCATCAGTACCTGCACTATAGAAGGCCGCAGGGTTACTTTCGTCCTTGAACGTATACCAATGGAGTCTATCTTCAGAATATGCATATGATAGGCGGGTTGTGGATACATTCCACACTGCGGCGATCCACAGTCCATACGAGGATTGAATTGAGCCCCATTGCTCCCCATTATTCACAGGCAGAGCACTTGAAGCGGAATCATTAACGAATATAGAAGTTACTTTAGTCCAAGTAATACCATTATCAGTTGATTGCCATAATACACCAGTATCTCGCTCAATAACCAACCAGTTTCCATATCGATCAGTGTCAATTCCTCCGGTGGTGTAATCGCATAGTCCAACACTTGAGAATGTTGAGAAATCAGTAGTTCTTCCTATACCACTGGAATTTCCAACGAAGCAGACTACATTATCAGGTCCAGATGAAAAGTCTCCTGCATTGCCTACATTTGATACGCTGAATGAAAGGGTTGTCCAAGCAGTACTTCTAATTGTTCCGTCGGCATTATAGTTCGATGAAGTATGAAGTGCATATATGAATGCGGAATTTCCCTGTCCAATAACCCAGGCAAAACTACTTGCAAAAGGTAGATATATGAAGTGTATGCAATTTGGTCTTTGTAGTTTACCAGAAGACACAAAATTAGAATCTGAGGTTACTGTTTTCCAATCATCTCTAGTCCAATAGATGTCTCCTGCTTCTCCTAATGTAGCCCAACATTTTAATTCAACCCCTGAAACATATTGCCGACCAGAGCTAACGCCTCTACCACCACCACCATATGAAGAAACATTAAATTGAAAAGAGGCGTCCACATTAACTAGACCAGCGCCTTTACCTGTAATTTGATAGATTATTGATTCTAGTTGTGAATTATCCGCAGTTGGATTAAATTCTATATCTACTGTGTCTGCTAATTTGTCTTCAAGATATCCAGCCGTTGGATCCGAAGCGTTAACCTTAACCGCACCTATAGACGCTTCAACTATATTACCATCTGCATCTGTTCCAAGCGCCCCTGCATTAGAGGGAAACTGCACCAATCTAACAGATGCAGGGTCAGAAGGGTCCATTTTGTAATATTTTGAAATCATGGTATAACCTATTTATTCCTTAAACAACCGTTGAAATCTTAAATGGTTTTATTGTTAAATACATTTTATGGCCTTCTGTATCTGGATTGAATAACGAGATCCAATTATCACATGACCCTATTTCCGATAATGGCATCCAATCGGTCCCAATTGTAATAGTTATCTTAGAAATGTCATTATCAGTGAAAGCAGTTCCCCCATTTAGCAAGAACATTCCTAAATTTTTATTATCTCCGGTTGAACCTGGATCCGAACCACACATTGATCGAAAAGTAAATTCACCTTGCGCATATATTCCATTATCTGAGTCTTCTTTGAAATATGGAATCGTGTATTTAATCGAAGTCACGACCAAATCAGATCCAGATCTTTTGATTTCGAATAATAAAGTATATGATCTAATTTCTTTAGAAATGTAACTTTCGTCACTAACCACATGATTGTCTATGTAACTATTAGATCCAATATAGAATAATGAATTATTATTTTCTACACTGATTATTATTTTTCCAGTAACTTTATTGAACGTAGTTGAATCAAACTGATTACTGCCATTGATTTTTATTGGCCTACAGATACCCCTAAATTGGAACTGTTTTAGTTCGCCATCTAGCCATGAATCACTAATCTCAAATCCCGCATGGAGTCCAATAATATTGTCCGTTGTTACATATGAACCGGAAACATATGACGACTCGTGAACTAGATCTGGAATGGTTTCATAGGTGTGTTCTTGCTGTAATTTAGACGATGCATCTACTACATTTCCATTTGCATCTGTTCCGATTACATCAGCAGAGAGCGGAAAGCGTTGGAAGGTTTGAGTGCCTTCAGTGGCGCCTGTTTTTAATAGAAATGAACTATTGGGTTGCAACATTATGCGATCTCCAGTCTAATGAAAGGAACAATGTTTTTATTAAGAATTGCTGAATTGCTCTCGTATAGAGTGTTGATTGTATCCTTCCACATTGTTTCTTCTCCGGTGTTTGGATTAACAATATCATTTCTAATGAATTGAAGCGGGACGTGATATGTGGGATCGGCCATTGATGTCATTTCTGACATGTTCATAGATGCTTGAATATCTTGCATAGATTTTAGTGGAGTATTAGAAAATACTATGCAGAACCAACCCTTAACAGCTACTGCCGAATCTAACAATCCAACGCAGTAAGTATTAGTTGATCTGGAAGGTGGTATTGTGCCCTGGGCCACTTTAGTCATTGTTACATTGCCGCTACTTCCGATCATCGGGAATCCAGTCCCAGAATTTATTGATATATATGTAGTTTGATATATTGCAAATTGAATGTCAGAATCATTAGATCCAATATTAGCCATTACTGTACTAACGCCTGATATTTGAAGTTCTTCCTCGGAGAAGAAATATGCCCCAATAGCATTAGGGGCACTAATACTTCCACCCAATCCATTAAACGGAGCGCAAGCACCTAATGTAGTGCTTACGACCGATGAACCAGCGCCGCTACCGAAATACTTGAATGGTCCGCCATTCTCGGAATATCTAAATCTATTTTTAGATTCATTGTAATATATTACACCCTTTCCATCTTGGGCTAGTAAGTTTTGCTCTGCGGTTTTATCGGAAGGTGTTTCAATTGAAATTAAAACAGGTCCAAATATTTCTGTACCACATACTATTTCAAGACTACCAGTTCCATATAAACTCAATACTCTTCTAGATCCAACTGCTCCAATTGAATCATTATTTTTATCCCATAGAAACACATCAATTGCATTCTCACTATTATCAGTAGGGGAATGTCTGGTTCTAAAATTATGCCTATAGTTTCCGGTTTCATTGGTAGAAGCACTCTCATTATATCCGAGTAGTAATTGAACAAGCCCAGATTCTTTCGGTAAGTTTCCGTTTCGTAATTCAACTGATCGTATTTTAGCTTTACCGCTTGCTGGATCTATATTGAATGACTTGAATAATGTTGAACCATCATAATAACTAAGACCAAAACTTTCATCGGTGCCGTATCGAGTTATCCAGCTATTATTATACCCATCCCTGGATAAAACATTAGCCGAATAAAAATCAACTTGAAAAGCAGTATTCTTCGGGAAGAAGGTTCCATCTCCAGAAGCGAAGATTATACTAGGTGCTTTGAAGGCTCCACTCTTTACACTACTTAGTAGGAATTCGTAATTGGAGTATGCCCTAGAATCCTTCAGATTATTGCGTCCTACTGAATTTTCCAGTATGCTTTTTGATATTGGAGAGGATTCAACTCCCGTGACATCTTTAAGGTTCAACATGTGAATTATTTATTTGATATTACTTAAAAAAGAAAGGCTCTCTTTCGAGAGCCTTAAATTAATCAAGCGGATCTGTAATTATTTCTTCATCTAATGGTTCTGTGCTTCTTACAATCTTAGATAAGATAGATTTAGCGTAATTATCGAACCTTCCACTCATTCCTAGAGTTACACATATATCTCTAATCATGGAAATATCACCAGACTTAACTTCAGATTTTGCAAGAGACTCCTTAATTCCAATAAAAAAGCCGTCTAGTTCCGCTCTAGTAAATACAATATCTAGAGTTTCTGGGGGAGTAACCTTAATTTTCTGAACTCCTTTATCGTCTAATATTGCGACACCTTTATCATCAAAGGCTGGTTCTTGTTTACTCAATTCTCTAATGCCTTCAGAAATTCTTTCATTAATCTTTGATGCTACGAATCTAGCAACTTCACTTCCTTCAAAGAATTCACCTAAGCGATAGATTGCAAGATAATCTTCGGTTGAAAGTGTCTTTTTATAGGTTTCGCTCATCTTATTCCCTCATTGCCTAATGGTTTATTTGTATTTATTTGCAAAAACGAACAAAAATCACCCCAGCTTAGTTCCAAAAAACACATCTAAGTAAGTATTTGCTGACCTTGCTGTATAACAACCCTTGAACGAAAAGCATGGCGAGTGTTGAATTTTAATCAAGTTGACTTCATTAGAATATACGTCGCCCAATTCAGACCCTCGACCTTGACATTCATATATTTTACCGTTTGGTTCACACATTAAAAATGCAGTTCCCATTGGAGAATGAACTTGTTTATACTTATCTGTAGGTCCAAATAGGATTTCTTCTTGAGAACTTCTATTATGCCGCATCGAAGGATACGCTTTATCATTATACTTACCTTCAAATGGGGTTAATTCATACTGGAATTGGTTATCTATTAGAAATTTAATATGGTCTTCGTATTTTGTAGATTCATTCTCATAATACGAAGGGTGAACAACATAGTTAATAATGTAATTGAATTTATTTTCTATTAAATAGTAAATGCATTTCTTAAAAGTGTCTAGATTTCTGTATTCTGGATGATAGCCAATTCTAAAATATAATCTATCTCTAGCTATTTCTAATAACTCTGGTATATTTCTAACGAGTGATGCATTTGTTGTGATTAATATTTTATGGGTCTTCACTAACTCTGAAATTAAATTTTGTATCTTAGGGTAGTATAAAGGCTCCCCTCCAGTTAAGTTTATTAGCCATTCTTCAGATAGATTATTTCTGATGAATGAAATTAAAGATTCAAAATTTAACCAATCAGTATAATCATGTTTTAAGTGTCTAGTAGACATCCACTTATCGTGTTCATTTTTTACATATTCGTCTAATGCATCCTGTCCGTCAGTTTGTAATATTAATTCTCTTTTTTTAATTTCTTCGTGAGATAATTCTTTATCATGAAGTAACAAATTACCCTCGTCATCGAGTTTTATAGGCTCGGAGAATTTATCCATCCCTCTAGTTTTATCAGATATACAATATTCGCATTTGAAATTGCAGTAATTAGTTAAACAAACCTCAAATACTTTCATACGCCCTCTTATTTTGACATGTCATTTAGTATGGCTCTGAAGTTTCTGACGATTATGCCAGATTTACCATAAGCCTCATACTCTAAATTATATCCTTCCGCATTTTCATCCGGAAGATAAAAAGAAATATTAACGCCATCTAATAACCCCTTATCCTGTTGCTCCATGTGAATGACTTCGTGTGCAATTGATCTTAATATATCCAACAATCCCCTATTCTTACAATAGATTACTATGAATCTATCAGACGGAATTACGTATGCAAGTCTCAAATCAGTTGCTAGTGGTAGGGTTCCATCTTCAAATGCTTGCTTTAATTCTATTTTTACCGGGTGTTTAACAACTAATACAGTAAATAGATATTCAACAAACGCCTTAATGAGACGTTTGTCCATGTCGTTCCAATTATTTTCTTTTGAATTTAGATGAAGTTCATGAGCCATAATGGTATTTAGTCTCAAAATAAAACCCCCTCGATTGAGGGGGCTTGTTTTAGTTTTCGAAGGCGACTAGAATATCTTTTACTAGCTTACTTCGCTGGACATCATCAACACCCATTTCCACGATGGCAATGTTTTCGATCCCGGCTCCGCTATTACCCTTCAATTTCTTTTTAATTGAAGTAAGACCCGATATTTCTCGATTTTTATTTTTTCTATCGTCCTGAGACGCATCACCTGTTAATACCATTTTAGTATTTCCACATATACGAGTCAATAGAGTCAATAGAGTTACTTCATCAAAGTTTTGAGCTTCATCAACAATTACAAATGAATCAGAAATATTGCAACCCCTAGCAAATGCGGCAGGATATAATACAATTTTTTCATTTTCGATTGCATCGTCGTATTTAATTCTCCCCATCAATTCAACTAGTGCTTCAGAAATTGGACTCTGGTATGGGTCAATCTTTTCATCAACTCCGCCCGGAAGATAGCCAATATCGCCGCCAACCGCAACGAGAGGACGAATAACAATGATCTTGTTGATTCTGTTATCCTTCAGCATATTAAGCGCCATTATCAGAGCTATTCTAGATTTTCCGGTACCTGCGGCACCCTCGACAATAGTTACGATGTTTTTTCTAATAGAATCAACTAATGTCTTTTGATTTTCTGTTCTTGGAGTAAAATATCTCCCTCTCGCGTCCTGGAAAATAGCATCTTTGTTCCACTTATACTCAGAATCATTCGAATTTTTGAAATACTCATCAATGAGATCTTCCAATTCATTTTCACTAATCGAATCTTCATCGTATTCAGATAGAATTCTATAGATCTGTTCTAAAACATTAACAACAGATCTAAGTTTGTCAGTCTTTCCAACCTGAGAAACAAATCTAATTACGTTCTTATTCAAGATGTAATAGTCAAACGAAGCCAATTGCTTCAATCTAGACAATACAAACTCGTCTAATACCTTAGACCTATATTCTTCTGGTAGGTACAAACAAACTTCAGAAGAAATAGGCTCTCGCCCCACTTCTTCTACCTTCTTACGCTTCTTTTTGGCGTAAGTGCTCTTTTCCTTCATACTTATCCTTTCTTTCTTTCCAACCGACGAATCCGCTCAAGACGGCCAATATCGAAGGCTTGGAATCTTTCTGACCTCGCCGGATATGTATTTTCAACATTACTGTTCAGTCCAATTGAATAAGCCGCATAATGTTTCTTTACCAATCGCTGTAGCTTTTTTATTTCTTTGTAATCCATGAGTTTCTCAATGGGTTAATGGTTTAGTGTGGAGGTCCACGACTATATTTAGTCATGATTGTGCTACAATCTATGCAGAAGGAGGCTGTCTCGTATGACCGCTAGACATATCGATGCTTGGCAACGGATTCAGGCTAGAGAGCGTAGTAAAATATTGTATTTTTTCAAATACACTTTCAAGGATTGGACTCGAAGAGTATTCGGAACTAATTACCCTGAAACAATGTTAGTTAATGCGTTCGAATCATTTTACAAGAGATATAAGAACAATAATGAATTACGCGACCAGTCTGCATATACAGATGACGAGTCGTATGAAATTGCCGAGACTTTATATTATGAAATTAATACATTACTTGAATACTGGGAGTCTAGAAAGACTAGTCAAACTGATCGAATCAAAGACGATCAGATGTTCATTAGACTAGTTAAGATTCGTCACCAGTTGACTTTTTAATAAATTATAGTATGATTGCAATCGAAGGTGAATTTTCAGGCGAAGTAGTAATTCCATTAATCCCTAATACTAAATGCAATAGAAAATCATTAGGCAACGGGGAAAACTACCAAATCATCCAGAAACTTAGATTAGATGATGGAACTTGGCAAATTTTACCAGCTAATGATGTTAGAATATTGACGGGAGAGTCATTCGTTACCTGTGTCAATCTAGGATATTACAGGTTCGAAATATACGGAGCAAAGGAGCCAGGAGTGTTGGTAGATTACAAAGATCGAGTCACCGAAGAAGTGTTTGAAGTACACTTCTCTTCATTTTCCGCAGTTACTCCAACTGTGATAAATCCAAAGACGGGAAATGTCGCAGATAAGCAGTTTCCCTCTGGACATTTTAAGTTCACAAATAACGATTTTCACTGAGTTCAATATGACATTTTGGATTGAGTTTGATTGGTTTATCGGCATTGGTCTTAGATGGATCAATTCAGAATATTGGCGAATGCTATGTATTCATTTACCGTTCGTAACTTTTCAAATTACATTTCCTAATATTGAGGTAGATGAAGAATCAGATTGCGATGATGGAATAGATGACAAGTAATGTTTCTCAGATCATAGTCTCGGGGCCTATTCCAGATCATAAACTGGAAGTTTTTAAGAATATGTTGATCGAGTATTCTTCACTATCTAAAGACCCTAGGAAAAAAGTATCGGCGATGATACTTAGACCTGATTTATCAATAGTATCTCTAGGCTATAATGGTTTTCCCGCAGGTTTCCCCGATGATCCGAAATATTGGGAAGATAAGGACACCAAAAATGCGTTGGTGATACATGCAGAAGAAAATGCATTGAGCTATGCAAACACTGCGCACTTAAATGGTCATATCTTAATCTGCACACACTACCCATGTCCGAGATGTGCATCTAAAATCATAAAGAGTGGAATTTCCCATGTGTACTACATCAACGAAAAGAAAAATGATCATAAGTGTGAGTTAGCTGATGAAGTATTCGTGCGAGCATTTGTTAAAACCTACTTCGTTGGTTGACTTCTGTTAACTTCTGTAGTATCTTAGTTATGTCTAATATGGAGGTTGTATATGGAAATCAATATTGTTTCGCTTAAGAAGGTCGTCAATAGGGTCGAGACTCTTTCGCGCAATGTGCAGATTCTGCGGCACCTCTATAATACTTTTGGAGATGAAAAGAGTAGGATTGATCCTTATCTCCATGCTTATTCGCAGGCACTTGAAGACTTGAATAGCTTCATTCTGATGAATGAACTTTTCAAGTTTGATGAAGGTGAATTTGAGGAGTATAATAATTCTCCTAACTTCAAGACCGCAATTCTTGATATGTTTGCTGGTTCTTATGGAATTAAGGGGGATATTACCTCTAGTGAAGAGTATGTTACCTGGAATGAGAAACTATTTCATTTCATTAAGTTGATTACCGCTTTTATGTACTATCGTCATCGGCATATTAAGTATGCATTTGAAAATGGAGAAGATGAGCGTAATTGCTATTATTTCTGGCTTGAAATTCGAAAGTTTAATCGAGATAATAACCTCATTAGAGGTGTATCTGATGAGGAACTATTGGCTACTTTGATGGCATGGTATAATGAATCGATTGTACCAAAAGATCCAAATCTATTTGAAAATATCGACTGCATCAAGAATGGAGAAATAGTCAAAACTTACGTTGGACCTCGTCCAATCGTACCTGCATCTGAAATGGTCGAGGGGTATGATTTCGATGTTGGAATTTAATAATTCAAAAATAAATACAACAGTGAAGTCTGCAGGATTCTTAATTCATAATTTTGGTAAATATTTACTTTGTCATGCAACTCAGTTTAACGGTAGTTTTTCTAGGAGCGATGGACATTGGGGTATTCCGAAAGGAATTGTTGAAGATGCCGATTCACTGTTGGATACTGCATTTAGAGAATCCATCGAAGAGACTGGGTTGAATTTTAGATCATTATCTGATAAGGGTATTGTTAAGATTCATAGTGAGATTCTATTCAGATATAAGACAACTAAAAAAATGGTATATGCGTACTATGTTGATTGTTTGATTGATATTTCTAAGTATTCACTAAAATGCACATCTAGAATAGATGGGAAAGATCTTCCTGAAAATGATGCATTTTTGTGGGTTGATTGGGAAACTGCAAAGAGTATGGTGTCTAAGCGGCAAAAAGAACTATTCTCGGATGAGAACTTAAAACTTCTAGTTGACGTATAAGGATATGTACAGTATCTTCTAATGTGAAAGGAGGTACACTATGTCAGCACTATTGGAATTCCTGAATGAGATGTTCGGGAAGGATTCAGGGGCATCCGCTGAGGATGTGAAGACATTGTTTAATAATGATTTTGGCGTGATGGTTGATATTGAAGATGATTTGTATCTCTTCAAGTATGACATGATTATGGTGAAGTGGAATGCCATTACATTTGAATGTCGTGGAACAGTCATGGCCCGTCTTGCAGATGGATCATGGATGTATGTATCCAGGCCACCTGCGAAGTTTTTCAATCTGAGGGAAGGGCATTGCCCTTATTCGTCAAAGGCTAAGTTCATTGAAGACTTTGATTCTCTTGAAATTGTTCAGAAGGCAGATGGTAGCGCAATTCAGATGTATTTCTGGAAGGGAGAATGGAGAATTTCCACTCTAGGAAAGATTAAGCCATGTAACATAGGGGACTATAAGTTTACATTTTCTGATCTTTTTCTGAAGTTGTTTGGCGTTGAAAACCTTAAAAAGGCCAACACCGAATACTGCTACTTTCATGAACTTTGTTCTGCATATAACATCATTGTCACTCAGTATCCAGAAGATACGATATTCTTGCTTCTTGCGAGAAAGGTATCCACTGGGGAGTACATGTCCACCGCTGAACTAGACAGAGTGGCGTCTGAGGACTTTGGGGAGCGTCGCCCATATCGACTAAAGGTGTCTGATCTACCCCTTGCAGAAAAGACGTTAGAGGCTCTTGAGGCGTATGTTGAGGAAGAATCATCTAATGAAAGATATGGACAGAATGCGGAAGGATTCGTTCTTTCAAATCCTGAACCACTAGGGAAGCTAAAGAATCAGAGATATTTGGTTCTTCATCGTCTAATCGGTGGTGGAGATAAGGGCCATACTGTAAACAATCTTCTAGATATGTTTTTTTCTGGAATTATTGATGATTTTTATTCTGATCTTACTATTGTTCAGAAGAATGCAATTGAATCATTGAAGAATAAGATTGCAGAAATCAATTCTAAAATTGAATTTTTCATTGCTTCGGTGGATATTAGAAACATCGATAGAAAGTCATACGCTATTAAGGTTAATGAGCAGGTCGAATTGAAGCGATTCACTGCATATCTGTTCCAGCGGTACATTGACGAAAATTCTCCAACATTTACCGAATGGCTTTTAATTGGACGAAATAATTCAAAGAATTGGACTAAGTTCGAAGATCTTTGGAAGTCTGGGTTCACCATATAAGGAGATAGAATGAGAAAAGGATTTACGCTAGTAGAATTAATGGTTCTCGTTGTGATCGTTGGGATTGTTGCTAGTGTGGCAATCCCTGCATTGCTTCGCCATTAAAAATGAACAGGATTTTAGAAATCATGGGAGATCCTGATTTTACTCTGCTTGAGTGGCAGGTTATTATCAGTGATTTGATTTCTGAATATGGAGAATACTCTACATTAAGATTCGACGCCGGATGGAATAGTGTCTGTCCAGAAATACAGGAGGCAGTCAAAATGAGTCAAAAATTCGAAGAAATCAATCAGGAAGTAATTAAGGCGCTTAAGGCTAAGGATTCGAATCGAGTTCTAGTTCTTCGGACCTTAGTTGGAAATATTAAGCTAATTGCTATTTCTCAAAATCGCAAGGAAGTGAATGACGAAGATGTTCTATCTGCATTAACCAAAGGTGTTAAGCAGAGGGAGGATTCCATTTCGCAATTCAGGTCTGCTAATCGAAATGACCTAGTAGAGGTTGAGACTTATCAGTTGAGCGTATTGAAGGAATTTCTTCCTGCTCAATTGAGTGAGGATCAAATCAAAGAAATAGTGTCTGAGGCTGTTGAAAGGATTTCAGCGGGCGGAGAAAAGACCGTTAAGTTGAGAGGCCCTCTAATGAAGGATCTTACTCCTAAGTTGAAGGGTAAAGCTGATATGAAGTTCGTGAATGAGCTTTTATCTGGAATGTTAAGTTAAAACTCGATCAGGGCTTGATGCAAATGGGTTCAATTCCCATACGGTCCATTCACGGGCCGCTTGGCAGATTAATGCTACGGAGACGGAGGTAGCTCCTCCATCGGGTTCAACTCCCGGCAAGTCCATGTAGTTGACAATATAGACAACATCTAGTATTCTCTTTTCATCTTTATGGAAAGGATAGCATAATGAGCGATAGAGCACTTGCACACATCGAACGTGTAGTTACAACGTATGGAATTGAAGATGCAGATAGACTTGAGATGACTCAGGTTCTTGATTTTCATGTTGTCACTAAAAAGGGCGAATTCAAGTCTGGCGACATGGTTGTATATATTGAAGTGGATTCGATCCTTCCCGATGGACTGGATCTTGCACTACAAGCCCAATACGATGCTCTTAAAAAGACTGCACGTAAAGCCACTGGAGAAGATCTCATTAGAATTCAGAAGGAAATGGATGAAATTTCCTCTAAAAATACAAAACCTGAATTTGAGTTCCTCCGTCAAAAGAAATTTAGGATTAAGGCTCAGAAAATTCGTGGAGTTGTTTCTCAGGGCATTATCTTTCCGACAACTATCCTACCTGAAGGTACAATTCCAGAGGCTGGATTGGATGTAACTCAACTTCTTGGCATTATTAAGGTTGTTGAGGATGAGGAAGAGGTAAACACCGAAGAACAAAAAGTAGTCAATAAGAAAGGTAAGCTGGAAAAATTCTTAGACCATCGGTTTATGCGCTACGCTGTTTATCGCAAGGCTAAGGATAGTTTCAAGGGCGTAGATAGGACTGGAAAGTGGGAGCCTTGGATGGCATCTCAGACTGATGAGGAAAACATTCAAAAGGTGTTTACTCGAATGAAGGAAAAATATGGAGATAAGCCAATCTGGGATGTTACTTCTAAGATTGAAGGTCAGTCCATGTCGGTATATAACCATAAGGTACCTACCTTCTTTGGACTTCGTACCAGAAATGATTTTGGAGTCTGTACTCATCATAGGCATCTAGTAACTGACGATGGTTCTCGTTTCTGGCAAACGGCAAAAGAACTCGACATTCAAGCTCGTCTTAAGGCAATTAGAAAAAACCTAATGATCCAAGGAGAGCACGCTGGAGGTAAAATTCAGGGTAACATTTACAAATTGCCATCTCACATGTTCTATATCTTTAAGATATGGGATATTGACGCAATGCGTAGATACTGTCTTGAACAAATGCTTGAATTTTGCCACAAATATGAATTTGATCATGTTCCTGTTGTAGCTACTAAATTTGCATTACCCGGTACTGTCCAGGAATTGCTTGATTTTTCCAACGGAACCGATGAATTGGTTCCTGGGGTGAAAGTTGCTAGAGAAGGACTCGTATTCAATTACGAAGATGACCATTTCAAGGTGAAGTCTCCAGAATATCTAATCTTACACGGAAAATAAAATATAGCCTCGCAAGGGGCTTTTATTTTTTGAATTGTAGATTTCTAAGTGAATCGTGAGATGCTTGTTCTTTTAGAACAGTCTCGACCACAGTTTTTACATCTGGTTTATTAGCCGAGTTTGATCTAATTGTAACCCAAGTCACTGATGCAGTCAATAGAACAGACCCAATGAATCCAATAATCCACATTCTAAACTCGCGACGGAAAGAATCTTTCTCAGTCTTTCTATCATCTTCTAGCTTCATTAATGCTTTTACAATTGGGGTTAACTCATATACTTCGTGAATTGTTCTTTCTAATAGATTTTCAATTTTAGATATTCTTTCATATACTTCAGTTATATTTTCTTCAAATTTAGTTAAAAGTTCTTTGATTTCAGCAATCTCGTCCTTCAATCCTTTTCTACCATTACCTTCAATTCGACTGAATAATTTATCAATATTATCTCTAATTTCTTTGAATTTTTCTTCAGAATTAGACTTAAATTCCCTCAATCCTGCAAGTTCTTGCTTGCATTGACGGAGTTCAGCTATTTCTTCGTAGAGTCTATTTAATTCTTCTTGACTTGGCCCTGCACCCATGAGAATATTTAGAAGATTATGTTATTTTAAGAAAAGGTTGACGCCATTTAACGACTAAATTAGTCTTCACGTATGGAGGATAACATGACCAGAGAAGAAGAGATCGTATCTAAGTTGAAGCAGTGGTCCTATGACTACTACGAAACTGGTGAAGTTAGTGTTGATGATGAAACATTTAATACATATGAGGATGAACTTAGGCTTTTGAATCCTAATCATCCAATACTTACCACCCCTGGATATGGTTACGAATTTAGCGGAATTGAAGAAAAAGATAAATTCGAGCATCCAATTCAAGTTGGATCCATTACAAAAATTAAAAATATAGATGAGGTTATCAGTTGGATAGGTAATGATGAGGATCCGACTGTTTCCACTAAAATAGATGGTAATTCTATTGTTCTGTACTATAAAAACGGAAAATTCTGGAAGGCCGTAACCAGAGGTCGCCATAATATTGGAATTGACCGCACCGCAAAGTTTATTGGTATAGTTCCAAACGAACTTCCAGTGGATCGCAATGCAATAGTTAGAGCTTATGTTGCAGTTCGAGGCGAGGCCGCTATCAGGAAGGATGCGTATACTACAGAAAACGGTTTTGACGTTAGTAAATCGAGTAGAAATGCAGTCGCTGGTGCAATTTCACGGCAAGAGGGCTGGGAAGATGTGATGAAATTTGTTGATTTCATTGCATACACGTACAAAGACGTAGAAACCGGAGCGGATTTATACGATGAGGCTGATTGGGGTTCTTCTTTTATCGTAGAAACTCAGAAAAGTTATACAAACCAACAAATTAAGGATCTGGCCGGATTCAAGTATGCAATTAAGGATTCTTATCCATATGAAGCAGATGGTGCCGTATTTAAGAAGTCTAATGGTTCATTAATCGCTTTTAAGTTTGAAGATGAGAAGCGACTAACCAAAGCTAGAGGATTTGATATTACTATCGGTATTGATCAGAGATTGACACCTGTTTTGTTACTTGAGCCAGTTAACTTGAATGGGGCAATGATCAAGAGGGCATCGCTGGGTAGCTTCGGAATCGCCATACGAGAGGGCTTCTGGCCTCTATACGAGGACCATGTGGTGGAGATTATTAGAAGCAATGAGATCATGCCCCATGCCAACCGGGTGGTGTCCAAGGGGATTAGACTCATTGATGACAATAAGCTAACCCCTAAGTGCCCAGCATGTGGATCGAACGGAGAGGCCGACGGAGAGCACTACTTCTGCGTAAATCCTGAATGTCCGAACATCGAGAATTCGAAGTTGTTGAGATTTTCTAAGTTTTTCTACCCTGAAGGACTATCCAATGGAATCATGGGAAAGGTCTTTAGGCATTTTAATATAACTGAAGTCATGGATTTATATGACTTCAGCTTAGATGACATTGAATATGCAACAATTCCAGGAGTTGGTTCTTCACATAAAGAGAAAATATTAACTTTCTTTTCAAATATTCATGGTGATGTAGATGCAAAAGTAATATATCAAACATATTTGAGGTCATGTGGTAAGACTTTCTCAAGAGTCATTTCTGAAAGTGGATTCGTGTGGCGCGATTTGGTTGATGGAGATATGGTTAAGATTGAAAAGTTAAAGGAAATCCGTGGATTTCATAAGCATATTGTAGAGCAAATGAAGAGAAGTCTTGATTTGTTTAAGAAAATTGATGGCAAAATTAGAATTGTTGATGAGAAGATCACTGAGACAGTTGGAAGTTACTGTATTACTGGCACTAGATTCTCCGACGGTCAGGTTAAGCGACTTGCCTCGATGGGATGGAAAGAAGATTCTAGTGTAAAAAAGACTACAAAAGTATTAATTGTAGCCGATCTGGATTTACAGTCAAATAAGACAAAGAAGGCACAGCAATATGGGATTCCAGTGGCATCGATTGAAGATTTTATTGACATGTATCTAGCATGATTCTAAATATTTACCCTATGGATCTTCGAACTTATGCGGAAGCTCAATGTGAAGAGATGCAAAAGCACCGATGGATCGAATCTGAAAAGAGTGGTAGGGATTTAGGAGAGGCGGCGTATCTAGATTGGGTTCGAAAATACGCAAAATCGTTTAGAGAATGGTGGACTTCTAAAAAGTCCTGATAAAAGAAAGGCCCTCATTGAGGGCCTTTTTTATTTCTGTTCTTTTGATTCTTTTATTGGTTTTTCTTTAGGCTCAATTGTCTCAAGAATTACCTTTTTGTCTTTTGGTTTTTCTACACTCATCATTAAATCCTTATTGTTTAATTGCTTCTAGAATAGTGTCGGTGCCTTTGATCTTAATCTTAGCTGGAACTTTAGCAGGTTTACCTGCAGATTCCATCATTGTTTTCTTATTGTATTCATCAAGGCTCATTCCTCGCTTGAATGCTACACCTTCGAACATGACATATTCGGAGGGAAGTTCCTCTTTTACATATACATTGTCTTTATATGTTACCTTTTCTCCGTTCTTATTAGGTGCAACGGATTCAAGAATATACGTAGAATTCGATCCTTTTGGCTTAATTTTAACTGGTGTTGTCATTTCAATGCTCCTTATAGCTTATTTATTCTTGATTTTTGAGATAAATAAAAATATGGACGATTGGTTAGGCTCATCAGAAGAATTGGAAATTGGGGATATTAGATCAAATCGAATTGATAAAGTTCGAACCGCATTCAGCGGACTCGAAAGTGCTATGAATTTACCCGAAGGGTCAACTCCAATTCCAAAAGGTTTAGCCAAAACGGTAAAAAAAGCAACTGAAGTTGCGGTTCAGACTGCAAAAGAAGTATTAGCTGATCCAGAAGAGTCATTTGAAGATAAGGAATTCATTAGAGAGACTATTAAGGTTCAAATAATAAAAATGCAATCAACTCTTGAAATTATGGAAGGTTCTATAATGGTAGGAGCCGAGCCTAGATTATTTGAAGTTTATTCTGATTTGAATAAAAGCGTGCTCGATGCATGTACTAAGTTAATGCAATTACAGAGACAATCGGAAAATGCAAAAATGATGAAGGCCGCACCTACACCAAATGAAGTAACAATAACCGAAACTAAGTCAATAAAGGCTAATGGGGGAGATATGGCATCTCTCTTAGAGAAATTAAGAGGCGGAGACGCTACTTAATAAACTTTTCGGTGGCTTCTAGCATTAATTGAAGATCATCAGACACTTCAACTGGATTATGATCTTTCCAAGTGTATATACATCCTATTTGAACCCCTAGATATATAATAGACACTCTCCATTTAGGGCACCCAGAATCAATCATTGCTTGACGCAATACTCTATTTGCGCGTAGAACTCTTCTTTTAACCGATTCTCCCGGCAATCCCCATTCAGTTGAGCACAATAAGTCATGGATTATAGAACCATGTATTCCAGGTCCAATCGGAGATAAAACGGGCCATAATATTTGTGGAATAGAGAAGAAATCCGTTTGATATGTAGCTGGTGCTACAAATGTTTGAGGGGCGAAATCTTTATCCCCTGGAAATAGATACACGAAATCTTTTCGTAATTTGAATGGATATTTCTGTTCTCCTGGAAGAACTTCAATGTCTGGATTTCCTAATGGGAAGCGTTCGAGGTTCATGGTGATTATTTAGTTTTATGGTTGACGAATTTGGATATTCATAGTATCTTTCCTGTCGGAGGAATATTGATGGAATTTACCTATAAGGAAAGAGAATATCAGAGCAGGTTGGTCGCCTCCACCGTTAAGTATTTCACTGAAATAGACAGTTACATTAATCGAGAAAATCATAGTGTAATGCTACTGTCTCCGTGTGGATCGGGGAAAACAGTAACCGCAATGCGGATTATTGAAGAACTATATGGACACGACTATAAGAAGATTGTATTCATTGCGCATCGACATAGATTACTCAAGCAGGCAAATGATTATTTTACATGGATGAATTTGGATAAGAAGTGCAAAGATCTCGATTTTCGGGCTGTTTCCATATACGAAAAGGATGTAGCTCCTTTAAGAAATGCAGATCTAGTGGTATTTGATGAAGCACACCATAGCGCATGTGATTCTGGAGTTAGACTGGTTGGACGGATTAATCCTAGGAAAACACTCGGATTAACCGCAACTAACTGGAGAAGTGACCGAATTAAACTAGTGTTCGAGAAAATAGTAGAGGATTATGGTATTAATTCTCTTATTGAACTTGGATACCTTTCGCAATATAACCACTATCTAATCAATAAGTGGTCACCTGATGAGGTTGTTTCTGTTTATTTGAAAGATGTTGATAAGTTCGGCAAGAGTATAATGTTCTTCCATACAAGTGAAGAATCTGAATATGCTGTGTCTTTACTTAAGGCCGCTGGAATTAAAGCCGCCTCGGTATATGGTACAATGTCAGAGGAATCAAGAGAATTGATATATACCCGATTTGAAATGGGTGAAATTAAGGTGATATGTAATTTGATGCTATTAACAGAAGGTATTGATTTTCCTGACTTGCAGAGCGTATTTGTTAAACCTTCAGTTAAGGGGTTGACCATTCAAATGGGGGGTCGGGTATTAAGACTCGCGACAGGAAAGACGATTGCGAATATTGTTCAGGTTGCGGGCGACGGATATTCATTTGCTAGGGTCGCTAAATCGTTAAATTCGTATGTACAAAAGGGAGATAAATGGACTCAAACTTCATTCTCCAAAGAATTTATCACTCAATTAACTGAAGAGACGTTGAAATATAGGCTTTCTTTGGCAAAGAATGCAACTGCAATGGAAAGCATGAAATTCAATATCAATCAAAAAGAACAAGAGCAGTTTGCATTCATTAATGAGCATCGAAGACTGTATAACCAAGTACCAGATTTAGAAGAATTAGCGGCAATCACAGAAGGAGCAGAAAATGGCTGAACCGGGAACATCTTTTTTTGGACCCAAAATCGATGGAATGGTCGCAAACGCAAAAGAAGTTGCGGCGATCATGAATTTTACGAATAAGGTAGAAGATACAATCAATGATTTATGGTCTATTATTGGAGTATCTATTGATTCTGTAGTTGAATCGTGTAATAAGCATTCCGACGATGGAAATAAATCAGAAAATTCTGATCATTTCACGACCCCTACAATAAATGACCACCTTGGAGACGAAGATAACGCAAGCGAACCAACTCAACTTTCTGTTGACGATCTCATTGCGGAGTCGTATACTTATGGAAAGACGGATGAACAGATTGCCGATGAATTTTTAGGCGACCTTCGATCCACAGTCAAACAATATGCTTGGGTGTTAGTCGCAATTGGAATTGCACTTGATCATGAAGAGAAGAAAGCCCTCACTGAAATACTCAAGATAAAATCTAATCAACTGCAACAGATGGCTAGGGATCTCAAGGAAAGAGAAATTGCATTGAATAGGAAAGGTAGAGCATGAATTCATACATACTAGAGAAGCTCAATAAAAATCTTCCAACGATTAGATATGGAACTCTAGATTTGACTCAGTGTGAGGTCACGGTGTCTTATCATCGAGATTCTAAGATGGGTCGATCTAAAAAGGTCAAAACCATTATCGACCATAAAAATGGAATCACAATCAAACCTACAGATAGATTCTGGAAATCGTTGTTTCATGAATATAAGTTAGGAACTCCATCGGAACAATTCTTTGATTATTTCCCATATGATGAAGTTTTCAATAGAATTAGAGAGAAAACAGATTCCCCGTTGGCCGCAATTTGTCTCGAATATGTTCCAGATAGTGGAAATCATTTCTATGGATATGGAATTTCTCGTAGTAATTCTCAAACTAGATTTGATTCCGTTATGGAAGTTCTGAATAAAAAGAATGACGACCTGAGGGACTTTAGATTTCAGAATGGTGTAGTGTACGCAGAATATAGGGCTAAGGATCCAATTGCGAACTTTAATATCGCGGGGGATGACTACAATGGCTACTTTCAGATTCAGACTCCTATTGACGGGCTAGGAATCCCACTGACATACATTGCGGCTGAACGCGAGGTATGCACCAACGGTGCTATTGCAATTAGTCCAGTGTTCAGATCCACCTTCAAGGTAGAGAATGATGGAGTTAAGACACTAGAAACCATCATTGATAGCTATCGAAACGAAGATGGATTCATTCAATTGAGAAATCGCTTCCAGAATGCCGATCTATCATATCTCTCAATGAGAGAGGCATTTAAGATCAGTAAGCTATTCTCCAATATTATGAAGGATAATGATTCCAATACTAAAATGCACACTGCAGTATGGAAATTCAGTGACATGCTAGGTGATTTTGCTGAAGATCTTGGGATAGCAAGTCTTAGCCAAGTGTCAGATAAGGTTGCTAGTAGTATCCCAATGCGCCCTTCTGTCCTATCGATGATTCAACTTCTAACTGAATGTTCCTCTCATTATCTTGAAGGGCGGGATGCTATTAAAATTCATAGTTTTGTTGGAGGGTTGATTTCCAATAACTATGATCTTGAATTGAGCAAGAATCACATGGGAGAGTATGACGCTTTCCTTGCCAGGAAATAATCGCTACAATACAAAATAGACGCATTGATTACAAAATGCGTCGAAGAAAGGTGCCATAAAAATAATGTCTCAGAGTTGGAAGACCGATCTACTCAAGGAAATTAACGAATATTTCATGAGCTATAATCCTGTATTGGCTAAGAATGCCTTGAAGAAGGGATATTTAGCACCTGACGAGGATGGAAGATTTAAGCTCACATCGTCAGGCGAGAAATTTATCCAAGATGTTAGATCGTATTTGCGAAAACAGAAGAACCGAAATTAATCGTCGGCTATTTCGTTGATGTCTGGGTTTTTAGATATGCGACTAGAATAATCTTCAAGTAGTGCGCCCAGTAATTGATTAAGAGTCTCTTCATGGAGACTCTTTCTTTTTTTATGCTTACCTCTCAATTTTACCGTCCCGCCCCTATAAGAGAATCCTAGATATTTTGGATACATGGCAACATCTGCGCTGGTAGTAACCCCTGGAACGGAGGTTCCCGTAGGTGCTACAGCACTGGCCGCATTCGAGTCACCCATCGCACCTGCGGTCATGCCCTCACCGTCTTCCAGGAGGCTCTTACGAGCCTCTAGACCCTCACATAGGATGGACAGTCTCATTATACCAGGAAGTCCTTTGCAACCAATGCGGCCTCGGATAGAGCTATCTTCAAAGCCTCGATTTTGTCACTTACTTCGGGCGTCATTGTCTTAGCCTGATCAAAAACACCCTCAAGAACCAAATTAGAATACAAGTCACTGATGTTTTCAGCCGCTTCCGTCATTTTCTTTTTTGATTCTCCTACAGCTTTCTTCTTAGCGGCATTTTTCTCTTCAATTTTCTTGCGAGCCTCCGCTAATGGTACTTGCTTAATGTGGGCTTTACGACTCTCCATTATCGCGGCGGGTGCGTAAATAGCTTCAGATGAGACGTTGTTCATTATTTCTTCAAATTTTTCTGTAGTTAGTTGGGTGACACTCATTTTTTTACCTCTCAGTTATTTAGAAAAAGTGAATTAAAAAACGGTTGACGCGCAATGTCACCTAAAGTATCTTATTTTCGATATTTTAGTGCAGGAGGATTAAATGCAGAATAGAATATTGTTCAAATCTATCTACGGTTCTCATTTGTATGGAACCAATACACCAGAATCGGATACTGATCTTAAGCAGATTCACATGAATCCGACCGATGTACTATTAACTGGAAAATATTCCGGATGCTACAATAAGAATACAAATACAACATCAAAAAATACGTCGGTTGATGTTGATTTCGAATCTAAAGAGCTTCGACACTTCATCAAGGAAGCCCTATCGGGCCAGACGTATGCAATTGATTTGCTCTTTACTCCTGAACATTTGATTTTAGAGCGTTCCCCTGAATGGGATGATATTATAGAGAACAGACATTTGTTAGTTAGCAATAACGTAAAGCCTTTTATCGGATATGTTCAATCGCAAGCGGCGAAATATTCGGCAAAGGGAGAAAAAATCAAGGAATTGGATGCTTTTATTAAAGCACTTGATGTTTTTATTGTCAAAACGACAACTACAATTGGTGAAATTGTAGATAAAATAGATATTTCGGAATTTAAGCATTTTAGTGTTCAGAAGAAAACGCATTCGGGTGAAGTATACGAAGGAGATCCTCCTGCGCCATTTCTGGAAGAGGATTACCTATATGGACCTAATTGCTCCTTCCCGATGAATCGTAAGTTCTCTGAAGTATATCCGGTACTTCTTGATAAACGTAAGACATACGGGAAGAGGGCCGAAGAAGCGGCAAAGAATGATGGATTGGATTTGAAGGCATATTACCACGCACTTAGAATCATCTGGCAGTTGGAAGACTATATGACTTACGGAAAACTAGAATTTCCGTCGCCTCGTGTTCAGGAACTAAGGGATATTAGGGCCGGTAAGTACAATAAGGGATACATTGAGGACTGGATCTCGACCGAAATTGAAAGAGTTCTTTTACTACCAAATACACTCCCAGACCCTAATTACGAATTCTGGAATGACTGGTTATTGATTCAGTATATGAAACAAGCGCACGACGAGAGTCATGAATTTCTAGCCCAGCGAGGATTAATCAAGTGAAAGTATACGACGAATTGATTGCCGATCATGAGGTTGCAGGTAAATTAGAATTAAGAGATTTTAATTTACTTCAAGTAGTTTCTAAAATCCCTTACTTTATTCGGCGATATTTCGTAGTAGAACTAGAAACTCCAGAAGAATCAGCATTCCTCGAATTTTATACTAGAAACGGATTCGGGGAAATGTCAGATGATACTGTCATTAGAATACCATTATCTTCCACTGATTCAATTAATAGGGTGTTGTTTTGTAATTTTATTACGGATGGAAGTTCAGCCGGAAGTGAAGTATTTGAATTCTTAATCGATAGAAGCGGTCGTGGCTGGGTTGAAATTGATAGAAATCACGAAATTCAATATGACACTACCATTTATGGAACCAATCCAGTTAATAGTTCAATTAAATTAGATACTTTTGATTTTTTGAATAAATGCGAATTTTTCGAAATCGATGAGGATTCAGAAAAGACTTTAGCTGAAATTAAGGCGCAGGAAGAACTTAGGAAGAAAGAAGCAACTCAAGAATATGTCAATTCAGTTAAGTCTGCATATGAAAAGGTTGACGTTGGCTTCCTAGATGAGTAAGTTTTAGCTACAATATTCACATGGAAAAGAAACTAATTCGCGTACCATACAACGAAAAGCGTCTTCAATTTTTAGATGCGACCCTACCATATCTAGTGTTGAATAGTGGGGAAGTGGTATATAATTTCGATTATTACTGCACACGAAACGCTTCATTTATTCGAGAATTAAATGAATTTGACGCCCCCGTAGTTCCATTCAAGTTATGGAATTTCAAGGGCGAGGATTTACATAGTTACTATAATCATATTGAATATCTAGAATTTGATCAAAATGTAGTATATCTTGCCGCACAGGAAGTATATCCTGGAGAATCGGAAGAGTTTTGGCAGGATGAAGTCGAGAAACACTATTCAATGTTATTAGAATTAGGTGATGGAATTTGTGAAGCTAGGCAAGATATTGAAGAGAAGAATGAAGCTGATCGAAAAGAACATGAGCGTAGGCAGAATCTATTGCAAGATATTGCAAATAGAACTGCAAATGATGAAGATGCGTTGCCGTCTCCAGAGGTAATGCAACTTAGACAGGATGCGGCTAATAAGATGCTAGATGAGGCATTTGCAGAGACCCCAAAGAATGAGATCATCGTAGAAACTCCGAAAATAATAACCTCGACAAGCGAATTAACCCCAACAAAGCTGGTATTGTAATGTCTGGAATGTGGAATCCGGTTGGTCGTCCTCGTAAAATGAAGAAACCTGCAATAGCAGGTCATACAATTGAAACTCGCAAGGGTGGATTGTATATCGTCCCTAGAAATAGAAAAGGTAAGCCAATGTGGGAGCAGGCCAAATATTTAGGCGAGGCTCCGGTAACACCTCTTGACTCAAATGAGCTTGCTATTATGACCGATGTCGAGCCTGAATATGATGAATCGGTTGAAGCGGAAGGTGTCACACCGGAGGAATAATGGATTTGGGTAAGTATTTTTCAAGTGATTATCTAAAAAGATTAGAAACCACTGCAAAATATCCAAATCGAATAAAAGATAAAAAGAAAATAGAAACTCTTTACAACCTCGAAGAATTCGGGGACTCTTGTAGAGAGTTTTTCTCTTTATCGGGAACTTTAATTGCAATTGGATATAATAGAGTGGTATATGGAGATCATGGACCTTATGTAGAATTTGAAGAGTCTAATTTTAAGTCTAATTTAGACAGGAAGTTCAATAATCAGGTTCCATTAGATGCATATTATGAATGGCTGACAATTATGGATGGGTCTGAAATTAAAATATATAGACAACTTAGAGATGTTCATAATTTACCAAACCCACCATCTCCAGGATATAAAGGTAATCGTAAAGAGGGATATGCAGACTATATACCTGGAAAGTATTATATTTCACCATATGAAATGAAGATCTGAAATTACAAATATTACCTAAACGAAACTCACATGTCATGCTAAATAGTTTAGATGACAGGGTTCACTAATAGAGATGTAGAAAATAATTTTGGATTTGGTCCTGAACCTGAAGTACCTAAGCATCATCATACAGGTGATGATTCGCATTGGCATGCAAATCCAACTGATCTAGGCGTTGCATATCCAGAAGATCATATTAAAGGTATTCAAGGCCCTCGCGGATTCCAAGGAGTCGCAGGTGCTCAGGGTAGTCAAGGTATTAATGGTGACATAGGCCCGCAAGGATACCAAGGAAATCAAGGTTTTCAGGGAGATACTGGTGGACCTCAGGGATTCCAAGGTGATGTCGGACCTCAAGGTTTTCAGGGGGATATAGGCTCGCAAGGAAATCAAGGTTCACAGGGCGATATTGGACCTCAAGGAAATCAGGGTTCTCAAGGTACACAAGGCGACCAGGGATTTCAAGGCAATCAAGGCAATCAAGGCAATCAAGGCAATGCAGGCGCTCAAGGTGTTCAAGGCTCTCAAGGCAATCAAGGCAATCAAGGCAATGTAGGCGCTCAAGGCAATGCAGGTTCTCAAGGCAATCAAGGCAATCAAGGCAATGCAGGCGCTCAAGGTGTTCAAGGCTCTCAAGGCAATCAAGGCAATCAAGGCAATCAAGGCAATGCAGGCGCTCAAGGTGTTCAAGGCTCTCAAGGCAATCAAGGCAATCAAGGCAATCAAGGCAATG